AAGAGGACCTTCCAGGCAGCGATCGAGGCTGTACCGAACTTCTGGACAGGGAAGTGTCGTGTCAACCTGACAGCAGGTACGTTCTCCATCACCGGATCGTATACGGTTCGTTTCGGAACCCCTCTGGGCCCTAAAGGAGAGCCGTGCGCGATCCAGGGGACGATGATCGACTCGGGCCTCGGTCAGAGGACCATTACTGGAGTGACGGTAGGCACCAGCAGTGCTGTCATCAAGGTGCAGGACAGTACCCTGAGCTTGACGCTGAACCAGTACGACACCTACTTCTTGCGATTCACGACTGGAGCAGCAGCAGGGTACGTTCGTATCGTTACCGGCAACACGGTTGACGGCAACTTCTCCATGAATGCAGGAGACAACGGAGCCTCCGCCCGTCCTGTGGTGGGGGACAAGTTCGTCATCGAGTCTCCGGGCTCCATCATCTCTGGACAGGGAAACGGTAACTACCTCTTCCTGAGCGGGACTCGTCCGAAAGGCTTCGCAAGTCTCATTCTCTATAAGTTGAAGTTTACCGGGATCGCAGTGACCACCGAGGAAGGAGTCAACACCTTCCTCTACGTCACCTACTTCGATGGCACTGGGAGTGTCAGCTTCTCCTTCGGAGGAGCGGCTCGCCATCAGGTTGGTTATGTTGGCGTTGCTCCAGCGTGGATCCCAAACTCAGCAGAAGACATCATCGCTAACATAGCGTTGAACGGAGCCGGGGCGGTGTTCGCCTCTTCGAGCGGCTCTCCTTCGGTTGGGATCGGAGGTCCCGGCTACATCTTGAATGCCTACGTGGTCATTCGCTCATTCTACCTGGCCACGTTCTCCGGACTAGGAAACACGACGTACCTATGGAATCCGGACGTCAAAGGAACGACTCTTTTCGTCAGCCCCTACGGATACATGGCCATCATCGCCACGAAAGGAATGGGTGGTCAGATCGTAGGGTCCACTTCCGGGAGTGAGTGTATCGATGTGGCTGGCGCTTCTTACCTGGGCATCACTGGTCCCTTCTCCATCACTAACTGTGTCACCAACGGAGTCACGGTCGAGAACGGAGCCTTCATGAAGTACTCGAACGTTTCGGGATCGGGGAGTGGTGGAGCTGGCGTTCTGGTGAACCACTGGGGTCACGTACTTGAGGGAGCGAACAACACCGTTACCGGGACAGCAGGGGATCTGAAGGCCGGGTCTACCGTAGCAACCCACGCTGCGGTGTATGGCGGGACGCCTCTTAATGATACGGTCGGAGGGACTGTAGCAAAGTAGCCTTCCTGTCTACGTGCTTGTTCCCACCGAACTTCTTCTCTTCTAGGCTCGCCTACATGAACGACCCCCTTCCCGAGCTACTCGCCAAAGCGAAGACCGCTGGAGTGGCTTCTGACTTCGTCCATAAGGCCTTCAACGCAGGAAAGCAGATGGCCCAGGCGAATCGTCCAGAAATTCTCGGAGCGTTGGTCGGTGGAGCTCTTGCCACAGGTCTCGGCGCTGCGACCGTGAAGAGGTGGAAGGGAAAGCCTTCTCTTCAAGAGCTTGATGCAGCGCAGATGCAAGCTGCTCAGAAGGCCGAAGGAGAGAAGCTTCAAAAGAAGGGGAAGAAGCCAGGTTTCTCTCACAAGGTTCAGGATGCAGTGGCCGGTGCGTATGCCGGAGTCTCAAAGGCCATGGCTGAACACCCGGTGGCAGGAAGCCTGACCTACGGCGCCACAGGCGCTCGTCTCGGGATCGATCTCGCTCGTCAGATTCGGGAGTGGACAAAATGAACTACGAAACCTTGCTCGCGACGTACCTCGAAGAAGATTCGCAGCCCGTCGACTACCTCAAGACCCTCTCAGTGGAGCAGCTTTCCGCCATCGTGAAGGAGGGGATGGTGCCTCCAGTCAAGCCGGCACTTCTCCACCCTCCGGCCCCTAAGAAGGCTCTCACCAAGATGCATGAGTCCGTTGGCGGTATGAAGGAGGCCATCCAGAGGATGTCCGACACCGCCAAGAAGACCGGCTTCACGAAGGTCTCGGCTCTCAAGATCGCGACGGTTGCGGGATGGGCTCGTGATCTGGCCCGAGCGGACATGGAGAAGCTCTCCGAGAAGAAGGATCGGGCCCCGAAGACCAAGAGGGAACGCGCCGAGGGATGGAGCAACACTGGAGCTCTCTTCGGAGCGCTCCGGCAAGCTTCTAAGAACAAGAACCCCGTCGTAGGGGCTATGACTGGATACGGCGCCGGCCGTCTCGCGCATCGGGTCATTCGAGGCCCGGCCTCGGACGAGAAGCTCAAGCAGTCTTCGGTGGAGCTGATGCGGGCGCTAATGGAGAAGGAAGGAGCGATCCCGGGCATGCTAGCCGGGATCGCAGGGAAAGTTCTCCCAGCCGCCAAGGCGGCAGTGACCAAGGCAGCTCCCATCGCACGTAGTGCCTTGCAGGCGACAGCGGGTACGTCTCTCAAGCAGCGCGCTCTCGTCGGCGCAGGCCTCGGTGCAGCAGCAGGTGGGGCGAGGCAGATGATGCGCTCCCCGCAGGAGCGACAGGGTCATTCTCTCCTAGGCTCTATGGCAGGTGGGGCTGTCAAGGGGAGCATCGGCGGTGCCGCCGCAGGTCCGTTCGCGCAGAAGGCGTTGCAGTCCAAGGCTCTTCAGCAGGTGAGCGCGTAAAAACGTCGGAGAGGTAACACATGCGATACGGTCTTGATTTCGGTGCAGGGAAGACCGGCCTCACTCCGGCCTTCAGCATCTGGAAGCGGCTCGATACCTTGGCTGACCTCTCTACGCCTCCGACCATTACGGAGGTCACGAGCGGGGACGGGTGGTACTACTTCGACTACGACTGGTCGGCTGCTCCGACAGGTGTTCACAACGTCATCTTCCGCGTCTCTGCCGGAGGAGTGTCTCTCGGCGCCACTCTCAAGGACCAGGACCAGCTCTTCAACACTGGTTACATCGATGCCGCAGTGACAGGAGTCAAAGGCGCCTCGAACAAGGACCTGTCTCAAGTCGACACCGACGTCTTGGCAGTCAAAACCAAGACCGACAACTTGCCTGCTACCCCTGCTTCCCAGAGTGATGTGACAAGCGCCGTCACCAGCATCAAGGGTGCGTCAAGCAAGGACCTCTCTCAGGTCGATACCGACGTTCTCGCAGTCAAGTCCCAGACAGACAATCTTCCCGCAACGCCTGCGGCTCAAGCAGACGTGACTTCGGCACAGGCCGCTATCATGGGAGCGTCTTCCAAAGACCTCACCCAAGTAGACACGGATGTGCTCGCGGTAAAGGCGAAGACAGACAACCTTCCTGCGGCTCCGGCTACGACAGGGGATGTCACGAGTGCCGTGACGAGCATCAACTCAAACACCTCTACACTGGCCGCGGACATCAAGGCTCAGACGGACCTCATCCCCGCCGCACCTGCGAGCTCTGGAGACGTCTCAGGAGCAGTCGCAAGCCTCAAAGGCGCTTCCAGCAAGGATCTCTCAGAGGTCTTCTCCCAGATCGGTTCTTCGCAGACGGTAGTCACAGACGCCCTCGGAACTGCGGAGTCGGGTATCGAAGGGGCGATCACCACCTCTCAGGAAGTGATCACGACTGCCATTGCTGGGGTCAAGGGAACACCTGCCACCGACCTCGCTGCTATCTCAGGAAAGCTCGACTCCATCGAAGGGGTGGGGTTCGGGACTGGAGACGACCTCCATTCTACTAAAGCTGCTCTCGACTCCGTTGCTTCAGGTCTTGGTAGCCTTGGTACGGCGTCCGGAACCCTGACAGACATCAAGGCCAAGACGGATCTCATCCCTTCGGACTTCAACGTCTGGCTCAGCTCCGTGAAGGATAACCTGACGAAGGTTCTTGGGCTCTGTGGGGAGAACGTCCAGATCGAGGACACGGACTTCGACGCTCGAAACAACCTCATCAGCGGCAAGATCCGCATCTACCCGACGCGCAACGACGCCATCAACAAGACGAACCCGATCGCGGTCTACTCCATCACCGGCTCCTACATCCCCAACACCAGCAACCTCCAGCAGTTCTCGAAGCTCAAGGATCCGTAAGTGCTCACAGTCACGAAGCTCTGGGTACGCTCCTTCTCCATCGACTTCCTGGACGTCTTCTGGGAAATCTCGACGGTGAGGGGTCCGTCTACAGACTCGGATCTGAAGAGCCACGAGATCTACAACTACGACTTCTTCGTCCTGCGCTCTGAGGCAGCGATGGGGCCGTATGCTGTCATGGGTGGGCCTTTCCGCGACCTGTATCGCTTCCGAGACAATCGCGTTCCCGCGCTCCACAAGTGGCGCCAGTTCTTCTACAAGCTTCGGATCGTAGATCGGCGCACGAATGAGACAGCCGAGGTGGGCCCCACCGCCTCCTCAGAAGCGGCACCAGACATCCTCGCTTCCGCCATCATTCGGGAAGAAGACCAACTCTTCCGGGAGTTCGTCGGGCGTCGTAGTTGGTTGTTCCCAGCGCGCACGTTCGGTCCTCGTTGCTCTTGCTACGACGCCACGCTGAACCGCATCGCTCGGTCCAACCATCTCCCATGCTTTGGGACAGGATGGCTTGGGGGTTACCTCTCTCCCGTCGAGATCTTCATCCAATTCGACCCCAACCCGAAGCAGGTGGCTCTTCAAGCCATGGGGGAGACCCAGCCATCAAACACCGCCGCACGGTGTTCATCCTTCCCACCCGTCTCCCCCCGGGACATACTCATCGAGTCAGAGAATAGGCGTTGGCGAGTAGTGAATGTTGTGCCAACCCAGAGACTTAGAGCTGTCGTTCATCAAGAGCTTCAGCTCCATGAGGTCCCGAGAAGCGACATCGAGTACTCCATTCCCCTCAACATCGATGCTCAGGGACTGGTCCCTGCTTCCGAGAGGAACTTCCGCAACGCCCAGAACATCGACTCTCCCGATGCCGACTACAAGGACATCCTGTCGTTTTTCGGCCACCCACAAGGCACGCTTCGCTGACCAGCGCAACGAGCTGCGAAACGCTTCTTGTCTCGATGAGGTCGAGAAGATCGCGGAAGATGCGATCAAGAAGAACCCCCGCTGGAAGAAGGCCCTCAAGTCGGGTGCCACCTACGCCCTTGGGTATGCAGCAGGTCATGGAGCGGCGGCCCTCATTGACAAGGGCCTCTCTACCGCTCTCAAGAGCAAGTACCCGCAGATGAGCCCCGCTTTCAAACAGCGAGTGCTTTACCCCCTTCTCGGCGTCTCCATGGTTGGGCTCATGGCCGCTCAGAACTACGCGAATACCCGTCAGCAGAAGATGGTCGAGTCTGATGAGTGAGCTGAAGAACAGCAACGGGCCCCCGCAGCCACAAGGAGTTGGAGAAGACCCCCTTCTCCACTTCACCAAGGTCTTCGTTCGCTTTCTTCAGCTCGTCTTCTCCACGTTCGACAAGGGCTCGTACAAGTGGGAGCCGGACCAAGAGAACTCTGACATCCTCGTCAGTGATCAAGGGGTGTTGAGAGCTGATGTCTTGGAGAAGCGTCCCGCCATTGTCTGCATGAGAGGGCCTGCTGCTTGGTCCAACATCTCGATGGATCAGTTCAAGGACTACGACTTCGAGACGGGGGCCAAGTCCCACACCGACCTGGTCGCTGCGACCATGGTCTACAACTGTCTCGCTCGTGAGGGGTTGGAGGCACAACGCATTGCCTGGATCGCTGGGTATGCGACCCGAACGCTCAAGAGGAATCTTCTTCGAGCAGGCATGCACCGAGTCGGAGAAGACATCTCTTACAGCGCGGAAACAGACGCAGGATCGCTTCTTCCTGACTCTGGGAAGGACTTTTCTCTTGTCTCGGTCACAGTCCCATTCTTCTTTCAGGATTCATATCGCATCTCGCCCGTAGACAAACTTCTTCTCAAAGAGCTCGACCTGATACTAACTTCTGAGGTCAACGGCACGACGCCGGCAGAGCAACCCGCTCTACGAGAACCGGCGATCGGTGGACGAGTTCTGAAGGACACAAAAGTGATTTCGCTCACTCAACGGGTCGCGACTCTCGTGCCGAGACCCCGCAAGCTTCGGAAGTGAAAGGAGCAGAAGATGGCCGCCACTGCTGAGATCGCCCGGCCAGGCGTCGATGTCATTCAGACCGCGCGCAAGACGTCGCCGACGTTCCTCACGCCGACGCTCGCGCCGGTCATCGTCGGTGCGGCCTTCGAGGTCATCAACGTCCTCACCTCCGATGGAACCATCAACTCGAAGGCGAAGTACGGTGCTTACGCGCAGCTCGGAAAGACGATCACCCATTCGTCTTTCCCGAACCCGCGAGGCAACATCGACGAGGTCGACATCCAGACGGCTTCGATCCGTCCCTTCCTCTACACAGGAGGTCGGCTCGCTGAGCTCCTGATGAATCCTGGAGAAGGCTTCCTGGTCGCAAGCCATGTGGCGTCCAAGGCGGTCCTCGACATCGTCGGAACCAGCTTCTCCATCGGTGGGCAGAACCTCGTTCTCGCCATCGACCAGCCGACTACGGCCAACACCACGCAAGACGTGACCATCCCGTTTCCGGGCTCGTCTCCTTACGCGCCGGCCGACATCGTCACCGTCATCAACAACGCCTTTGGGATGGCGATCGCTTCGGTCACTGTGTCGGGGGATTCCGTCACAGGCGTCCGTCTCTCCTCTCCGAGCTACGGGGCGCTCTCCTCAATCACGGTGCGCGCGGGTGGGACGGCGAATGCTCTTCTCGGCATCGGCTGGAACTCCGTCGGCTCTGTCGGAACCGAAGAGAGGGTGTGCGGCGCCGGCTACCGTGCATACAACCTCCAGAACAACACCACACAGAGCGCCTGGATCGAGTTCTTCCGTGGCGACTACAGCGTGGGTGGGGTCTCTTCGGCAGACTCGGCCTGGGCCTCTCATGCCGGCATGATCAACGTCGCCACAGGCGCGCTGACGCATGCACGCTCTGCCGCCATCACCTTCGGCACCAACGGCATCCCGATCCTGGCAGGGGATCAGATCTGGGCCGACGGCACGCGGCTCAAGAGCGGTGAGATCTCTCGCGTCGATCCGACTCGCTTCCGGATGGGCACCATCGACGCTGCCCTCTCTACCGCTGACACGGAAGGCCGCTACCTCTCGAAGACCTACGACGACGCTCTTCTCGGTCTTCCCATCGACGCTGCCCCCTTCGCGCCGCAGTACGTGTGGTTCAAGGCAACGGGGCTCTCGCCCACCGTTTCGGCAACCAAGTCCACCGTCACGGGATCGGCTGCGGCTTCCGCAGCAGTGGCCGCCTCGGTCGAAGGCGGGGCCGTCCCGGATCCGTCCGGAGGCGTGGCTCTCGCCGGTCTCCGGATCGATTACATCCTCACGGTGGATGGAGTCGCGACAGTCGGAACGTTCACCTTCACAAGCTCCACCCCCGTCACCACCGTCGCCGGAATGGCTGCGGCCGTCAGCATCACGGGCGTCGTTGCCTCTGTCGATTCCGGCAAGCTGAAGCTTGCCACCGCCAAGACGGGAAGGCTTCAGAGCATCACCTTCAAGGCGACGAGCTCCGCGGCCACGGTCCTCGGCTACTCCACCAGCGCGGACACCAGCGGTACCGGAACCGACGCTTCGTTCTCTGGGCTCACTGGAGAGAACCTCCGATTCTCTCTAGACCGAGGCGCTCACGTCTACGATGTGGGCTTCACCGATACCTCGCTCGACATCGCCGTCGACACCGTCAACCAGCTCGTCGGTGGCACAGTCGCTTCGAAGAACGGAGCGGGGACGAACCTCGTCCTCACCAGCACCCTTGCTGGCGCGGGATCTCTGGTCTACATCGTCGACGGAACCGCTCTCACGGCTCTCGGCTTCACGGCAGCGCAGACCGCGACAGCCGGAACAGGGCGTCCGAATCCTGACGCCTACGTCGATGTGAGCAGCAACCTGGTGATCGGTCCGGATCTCGTCCGCGATCCAGTCACTGGCTACCCCCTCGACTTCGCCACCAGCCCGGCATCTCTCTACATCCAGTTCAAGGGACTTCGTCGCGATGTCTCGGCGTCCGCGGCAGTCGCGGGAGTCGTCCATCTCCAAGACACCAGCACCCTCACCTCGGTGATGGACCCGGTGACGGACGCCAACCCTCTCGCCTTCGGTACCTACCTGGCTCTTCTCAACTGCCCAGGATTCGTGGTCGGTGCCCTCGGGGTCGACGAGATCTCTGGCTCCGCTCCGGAAGGAACCGAGCTCGCCTACGCCAGAGCAGCCGACTTCTTGGAGTCGGAAGAGGTCTACACCATCGCACTGCTCACCCAGAATGATGTGGTGCATCAGCTCTTCAACACCCACGTCACGCTGATGAGCCAGCCCGAGGAGATGGGCGAGCGAATCGTCCTCTTCAACAAGACGCAGCCCACTACCCGCGCCCCAAGGGCGGTCGTGAGTGGCGTCTCTGCGAACTCGACTGCCACTGCCGACCAGCTCCTCGTCGACGTCACGCCTCAAGCTGGTCTCGTCGATGCCGGAATCAATCCGTCACTGCCCTTCACCGTGGCGAATGGCGTCTACATCGAGTTCAACTGGAACGGCGTCTTCTACCGTTACTCAATCTCCTCGGTGACCGGCGGCCTCGTGAATCTCCGTACCACCTTCGCGGCCGGAGAGAACGACGACTACTTCTACGAGGTCGTAGCCCTTCCAACCGACATCCTCGATGCGGCTTGGAGCATGAATGTGCGCGGCGCGAGCCTGATGATCGCAGGCTCTTCCCCCGCCAAACCGGACTACTCCCTCGTCGCCTCTACCGTCGCGACGCTGAACTCTGGCATCGCGAACCGGCGGGCCTACTCCTTCTTCCCCGATACGGTGAAGACCACCGTCGCGGGTCTGGAGAAGGAAGTCCCCGGCTACTACGCCTGTGCGGTCGTGGCAGGCATGATCGCTGGCCTGCCTCCGCAGCAGGGACTCACCAACTACCCCATGACCGGCCTCACCGGGGTGGTGGGGACGGAGAAGTTCACCAAGAAGCAGCTCGATCAGATGGCGGGTGGAGGTGCCTTCATCCTCATGCAGGAGGTGCAGGGCGGACCGGTATTCTGCCGGCACCAGCTCTCCACCGACACATCGACCATCGAGACGCGAGAGCTCTCGATCACGAAGGACGTCGACTTCGTCGCCAAGTTCCTTCGGGCAGGTATCCGTCGCTTCATCGGCCGGCAGAACATCACCTCAGTCTTCCTCGACACCATCGGGACGACCATCACCGGCATGCTGGAGTTCCTGAAGGACAATGGCATCCTCAACGGAGCGCAGCTCAACAACATCATCCAGGACCCGGAGAACCCGGACACCGTGATGATCGACGTGACCCTCGACGTCCCGTACCCCTGCAACTACATCCGCCTCACGCTCGTGGTCTGAACCCGATCTACTTGTAAGGAGAAACAGTCATGGCAGTCCCCACTTCCCTCTCGAATCGAGCTCGGACCTTCCTCACCAACCTGGCGAGGAGGGGCGATTACACTGCCCAGGGCGTCGTTTACGGAGCTGGCTCCGAAGACGTGAAGGGCTCTCCTGTGAGGATCACCCTCACTGACGTGCCTGCGAAGAATGCCACGGTGCTTCATGCCAACGTCTTCGGTGACGCTGCTCCGGTCGCCCCGGACACCAAGGTGCGCGTGACGGTTTCCACCAACCCCACGTTCGCTCGGAATGTCTCCTGCACCTTCGGCGCGGACTGGGATGGCGGCGATGTCCTGGTCGAAGGCACCGATCAGTTCGGTAAGGCGGCCAGCGATACCATCGTCGCCAGTGTGGGCAATGCCGTGTACGGGACGAAGATCTTCAAGACCGTCACGCGCATGAGCTACACTGGTAGCGGCACCGACACTCACGCCACCAACGTCGTCTCTCTCGGCACAGGCGACAAGCTGGCCTGCGGGACCGTCAAGCTCCAGAGCGACAACGTTCAGGTCTTCGTGGCAGGCGTGCAGGACGTCTCCACCATCGACCTCACCTACAGTGCCTTCACTCCGTCCGCGAGCAACCTCGCCGATGGCTCGAAGGACTTCGAGGTCTTCGCCAACGCCTAACAACAGGCGTTGACGTCAACCCTCACTCAAGGAGCGGCTCATGTCCTCCATCACGAACTGGCAGCCCTACTCCCAGAAAGTCGACAACTCGTCGGCCCTGGGAGAGGGCCGTTTCGCCTCGGGCGTCTTCACCATGCTCGCCGCTGGTCCGCCCCGGCTCGCCGCCGTGGGAGGATCAGCAGCAGCCGCGGCGTCCGTCGGCAAGCAGAACTGGGCGTTGCCCATCGGCATCGTCCAGAACTTCAACCTCGCACACAACAAGGCCTTCGCTCGTTTCTGGGAGCTCGGGAGCGAGCGGAGCTACTTCATCGCCGGGCGCACCGTCGCTCAGGCCGGCTTCGGACGGGTGCTCTACAACGGCCCCTCGATCCTCCGGGTGATGTACGCCTTCTACCAGGATCCGGCCCCCACCCTCGTTCCGACGTTCGGGGTGGATCCGAACATCATGGCGAGCGTCGCCAACCAACACGACGTGAAGATTCCGCCGGGCTTCGAGAACATCTACCTGAACCTGGCGTCGGACCTCTTCTCGCAACCGTGTGGTCTTCTCGTCTACATGAAGGACTCGAACGAGACCACGCTCTGCGCCTTCTACTTGGAGGAGACGTACATCCCCTCCCACTCCATCGCGACAGACGCGCAGGGGTGTGTGGTGCAAGAGCAGGTGGCACTCCAGCCTGAGCGAGTGGTCCCCATCGCTGTCGCTCAGCTCGCGCTGGTCACGGGCTCATCCGCTCAAGCAGCCATCGGAGCGTAGCCCTCCCCCCACGAGGCAGGAGGGCGACAAGAAGGCCGCGCTTCTTCCCCCCGGGAGCGCGGCCTTCCCTTGTCTTGAGCACTACTCTGAGATGCGAGAGACGTTTACGGCCTGCGGGCCCTTCGCCCCGGCCTCGATGGTGTACTCGACGCGCTCCCCTTCAGAGAGAGTGCGGAACCCATCCATCTTGATGACGGAGTGGTGGACAAAGATGTCCTTCCCCCCATCGTCAGGCTTGATGAACCCGTAGCCCTTTGCATCGTTGAACCACTTCACTGTACCTCGTAGCGCCATGTGGATCCCCTTGCAGTTTCAAGGGGATTCTCTAGGAAGACGCCTCTCGTGGGAAGAAAAAGGGCCCCGAAACGGGGCCCTTCGAGTCTCTGCTCGGCCGGTTTTGTTACGCCTGGCCGGATGCGCGGCGCACTTCCTCGACCGTCTGGGGCGAGAAGGGGAGCGGTGCGGGGGGCGGAGTCATCGTAGAGGCTCCCTGGAACGCAGGGGCAGGCGCTGGAGCGGGTGCCGGGGCAGGCGCTGGGGCCGCTGCGACAAGGGCCGGCGGGATCACCGGGATGCTCTGGGTCTGCGCTTCCGGCTCCTTGCTCTCGGTCTTGAAGGTGTTCTGTCTCCAGATCTTCAGAGAGCCGAGCGTGGCGATGATCTCTTCGTCGATGACGGCGATGACCTTGGGGTTGTGGTCGATGCTCTGCTGAGAGAGCTGCACCCTTGCGGAGTGGAGCTGACCGAGATGGGTGTAGAGCATTCCGACGGAAGAGAAGACCACGCCACCGAGGTCAGACTCTGGCGCCGTTCCAGACGCCTCGAACCCTTTGGGAGAGTCGAGGACAGCCTTGAGAGCTTGTGTGGTGGCCTTCCTCACGTACTTCCTCTTCAGAGGGGAGTTGGTGAGAGCGGACCCACCGCCGGTGGTGGGCTCGGCCGCCTTGGCGGTCTTGGCCGTCCCCTTCGGCTTCATCTGACTGCGATCGTAAATGCCACGAGGCATGACTTCTTCCTTTCTTGAGAGAAGAACTTCTTCTCATGCATCTCTTAGCATCAAGACCTGAAAAAGCAAGATGCTTCTTGAGAACTACCCTCTCTCGCGCTCAGCCTTTTCGATGTACATGCGGAGAATCTCTTCGATAACCTCACTTAGGGTAATTCGCTTCTTGGCGCTCTTCGAAAGCTCTTCTCGAAGCTTCTCGATGTACCTTCTGGTATCCGGACTGGGATGGAATTCCATGCGAGGGAACCCTACCGGCATGCTCAACCTCCTGTTCAAGACGAGTTGATGTAAGATGCCACCGTTCCGGGTACGAGGGTGAAAGGGGCTTTCACTTCACGACGTTTACCGCACCGAAACCGGCTTTGGTATCATGAAGTGAAAGGGGTTTTCACCTGCCTGGACGTGGCAGAATGACAGCGTAGCACTGTCAAACCGGAGTGGAGGACCCATGGAGGAGAAGGTCGAAGAGGACTTGGTTCTCAGCAAGCTCGTGAGCGGGCACCGCCCGAGCCTCTATGCAGTCGGGATCGCGGCCACCGCAGCTCTCAAAAGCTGCGGTACCGCTGTCTTCATGCTCGATGTCCTGGGGAGAGTTCATGTTCTTCCCAGTGACTCGGTTGAGGCGAAGAAGCGCCCGAAGCTGAAAGATGAAGACCTTGATGTCTTTGGGGAAGATGAGGCCATCCAGCTCATGGTGAAGCAAGACGAAGATGAAGAGACGATCCTCTCGTATCTCAAGCGTAGGGCAGCAAGACAGAAGGGAGGCTGAGCATGGCTCATCGCGTCTGTGACCGAACTCCTTGCGATCTCATGCAGGCTTTCATCGATGCGCTCGTCACCTACTCTCAGCATCCGGATCGCTTCAGCATCTGCGTCCGTGCAGAGTTCGACCCAAGGGTTTTCTTTCTCGTTCCTATCAACTACTGTCCTTTCTGCGGAGTTCGTATCGACCCACAGTGGGCTGAGAGCATCTACAAACCACAGCCGAAGCTGCTCAGCCCGATGCGGCCAACCAGAAGCGTGAGGTAGGGTAGCTGATGCCGAATCCAGTTCTGATTCCCACCGGCCCTCTCCCGATCACCACCGCGGACATCACGAACGCGGAAGCATTCGTCGCAGCCTTCTTGCGACTCATAGAGTCCGGAGCAGTAGGGGGGACGGATCCTTCTCTTCTTCCTTCTGCAACTGTTCTTCCCCCAGGACCGGATCAGAGCCCCGCATCCCTCTCCCTCACGACGGCAGCAGCCCAGCTTTTCTACCGTCAACTTGGTGTAGCCATCTCGGCCGCCTTCCAGACTGGAAGCGCCGGGCCAGGAGCTCCTACTGCCACCCTCCTCATGCCCACCTTCGTCTCGAATGGAGTCACGAAGGGGTCGGGGGTCTACCTCACCTCGGCTGGGAGGGTGGCGAACGGAGACTGCGCTACCGACGCCAAGAGCCTCGTCCTAGGCGTTGCTTCGGCCTCCGTGGCATCAGGAGGCGGGGTGGGGGTTCTCGTGGCCGGGGCACTCACTGGAGGCCTCTCAGGGGCCACCCCAGGCACTCCCTACTTCCTAGGTCCAACGGACGGGCATCCTGCTCTGTACGAATCCTTGTCGGCCGGAAATCGAATGATCCAGCTCGGCATCGCAACATCTTCTTCCAACCTCGAAGTGCAGATCGTTGACTACGGAATGAGGTAGCTACACATGGCTGGGTTCTTCCCTCACACTGGTGGATCTCCTCAAGGCTACACCGCTCTTCCTGTTTCGAGCTTCGCAAACATCCTCTCCGATATCGTGGCTGACATCGGAAGTGGCGTGAATGGTTGGACTCTATACGATGACCAGAGGTCTGGAACCCCTCTGGTCGTCCCGTTTGCATGTACTGGTTACGTCACCGGCTTGGTATCTGCGAACGGGACCACGATGACCAACGGGTCTAGCGCCATCTCGCAAGGCAACAACAACGCGATGCGCTTTGCGAGGTGTATCGCTCCCGGAGTCACTCAGATCTCTTCGGATCAGTCCAACTGGTACACCATCAACGCGGCCAACGCCAACGGTTACCAAGCGACTCTGGATCGCAACTACACAGGAACCAGCATCTCTCCTGGCAGGGCGTACACCAAGACCGGTGGGTACGTTGTTCTTCAGTGTACGAGCCAGCAGAAGACCTTCTACGTTCTACTGGCTCGGGGTGCTTCTTACGGAGATCTACTATTCGTCCAGGTGTATGAGACATGGAACGCATCAACCCATGTCGGCGCCAACCCGAGCACGATGGAGATCATGAGAGGCTTCAGCTCTCAACAGTCTTCGACCAGCAAGATTCAGTACATCCTATGGGCACTGCCTGATGCTCTTGGGCTCTGGACATCAGGAGATCCATCTTTCTCTGGAGTCGCAGACTTTCTCTACGTCGGGAATCTCACTCCCTACAGAGTAGGGGACACTTCCTGCCTCCTCTTTGCGTGTTCGAACATGGATTACTCAGGGTTGAACGCATACTATGCGACAAGTATTACAGACGCCAATAACACAGTGGGATGCGCTGAGATCTGGAAGTCCATCAGTAGCACCATGTGGTCCAACTCCGTAATCCAGCATCCCTGCATGACGACCCTCTCTCCGAGAGGGTATTCGTACCTCGACGACTTCACGAGAACCAGTCTCGACGACGCAGCTCGGTTTCAGTACTGCGACGTTGATGCGTATCAGAGTGCAAAGCCCAGCTCTACAGGGATGGTGGGGAATGAGGGGAAGCGAGGGGATGTGAAGTACCTCAAGTACCCCATCATGAATCCGAGTGGTCTCCATCTTGCGAGTTTTGGACCCTCTGATGACGGCAACACCTACGTGATGATTCGCTGTGACTTCCCCGGCAGTGTAGGGAATAACACGCCTCCTTCCGGTGACGTGTACAACGGGTACAGCGCGTCTTCTTTCGCCTTTGCTTCTAGAACCAACAGTTCTACGAGTATAGGAGAGGTCATCCTCTACACCTATTTCCCGGTATGCACTTTTCGCTTCTTCCTCATGCCCGTCAACCTATAGCCATGTCCTACGCTACAGCAGTGCTCGCAGACTCTCCTGTTGGTTTTTGGAGACTCATCGAGTCTTCAGGGACGACGGCTGTGGATTCTTCCCCAAACGGGCGGAACGGGGTCTACGGTAGTTCTATGGTGATTGGGCAAGATGCCCGTTTGATCGGTCTAGGCGGAGGTAAGGCAGACAGCTTGTGTGTATCCTTCCCGGGGAATTCGAACGGAGTCGTCACACTACCGACCTCGGTCGGGGACTTCGAGTACAACCAGCCTTTCACCGTTGAGTGCTGGTTCGCTGACATAGGCTTCCTCACTACGAACTTGGGAATCATCAGCAAGGGATCGTCCTCGAACGCTTGGTCGATGTACGCCTACCAAGGGCATTTCAGCTTCCTCATGAATAACGGTACCTCCAACTATACGAACTCATCACCGAACGCGACGTACTCGGCAGGCGCTTGGGTCCACCTGGTGATGGTTTGGGATGGCTCCGGATCCTTTGTGAATGGCGCATCTTGGTACGTGAACGGCAAAGTGCTTCTAGGGACAGGGTATGGGACAGTCTCTTCAGGGACCGTGAAAAACTCCTCGAACGCTCTTCTAGGGAATTCCACGTCCTACTATGCCAATAACATCCGTCTCAATGACATGGCTGTGTACAGCGGAGCGCTCAGCCAGGCTCGCATCACTGAGCACTACCTCTCAGCGGCTCCTCTGTATGCCGCTGCGAATCCTCAAGCGAGCTCGGTCCCGGTCCACCACTCAGCTTCCCGTCCCATGAAGAACATCATCTCCACAGCCACTGGTACGGGTGGAACGATGAAGAACCTCAAGCGCACTCGCACCAACCCGAGGACCAACTAGATGCTTGAATACAAGCAAAGCACTGTGGTTCGTGCGCCAGTCACCTTGGTTGACTCTGTCTCTGACGCGCCTATGGCCGGAGTCGCGTACAGCTCCATCAACTGCACAGTCATCAAATCCGATGGGACGATGTTTAATCTGACCGTCTCACCGAGCATGTGGGAGGAGAAGACTCAAGGGGCTTACTCCCAGGCTGGGTACTACAACATCCTCATCCCAGCGACGTACACAGATCAGCCTGGTGTGTTCCAGTACATGGTCACGTGCGTCGGCGCGGCTCGATACCCTGGAGTGGTGAAGATCGTCGTTGCAGACGCGACCGACGTATACAACCGTCTCGGCACTCCAGTCAGCACCTCCATCTCCGCGGACATTCAGAACGTATCTGCTGGAAGCAGTTCTGGTGGCGGTTTCGGCTCAGACGATCGCACTACGCTTCTGGCAGTCAAGGCCAAGACCGACAACTTGCCCTCCGATCCGGTGTCTACTTCAGGGATCGAGACGTGGCTGGGTACGAACTCTTTCAACTCATCCGATCGCTCGAACGTCAACGCCATCAAGGCGAAGACAGACAACCTTCCAGCGGCTCCTGCTGCCGTTGGGGACGTGACGAGTGCAGTCACGTCCATCAACTCGAACACAGACAGCCGAGCCACTGAGCTCAAAGGCGGTTCGGGTTGGGTCTCTGGCACAGACTCTCTACACAACATTCAGATCGAGCTCGCTGCGGTCAAGCTCAAGACCGACAACCTTCCAGCAACTCCTGCGGCTCAGAGTGATGTCACCGCTCTTGCAGGAACGGGCTTCAGCGCGGCCACAGACTCCCTGCACCAGCTTCAGCTCTCTCTCACAGGCATCGTCTCCGGATCAGGAGGCTTCACCGCAGACGATCGTGCTGCACTGAACGCCATCAACGCAGTCATGCCCGCTTCCGTAGTGTCTACTCAGGGCGATGTGACTACTGCCAGAGATGCTCTCTTCGGGCTCGACAACTCTTACGGCTCGAATGTGAAGAGGACCATCAGCGAGACCTACGTCTACGCTCGTGGGGTCAAGCTCAAGACCGACAACCTTCCTTCGGATCCGGCATCTGCCACAGGTGTGAACGGAGCCCGAGACTATCTAGCAGGTACTGGATATACGGGCTCGACAGACTCTCTGCACGCCACTGCCGTGGCAGTGGCTACAGTCACCAACAACTCGTTCACGTCTACCGATCGCACTACCCTCGCTTCGATCAAGTCTACGGAAGACAGCAACCGTTCAGACATCGTCGCGGTCCGCGCCAAGACAGACTACCTGCCATCCGATCCCGCCTCGAACTCTCATATCGATTCAGTGGTTGGTGTAGGCGCCAACGCTTTCACGTCCGATGACAGAGATCGCATCGTCGCTATCAAAGCCAAGACGGACAACCTCCCTCCCGACCCAGCCTCTACCTCATCAGGCTTCCAACAAATCGACCGAGACGTCGTGGGGTCCATCCGAACCAAGACAGACTACCTGCCCCCCGACCCGGCATCGAATACGGCCATCACCAACGCCGTGAACAGCCTGAAGGGGACAGGACAGAAGGATCTCTCTCAGATCGACGCTGACGTCCATAACGTCGGAGACCTCGTCATCGCTATGAGCTGACCATGCCCATTCCTCACATCATCAACGAGGTATCTCACGACACCAGACACACTCTGGCGCACGGGAGCCTCTTCACTGGCTACCTAGAGCTGTCGAGAGACGTGAATGGGCGTCTCTCTTCTGTCATCCTCTGGACGTCTTCAGGGAAGACGCAGAAGATCCGAGAGACTTCCCTCTCGCGTGACGTGAGTGGGGTCCTAACCTCCGTCACAAAGAAACAGTACGACGCATCAGGCACCTTGGTGGAGACAATGTCCCTCGCCCTTACCATGAATACCTCCGGGCAGCTCACATCGCTGGCCGTCGTGAAGTCGTAGACGGGCTAAGAGCTTGAGCTAAGAGACGGGCCGCCTTTCGGCGGCCCGAGCTCGTTCACGGAGATGCCGTCGTCGGGACCTTATCAAGTCCTCGAATGGGACCCTTGAGAGACGCACTGCTCTGTGTGTCCACCAACACCTCCTTCTTGTCTGCATGCACCGAAGTCTTTGGATCTTTTCGATAAGGGCTCTTCGGAGGCTGCCCTCGTCGGTGCTGCTCCGTCCGCTCTTGGATGCGCTTTACCTGATCTCGATTTCGAGCGATCTCCAGCTCGATCTCCGACTTGCGCTTGCTCGCCAAGAGCTCCTTCAGATCCACGTCTTTGCTATCCCTCTCGACTTCTTCCTTCTTGCAGATGGCCACGTCAGCTTCTGCTTCTGCTTGACTTGCCATCCCTTTGAAGAGGGCGCCCATGTCCTCGAACAACGCGGTCATGGCCTTCAACCGAGCGATCTCTGCTCGCAACATCTCTTCTTTCAACAACCTCTCGTGCGGATTCCCCGTCTCCACGTCGTCTCCCTCTACGAGCGCAACGGTCACCTTCGCCTCCTCACAGCGAAAGAGAGAAGAACCATTCCCCTCTCCACACCCTTCTTATCACTCAAGACGTAACGGCTTTTCTGACTCAGTGGATCATGCCGAGAGTTGGTCCCATGACAGCCTCGTCTGGGTCACATAGGAATTCCTTGATGGTTTCAACGAGCTGTCGAGGCGTCACTCCCTCTTGAAGCACTACTTCTAGCTCTACTTCTCGTGCATGCACCGCATACACATGACACTCGTTCTGACACGTGAGCACGTCTTCCATTACGAGCGAGCCTTCCGGCGTGAAGACTAGCTTTCGCATCAGCTTGAAGGCATCGTTCTGAGGCTCTACCCCCTCTGCCTCATACACCACTACTCCTCTCCGATCCTCGCCCTTCCTTCCGGTGAGAAAATGAGAGGTAACGATGACCTTCTTCAAAGCCTTGAGCACTGGCCCCAAGGCCGCCACTACCTCCTGCGTTGTACCAGGCACGTGTTGTAGGCCTAGGAAGACGACGCACTCGTTCTTCGCCTCTTCGACTGCTGTCTCGATCATCATGTCGTGCTCCAAGTGCTAAGAAAACAGCGGTAGGTGTCAGGAGGGACACCTACCGCCGGAGTGCGCAAGCTTTGGGGTTTGGGAGGTCCGAAGGGAACCCAAGCTCAATGCTCCTCTACGTTCTTATGTCTCTCTTTCACTTCTTCTTGTCTTTCTCGATCCTCTTCTTTCGTGCCTTGTCACAGAGACCAGCGATGACGAGGAAGAAGACGGCGAAGCCTGCGAATCCCAGCATGAGACCTCCTGAGAGAAGAGCGATACTACCGGTCGCTTCAGTTTCTTATTCCGCAGGAACTGGTCGGTTTGCAGGAGCTCTTCAGGCGTAGACGACGTCGTCCTTCCGGTCTCTCTTCACGGAGTACATGAGAAGATCCACGGACTCGACGAGTTCTTCTACGCTCAATGGGATATCAGCAAAGGTCTTCACTCCGATGCTTAGCGTCACCTCTACCCCAGCGGCCTGGGATGCTCGATACACCTCAGAACGGACTCTCTCCACGACGCGCTTCGCAGCCGCAGCTCCTGTGTTTGGTAGGAGTAGAGCGAACTCATCTCCTCCTACTCTCGCAACCATGTCTGTGGAGCGTAGAGCTTGTCGAGTGATAGAGCTGATGAGCTTGAGGATGCGATCGCCTCCTGCATGCCCGTGCTTATCGTTGATGGCTTTGAAATCGTCTACGTCTAGATACGCAACCGACAGCTCGTACCCGTGCTTGCGTGCTCGCAGTATCTCTCGCAAAGCCCTCTCTCGAAGCGCTCTGGAGTTAGCAACCCCTGTGAGATGATCTGTGCGAGAGACCAGTTTCTCGTGTTCTAGGAGGCTGCGTAGGCCTGGTAGCACGTAGCTGATGGAGAGGAAGACGAGCATATCGACGCCCATGTTCAGGCTGAGCGCGAGAGATTGCTCTGGAGAGGATATGAGGTGTGGACCTACGGCGCTGAGAGCGCTGAGTGTTGAGATGACCCAGCCCATTCGTGCTCTTCCTGTCCAGGCGCCAAAGGCTACAGGCACGAGGTACAGCAAGACGAGGTTGATGTCGGAGCCGGCAAGCCGATCGATAGCCGCGTCGGTAGATGCGACGACGACTACCAAAGATACAGCCACCACCGATGTCACCTTCCAGTGAAGGCGCTCGATCGAGGTAGCGACTCGGTTGTACCAATGCTCAGGAAGTTCAGTAGAAGAGATGAGAAGAGCCACGGCCTCTTCTCGGTAACACGGTGTCTGAGAGATGCAAAGTCTTGATGGGCCAGTAGTAGGCTCCCCTTCATGTGAGAGTGTGTGAGAGCTAAGAAAGACGAGAGGATACGTCTCTCGTCTTTCTCTGCATCAGGTCTTCTTCCACTGCGCCGTCGGCCCCGCCATGTGTCCTGCGATCTTGATGTACTCGACGTACAGCTTCCTTCGCTTCTTGGCCCCAACCTCTGCGACCGCAAGCCGATCGAAGTACTTGAGCCGCAGGTCTTCGTTCCCCATCACCTCCTGTGCGGGCTTCAGCCCCCACTTCCCATGGGCGAGAGGGACAGAGAGGAAGACGGGATAGCTACGGCCGGGGACGGGGTCTCCCTTGATCTTCTGGCGGATGAGGCGGATCGCCGCTCCGAGCTTCATCATCCGCGCAGTCTTGACTGCTCTCTCCATGGTGACGGAGTTCATCAATGCAGCCAGCGCGCTGTACTTCTTCGGATGCTTGAACACCTCTTCGATGATGGTGTTCTTCGAGAGATACGAGACTTGGCCAGCGATCCCCTCGATCTCGATCCTTCTGAGGTGGCTTTTCATGCCACCAATACCCAACCCACTTCCGATCTTGGCTTTCATTCCTCCGGCCTCTCGTCATCGAGAGAGATCTCCACATCTCTCTCCTTCTGATGGATGTTGAACTTCTTCTTGTCGGCGTCGATGTTGACCACGTCCACGCCGACGCGCTGGGCAGCGTGGATGACTTGCTCGATGAGCTCGGCGAGCTCCTTGGGGACCGCTGTCTCCACAACGCCCCCCGCCTTGGGGATTCGACTCCACCGGCCAGGGTTCCGCTTGACGAGCCGCAGCCCTCCACGCTGCCCGAGCAGTTCCTTCAGCGTCTTGTAGAACGTGCCGTCGGAGAGAGGGCTCCCAAAGCGTCTCGTGAGGATCTCCTGGATCTCCCTCTTGTCGCTGTGTCCCTTCTGCACGAGGTCCTTCAACGACTCTCGCTTCTTCTGGGTCAACTCCAATCGATTCATTCGGTCTCCCGTTGAGGTGAAAGAAGAGTCATCTTGACCTCGTTCTCTTATTCCCTGTAGTGGAGATTCTTTTCTCAATGAGTGAAGAGGTAAAAAGGAGAGACGGAGCTCTCCTTTTGATCTCACTTCTTCGTGCCCAGTCGCCGGACCTCTGCCTCTGCGGTCTCAAGAGCAGTCAGGATCTCATCGACGTAGGCTCGTGCCTCGTTCGTCCAGACTGTGCCAACGCATCGAGTGGAACGTTCTGCTTCCAGTGCTTCAGCTCTTCCTTCTCCAGTCTCATAGGTCGGCGGCTCGACGTAGCAGTCCTCGTTGAGGTTGTGGATCAGCATGTACCCTCCAGGCAGATCCTCACCGATGCCTTGAGCGTTCCATCCTTGCTCTGGTTCTGTAGACTGCTTCACCCGACCGCATTGGCACGTCGCTTCCATCCCCACGCTCTGTGTGGGGATGGTGGTTGCCGCAGCCTGTTCCAGTTCGGCGATGCGTCGAAGAATCCGCGCGCTCCGCCAGGCCCGTTCGTTATAGACAGACCTGTCCTTCGGGTCGTTGTAAATGTTGGTGCAAACGGCTTCAGAACCCCGAAGCTCCTTCTCCACTTCCTTGCGCCACTCGGCCAAGATGTGCGTCACGGCATGCTTCGGTTCATTCGATGTCATGAACGATCCGCTCGCATACGTGGTCTGCGAACTGGCTTTGAGAAGATGTGATGACGGACGTAGGTAAGGACAAGAAGGCCGACGATCGCCGTCTCCCATCCAGCGATCTTCATCTGCACGCTCATGAGCCCGGCTCCTGCCATCAACAACAGGATACCGAGATACGAGAGACCTGCGATGGTCCAGGACGGACGAACGACGAGGAAGATGAATAGCATCGCCGCTGTCTCACAAACCGTGACCATGGCTGTGACCAACAGCTTTGGATTGCTGTGCAGGTGAGAGATGATGTTCTCCATGGTGCCTCCTAGATGTCGAGCTGGAGACGCTTCTTCTTGCCGAAGCGGACGAAGAGCTCCAACTCTCCTCCCAGCGCTTGGATGTAGGATTTGATGGTGGAGAGGCGATGATCCCTGGGCTTCTCTGCCTCACTCACCCAACCACTCACGGCGAAGGTATCCTTCTCCACCTCCTTGACGGTCCTCCCGAGAGAGACCCGCAGCTCCTTCAGAGTGACGCTCTTCGACTTCTTCGGCGCAGCTTGATTCGGCTTCTTGGGCATCTGTGTTCCTTTCATACAGCGGGTGGCTCCCATCGAGTGATGGGGAACGTGAAGCGCTTGAAGACGTCAGGGAACTGCCCCTTCGCGATGTGAAGTGCGTCCTCGAAGGGATAGACGCCTTCGAGTACGAAGGCGCTGTTGGATCCAGATCTCTTGTCTACGGACCGGTCCCAGAAGGCGATGATGGTCCAGGCCTTGTGCTGGTTCGGGGGCCGCATGTAGACGATCTGCGCAGAGCCTTCGATCTCTCTCCCGAAGGGTGCATAGATCCCATCAATGGCGAGCCCTCTACCCAGCTCCTGCGGGGTGTCGAAGATCTTCTCTCGAAGAGAAGTACTCCACCAGTAGTGGCCTAGCTCGCCGAAGCATCCGAAGTAGAATGCGCGCATGCTTCCTCCTTCTTGGGGCTCTCCAAGATCACGTAGTACGGCATGCCGTTGGGGAGCTGGGACCACTGCTCCCTCGGCAAACAACTCTTCACGAGCCCCACAGCCATACCGAGGGAGAAGAGGGCATCCATGTCTCGATGCTCTCCCCACTGAACTCCGTCGACTGCGCGGATGCAGGCATTGAGGAAGCTCCACCCTCCTCCAACCTCTTGCTTGAAGGTCGGAGGCAACTGCCTGAGCATGTCTGCGATATCCTCCTTGTGCTTCTCCAGCTTCGTTGGATCGAAGCCGAAGTTGTAGAGGATGCCCTCGACGATGACCGATCGTGCGCGGTTCTCCGGCGTATCCTCCTCGAAGAGACAGTCGATGACGGTGTTATGAACATTCTGCGCGGTGAGTAGCATGATCATTCTCCCTTCTTACGTGAGGCCTTCCTGTCCCAGATATACTCGGAGAGCTCGCGGTAGAACGCTGCCCTGTCCACCATCGTATTGACGTGCTCCTTGTACGAGGGAGAGGAGTGAGCTTGCGCATCTCCACGTGCCATCGCGTAGCCCATGTTGTGGAAGGCTATGATGACCTCACGCTCCTCTTCCTCTGCCAGGCGAACTGCTGCGATTGCTAGGTTAGCCCGCATCTCTTTGTTACGAACCTTCTTGAGGATGAGATCCCCAAGGGCTTCTGCTCCCCACTCCTTTGGCTTTCTCTTCACAGTGGATCTTCTCCATTCTTCTGTGGATCGATGAACCATTCCCCTTCACGCCCTGCGAGGAAGGTGCCTTGGAGGATTCTGAGGATGACACGCTTGGCAGCCTCCACGTCCTCGTTGTGCGCTTGATGGATGATGAGAGTCGCCAAGTTGCTCAGCCTCTCCTTCTCTTCTGCGGGGATGAGAGCTAGGCGCTCTGCCACCGTCCGCATCTTGAGAGAACGAGGATCTCGGACTTTCGCGATCAGGGTCGATTCCAGCATCCCTAGCTTCTTGACCTTCTCGTACAACTCGGCGTAGGTGTCCGCTGAAGCCACCACACCCGTTGTGCCATCCACGAATAGGGGACCGACGGCGATCCGCTTCCCAGGCAGAGCGGTCTCAAGCTCTGCCTGATGTTGAGAAACCCACTTCAGGAAAGGATCATCTTCGAAGTACGGCTTCCCTCTCCCCATTAATCCTTCCTCCCAGTTTGCTCCTTGCCCTCAGTTCCGTCTTTCATCTGCTTAGAAGTGAGGGCGGCGAGGATAGCTACACCGATGTGCAAGAGCGTCACGACGAAGAGAGTCAGAGCGCTCTCTCCAGGATGCTCCCAGCTTATGTTCGCCTTGAGGTAGCTGCCACTCACAAAGACAAGCGTGATGCCTAGGACGGGAAACCCTAGGAGCATCGGCCTTCGAGCGCTGACGAACGTGATGGCCAGGAAGATGTGGATCAGAAGGAAGGACGTGAGGAACCAAGCAAGAACAGCGTTCATGAAGATATCTCCTTTCCAAGCTCCTCTCGAAGCACTGGAACCAGTTGCTCTCTGAAGATCTCCTTGAAGAAGCGGAGCGGCATTGGGGCAAGCTCTTTGCTGCAACTGTCTGCCACGTTGAAAGGGTCTTCTTGAAAGATGTGGAGATAGAGCGTTGGGGAGTACTGAGTGACTCCATCAACGTAGTCGTGTGAGTCCATCGGATGCCCGATAGCCTTCAACTCATCCCAACACTCTCGTGCGGTCGTTTTGTCGATGGATCCATCTCGACGCTTCTCGCAGATACGCTCTCTCACGTACTTGAACGTCTGTTTATGAGAGAAGATCCATCGATCGACTCCGCACATCTTCTCCAGGAAGTAGCCCGCCTCATCGAGTCGCACGAGGAAGTGCTTGAACGAGGCCTGTCCATGCCCGCCCCACCCCTCATAGCTGTAGTTGCCTAGATCGGATACGGCCTGGAAGATGCCACGAGGGTCGAGAGTGATGATGGCCCATAGTCCTGCATTCGGGCCGTTGAACTGGTACTGCTCGACCTTCGTCTTCTTCAGCTTCCAACCCCCAGGCAAGTCTTTACTCTCACATCGCCCTAACTCCGCCCGGAAGGCTCCTTTTGCTAGGAACACGTAGAATCCTGAAAGAAGAACCAGCACGCTGACGATCACAACAAATGCTGCCATATCATTTCCTCTTCTTGGGAACGAGTTCGTAGCCCAAAGACTCTGCCTTGGTCTTGAGCTCTTCGGCCTTCCTCAACCTCTCAGATTGCATGTACTTCTGATCGATATACTCTTGGAAGATGGAGCTCTCTTCTGACGTGATGAGCCTCGCAACGACCGCATCTCTGAGGGCATCACTCAGATAAACGTTGTAGCCTGCGTGGACTCCATAGAAGCCATGTTCGAGATCTGGATGGGAAGACGTCCAGGCGTAGGGGAAGCGAAGAATGATGTGGGATGGACGTAGGTCGTAGAAGAAGACCTTCACCGGATCACTGGGTTCACCACTGAGATCGGAAAGAGGAGTGAACCTACCCAAGACCTCTTCGACCTTCTTCTTTACAGCGTTGATCTCTTTCTTGCTTGGCACGCGAGCTCCAGATTCTCTGGTAGAAGGAAGTGAGTTGCTGCTCTCAACTCTTATATCGATGCGGCCTTGAGACTTTCTCGGACGGTGAAAAGCTAAAAAGAGGAGCCCGTACTGCTGGGCTCCTCTCCGCAATGCCTGGAGTTGTGTATCTAGTTCAGGTTGGCGACCGTGAAGGTCACGAGGCCGGTCGCTCTACCTCCTCGGCCGTCGGTGACCACGAGATCCACCTCGCACCTGCCGTTACTCGGCAGCTCCGCCGGCGCAGTGAGGGAGGGGTTTGCACTGTTGGCGTTCGTGAGGACCGCGCCCGAGCACGCATACGTACCGGTCGTAGGAAGCGTCCAGGCGTAGGTGAGTGGATCACCGTCCGGGTCGTTCGCCACCACCGCAAAGGCCGTCGACTGCCCCGGTGCGATCTGTCCGTCGTTGGTCGTATAGTTCACGATCACCGGGTAGGTGTTGAACGTGATCGCGATCTGCGCCCCCTGCACCGAGTACGAGAGCGTAGTCGACACCGATGCTGTGTAGCCTGTGTTGCTCACGGAGACACTCACCACCATCGAGGTAGTGCAATCCGAGGTGATGGTGGTCGAGTACGATGTGGCGTTCGAGAACGTGATGTTGGTAGAGCCTGCGCAGGTCGCACTCCAGAGGTAGGTGAGAGGACCTGCGAGACCTCCCGAGGCGCTGACGCTGGCCGTGACCGGCTGATTCGGCACCGGGTTCATGGGGTTGAACGTGACCGCGCTGATGGAAGGGGCATACGTCTCGTTGTTGATCGAGCTGGCGGATTGTTGCAGCATCATCGCGACGAGGGTGGTGGCTCCTGTGGTGACGACGGCGGAGGTCGTTCCGGTGTAGACGACGGAGTTGCTCGCGTTCTTGGCGTTGGCCGTGATGCTGTAGGTGCCGGCGGGCAGAGGCGAGACGATGGCCGTGAACGCCCCTTCCGAAGGCGTCACGGTGACCGTGCCGTAGCTGCCCCCGCTCGTCTGGTTGTAGTTGATGACGACCGACGTCACGTCTGCGGTGCTGAGCGCGTTGGAGGAGATGTTGACGTGCATCCCACCAGCACTGCTCTGAGGACCGCAGGCGGTGAAGAAGAGAGAAGCAACGAGCATCGTGAACATCGCAAAACTGTACTTCATGTAGGTTACCTCACTGAGTTGGTTGTGCGCGTGAACGAATGCGCGCCCCTCGAAGACAGCGATACTACCATCGGCTCTCAGATCTCCAACTGGTTGTTAGCCGATCTCCGCCCGCTTCCCGAGCTCCTTGGCGACGGAAGCGCAGTACGCTCCATCATTGAGGAGCTCCTTCACGCGCTCCTCATGCGCCTGCTTCCCGGCGTTGCCGTTCATCAGCATCATCGTGATGCCGTTGAGAGCGGAGTCGAAGCACGACTCACTCTCCCGCTTGGCGGCCTGGGCGAGGCTGCTGAGCTGCTGCGACTTGTTGGTGGTGATCAACCGCAAAGCCGCGTCGGCGACCTTCTCCGGGCTCGGCTTCTCCTGCGTCTCTAAGCACATGGTGTCTCTCCTTGCGTAAGAGTTCGAACAGCTTTTACTGCCAGTATCTTATGTCAGAAGAGACATCACTCTTGCTCTAGTCGTAGCTGTCGTACTGAGACGTCATGTCGATGGCGCGAGGGCAGAGCTCCGACGCCTTGCCTCCTTCGAACACATCCACGAAGTAGTACGCCACTCTCGGACATGCCGTTCGAACGAAGAGAAACCCGTCCTTCTCTAGAGCCCAGACTGGGATGTTGAAGTCATCCCATTTCGGATGTGTTCCTGCCGGCCAGAGGCGCACAGGCATCTGGTTGGGCGACCTCTTGCATAAGGGGCAGTATCCGGGACGGTTGAAACCCTTCGGCAGCCCGAGAGCGATGTTCCCGATGCCTGGCATAAGCACTGTTCCGAGCACATGACCTAGACACTCGAACCCAGGCTTCTCATCGCCTCCCTCACCAGGCTTGTAGTGTCCGCAGTCCACGTTCATGCCACAGACACAACCAGGGCAGAGGAACTTCTCAATCAGCCTCTTTGCGTTCTCGTTCATGGTTTCCCAACCAGATGCGTCTCGGCATCAGGCAAGAGGTCATGCTCGTCGAGCCATGCCTCGTAGTTGATCACCATGGGCTCGGGGAAGAGCTTGACGATGCCAGGACCTCGCTCCTTTGGGTCCATAGCTCTGCGAACGGAGACGACGTTGTCGGTCTTACGAGCAGCCTCGAACGACTCCCGGAGAAGGTCGCCGACACTGACGGAGACCTCCGCTTTCTGAGGGATCTCGAATCGCTCACACTCCGCCGCCAGTAGGTCGATGAGGATCTTCAGGGCTCTGATTGTGTAGACCCTGCCCCAGTCATTGGCGATGGAGAGTTCCACATCAGAAGCTCTCACGTAGTAGGTTCCCGTCGGCTTGTGGCGTCGATAGAGCGGTTCGCTGATCGCCACGTCATGGTAGTAGTTACCATACCCCGCACTTCGCTCGGACGGCGGAACTGTGAAAGCCTCGATGATGAAGTGGCCTGATACCTCGAATCCTAGTTTGCGGAACCCGACGAGGTGTTGGGTGACATCTTGAAGCTTGTCATGGAACCACTCTTGATACTTGAGATAGAACGACACCTCTTGGTTCTTGATGCTCATTTCAGAGCTCTCCTGAGTCGTGCAGGCGTTGGAGGGATAGATCCTTGGGAACTTTATGCTTGATGCAGTCCTCAACTACCTGATCGATGAACTCCTTGGAGCCTACGATGGCGTAGGCGTGGCCCCAGTCGTCGTCGATGACGATCGCAGTGTCCAGGTTGCGCATGTACCTGGTCAGTGTCGCATTCTTCTGTCGGTACTCCGTTGAGCTGATGGGGATGCTCGTTGAGAGAGTGTTCCGGAGAGCGCCGGCGGGAGATAGGTACCCGACGATGATGAAGCCGCCTTCTTCGAGAAACCCCAGCTTGCGAATCCCGAAGAAGTGAGTGGCTTCGCCTCCGTAGTCAGTGAACTGGAACTCCACTTCTTGATCTGTGATCATGAGTCACTTCACCTCTACGCATGTCGCGTCGATGATGAAACCTCGGTCGTTCTGTTTGAACACCCACTTCGCAGCGACCATGCAAGTCTCTGGAGAGTGGAATCCAGAGACCTGTGCCATCGATACGCCTCCAATCGGCGCGGTCGCTTTCATGAAGATCAGCAGCACCCACATCGATGTCACGTCTTGCTCTCTTTCTCTTGTTGCTACAGTGTTCCTCCTCTGGCCTGGAGGAAGTTGGGCAATCTGGGCTTGTTGTCGAGAGGCGACCAGAGATGCAAGACATGTAGACCGCGTCCAGGCAGTCCCACGTTGTAGAACTCGCTCTGTGGCGGAATGACTTGGTAGGCCCAGCGTTCGTCGCCTAGGAAGAGGCGCTTCACCGTGGTCAAGTCTTCCCAAGAGGGCTCACGGTCTTCACGAGAAATGGACACGTGCACCCACTTCTGACCGTCTTCCTCGATGCCGGCATCGAAGAGCACTCGGATGCCATAGAGACCACTGGAGAAGCTATGACAGTCGAACACAGGGATGGGGAATTCACGACGTCGCCAGGCCGCTGATATTACGCGAGGAAGCAACTGCTCTATCTCTTCGGCGGTCAGCGGTTCGTATGCCGGACTTCCCATGAACTCTCCTCGATCAGCTTCTTCGCTTGATCGTTCATCTCAGTTACTCCGAAGCATCGAGGCGAGTCTTCGGAAGTACTCAGCGTCGGCGAGGTTCTTCTTGGCGCGGTCCAGCATGTGATTCGGCTTCGCTGGCTCACCTTCGAGGAGGTTGGTCAGTGCGTAGTCTTCGAACATGGCCGCACGCCGATCAGCAGCGCGAGCGAGTAGGAGATAGTCCATCAACCCGCCCTTCAGCCTCCTCTTGATGCGTGATGAGGTGATCCTAGCGCGAGTCTTGTTCTTCTCGAACTCACTCTTCTCCACGGTCTTCTTCACTTGGGCATCTCCTTGATGTCACTCATAAGGTCGTGCGAGCGGATCTCCTGGCTCGATGCAGTCGCTCATAGGTGGCTGAGCCCCACAGTCGGAGCACTCGACCACTACCCACCACTGTCCTTTCTTGATGACTCCAGTCACTGGAGCTCCACAACAACTAGACCGAACGCTCTTGAGTGCTCGGTGCCATCTGTCGTTGTCATCCGACACCTCAGTCTCCTTCATCAGACGTAGACCGGAACTCCGCTGAACGACGGCTTCTTGTCGCAGTTGGGACAGTAGGGAACGTTGTCGTACTTGCACTCGCCGAAGCCGTTGTTCGTTCCCTTCATGTGGATGGGATGCGCGACTCTCTGCTCGTAGATGATGGAGCCGCAGACCTTGCAGAAGAACTTGCCGTCCTTCATCTCGTAGTTGTCGAGGTTGCCAGGTTCACGCTTCTCACTCTCTGGGCGCTCAAGAGGAGAAGGCGGGACACTGCGAAGATCGCCCTCGACCACCAACACTCGAAGGTCCTTGTTGTTGGGATGGCGACGAGCCAGATCCTCGTCTACCTCTGCGTTGTTGGTGAACGGGCCGTAGACGTAGCCGTAGTTCACTTCATGCTGAGTGCTGTTCTCTGCGTAGCTTCTCAGCAGCATGTAGAACTTCGGACGCGCTTGGGATTGAGCGCGATGCTCTTCGATCCCCCTCTTCAGCTCCTCCACGGTCTCGCAGTGATCGCGGTCGTGTAAGAGCCCCGTGAGGTCTTCTACTGGGATCGGGTTCGAGCCATGAAGAGTTTGTGATCCACAGTGACAGCTCTGGCTCATCACGTTCTCCTTAGACGACTGCCGAAGTGTGTATGACGAAGAGCTCATCGACTCGGCCTTCTCGAAGCTCTCGTAGCTTGTTGCAGAACACTTCCTGGTTCGATTCAGCGATCACCACTCTTTCCTTCATGCTGATGGCGATGAAGGAGTTGGGATGCTTGAGGAGCTCGTCATGATGCTCATCGCACCAGTCGAGGTACTTGTCCCCGTAGATCGGATCGATGAGCTCAGAGAGAGCTTGGAAGAACATCGCTCTCTCCTTTACCAGACGGTACATCTTGGCGACGCTCTCCTGCTCTGGAACATCCTTGGCGTCGAACTTCTGGATGAGCAGCCTCAACATCTGTCGCTCTTCTGACCTAGCTGCATCTTCAGCGCAGTCAGAGAGATGTCGAAGCGTCTTCTCGTTCCTCTCCTCATCCTGGATGAAGGCAGCGAGTGTGAGCACTGATGCACGGTCCAAGCCCTTCGACGCGGTCATGAGATCTCCTTTCTCATCAAGTTCGATAGCTCCGTGTAGAACTTCCCAGCGCGCAAGAAGGTTTCGAGCGCAGCTTCGATGTCCACTTTCTTTCCGAGCTCGTACTTCTCGAACAGACTTCGAAGGAACTCGTCCTCAGCCTTGCTGGCCATCCTCTGTGCCGACAGAGCCATCTGTATCCACTTCGAAGGAGTCGCGACGATCTTGGACTTCATGAACTCCCAAGCGACGACTTGGCTCTGCTGCTTTGCCTTCTTCATGCGTTCTCCCTTTAGGCGTTAGCATGTGTACTTCCCAACCCACGTTCTTATGACACGCGAGTCTGTGTATCTGCCGTCAGCGCGTTATCCGATTTCAGACTTGCCTCCTTAGCATGTCGGCGCGACTAGGTGGCCATGATGGTCCTTCGAGAGACACTCATGTGACAGGAGATAGAGAGAGGAAGGAGCAGGGGAAGTGCTATGGCATCGCCAGCGCAGCAGCTCCAGCGCCATAGGCACGAGCCGAGGAGTAGGACTAGCCCGGAGGGTATCCCTCTGTGTTAGCTCCGCCGTCTAGTCGGGAGAGGGCAGCTCAAGCATCGAGGGTACTTCTTGCCTGGCCCTGCGCGCGTCTCTCATGGCCGCAAGCGCAGCAACAGGACATGAAGTCATCCCTCGCCACCTCGCCTGGCTGATGAGCTAGTAGAACTTGAGAGGGAGGGGGTAGGGAGGGGGACAGTGGTACCATAGATTCGGGGGGGATTTAGAAGGGGGTGGGGGGGTGCAACAGGGAACGGGACCGGGGAGGGGTGTCAGGCCAGAATTTTCGGGGGTACGTAGGAGCCGGCCTGCTTTAGGGCTAAGAAAAGACGAGGCTGGAGAGAGCCCTCGTCTTCTCCTACCAGCCTAGTGAAGGTTCTTCATACCTGACAGCCAGGCATCGAAGGGGGCTTGGGTGCCGTTCTTCTGCATCATGTCCTTGAGGACCTCTTGGATGATCCCATACCCGGCATACATACCAGCCAGCCTGGCGATGAGCTCCAAGGAGAACGGACTCTCGTCGGTGTACTGGGTGACGATTTCAGCCATCTTCTTGAGAATCTCGGACTTTCCCTCACGAAACACCTTCACTAGCTCGGCTGCTTCTTCCTCGTTCTCTTTGTCTTTGGGAGAGCTCATGGTCTCTACCGGCTACGCGGGTGTGGGAGAGCGATCAGTCGACCAGGAAGTTGACGAATCCCTGGTAGACCTTGCGCTCCTTGCTCTTGAAGAACGCCTCCACTTCTTCCCTCTGCTCGGTGGGGAGCTTCAGCTCAAAGAACGTTGGGAAGGCGTCGAAGTACCCCAGGGCCGAGATGTGGAGGATGTTGAGTCCGCTAGAACCAGCCCTCACCTCCACGAAGATGTCGGTGCTCGGATGCTGGGTGCCTTCCAGCTTCTTCAGGAGTTCGATGAACTCTTCCTTGTTGCTTAGGTGAATGAGTCTGACGATCACGTGTCTCCTCCTAGAGCGTTGTTTGTACCGGCTGCTGGAGACTCAGGAACTTGGCCAGGTCCAAGTCCTCCAGTTCCATGCCCCTGGGACAGGTGCAGTACGTCTTGATGACGTCTTCTTCGTCAGACGTGTACTTCCAGCAGGTCCCTGAGTTGTGGCACTCAGGGCACCTCTCATCCCCGTTCGCGGGCGTCGAGGGCTTGGGAGTCACTTCTTGCCCTGAGCCTGTGCATCCCGCTCCCGGCGCAGAGTCAGCTCCGAGACCAGGCTGTAGAACGTCCTACTGTCGACGCGGACGTTCCTGATCTCCGAAGCCTCCGGAGCGCACGCATACGCCAGTGCCCGAAGCTCTTCCCCTGAGACGACAGGGACCAACGTTCCGGTGCTCTCCTGCCCCTTGCCAGACGCCGCTGGGAGCTGGAGTGCTTCTTCCAACCGAACCTCAGATACAGGCCTTGCCATGGTTGCCTCCTACTTCTGTGAGTTTGGGGTTTGGTTCTCTAGTCTCTCTTGCAGCGCGCGCAGGTCGTGTGCGATCCCGATCAGGGAATACTCGATGGGCTGCATGACGTGCTTCATCCGGGGGTTCTCTGCCCCCATATCCTCAAGCTGCCCTTTCATCGTTTCGATGTCGTGGATCATCTCTTCCAACTGCATCGTCACCGAGCTGTTGAAAACTGAGAGGAATGGAAGCATCGGTTTCTTGGCCATGGCTCAGTTCTTCATTCCTCCAGCGTGGAGCGAGATCATGATGTCGCCGACCTTCTTCAGCTCCTTCACGGCAACATCTCCGCTCATCTCATCGGACAAGGTCCAGGCATCGAGCCCGAAGGTGTTGGAGAGCGTCTTGCTGCCCTTCCACGCGCCGAAGGCCAACCCGATGAGCTTGGCAAGCTGGTCATCGTCTGGAGGCTTATCCATGTCGTGGCCGAGGAAGAGCTGGTCCACCTCCTTGGAGATGAAGTCAGCGATCTTTGCCGCAGCTTCGTTGCGAATCTTCTTCAGCCGCTCCAGCTCTTCCGGTGTTCTCATGTGTCTCCCTTGGGATGCTCGGCGTCAGTGCAGAGAACCAGTGTTCTCGTTGAAGATGGGGCTCACCAACAGCTTCTTGGTGGCGACTTCGTTGAAGCCAACCGTGACCGAGATGAGGAGCTGGTAGATCCGCTCCGCATCCGCCTGACTGAGCTCGTCGTCATCCAGGGCCACGTCCCGGAGACGCATGACGGCCCAGGACAGGTCCCCAGCCAGACGGCCGTCGAACGGCGGCGTGTTCGCAACCAGCTCCAGAGGATTCGGCTTCGGCATAGGACCTCCCAGTCCAAGAGTCCAGGTATTGGCCTCTCTTCCTTATGCCTACATCCTGAGTGAAATTTTTCGGTGGGCCAGAGCATCGAGGGTTTGAGAGACCTTGAGCTAAGAACAGGAGGGGTGCCCCCTGTTCCTACGCAGGCTACTTCTCCTCCTGGATGTTGGGAGATGGAACCCGAGCGCCGTCGAGCTTCTTGATCAGTTTCTCGTTGAACTCCCTTTCTGCCTTGAACGCCTTCGAGATCATCTTGGACAGGAAGAAGAAGGCGCCCAAAGAGCTCACGGCGACTACTACGGAGGCGATGACATCAGGCTTCATTCTCTTCCTCCCTGCACGACGTGAAGCTTGGACTTGTGGGTTCGGGTACTGGGACCCCGGGGTAGCATCTCCGCATATCTCTTCTGTGCCTTGCTGAGTCTCTTCTGAGCCTTGATGATCTTCATTTCTTCCCACGCCAAATAGACGGCGATCCCAACGCAGAAGAGTGCGAATCCTAGTGTGATGACTTGGTCGGAATTCACTTCTTCCCTCCCGGAATGATGCGTAGATGGCGCCTCTTGGCGCCTTTCTCTCCCTCCTCCGCTTGCCCCTGGATCTGGACCAGGAGCTCTAGGACTTCGATGAGAGCCTTACGATACTCTCCTTCTTCCTGCTCCCGGCTTCTTGGTTTCTTTCTGGGCCGCCTTCGCATCGATCCGTCCCTCTGATTCAGTGCTGTAGGACAGAGTTACTCCGTTGATGAGAGCGACAGAGCGGACTTCTATCAGAGCGTCTCGCAGGTCTCTCACCAGCTTCTCTGCCTCGTTGACGGGGAAGTCATCCCTTCGAATCTTGAGCTCCGCCGTCCGGTCCTTCAGACTCCCCAGCCACCCCTCCGCGACCATCTTGGGGGGAGATCCTGGGAGCAGCGTTCCGTAGAGCACGCTCAGATCGGCTCCGATCGTCTCCTGAAGAATGAGTGCCTCTTTCAGGAGTCTATCGATGACTGGGTACATGTCTGCTCCTTCAAGGGAATGGAAACAGCGTTTCCTTGCTAGGGCCTTATGCCCGGTCCCACCGGCCCCTTTCCTATGAGCGAAAGAAGAATGGGGTGTAGGTCCTCCCAAGACGGCCTAGGGCAATTTTCTTAGGGGCACAGGAGCCAGATCGTTCTAGAGTGGGGCTCTCAGCGACGTACAGGAGTGTTTGTGGATCGGCAGAAGGCGGAAGAGGAACGTGCGTTCCGGTTCAAGGTCAAGCAAATGCTTGAACTCGCGCGCCGTAGCTTCAACGTCTATGGATCTGTGACGGTGGTTCGCCGTACCGGGGAGATCCTGCTCCCTTTCGACCCGTTTCCTAACGAACCACTCCAGGCCGTCGAATGGCCCGAGAGTCCAGAGAAGCAGTACTTCATCATCCTATGTCTCGCATGCAGGAGCTAAGACTGGGTAATAGACATGGGCCCGGTTTCCCGGGCCCATGTTCTCAGCCTTGCTCTTTCAGCTCCGCGAAGACCTTCTTCAACCACGGAACGGCTACGGCATCTGTGATGGATGCGGCGAGGACCCTCTTCTCGACGGCCTCGATTCCAGCATCCCAACCGAGTTGGTAGGCCGACCTCTCTTTGGTTTTGGTGACCTCCACCTTTCCTTCCTTGGTGAACTGGACCACATCGCCTACCTTGAGGTCCGTATCGGGCTTCGGCTCTTGCTCTCTCTGAAAGATCCAGATCTCCTCTTCCGCCTTCAGGACGACCGGATACCCCACGTCCGGACAGAGCCGGATCCTTCTCTCCACGTCTCCCAACGGCCCCGTGTCCTCCACTGCCTCGACCTTCGTGAGCTGCATCTTGGTGGTCGTCTGGAGAGTTCTCACCAACACTCTCTCAGTCCCCTTCAAGAGTTTCACCTTGCTTGGAACCCAACCCATGGCTTCTCTCCTCGTTGTGTTTCACTCCAGCAAGTAGTCCGCCCGCACCGGAACCCAATCCTTCCCCGACTGCACGATGAGCATCCCCGGAGACAGATTCGCGGCCTCGACCTCCTGCCAGGGGATCATGGAGAATCGGACCTTGTCATCCGAGCACTTCAAGATCCCTTTCGCGCGCCACGGAGGCATGTGGATCTTCGAGTGGTCGAGCGGGATCGTTCGGTAGTAGATCCTCGCCGCAGCAGTGTTGGCCTGGTCCGGAGCCGGTGGAGCGAACGACAGGCTCAGGCAGCGACCGCCCCACTCCTTCTTGGCTCCCGTCATACCGAGGTTACGACGGACGAGCGAGCAGGCGAGGTACTTCGCGAGCAGCGTGACGCGCTGGTCCGTTGTGAGTGTCGGGTAGAGCCGAGAGTATCGGTCCATGTAGAACTCGCGCTGCGCGGGGGACACCATGCCGACAAACCCCAGCTCCTTGAGCGGCTGGTAGGACGCGCAGTCGGCCGGAGACTCAGAGTTCCAACTCTCCGTCAGGTACGTCTCCATAACAGACTGCGCCTTCGCCATCTCGGCCCAGAAGGTGTCCTGGTTTCCGAGTTCCGACTCCTTCACGACTTCGATGAACTCCGAGTACCCAAGGATCACGGAGAGTTGGTTGAAGTCCCGACAGTACGTGAACATGTCGGACCAGAGACCGGATGTTCCCTCTTCCAGAACCCTTCCGGTAAGGTCTTCCATGCGAAACAGGAAGTGCATCCCCGGTTCGTGGTGCGGAACGACAGATCGCTGAAGACATCCGAGAGCCTTCAACGCCGCCAACTCGGCGACGTCGATGCCCTCACTCTCCTTGGGCTTCTTCGGGCCGAAGGGGATCAGGACGGGAATGGGAAGCTTCGCCTCGATGTAGTGCCGGATGACCTTCCGCATCTCAGCCTGTGCTTCCACGCCAGGCACGGGGCCCAACCGACGCTGCCTCGTCGACAGGAAGGCCTCCATGACAGCGTCGAGACGGCTCTCCGTGTGCTTGTGAGCCTGCGGAAACTCTCCGGCGATGAATGACTCGATGACCCGTCCCCACGGGTCTTCGCCAGCAGCTAGGGGCTTGTACGATACCGTGATCATGCTCTCCCTCTTCTGGGTTTGGGCTTAGGATGTGAAAAAGCGAAGGGCCCGAGCGTCGTAGCCTCGGGCCCTTCTGTTTCGGACGGGGAGGACCGTCCACCTACTAGGCTGACCGTCTCACGATGAGTTCGGGCTTGTAGACCATCTTCTTGGGGTGCGTCAGCGTCTCCATCCGGTCGGCGATGGCCAGCCGGATCGCAGCCGCAGCCATCTGCTGCAAGGGTTGCTTCACTGTGGTGAGAGGTACCGCGCAGACTTCGGCGGCCAGCATGCCGTCGTACCCGACGAGCGCCATCTGATCGGGAACGTTCACGCCTGCGCGTCGAACCCCTCGTAGAATGCCTCGTGCGCAAGAATCTCCGGCGGCCACGAACACGCCGTCGAACTTCTTGCTGGAAGCGAGAATCACTGAGAGATCTTCTCCTTCCTTGTCGGTGTAGTGCTCGACCTCGAACTTCCCACCGTCAGGAATGTGAAGACCTTGTTTCACGAGAGCCGAGCGGAATCCCTCGACCCTCTGCTTGGCGTTGTACCCGCCAGCCACGTCGGTCCGTCCAGAGATGATCGCCACGCTCTTTCGACCGAGCTTCGCCAGGTGGCTTCCTGCGAGATACCCACCCACGAAGTTGTCGGCCGCAACCGTTGCCGCTCCCGGTGCCTCCTCGTCGATCAACACCACCGGGATCTGGGCTTCCCTGAACGCACGAATCATCTCGGGCGTGGGACGGACAGAGACGGTGATGAGAGCCAGAGGTGCCGGCTTCCTGGCGAGAATACGCATCAGGAACCGGGTCTGAACATCCACCTCGTCGGTGATGGAGTCCATGGTCAGCACGTGCTCCGGATTCTTCTCCTCATTGAGAAGCGCAGCCATACGATTCTGGAACGTAGACAGAAACGTCGGAGCCACGACTGCAATCCTGCCTCGTAGAGAAACCGGAGCCGTCTGCTGAGTAGCCATGATAGTCCTCCCATTGTGGAAAGAGGGTGCTGGGGAGGTCCCCAGCACCCTCTTCTTGCTACAGACTCACTTGTGAAAGCTCTGTCATGTGACGGAGCTGGTCTCTCTTGGCCTGAATAGGCCGCGTAGTTTCCTCGATGATCGAGGGATCGATGGGCGAGCTGTGAGCCAGCGTCCACAAGATGACGGAGCACCGAGTGTAGTAACTGCTGTTCAGTTCGATTCTGTGCTGCGCCTTGTCTACCTCGGGGATCTTGAGGTCGTTGATGATCTTGAGACTCTCGTCTCGAAGCTCCAGGAAGTAGCGTAGTATCTTCTGAAGTTCTGGATTCATATCCCTCTCCCTCAATTACCAGTTCTTGATGAGACTAGTCTACGTCCCACGTACTTGGGTATTCCCAGTGCTGCTATCATTGCTGATCGATCGCCTGGGACTGATTGTCAGAAGCCTTCGAATCCATGGAGACTTCCTTCGGCATCTCGCCCGCGATGGCCGCGATACGAGTACCCCAAAGCCTCCACATCTCCAGCTCCACCACCAGTTCCAGGACTTCGGGCGGGGGAAGAATGATTACTTGATTCGGCCCCCGACTTTCAGCGTCCTTCTTCAAAGCCTGAAGTCGTGCTGGTTCCATGGTGTATGTTTCCTCCGTAGCCCTTATGACTGCACCCTCAGTGCATTTGCCGATCTTGGGCTAAGAGGGGCGGAAATCCGCCCCGGAGCCGTTAGGCCCCAATTTCTCGCAGCTCGTGGAAGGCGTGAGACCCCTTCCCAACCAGCTTCTCGGTCGAGTCCATCGTCACCAGGAAGATGGGAAGACCTCCGACTCCATCCTCGACGATCACCTCGATGTCTCCAGACGCCTTGCCGAGCGCGAACAGCTTCTCCATCTCCCCGTGGTGGGCCGCCCACTCATTCCCGTACCGGTCGAAGCCGGCCAGGAAGAAGCTCCCGCCTTCCCCGACGCCTTCGATGAACGACTCCGGAAGCTCCGAGAGCATGGAGTGAATCTGGTCCCGGTTCTCCTGGATCTTCTCCACCTCGAAGGCGAAGCACTCCTGCGTGCCGTCCACCACGATGGCGTGGTCGAAGTCCGCCCGGTCCTTGGGGAAGAGGCACTTCTGGAAGACGGTTTCGACGTTCGCGGTCGTGAGTTTAGAAGACCTCATGTAGTACTCCTGCCGAAGACGAGTTGAGCTACGACCTTTCCAGTCTCTGCCAGTGCTGCAACGCTCATAGGAGCGGACGGGGTGAGTTGGAGAGTTCCCACCTTCGTCTCGAACGGGAACCCTTCAATCAAGAGCGGTCGAGACTCTGGAGGAACGAGCAGAATGAGGTCTCCTCGGTACTCGAAGAAGACCACTCCCTGCTCGTCCTCTGAAACTGCCATGACCTCGACCTTGGAAAAGATCAGTCCTTGAAGAAGGACTGTTGCTCTGCCGATCAGGTATTTCATGGCTTCTACTCAGAGCGAGAGAAGCCCTACTTCGAGGATGCGGTCATGAGACCGCCAACCAGTGCGTTTGTTTCGATGTCCGGGAAGCTCGCCCGGGTGATCGGCTCCATCAACGGGGCGTCCGGAGAGACCCCGATCTCCTGCCCAGGCTCCGTGGAAGCGCTGTAGAGGCTAGTAGCCACAGCCTTCAGCTCCTCGAAGAAGGGAGCAGCCTGCTTCACCCATGGATCGACTTCCGCAGAAGCGGCGACGTAGCGATCGATGAAGTTCCCAAGCGTATAGGCCACCGAGAACATGGCGCCGTTGAGGGTCCCTTCCATCGTCTCCTTCGGTCTCCAGTTCGCCTCCCCCAGCTTCAGGAAGAGGGCTTCGATTTGAAGGTTGGTGACCACCTTCAGAGCAGCCTCGATCGGCTTTCTCATCTGCGACGGGATCTCCGATCGCCCTTGCAGACGAGTGAGTTGCAGAAACTTCTCCTTGAAGAGCTTCAGCTTCTCCAGTCCGGTCATGTTCTCTCCTACTGTACTAGGGGTGAATCTCCATGGACTCTTATGACTAACTCTCTGGAAGTCTTTCCTATTAGTATGGGCTAAAAAAGGAGGGCGCTGCGGCCTAGAAGGCGCCGCCCCCTCCTGCCTACCTGCACGCTGCTTGTGAATGGGGAATACCCCACGTGCTAGCAGGACTTCGTGTTCGCAGTGGAGGGATGGTACGTCGTCACCTCTCTGCGCAACCTGATCACCAACTCAGTCGCTTTCTCGAACTCTCCATAGCGCACTGCGTCGGCGACTCTGGTGATGCCAGTATTTATGAGCCGATCCAGCTCCATCTCCGCCTGGGTCCGAAACTGTTCGTCTACGGAATCGAGGGCCTTTTTTCTTTCGCCGGAGTCGATATCGGTCACCGACTCCGCGATACTATGAAGGACGGCGTTGGGCATCACCTGCTCCTGGTAGTTGGGCCGGTTTTTCGGTCCCAGACCTTATCACTTAAAGAGTAGGTAGATTGTCTCTATACCAGTTGGAGCACTCGTGGCTCCTCTTGAACGTCTTATCTCAAGAAGTGAGAGGTGTTTTCTAAGGCAAAAGGGCCGTCCCACCTATCCGCCCTAGCACCCATATAGAGTTCCCCCTCTGGGAATGAGAGAATGCCAGACAAGAAAGATGGGGCTCTTTCGGTTATCGGGGGTTGACTTGGGACCGAGAGATGTCCTCTTACCCTTACACATCTCTGGAGGCTCTAATGGATCTCACTGTTGCTGTCGAGCGGCTGCCCGATGGTCGCTACAAGGCTTCAACCACCGAGCTACCTGATCTGTTCTACATCGGGGAGAGTGATTCTCTTGTGCGCGAGCGGATGGAACGTCTCGTCAAGGCGGTTCGTTCCCCTCACGTCAGGATCCAGTCGGTCTCTACCGAGGGAGGGATCGTTCTGACACTGGCCAGAGAACAAGAGCAGCCATCCCCTGAAGAGACTGGCTGCTCTCTTGGCTCCTCCCTGATGATGGGTTAGGCAACCAGCGCCCTGGGTCTGGGGGTTGTAGAGGGAAGACAGGGCTAAGAAAAGAGGCGCTCAGACTTCGAGCGCCTCTTTCAACCAGATGCGGGAAAGGTGCCTACGCAGCCTTCCTGGCCTCCGACACGACGCTCTTCTTCTCGCGGCGCCCGCGGAAGGCCCAGCCGGCGACGGCGCCGCCGACGAACGCAGCGATCGAGTAGATGGCGATGTTCTTGATGATGGTCTTGATCATGGTGTCCTCCCAACGGGTTTAGAACGGAATGCGTACCTTCTCCGTCAAACCCCTTATGCCGGCTGAGACCATGGATTTGCTAATAGTGGCGCAGAATTCGGCCTAAAAACGGCGGAGTGAGGGAGACCCCGCCGCCGAGACTCTCCGGGAGGACAGAAGAGAGCCTCTCTACTAGCTTCGCTACTTCGGATTCTCTTCGGAGAGGGCAGCGAGCGCTTCTTCGATGCTCTCCACAGCGCTCTTCGCACCCTCGTGCTCCAGTGCTAGAAGGACCCGCCTGATAGGTCTCGGTGTCTTCTTCTGATGGGCCTTCTTCTCTTGGCGGGCTTCTTCTAGAACTGGAGCCATCGTCTCCACCTTCAGTTGACCAGCCCGGAATCGGGCTGGGAGGTTGTTTCGAGAGCGGCTCTGAGACCGCTCTGAGGATCCCCTTCGGCTTCGATGAACCACTCTGCCAGCCACTTGACGTTGTGAGCGTCGTCGACGGCGCCGTGGATAGCCCTCGGAAGGTCCCGGAGGTTGTCCAGGCGTCCTTGAAGACTCGGACGGACATCGAGGTGAGTGGTTCGGTAGAGCTCCAGGTCAGCTTCTGTGGCCGCTTCGAAACGGTTGACGATGAGCATCACCCGTTCTCGTCCCAACGGGCTGATCTCGAACGAGTCGAGACTGCGCTTCACACCTTCCAGCTCCAAGCGGATGGCTTTTCCAAGGTCTTGAACCGAGATACCCATGATGTCCTCCCCGAGAGAGTGAAGACCTTACTTCCTTCACTATATGTCTTATTGCTCCGAGGACCCTTGTTTTGCCGCTCTTCCGTCACAATGCCATCATCATGAGGGGCGAAGAGGCTCATTGGCAAGCCTGTGGGGCCAAGTTGTGGACTTTCTTGACCTCTTTCGACCCTGTGGGGTGGTACTAGGCTATCGCAGAAGTATGAAGATGCTTCTTGAGCTCTTCTGCGATGGCGTCTTCCGTCTCACCGGCCACTAGGAGGAAGTTTGTCGCCGGTTCTGTGTCTAGAGAGACGTCCGACCCTTGAAAAGCGATCGGCTTCCCCGCCAACAACAGTTCGCAGTTGGCTCGGGAGAGGCCGATGATGACCAGCCTAGCACCTCTGTCTGTGATAGCAGTGGCCTTTACCATCAGTCTACCATCCACCCTTCCTTTTGGAACTCCTCCCAAGAGGAGAACTCTCGTTTTTGGTACCCACGTAGCATATCCCGAATCTCCGCGTGGGGGAGAGAGGATGGTGTGGGGTCGTAGTGGATCACATTCCCTTGGGCCGTGCCAGTAGGCGCGACTCCAAGCTCGAAGATGGATACTCCCACGTAGACAGTGGGCTTTTCGTCCGAGGCCAGAACCACCCCACTGGTAGGTATACTCAACCCGCCGATCGGTCTCTTCACCGGTAGAAGTGGATGAAGCGGCCAGTCGAGCTTGTTTTTGAGCATCTCCAGATCTTCTTCCTTCCAACCCATACCAGACCTCCTTGAAGTTAACGTAAAGAAGAGCTTGGAGGGTGTTCTCTCCAAGCTCTTCTGAGGCTCACTACTTGACGCAGAGGTTCATCCCGCGAAGAGTCTCGTTGACCGCCTGCGCGTCGGGGAAGTTTCCCGTAGTGGTTTGAACGGAACCTCCACGCTTGCAGATGTCGAGCAGGTACCCGAGGGCCATTCCGTACTCGATGTCGAAGTAGCAGCTACCCGACTTGAGTTCGACGACCGTGAGAGTGGCCGAGGTCACCGTCAAGGCGTCTGCGTTCGGGACTCCGTTGACGCACGTACCATCGTTGAGGCAAACGCGCATTTCAGGGTTGCAGACGCCGCCTGCTTCCGGCGGGCAGGCGTCGACCTGCTGCTCGACGACGTGGACGATGCCCGACAGGCAGGCCGTCATCTGGTTGTCCGAGAGACCGAGCGCGACCTTGATGGCGTTGTTGACGTTCATCGCCTGGTCGTACTGGGGGGTGATGAGCTCGGGCTGGTAGGTGGTGCCGTAGAGGTCCTGTGCGTAGGTCTGGCCGTTGGTAGTAGTACCCTCGGTTCCACCACACGCCGGGAGCGTGAAAACTGCAAGCAGCAACATCCAGAACGTGTTCTTCATTGGTGCCTCCAAGGGAAGTAGCAGGTATTCTCCCCGCTACCTTCTTGTACCCTTAGTGGAGGCAAAATTGCTCGTTTGGGCCTAGTTCTTAGGATCCCCTGCCTTGGTGCAAGCATCACAAGGCACACTCTCCACATCTACGAGGGTCAGTCGCCGAGTCTCGTAGTGATTGTTGTCATAACCAGCCGACTCGTCCGGCTTCCCTTCCTCGAAGCGAACGACTACTCGTCCGAGGTCCATATTCTGTCCGGCCCGGATCGGCTTTGTGGCGTCGTTCAGCATGTAGTCAGCGATCGTGTTGAGAAGCCCGACCGCCGAGGGGGCCATGAAGCATGGCAGTCCCCGAATCTCCAACTCCGGCTCGTCGAAAGCAGAGAGGCCATGAGTATGGGCCCATCCTCGTGCGAGCCCGTCGGTGACGACGTGGACGATGATCGCCTCCTGCACATCTACCCTGCTCTTCGTAGAGGACGCAGACGTTTCCTTTTTCACAACGAGCTCCTATCCCAGTGCAGATGCACTGAGGGTTTGTGGGTACGTAGCGGGGGTTCTAGACCAGCAGCTAGGCGGAGTTGGTGTAGACGATGACGGCTCGCCGACCTACGAAAGGCCGCATCACCGTAGCGAAGGTGAAACCTTCGTCGACGGAATCCCTCACCTTCACCGGGATCCAAGCCTCTCCAAACTCCGTCTCGGGGGCCATGTCTGGGTCCGGCTCGAAGAAGGTATCCAAGTAGCAGTTCTGGTGAAGGTACTCTGCGATGAAATCCTTCTGGTCTATCATGAGATCCTTCGAAAACCAGAAGTCGTACACCAGGATGTCTTGGGCAGGCAGCATGGTGTGGTCGAGCGGAACGAATATCCCCTCAACCTCTGGGTGGTAGCAGGAGGCTCCTCCCGCGTTGCCCACCCAGAGGACGCCGGACGGCTGCACTACGATCATGCCGAAGAGGTCCGCGATCTCTAGGAGCTCTACTTTGGCCATCACCTCTCCCAGGGCCTACTAGAAGCCTCCGAACAGGCTACGGATAGCTGTCGAAGTGGCCACGTCTGAGGGATCCATGGCCGAGGGATTGGTGAGCGCCTTCCGAACGGGGTGCGGAAGGGCGACGTAGGTCTTCAAGGCCGCGTCCCCCGCCTTCCTCTTGATGCCCTTGTAAGAGGTCACGGCCTTTCGAAGGAGGTCCTTAGCGGCGGCCTCCTTCGGGATGACCTTTTCGATCTTCTTGAAACCTCTACGTCTTGTCCACGGAGCAGCCGGAGGTCCGTCGACACTGGCTGAGTCGGCGACGACCGCAGGATTCATGAGATCCTCTGCGATCTTGCCGAGCTCGTCGAAGAAAGATGGAAGACTTTCACGGAGCATACTCTAGGAATGCCGCAAATCTTGGTTGGTGAGTAGGACTACTTCTTCCCCCTCTTTTTAGGGATCTCGAACGGGACCCCGTTCTTCACCATGATGGCATCAATGCCCTCGATGACTCCAGGTTCGACGAAGAGAGTCTGCTTTCTTCTCATGAAGCGCAGGTACGCAGGGTCTAGCCGAGAGACTTCTTCCACGGTCTTTCCGCCGTAGCGCCCTCTAGGGAACATGAGATTCCCGTCAGTCCCGAACCTGAAGAACGGCCCTTTCATCGGTTCTCTCCCACCCTCTGAGGGCGACTTTACTGACGTGGCCCTTTTGCTTCCGTGGACGTTCTCTTTTCACCAACACGTTGCTGAGCGCGATACGTTTCTGCTCATCGAGAGATGAGACGCACTGATCTAGGGTCGAGAGGAGTCTCCAGTTGAAGTCGATGGTTCCGTCCGAGATCTTCCGGAGATGTGTGTAGTCCTCCGTCAGGACGACGTGTTCGTATCGAAGTCTTGCCCAGTCAGAAAACAAGACTCCAGAGATCGTGAAGAAGAGTGCGAAGAAAAAGCTGCGCACGGCTCCTCCTTGTACAGACAACTCGCTGGTGGTAGGGTTCGCCATCCCTCACGGGGGATGGCCGGAAGTACGCCCCACTCTCGCGGATGATGCCTCTATTGGCTAGGCGCGAGAGTGGGGCATCGGTTTCTCCTAGCTGAGGAGATCCACCGCAGGAAGCGACAGAGCCCTTCCGATCGCTTCCAGGGTGTCCAGCGGAGGGGAACGCTGCTCCCTCTCCAGCATCGAGATGTACGAAACCGAGAGCCCCGCCTTCTTGGCGAGCGCGACCTGGGACAGGTTCTTCTTGGCGCGCTGCTCTCGGAGGTTGCTCGCGAACGTGGTCAGTAGATTCATGTAGTCTCCTGCTGGTTTGGGTTGAGAGCTCGTCTTCGGGCTCTTCTTCTTATAACGCTCCCAGTGTGATAGTTGTTTCAACCTCTCTCGTACATGTACTGATTGACACCTGCCCAGGATGATGCTTTCTTCTTCCCGTGCGCTACGTGGGAGAGGTTTCGAGTCAAGTGGCACGACAGATGGAAGGGAAGTTCGCTTCTCTCCCTTCTCAAGCGGGCATTCTTTTCATCTCAGTCCAGCCTCAGCCGGAGGAAGATGGAAAGAGTATTGAGTTCTTCGTGCGGCTCGGCCTGTCTCGACAGTTCGAAGAGGGGACTGGTAAGGCGCTGATCAAGAAGATCCTCGAAGATGAGATTCGAGCCGGGTTGAGGATCTTCTCCGCAGTGTACAGAGGGGTCTCAGGCGCCTGCCGTGATTACGGTACTTCAACAACTCATCCGACTGCGTCATAGACGGAAGCTGGGCCAGTCCGACGTGGCGCGGAGGATGGGAGTCACCCGCCAGCAGGTGTACAACGTCGAGACCGGTCGGCAAGGCCAGCCCTCGATCTTGACCATCGAGCGCTACGCCAAGGCTGTCGGAGCCAAGATCAAGGTCGTTCCTCAGTAGTTGCAGTCAGACCTCTAAAGTTGTATGTACGGTGTCTGTACATGAGCGATTCCAGAGACCCAGGACGAAACCCCCTAGTCATTCCGGAGAAGGAGCCCCGGAAACGACGTGGGTGTCCCAAGTGTGGCGGGCTGAGCTTCGGAGGCCAGATGGCGGGCGGGGTAGCCGTCTTCAAGTGCCGAGACTGCCAAAACGAGTGGCAGGGTGGCATCGGCCAGGAGCCCCAGGACCCTCGGATCCCCGTGCCTCCCCAAGACCCTCGAAGCGCTCCGGTCATCGGATGGGAGAAGCCTTCCAAGCAGGTGGTAGAGGATCGAGGTATCCGAGATCCGAATCAGCCCGTCGATGTCGTTGTTCGACGCCCTGATCCCACCCCCGACTTCCGAAAAGGCGCTCTCATCCCTTCCCCAGGAGACGAAGATGTCTGAAGACCAGCAGGTTGGTGTGATCGAGCTCGGAACGAAGGAGATCAGTCCGGAAGAGGATGCGGCCTACCGCGAGCAGATTCGGGCCGCCAAGGCGGGGAATCCTCTCTCCGCTCTCAAGACCTCCACTCCTGTCGGCGGGGTCAAGAAGCCCCCCATGCCTGTCCTGAAGGCCTCCAGGGAAACACTCTCCATCCCCGACACGCAGCAGGGCGTGCAGCCCAGACCTCCCGGCTCCCCTGTGCTTCGTCCAGAGACTGAGGAGAAGCTCGCCGAGGCCATCAAGGCGGGGCAGGAGCTACAGCAGCAGACAGGCGAGAAGCAAGTTCTCAACGAGAAGAAGATCGAAGACGAAGCTCGTCTGGAGCAGCTCTACGAGTCCTTCGACTTCGGGGATGTCCAGCGCCAGATCAACCGCATCCTCGACAACAAGAGGCGGCGCGAGGACATCGAGAAGCGCTGTGCACCGATGGCCTTCGAAGATCTCCTCATGAAGGACGAGGTTCAGCAGACGGTCCCCATCATCCCTGGGAAGTTCGAGCCTACCTTCCGATCCTTGCGTCCTCTGGAAAGCCTCTACCTGAAGTCCAGGATGGCCAAGGAGACCATCAACACCGAGCAGTATCTGGGGGAGAAGTACCAGCTCCTCCTTCTCACCTGTTCCCTGCTCAGCATCAACGGAGTCTCCTTCCCTGACCATCGCAAGCATCATGACGGCTCGTTCGAAGTGACGGACGAGTTCTTCGACGCGAAGTTCAAGATGGTGACCCAGAAGTCGGCCTACATCCTCGCGGATCTGAGCGTGAACCTGATGTGGTTCGACATCCGGGTTCGCAAGCTCATCAACCCGGACGACCTAAAAAATGGCTAGAGACTCCCGAAGGCTGGGCCAGAGCGAACCTCCTCTTCGACAGGAGTCCTCTGCCTTCGGTGGGGTCTCTCAAAGAAGCGTTGTTCCTCACCGTCCAGCTCAGGCGGAGCGAGGAGAAGATCCTCATGGCGCGCATGCTGGCGCAAGCGGTCGTCGATCTTCGCAGAGAGGGAACAGAGGTTGCGACTCCCAAGGTCTTCTCGCAGTTCGTCGAAGCAGTCCTGCCGTACATGGCGAAGGAAAAGAAGACCAAGGATCAAGAGATGCAGGAGCTGATCAAGAAGGAGACCGAGAAGGGCGTTCTCGTTTTCAACGCGCCATCGGCAAACCCTTTCGTTCAGCGCGCCAAGACAATGTCCATGCCGGACGACTTCCTGAAGAAGCTCTCCGCCCGGAACACGAAAAGAGGCTGACATGAAACTCGTTCTCCGTGGCTTCTCTCAAGACATAGACCTTCGGCACCTGGAAGCGGCAGAGAACTACCTCGTCTTCGAGGACGAGAGAACGCACGACATCTACCGTCTTCCTGTTCCGATGGAGACGGTAACGAGGCTGACGGAGATCACCTTGGCAGAGGGGCCTCTCACACCAGAGGAGCCTCCATCTTCGAGGTACGAAGAAGGGGACGAAGAGCCGGAAGAAGAGGAGTTGGCTCCGACACCAGTGACACCCCCAACTCGGAGACCCGTCCAACAGCCAAGCCGTACCGTCCCCGTTTCAGAAGAAGATGTCCCCTCCGTATGATCGTCAACTCCCTCTGCAACACCTGCTACCAGGTGTACGAGATCCGGTCCGAGCCGGAAGACACTCATCTCTTGAAGGAGTTGATGAGGGAAGACCTCACGGCGACTTGTCCTAGACTCTGTGGTGGTCGAATCAACATCGTCAGTAGCGTGAGCATCAGTGCTCTAGCCCAAGACCCACGCCTTCGACCCCCACTCCCTATCTCGGTGCGGGAGCTCTTCAAGGCGGTGAAGGGAGCCGGTCTTCCGGACGAGATTCCCAAGTCCTACGAGTTCGTCGAAGCGCTTTTCAAGTCGACTCCCGTGAAGAGTGTTTCCTTGGAACAAGACGGTAATCGCATCTACTTGCACGAGGTCCACTTCGAGAATGGTTCCGTACTCCATCTCTCCGCCGGACTTCGTGGTGCCCAGGTGTTGAAGATCACCAAGGAGAAGGCATGAAAGTCGAAATCGGTATGCGGGTCCGTGGTGAGGTTGATTCCGGGAAGGTCATCGCCATGACCAACGAGTGGTGCATTTACCAGATCGAGAAACCGTACAGAGATGGAACCAGAGAGATCGCAGAGAATTGGCGCTCCATCGAGATCGTAGCAGACGGTCCGGCCGCTCTGGTCTCGTCCCTGTCAGAGAAGGAGATCTAGATGCCGAAGTTCCGCAAGAAGCCAGTCGTGATCGAAGCGGTGCAGTTCGACGGTAGCGAGCGCAGCCGAGACGAGATTTTCTCTTGGTTGGACGAGCACGAACAGTTGTGCGAGTCCGCGCCCGCCGCGGACGGGAAGTGCTCCATCATCGTCCCGACGCTGGAGGGCAATCACCTGGCGCTCCCGGGCGACTGGATCATCAAGGGAGTAAAGGGTGAGTTCTACCCCTGCAAGCCCGACATCTTCGCCGCCACCTACGAGTCGGTGGCGGAGGCATAAATGGCCTTCAGTCTTGTCATGGAGGCACTGGCACGTATCGAGCACAAGCTCGATGCCATCATGCGCCACACGAGAGTGCCGATGCCGGCCCCCATGCACTTCTCTGGCTCGGTGTGTCCGGGATGTAGTTCCCTGATCGACTATCAAGTCGACGTCATCCATCAAGTTGTCGTGCGTCGATGTGCCTGCAAGACAGGGAAGGTCGCATCGATGATTCCCCTCTCTCCTGTCGAAGGACCGAAGTTCTATGAAGAACGATACGCCGAAGGCGCTGCCGAGGACCCTTCTGAGCGTCCGAGACGCCGAGATCAAGCTGGTGACCTACGTCGACCAGGGAGGGGTTGAGGTCACGCAACCGGTCCTGGTAGGTGAGTCGCAAGTCATGCTGCTAGACAGCCGAACCATCCTGGGCGCTTCGGAGCGCACCCCTGTCGGCTTCGCCACCAACTGGCTGCGTGACGCCATCCTGAAGAAGACTGGGAGAACAGTCGTTCCCGATCCTCCCAAGAACGGTTCCATCCCGGTGGAGGAGATCTGATGTCCTTCTACGACCCTCACACGATTCGTCCGCAGCGCAACTGGGTCTCAGTCCTCATGGACGAGCGGAAGGTTCAGCTCGACTCCGGCCTCTTCCTCGCACCGAACGAGACCGGGGCGGAGATCGTTACTGAGGGCTCGGCGATCGTCCTTCGTTGCGGCTCGGGGGAGAAGATCCAAGCACTGGGTCTGAAGGAGGGAGACCGAATCTGCATCCGCTCCTACCTGAAGCACGCCAACCCCATCCCGACGGAGGAGGTATGGGAGAGCGGTAAGAAGAAGGAGTACTTCCTCATGAGCGTCGACGACATCATGGCGGTCATTCCGCCGGGTCTCGAAGTCGGCGTCTACAGCCGTCCGTCCCAGCATGCTGTGGAGAGTATCGACAAGGAGACTGGGAAGGTGGTGATGAAGTCATGAGCGAGGGGAAGGAGAGGATCTCTCGCGTCAAGATCATCATCACCACGACTGGACCGGCGGGTGATGTTGAAAAGAAGCTGGTGGACGAGGTCATCATTCCGGGGAAGGACGTCTTTCGTATCTCCGTCAACCGTCCCTTGAAGCCTGTCTACGAGAAGCCGGGAAGCCCTGTGGAGATTTTTGTGACCGACGGGGATTACGAAACAGTGACCACTCTGGAACTCAAAAAGTTCGGCTCTTTCTCGTCTGACGAGATCAAGCCGATCGAAAGGAAGGATTGAACATGCCTACCGCCGCGACGCCCTTTGCCCCTGCCCCGATTCCTGGTGGAAACGGAACTCCTCCGCAGGCAGTCATGCCGAAGACGGTGGTCCCGAAGAAGGAAGTGCCTGCGACTCCGAACAAGGTCGTCGGCGCCAAGATCTTCCTCCAGTACAAAGGCGAAGACGGCAAGATGTACGATGCCGTCACCACCATCGACCCTGACGAGGTGAAGGTCCAGGCCTACTCCTTGTCCGTCGAGGAGAAGCACGAGAAGAAGTACGCCAAGAACGATGACGGCACGAAGGACCTGGTCAACTTCGAAGACACTGGTGAGCGCATCCTGATCTTCAAGCTCCGCTACCATGTGAGGTGATCTTGTTCGTCTCCGCCGATCAGCTCATCGCTCACGCTCTGGGGGACTACCTCCTCCAGAGCGACTGGATGGCCCTGAAGAAGACCAAGACCTTCCTGGTCGCGATCGTTCATGCGCTCTTCTACCTCATCCCGTTCTTCTTCCTTACCTCATCGGTGCCGGCTCTTCTGTTCATCAGCAGCTCCCATGCCGTCATCGACCACTTCCGCCTCGCAAGGTACGTGGTCTGGGTGAAGAACTTCCTCGCTCCGAAGAGGTCTGTCGGAGACCTCGATCCGATCACACACAGACCTAGCCAGCCTTCCACGCTGTGGTGGAGGTCTTGGAGCGAGTGCAAGGATACAGGAGGCTACCCTCCGGAGCGTCCGGTTTGGATGACGACCTGGCTGCTCATCATCGCCGACAACGTCATCCATGTGCTTCTGAACGCAGCAGCTCTCAAATGGCTGTAGCCAAGGAGAAGACAATGTCTACCATCGGAATCGAAGAGATCGAGAACTGGTTCACCTACCACTCCCCCGACGAGCAACAGCAAGTCGCCTACAAGGCCATTCGCGAGTCGGCGAAGAACCTAGCTATCGTCATCGTCAACAACACTCCTCCCTCCGCCGACCAGACTGCGGCTCTCCGCAAGCTGCGCGAGTGCGTGATGACCGCCAATGCCTCAATCGCGTGCAAGGGGCAGTGATGAGTCGGTGGCGTAGATTCCTGTGCAACGTGTTGGACTGGCATTCGCCAGACGACACAAGACCCTCCTTCGACAGTGTCTCCTTCGGGAGCAATTGTCGGCACTGCCGCCGTCGCATTCTGATGGACAGCAACGGAGACTGGTTCTCCGTGGGAGCGTAGCCATGGCAAAGAAAAGCAACCCCAAACCCTCTCGCATTCTTCCAAGCAAGAAGGGGTACAAGGCTCCTTGGATCCCCAACAGCCCGAACCATGATTTCTGGCTTGAGGTCCTGGTCGGTCGGAAGATCGTAGGGTTGCAGTGGCTCGACGGCAAGCTCCTCTGCCTCTGCCTCGACGACAAGCAGAAGGTCTACGTCACTAAGAATGAGAACGGCGACGCTACGCTCTGCGTCAAGGACTGAGGAAACATACATGGCCTGGATCTGTGTCGATCTCGACGACACCCTAGTTGTAAAAGACCCTATGTCCGGGGAGTACTCCCTCCCCTCTGACGGCGCCATCGAGGCGATACAGACCCTCACCAGCGAAGGACACCGTCTTACCGTCTACACCTCTCGATTTGCCCCTATGCCAGCGTCTGAGAAGCAGAAGATGAAGGAGGAGATCGAAGAGATGCTTCAGGTCATAGGTTTTCCGCCCATGGAGGTCTGGACCGGCACCACGAAGCCGAAGGCCGACATCTTCATCGACAACAAAGGGGTCACCTACGATGGAGACTGGGGGCTCGTGTTGGCCCAGACGCAGCAGATGCTGGAAGACCAGAGCCTCGTCCCAGGTCCTCAGCCTGGTGAAGCAGATCGGCAGTTGGTAGAGGGTGGGGAAGAGGAAGAAGAGCCAGAGGAGGGAACCCTGTGATCTCATTCAAGTCGACCGATCCGTACAAGCAGCCGTTCCAGCTCAAGATGTGGCACATCAGCATATTCCTCCTTGCTGGTCTAGCCGCATCAGGTGGGATCCTTTACGGCGCCGTGAAGATCGTGCGCGCCGCTTGGGGGCACTAGGAGGAGAACATGGCAGACTTTCAGAAAGCGATCCTGGTTGTCTTGGCACACGAAGGCGGTCTGGCCGACGACAAAGACGATCCAGGTGGCATAACCAACTTTGGAATCACCATCCCATGGCTCTCGGACTTCGAGAAGGGAGTGACTCCGGAGACCATCCGGACCATGACGAAGGACCAGGCCATCAAGAGGTACCGCACGTACCTCTGGAACCCCTTCGGAATGGATCGCATTACGGACGACACCGTCGCCTGCAAGATCTTCGATGCCGCGGTTCAGTTCGGAGAAGGGTCGGACAACCGGCCAGGGCATGAGGGGGCACCAGCTCTCGCGCAGCTCTCAGCCAACTTCCTCGGAGCGAACCTGCTCGTGGATGGGCACTTCGGTCCCAAGACTGCCTGGGCCATCAACCAGCTCGACCCAGTGAAGTATGTCGATGCCTTCTGTGGGCTCATGCTGGCCAGGTACCGGGCATCGGTTCAGCGAAACCCCAAGCTGAAGAAGTTCCTCGACGGTGGGTGGGCTCAGAGGGCTGCTTGGCCCAAAGGCGCCTACGGATCTCAGGCCGCGTGATGCCCAAGACGATCAAGAAGAGAACCCGCGTCAACGTCCGTCTCCCCGAGGCTCTTGTGCGTTGGGCGATGTCCTACGCTGGCTACTCGGAAATCACCTTCACCAAGGTGGTGGAGCTCGGACTCGTGAAGCTTCAAACAAGCGTCGAGATGGTGAGGCGACCCAGGACGGTGAAACATGTCAAGGCTGCCTCCATCGCTCGGTGAGTCTGCACTTCCGGACCTCGTGCTGTCTCGCTACGAGGTCCCTCTTCCTCCTACGCGCCAGGAGCTGGTGGCGGCGATAGAGACCATTCTGAACGGGAACGGCGTTCAGAAGATGGTCGTCGAGGTGGGGCACCCGATCCAGGTCTCTCAGCTCGTAAACCGCTCGATGGCCGAGCCGCCAAAGGAGTACATCCCTTCCGACGACCTATGGGGCCAGATGAGGAATGGAGAGCGTCTCCAAGAGCTCACGATCCAGAGACTGCCTGATGGCTCTTTGCCTGACGGGTACCGAGCACTGTTCTTCGCGTTCGACGAGCTCTTCCGGAAGAAGCTGAAGCCCTTGAGGATCTTCTACCACAACGAGAATCAGCTACGCAGTTGGCTCAGTCTCTCTGCGTCCTACCCTTTGAACCTGCACAACATCTACGGGGTTTCGACGGCCGATCACCTTGACGTCCCCGAAGACGCCATCATCTTGGTAGGCATCGCGCACGACGAGAACCCAGAGACGCTCACAGGACTTCGAGTCCCGGTCGACCTACCGGACTAGCAATGAAAGGAAGATCATGAAGGAGACCACGCAGAAGATCTTGGAGTCTGGCTTGGTGGATGAGACCGTCATTCTCATGCTGGAGAAGCTTGGAACCTTGCCGGATGGAGCTTCCGAGATCGCCAAGAAGGCCACGCTGAAGGAGGCCACCAGAGACCAGCTCATGAAGTTTGGTGAGGAGCTGGGAGAAGCCATCGACAAGGAGCGCCGTCTTCGTGAGACGATGCTCGATTTGAACCAGCTCCGCTGGCCGACGGAGGTCCACATCTTCAGCCATGGCAGGGAAGTGGCTCGTCACGTTGTTTGCATCATCGATCGGATGGGGCGATTTTACTTCCGGCACCAAGACGTGAAGAAGGAGTGGTTCGTTCCGGGGTATCAGATGCGCCGGACGGAGAATGACACGATGCGGATGGAGACTATCCTGGAGGTCTCCGAGCTCTACACGGGTGACCAGGTGGCGGCTATTCAAGTGAGTACGAAGACGTAGAGAAAGGGGAAGGATATGGCTGCTTGTGAGAGATGTAAGAAGAGCGGATTCGATCCAGGCGACATGCTAGTCGCTCATAGGACCAAGACCATCATCTGCGAGGCCTGCATCGACCTAGAGGTGTCGGAAGGGAACGGACCTGTGACGCCGATTCGCGGCAACTACTCGAACGTGCGCGTCCTCCCTGCGCCAACCAACGAGGGGCCAGAGTACGGCATCGAGGTCTCGAACAAGGTGGGGGTTCGAGCCTACGCCAAGTACGGGGGCGTCAACGTCGCCTTCGAAAGAAGTCCGAAGGAGCTCCGGGACTGGGCGGAGAAGAGCGGCCTCGTAGAGCAGAAGGCGAAGAAGGCTGGGTGAGCGGCGTCTTCAACATCCCCGAGCTCCGCGCAGAGCTCGACGAGAAGTCACGGGACCTGGATGCCTTCATTCGGGCCCGTGACATCGTCTATCATCGGGTGATGGAGGTTCGTGATTCGAAGTCCAGGCTGACTCCTCTTCCTGACTGGTCGGGAACGGACGCTGTCCTTGGTTCCCTGGACATGGCCATTCATGCGATGGAACGCACCATCGAAGAACTGAAGGGGCTTCTTCAACAGCAACAGGCGATGGAGAAGACGAGGCTCCGACTCGTGGAAGGAGGATCAGATGGCGGTGAAAGCTGAACTCGAACTCAGAGAACTTCTGCTCATGACGGGCTGCTTGCAGCCTATGAGAGTCGATGCAAAGGGTGGTCATCTCTCGGCGCTGTGTCGGGAGTTGAAGGGAAGAGCGGCTCAGTGGTTGCAGCGAGTAGATCATCTCCTGCGCCTTGGTGAGGAGCATGACATTCCTCTTCACCTCTGCCGCAAGTACGTCCTGAAGGACGGCAAGATGGTCTTCGGCTGGCATGTGGGGATCGAGGCCAAGAACGCTGGCGACCTTCTTCGCTGCCTGTCTCTCATTCGTGCGGAGTTCGAGAAGGGAGAGATGGAAGGCACTCCGCTTGCGGAGTCTCTGGACCAGTCTCCTCCAGAAGAAGCGTCGGTGGCCGCGCCTGCCTCGAAGCAGTTCTCTGACAAAGAGAAAGCAGACCGGGCCGAGAACTACCGAAAGCATACCCAAGGTGTTCCGCGAATGGCGGAGAATATCCAGGCCGACCCAGTCCCTCCTCCTGGTTACGAGTTCTCCCTCCGTGTGGTGGAGGCCGGTAGCGCTCGTAACAGGAAGGGGCAGATGGAGCCTGTGGAGGTCATCGAGTTCCCCCTGCCTCACGTCTTCGGCAACGACATGAACGTCTCAGAAAAAGTACCCGGTTCTCCTATCGGCAGGGGCCGGGGAGCCTCGGGAGTATAACGTATGGCTTTCAAGCAAGCGGACCGGATGGATGGAAGCAGCGCCGCGAAGTTGGAGGAGACACAGCGTCTCCACGCGGAGGCGGTGGCGAGAGCACAGAAGAACCCAGACATCGGAGAGAAGGAGGTCCACGACACCCTAGGCGCGAAAGACCTCCCGGCACGCTACAAGATCGAAGTCTTCTTCGGCCCCAACCGCACGCTCAACGGTCCGAACGCAGTGAAGGTCCTCTTCTGGGAATCAGGGCGACGTCTCCACGGTGGTGGCGACGATCTGATGTACATGTGCAAGAACCGAGAAGACTTGGATGAGGGTTGCGGGAAGCTCTTCGGGTCGGACTGCGTTCGAGGGTCCCTCGCTATCTGCCCGGCCTGTACGAAGGCCATCAACGTGGACCTGTGTGTTCGGGATATGGTCTTCCGGCAGGACCAGACAGAGGACTACCGGATCACCACCAAGAAGCTCTCCGAGCTCTTGGCCAAGTACTGGTACCGTCTGGACGGGAACTCTGACATCTACTGCAAGTACGACAAGAACGACATTCGGTACTTGGCCGTGGAGAAGCAGTACGGGATCCACAAAGCCAAGCAGCTCCGAGGTCTTTCGATCTACCCACTGAAGAACATCATCGTGGATACTGCCCATGGAGCTTCTCTGGAGAGCCAGATCTACAAGTTCCTGACCGCGTAGGAGATTCCATGCTTCCCATCACTTGTCCGCAATGCGGGCACGACATCTTGGAACGAAACGCCGGGCTGAAAAGAATCACCGACCTCTTCCATGCCCAGGCGGTAGGAGGGAAGTTTTCTCAGAGCTCAGTACTGCACATCGACGAACAGACTGAGCACGACCTAGGTTCCCTGAAAGCCTACGAGGTTGGAGAGAGGATCGTTGGTAGCATCCTCTTGAACGGGGTGCGGCCGTCCTTCCTCACGTTCTTTGGCCTTCAGATTCGATGGGGCGCTAAGAAGCTGGAGATCACTCCATGAGCCTCGATCCACTTCTTCCAGCGTTCGCCTCGGAGCTGGCCTCTATCGGCTTCGAGAAGCGGGCGTTTCACGCCACCACTCCGGAGATGAAAGCCGGAGAGCACTTCAGCGACTCGGATCCGAACTGGCAGCGCTTCGAGAAGAACCTGCGCTCGAAGAACTTCCAGAAGGCTGTGCTAGGTCATCCAGAGAGTGACTCGAAGCTGAAGAAGTATGTGAGGAACTTTGGCGGCTTCCTGACCTCGAAGGAGACCGTGAAGAAGGCTCCGTCGGAGAGCTCTGGGAAGAAGTACAGCATCAAGAAGGTAGGACGTCGCCTGGCTTGTGGCTGCAAGAACTGGCAGTACCGCCGATCCGTGGACGGTGGGAGCTGCAAACACATCCGCAACATGAAGAAGGAGAGCATGGCGGAGATGGTGAAACGTGCCTTCCTGGCGGACCTCGCCCATGCTGCCACCCTTGCCGACAACTCCCGGAGACGGGCTAAGAAACAGATCGGCGCCGGGCAGCAGTCGTCGGCTTGGGTGAAGCAGCACCAAGTCGCCGAGCAGCAGAGTCTTCTTCACAGGCAGATGCGGGACAGGTGATGGCCGATATCGATCACGAGGCGAACGCACGGAAGGCGCGCACAGACTCTCTCGCCGCTCAGTACCTCGATATCGATCAGAAGAAGCTGGCCAAGGATGCGAAGACCATCACCGACGCTCTCCCCGACAACGTTCGCTTGTTCATCACAGGAGGCGCCGGCTCTGGAAAGAGTACGGTCTCTTCCGAGCTCGGAGAACTCCTCGACGTGCCCGTCTTCGACTTCGACGAGTACATCCCAGGCGGTTACAGCAAGGACCCGAAGGTATACCGCAAGAGGCTTCTAGACGGGATGGATAGCCTCTGGGGCTCCTTGCCGGTCAAGAAGTCCTGGATCGTTGAGCACGTCGAGTCTTGCAACGACGAGATGGTGAAGGCTTTCCGGCCTACTCATTGTCTCATCATCTGCCCTCCAGCGACGAGAGCGATGCGGACGGCCGCGGCTCGGTCTCTCGTCTCAGGAGAGTCTCCGGCAGCTCAGTACAGACGAGAACAGCGTGCGATGGAGTCCGCAGAGTACGCTCGCATGCAGTTCGACGCAGTTCCTGGGAAGATCGTCCTTCGAGGAAAAGGATGGGAGCTCAAAGAAGTGAAGATGTGTTAATAAGATGAGGCCAGTGCGCGTTGGTCAATCGAGTCCGCATCCGCACTGTTGCCATCGCGTCTCCGGGCGCGTCGCAGCAGCACCTCAAGCACCTTATGCCCGGACCGAGGAGTTTCTTGATGCCGACCTTTGCAGAGATTCAGCAGCATCTATACAACGTCCGCTTCAAGCGTCTCATCCTGAACTACCTGGTCGAGCACATCGACGCGGAGTTCATGCCCACTCTCGACCAGGCTCCGAAGAAGGCCCTCCTCACCGAGGAGAAGCTTCGTGTCCCTCGGGAGGCGTTCGAAGAAGTAGCGGCTGATATCTCCAAGTCCATCAAGGCTCTCATGGATATGGAACAGGAGATTCTAGGAGCAGGGTACGCTCCGCAAGCTGTCCCACCCCAACAAGCACAGTGAGTACGGCCGTGAGTGAAGAGACTGCTCAGAACGAAGTGCAAGACGTTCCCGCCTCTGAAGAAGCTCAGATCGAGGCGGTACCTCAAAAGAAGCCCTCGAAGATCGAGCGCAAGCGTCAGCAGATCTTCCAAGAGCGGATGCAGCGCCACTTGAACCAGGGGAAGACTTCGGAGCAGGCTTTTGCAGCTCTCCAGAAAGAGGACTACGAGCGCCTCCCCGTGGACGCCAAGGTGAAGCGGCTCGAAGGGATACTCCTAGGAACACTCCAACGCCTCGCAAATGACATCTCAGCGTTGCGGACGAACCAGACCTACCTCGCTGATGCGATGAACGTGAACTTCAAGGGCTTCGAGAAGATGCTCAGACATCTCGGGGTCGACGACGCCACGCAGAAGAAGTTCATGGCTGAAGCGGAGGCCGAGCTCAAGGCCGAATGGGAAGCGCGCGAAGCAGCACGAGCCGCAGCAGCCAAGCAAGCACAAGAAGAGGCGACGAAGCAGGAGATCGCCGAGACGGTGGATGAGCCCGCTCCGGCTGGCCAGGTCGCTCCTGTGCCTGAAGGAGCTACGGTCTTTGGGGGTTGATTCAGTCGTGGGCTAAGAAAGAAGGGGGAGCCTCTGAAATAGGCTCCCCCTTCACGCGAACGAGCCGCTCTCGCGGCTCGATGTCATTTAGCCTGTTCGACGACGAAAGGGAGGGGGAGCGTAAGGGTGTCGGGTATCCCTTTCTTGCCCGGTTCATCGACTTTCTCTGCTGACCCCGCCGTGTAAGACACCTCGGTCTCGATCAGGACAGAGACTTTCCAGAGCTCTCCCGAAGCGTCGCGGACGAAGACGTCGGAGTAGTGATCGTCGTAGCAGTCTACGAACGTCTCATCATCCTGCACGAACTCTTCCGCAGCAGCCCTGGGTGTGGCGGCTTCGATCTCCACCGCAAGAGACTCGTCATCGTCCTCGCCCCAACACTTCATGGCGGCTATCCTTTCCGTATGTCGAGTTCTGCGGCCATCCTCTGAATCACCGGGACGAGGTCGTCCATTCCATCTTGCTTTGCTCTTCGGATACACTCTTCGGGAGGAGTATCAAAGATCTTCAACTCAATGATCGCCTCCGGAAACTTCCGGGACCACTCCTCTCGTCGTTTCGCGGAAACGTTGGTGGCATCGACGATGATGGTATCAGACCCTGCCAAGAAGAGCGCCTTCGCGATGATGTAGACGAAGGGCCAGACGAGCCATTCCATCTCGGAGAGGTAGCGTTTCCCGTGCATGGCCAGCCGAACGCTGTCCGGGTTGACGATGGGGAGGTTCTGCTTACGCGCCCATGTCGACTTCCCAGCGCGTGGAAGGCCTACCGTCAGAATCAGTTTCATGACCTTACCGTTCATTCAAGAAAGAAGCGGGCCGGAAATGCCTCAAGGTGTGTACGCCTCTTCCGGCCCGCTTCATCACCGACACCATTGTCGGTGAATGCCACAACTACTTGGCGTCGATCTCACGAACGCTGAGCCGACGGAAATCGAGGCCCATGGCGTCCGCCCGGAACTCAACCATCGGGCTGGCCCACGAGATCAGCATGTTGCGTGTGTAGAGGTATGGGGCCGCATCGCAGCCATCGAGAGCAGTGGCGTACCACCCACCCCCAGTCTTGTCTGTTAGGGTCGAGACTCGGGTCCATGTTCCCGTGGACCCTACATCGAGCCAAAGCTCCAAGTGGACTTGGGTGGCGTCGGGGCTGTTACGCACTATGAACTTGACCCCGTTCCACTGGTCCAGAGACAAGCCAGGCACGAAGACCTTTCCGCGCTGACCACTGTACCCGCCGGTATGCGTCACTTCCTTCTCGAAGAGAACGTATCCGTCGTAGACGTTTGCGTGATACGAACTGCCCACGCAGTGTGCGTTCACGGAGGAGAGTCCTGTGTACGGATACCCTGGCGGCGTTACAGTGCCCTGCGGAGCCGGAACGCCTTTGTTGTACTGTGAAGGGGTGAAGTCTTTGCTTGAGTGACGTTCGCTGCGCGCAACGAATTCGATGTGAGAGACTTGGTTGTCGGAACTGGGCTGGGTAGAGTGCCGGTGAAAGTACCCAGTCATCTCGACATCGCGCCACCAGTTCAGGCCGGTCGGGGAGACGACGTTCATCCTGATCCCACCGTAGGAAGAGTCTCCGCAGGTGTGGAAATAGGGAATCGTATCCTGGACGACTCCTCCTGACGCAGTCTCAGGACTCCACTCAGGACCCGCTTGAGTGAGGTCGTTGGGGAGGAACCACTCCCTGCCGCCGGCCGTTGTGGGGTTTATCTCTTGAACTCCCCAGATGTCAGGCGAAGACACAGCAAGAGCGGCTAGGACTGCAAATACCTGAACCATTTGTAATTTCCTTGATTGGTGTATACAGCTCCCCCCCTCATCACCGACACTATGTCGGTGAGACTACAAAACCCTATCGGCAAGAAGTGGAATAGATCTGATCTCGCCACCACCCGGAGTTGTTCGGGTAGGCCCACTGGCACGCAGCGAGGCAGGTGCGAGGGGGCGTCGCCGGAGGGTACCAGTTGACCGCCGCAAACTTGCTGTTGAGCTCGGTGCCGTTCCAGAGACAGAGGCACATCCGCGTACACACGGGACGGGGATTGCCGCCCCCAGGGAGCATCGCTTCCGAGGTCTCGTTCAGTGTTCCGTCGGCCTCATACCCTCCGCATGCCGACACCATCATCGCCACCAAGACAGCGAACAACATCTTCATGTTCTACTCCTTTTTACTTCGAGTTAGCTGCGGCAAGTATGTACCATGTCCATCCTTGGAATCGTGATGAGACATGTAGAGGTCACCACACCAGCAGCAAATGCTGGTTGTGATGTCGTCAGGCTTCTCGTGTAAGCAGCACAGCTCGTCGTCCTCACGCGCATCACAGTGCAGAGAATCGCTCATCCTCCGTCTCTCAAGTTGGCCGGATCCACCAGCACCATCGTTTCGAACTCACGCTGGGCTTCTAGGATTCGCGCCACGAACGTCCGATCGCACCCCGTGCAGTGGACGCGCTCCAAGTTCTCTTCTTGAGCCATCTTGGCAGGTACCTCGCTCGCAAGGTATCCCCGAAGAGAGCACTCTCCTGCCTTGGTTTGCAGCTCCACCCGTGCAGAACAGCGAGGGCAGGTGAAGATGATCACGTCGTACATGCCCATGGCTACTCCTTTCTTTTGGAGCTCCACACTCCGGACTTGCTGTAGCCGGCATCGTGCCAATCACCCTCATCGTCTCGGATGCGACGCGGGTGGAAAGCGGCTCGAAGCACTCTTGCTAGACGTGCTTTGAGCTTGGTCCGTACTCGTGCCAGCTCTAGCCTAGCTCCCTGCCACCGTAGGGAGAACTTTGCGGCCTTCTCTGCTTCCAGAGCACACTCTTCGCGTTCTCTCTCCAGCTCGGTCCGCAGGCGCCGTACCTCGGCTAGCAGGACGGGTACGGAGGCGGCCAGCAGCCCAGCGGCCATCGCATACTCACGCTTGTCCTCTAGGTCGAGTGAACCGCGCAGCCTGGTGGCGGTTTCCACGAACGACTCCAACTCCGCGATCCGCGTCTCGCTCAGCGCTCCAGGCTCCTCGGGGGAGGGCGGGGCGTGTGTTGGTCCCATTATCCACTCTCACCGTCTTTGGTTTCTGGCTCACCCTTCCCCAGCCTCGTGGTCGAGACAGGTTGATTGCCGGGCCAGCACGACACTCCGAAGAACCAGCCGCCGACCACAAAGCCCCACCAGCGGCCTTGGTCTTCACCCTTCTTGTTGCGGCCCGAGATCCCCCAGCACCAGCAGCTCCGTTTGCCAAGCCAGATCAGGTGCTTCACTTTCCGCCCTCCTTCGTCCACGCGCCCGCGCAGTCCTCGCAGGTGCAGTCCTGCGTGTGGAACCCCGCGCCCTGCCCCTCCCGCGCGCTCGGCTCGGGCGGTCGCTTCTGGTCGTCGTGGAGCCGGGACCGAGGGTCGGTCACCGCCGAGGCGTGCCCGCACCGGCACAGCGCCGTCTCCTCCCCCGTCCCCGCAGCCTCGGGGGCCGGAGCTCGCTCCTCGATCTCTCCACCGCATCCGTCGTGCGTCCCGTCGCCCCGCACGAAGCCGCTGGCGACCTCCCGATCGCACTTCGCGCACCAGTAGATGCCGTCCGTCGCCCCGACCGGCGCAGCCTCGGAGGCGAGGGTAGTGCGTTCGAGCGCGGAGATCCGTTCGATGAGTGCCTGCGCCGCATCCCAATCGGTGCCGGCGATCTCGTTCCCTCGATGCTCGAAGTGCTCGCGCAGCATCGACTTCGCGTCGCCCAGCGCCTCCCGGAGCGCCTGAAAGCCGGAGCCGACAGCAACGCGCTTCCTCCGCTCTAGGTCCTTGCTGGCGCTGCGCTCATAGGACTTGACCAAGGCCATCATCTCGTCGAGAGAGCGCTGTAGCCGTCCGGCCTCTGCGGCCAGTCGCTCCTGTGACTCCAGGGCGGCGCGCTTCAGGTCGACCTCCCAGTCCCGCTCGGCCTCGGCCTTGATCATGATGGCCCAAGCACGCTGAACAGCCTCCGGCGCGTGTTCGGAGATCCATTTCTTGATGGGCTCGTAGTCATGATCCTTCATCGACTCCAGGTTCTCTTCCAGTTTCTCCACTCTCTTTTGAAGAAGGGAGACGCCGTTCTGGAGACATTGAAGACAGTCTACGTTGCTTGCGTGAGAGATCCACGGTCCCGCCTTCTCTCCACACAAGGCAGGACCCTTCTCTTCGAATACTAGATGCATGGGTTTCCTCAGATCGGTTATGGCTTCGTAGCTTCTTCCGGAGCGGACGCGAGGACGGCGAGGGCGGCGTCCCGAGACCACCTGGTATTCCCTGAGTCGTCGGCGACAGCCAAGAGAACGGCCCTCGCCCTCTCCAGCTCTCTCCGGGCTGTAGAGAGGGCCTCCGACAGCTTATCAGTGGTAGCCCCCAGCCGCGTCGCAGCTTGGCTCTCCTCTGCGGCGCGCTTCTCGGCAGCGGCCTTGGCTTCATAGAGCTGTTCTAGAAGCTGGCGCTGGATGAGGACGGTCGGGCTGTGCATTCGCTCTACAGCAGCGTCCACTCCTTTACGGAGCTCTCTTCCTTCGACGACAAGCCTGTCTGAGTCTTCGGGAGTGATCGCGATCGGCTGATACGGTTCGAACGGAGGGCGAAGGCGTATGATCCTTGAGAGCTCTTCGAGAGCAACTTGGGCGGTTAGTTGCGAGGTGTACATCCGACGCACTTGATCGATAGAGTCGACTAGCTCTTCCCGAGTTATAGGCTGATCACTCATGGAGCATCCTTCAGTTCGTCGGTACAGAGGATGCTGTAGACGAAGACGCCGTTGTCGAACCCCTTTTCGTCGTCGAGGTACTCGGCAGTCGGCTCCCCGTCCCCGACATACGGACCCCATTTGTGCCAGCGCCACCCACCGCCTTTTCCCGCATCCTCTGGGTGCTTCCGGATGTGCGTGAAGCCGACGACGAGCGTCCTGGGATCCTTCTGGAGCTGCTCGCGGAACTGGGTGAGAAACTGCTCAGGCGAGTCGCAGACGCCGTAGCAGTGGAGGTCTGGTCCGAGGTCTGGGTACCCGTTCTTGTCGGTTGGTGCGTTCCGTCCCCAGAGCATGATGTCCAAGGAGAAACTCCCGATCTGAACGACGCCCTCCTCTAGAATCTCTGGCTTCGGGGACCTTCCCTCTGCCTCAGCGAGAATGGTAGTGATCGGATCGACACGTAGCACGGGTGTCTTCAGCATACACCTCTCCTGAGAGTGTTGTTGTGGATGGGAAGAAAGTGGAGGCGCCGGGAATCGAACCCGGGTCCAGAAGAACTTGCGAAGTGATACTACGAGCGTGTCACCTGATTTACCCCGGTGCCGGGCATTGCGTACTTCTTCCGTCCCGTAGACTTCCGCTTTCGAGGCCGCGACGGCGCATCCTCGTAGGCGCCCCTCGGTATGTCGCTCTTCCGGTTACTGAGGGTACAGTCTCACCGGAGAACGGCAGGGCTCTCGTAGTCCCTGCAACGAGCCCGCGTTAGGCCGCGGCGCGGAACTCGTTGACCATCGGCTGGTTGGCCTTTGATCTTTGGTCGGCTTTTTACGTGGCCTGCTGACCAACCACGGCTCGCATCCCTTCCTGGGCTACCTCTGTCGAAACCAGTTCGCCCCCATAGAAAATGGGCCCGTGGAGTGTAACACAGGCCCGGTCGGTCTATCCTGACTTCTTGTCGTCGTCCGGTTCCTTACGGTTCAAGACCCTCTCGATGAGGGTGGCCGCGTCTCCCACGGTCTGCACCTCTGCAACCTCCTCATCGAGGAGCTCGATGTTGAAGGTCTCCTCTGTGGCCATCACGATCTCGACCACGTCGAGCGAGTCTGCTCCAAGGTCTGTCGTGAAGGTGGCGGTGCCTTTTACGTCGTCCTCTGCTGATCCCATCTGCTCGCAGATGAGGTCTTTCAACCGCTTCTCGATCTCTTCTCGGGTCACTTTCCTCTCCTTGGTCAGAGCTCCACCACTCGTTTGAAGGACGAGTTGGTAAGAGCCGTTGTTCCTGCCTGGGCTGCCACTTCTTCGATCGCCAGTCCACTCATGGTGGTGAGGAGCTGACTGAACTCGGCGGTGTTCTTGTTCACGGAGTCGGCGACACTCTTGAAATCGATCTCCTCCGCGTTAGTGACGCCGTACTTCTTCTTGATGTCCGCAACCGCTTGAGAGAACGAGGATCCGGCGAAGTCGACCGACGCAAACTCCTCGAAGGCATTGAAGAGGGGCTTCAGGTTCTTCGGGTTGAGCTTGCCGTTCGCTTCGAGAAGCTGAGAGGCTTGGTGAGCTGCCTCTCCCAGCTTCTGATGCATCTCCTTGGCCTTCTCCTTGATCCACAGTTTCAGGTCGTTCTGAAGCTGCTCCTGTTGCTGTGCGATCATCTCAGCGCTTTCCTTCTCCAACACCGTTGCCGCAGTCTCGTCGAGAGGGTTCACTCGGAACATGCGCCAGTTGATGTAGTACTTCTGGAGCAACGTCTCTCGATCCGGGTAGAGGGAGATGTGTTTGGCGTGCTGTCCCTTGAGCCAGTTCTTCAGGATCTCCCGATCAGCAACCGCCTCCATGCTGTTGTAGAGACCATTCTGGACAGCGATCTTCCGAGCTTCTTCGTCGAGGACCAAGATCTGCTTGTCTCGCATCGCATCGAAGTTCTCATAGAGGTCGTGAGCCCTGGCCTCGTACTCGGTTCGCAAGGCAGCCAACCCTTTCAACATGTCCGGCAAGGCCTTGAAGTTCACGAAGACCGCCCCGGAGACGGGGAAGGGCATCGACTTCTTGCGGACGAAGGAGCGGATCTTCCCTTCCAGGTTGATGAGCGGGTAGCTCGCTTCTTCCGGCAGCAGCTTCTTGTGACCCGGGTAGATCACCTTCCGATCCAGGCTCTCCAACAGCAGATCCTGGGTCTTCATCTGATGAAGAGCAGACCACCTGCCGATGGTGATGTCGAAGAGTACCCCTTTGCTGAAGACGACCTGGACGACGTCCTCACTCATGGCTCCAAGACCTCGGGAAGTCCGTGCATCTTCCGAAGAGTGTTCTCGTACTGTCTCCGGAAATAGGCAGCCAGGACGAGGACCCTTTTCAACTCCTCGACGGACTCGGCTCTCCGAGACCAGTGATCGACCCCTTCTTCTGAAGTCTTGACCGTCACTCGCCAGCCGTAGCCTGTCGCTCTGCTCTCGATGTAGGGCTTATTGAAGGGAAGCAGCTCTTTCCTTGCCATGTCTTTCTCCTTGTCTGTCAGCCCTCTTCTCAGAGGTCGTAGTCCTGGAGATGGATTCCTAGCTCTTCGTTGTGTCTTCGAACGATTCGCTGGGCGAGACGGAAGGTATCGACGAAGTCTTCAGCCGCCTTGGCAGTCAGATCCATGACCTCGTCCCCTTCTTTCGTCTCTATGGTCCCCATCCAGTTGTTTGTGGCTTTGTCAGTGAGGCGCCACTTGGCATCTGTGTGAGGAGGGTAACACCAGATGTCCGAGTCCGACGGCTTGTCGCACTTCGGACATCTCTTCTCCTTCGGGGGTGGATCTGGGTTCGGTTTCCCACGCTTCACCGTGCTCATCCAAAAGCGACCACAGAGGGAGCTGAAGTTCATTCCCATGTGGCTGTTGCGCGCGGTCCGAACGAAGGCGTGGTAGACCGGCTCTTCGATCACCTCTCTCCACCACGCCTTCATGTCTCCACCTGGACGTGTTTGTTGCTCTGCCAGAAATCCTCGACGGACCCCTTCTGCGCCCAACTCGGAGCCAGCGATGGTTGGGTGATCAACTCCGGGGCGAAGAAAGGGACGTTTCCGGGACCGAAACGGTAGCCCTCAGAGTCGGCACTTCGAATCTGAAGTAGCTTCCCGTTGATGCCCATGAACTCTCGCCCGAGCCGCTTCAAGGCGTTGCGTACAGCGATGTCCTGGATGTGCGTCGAGTACGATTCCTGTTTCGTGTAGTCGAGGCCGCTCTGGATGTTCGTCTCGGCGTTGTCGAAGCACTCTCTGTACTGGCAGATGGCGTCGACTTCCCAAGGCTGTCCGAGAAGAAAGCGATAGTAGCTCTCCTCGTACAACTCCTTGCATGCTTCAGCGAAGTCGAGGACCTTCTCGAATGGGCCCGGAGCTTCGTTTGGTTCGATGGAAATGACCCAGCGCAGGCGCCATTTGCCTTGTCCGTAGGAGGCATCGAGCTTCGCAATGATCTCGTTCTTCCTACGGCCGAAGTAGCCAGGACGGTGATCGTTTCTCCACATCACGTCTCTCCCTTCACACACATGATCTGCTTCAGCTCGATCATGATCTCGACCAGGTCGTCCTGATTCTTCATGACCTGCTCGATGTCCTTGTACGCGGCCGGAATCTCGTCGAGAACGCCGTTGTCCTTTCGGCACTCGACACCTTCTGTCATCTTCGAGAGATCCTCTGTGGTGAAGGTCTTCCGCGCCTTGGTACGACTCATCTTTCGACCAGCACCGTGAGACGCTGACTCGAACGATTCAGGGTTCCCGAGACCGCGCACGATGAAGCTCTTCGTGCCCATGGAACCTGGAATGATGCCCAGCTCCCCCTTGCCGGCGCGAATAGCTCCCTTCCTGGTGACGAGCACCGTCTCGCCGAAGTGGACCTCCTCGGCTACGTAGTTGTGGTGGCACCAGACTTCCTGTTGCTTCACGATGGGGCGGCTGAGCGCAGTGGCCAGTCCTTCCGCGTAGCGCTCCATCATCAGCTTCCGGTTCACCATGGCGTAGCGTTGTGCCCAGAAGAGGTCGCGCCGGTAGGCGTTCATCTCCGGGGTGGAGGCGAGGAAGAGGGCCAGGTTCGGATCGGGTAGGTCCTTGTTGTGCAGCAGCGTCTTCGCCACGCCCATGTGGAAGGTGGCGAGCTTGTTCCCGATGCCACGGGAGCCGGAGTGGAGCATCAACCAGACGCGCTGGTCGGTGTCGAGGCAGAGTTCGATGAAGTGGTTCCCGCCTCCTAGAGTGCCGAGTTGAAGAACCGCCTTCTGGTAGCTGTCCTTCACCGCATCAGGCAGTACGTCGAACTCCTGCATCAACCGCCCGGCCTCGGAATCCTTCTGGAAGACCGGATCCTGGTGTTGATGAAAGCCGGTGGGGATGAGCTCCTCCAGCTTCATTCGAACGTCATGCAAGGAGTCGGGAAGATCCTTGGCCTTGAGGTTGGTGAGGACCGCGCCCATGCCGCAACCGATGTCGACCCCAACCGCCGCCGGGGTGATGGCGCTCTTCATCGCGATGACCGAGCCGATGGTGGCACCGATGCCGAAGTGGACGTCGGGCATGGCCGCGACGTGGTGGTAGATCCCGGGCAAGGATGCGATCTTCCTGAGCTGCTCCTGGGCCTGGGGCTCGATGCCCTCCAGCGGAGTCCATACCTTCACGTCAGACGTCTCGCCCTTGATGATTCCGAAGATCATTGGAAAACTCCTTGAAAGAGAAAGGACCCCGATCTCTCAGTCGGGGTCCCACTAGGCTCCATGGAACGCTTTGTCTGGATTGGTCCAGAGGCGTTGAGAGTGCCTTTTCTGCGAACTACTTGACGAGAGGAGGTCCGAGCAGCTTGTGCATGGTGGCCTCCAGCGGAGACCCCGCCACGATCTTCGAGAGGACCTCGACCACGCTGTTCCCACCGGCGATCCGGAGAACGTCGGTTGCCTCCGCCACCTTGACCAGCACCTCGTTGTTGCTGAGCGCCAGGAGAGCCTCGGTGAGAGGACCTTCCATGGCCTTCATCTTGGCGATGAGCAGTTCGGCTTCGGCCTTGTGGTACTCCGCCTTCGCGTCGTTCTCCGCCTGGAGGTGCTTGATGAGTTGCTGCTCCTCCTTGTCCTTCGCTTCGAGCCTGGCTTCCAGGTTGATGCTCTGGCGCTCGATGGTCTTCGTATCGAGCGCCTGCTGCTGCTCGTTCTCCTTGAGCGCGTTCGAGATCTTGCTCAGAGAGACGACGAGGGAGCTGGCCGCCGCGTCGATGGACAGCTCGTCTCTGCGCTTCTGGACGGCTGCGAGGACCTCGGCCTCCTCCTTGACGATCTGCTGCTTGATCTTGGTTGTCGCCAGAGTACGCTGAGCGTTCGCGAGGTCCACGTTGGTGCGGACCACGTCGAATTGCGACTTGTCGAGGATCGACTTGATGTTCTCGTCAGCGATGCTGACAGAGAGCACCTCCAGATCGAGAACGCGCATCCCGTTCTCATGGAACAGCATGCCCGGACGCTCGCCTGACTCGCTCGGCAGTCCGAGGACGAGGGTACGGATGATGTCCGTTGAGTTGGTGTAGAACTCCTCGATCGAGAGCTTCCGCACGGAGCCCTTGAGGATCGACCGGACGTGGTCGCAGAGGAACTTCACGTAGTTCTCGACGGAGAACCACCGATCCTCGAACGAGGAATCGAACGTCACCCGGTACGACAGGTAGACCTCGACCCTGACGTGATCGTAGGTCTCCACCACCATCTTGTCCGAGACCTTGTTGTTGTCGGTACGCAGCCGGACGGCCGTGATGAGGTTGTCCGTGGTCTTGGGCTTCCCGCTCGACAGCGTCAGCGTTTCGAGATCCTCGTCGTACTCCAGGAGAACCGTCGCAGGACCCTTCACGACGCGCCGCTTGCCGCTGGCGTCGACCACCAGCACGGCGTAGCCCACCGGGATGTCGATGGACGGGGCACCTTGGTTCTTGGTGTCCAGCGTGACGGTACGGGGCTGGGTGTACGTCGAGGCGCGAGAGATCTCCTCGCCGACGACAGCCTGGTCCCGATTCACCATGCTCTGTTCCATCGCGGCGGATGAGTAGTTGGCCGATGCGATCAACGTCTGGCCGCCGATGCTCTTGCTCTTCATGCGGCGAGCGATCTCGCCTTCCGTGACGGCCCCAGCCCTTGTGGTAGGAGAGGACTTGGAGATGATCCGGAGGCTTCGGTTGTAATCCAGCACCTCCTCGTCTCCTGGGTACCAGAGCTGGCATTGCTTGTCAGACAGCACCCTTCGAACGATGACCTCCGTGCGGGGATCGGGAAGGAGCATCGCCGGGCCAGAGATCTTCTTGATCTGGCCCGTGTTCCGGATGAGGACGTACCGCGCTTCGCCGGCCGGGATGGCAGTGGCGAAGTTCTTGGCCTGCCCATCGTACTTGACGATGGAGTGCTCCTCGCGCGGGTAGTAGATGGCCGTGTCCTTGCCGGTGATGAAGAGCTCCTCGCCGGTCTTGTACTTCCTCTTCGCGTCTCCCTCGCCTTCCTCGTAGTCGGCGATCACCTTGACGTAGATGCCGGAGATCTCGTTGAGGTCGATGGCTCGGAACTTCTTGGTCAGCTTCCCCTTGTCGTCCGGCATTTCGAGGAACGTCTCGGTCGGCTTGGGGAAGACCACCTGCGGACCCTTCTCGAAGCGCTTCTTGCCGTTCTCGTCGACGAGGATGGCGTACTCCAGCCGCTCCAGAGTGAGAGCCTCCCTGACGTACTTGCCGTCAGCCTCGACGACCTCCACGCCGGTCGGCGGGATGTAGAAGGAGACTTGGGTCCCGGGGATGATGATCAGCTTCCCGATGGTGAGATCTTCCGGAGCCGAGGAAGGGGTGCTGGTTGCCACTTCCCCTCCCAGAGTCGCCGGCTTCACGACTCCGGTGGTCCACTTCTTCTTGGCCTGCTCTTCGTTGTAGATCCGAACCAGGAGGTACTGGTTCGAGCGAAGGTGGTGTCCCTGAACGACCTTGGCGAGCTGCTGAGGCCAGAGGGCGAAGGAGGTCGGTCCGGGGATGACGACCCTGCGCCCGAGGCTGAGCTCGGCAGAGAAGCGCTGCGTGTTCGGGACCGGGTGTTCCTCCTTCTCGTCGATGGACGGGTTGGAGAGGATGATGTAGTACCCCTCCTCTGCGCCAGGACATCCGCGCCGCGCTTCTTCGAGAGAATCGCACTGGCGGAACTGTCCGGTCCCTGCGTCGAAGATGATCGGAACCTCCTGGCCGGTGGGATTCACAACCGTCGGGCCCACGTACACCTTGATGCCGCCCTTCATGACATCCTGGGTGTAGACGTAGCTTCCCGGAGGGAGCGCAAGCTCCCTCGTCTCTCTGCTCTTCGGCTCCTGTGCCATCCTTGCTCCTTCGTTGCTGGTTGACTAACAGCAGAATTACCGCTCAGTTTCTTATGACCGGAAACTGTGAAGACTTCCGCGCAGTCGCTGAGGTCGTTTACCTATTCTTGCATGTGTGATTCTTGCAGTAACAGTTGGGAGGACAAGGACACGTCTGCGGCACCTCGTTCGCGTGTTCGCAGAAAACTGGGCTGAGAGTGTTTGGGGGCTCTGGGGGTACCGTATCCGTGCGCCGGGACATGTGCGGAAGGATATCAGGAGCTTCATCAGACTTGAACCTTCCCGTGGTCGTGGCCACCATGCCGCGGAAGAAGGCATCCGCCCCTTCCCCATTGATCTCGATGCTTTGCATCTTCCCCTTTGCATCGAGTTTGATGTGGACCGATCCATTCTTCTTCTTTTTGCCCATAGGTAGTCTCCAGTTAGGCTCTAAGTAGACTCAGACAGAAAGGCGCCTGCACAGGAGAGTGCAGGCGCCCAAGGTTCACCGTGTCGGCTGAAGCTACTGGCCGATCTTCGTCTTCTCAGCGACGTTCGAGATCTTGGAGTGCTCGGGCTTGAGCGTCCGCTTCTTCATCTTCCCGAGCGCTTCCTCCACGGACTTGGTGGCCTTGACGCACTCGCCCCCTTCGTATCCCTTGGCCTCGACTTTGGTGTTGCCGTTCCTGTCGATGGTGACTTCGATGGTCTTGTCTCCGAACATGATGTTCTCCTTCTAGAGTTCGACGATGCGCTTGGCCTTGAAGACGACTGTGGTACCGGAAGTGGCGAGGAACTTCGTTCCCGGCTTGACGTCAGAGACCTCCACGGTCTTCGTGTCTTTGACTGTGTACTCCTCCCCCAGAGGAATGCCCTTCGTCCACTTCTGGTAGACGTTGCCGGCTTCTTCTTCGAGGGCCTTGGTGTGCTTGCAGAAGCGGCCGATCTTGCTCTTCGCCGAGCCGAGGATCCAGCCAGGGCAGTTGCAGGAGAGGGTTCCGTCTTCATGAAGCATGGTCGTGTACTGAACCGGCTTCCCGCTCACCTGAGTCGAAGAAGATGCGAACGACCATTCCAGAACGGGCTTGGATTTGGGCCCGAGGTCCTTTCGCACCGTTTTCGCAACCAACACTTGGTCCTTCTTTTTCTTCGAGTATGTCTTTATCAAGTCCTCTGCCTCCTCCGGCGTGAGGCCGGTGATGGTGACTTCTACGGCCTCTGTTGCTTCTGCGGACTCTTCTGGAAACCATGCGACGGGAACCCATTTGAGGTCAGGAGCGATCACTGACTCGGCGAACGCGATCAACGTCGGGCTGTCCTGCTCCTCTTCCAAAAGACCTGCTAGAACACCAGGCGTCACGCTCTTGACGTTGTCTGGGAGAAACTCATTGAATAGAGAGCAAGCCTGTGCGAGGTTCAGTCCGTCTTTTCTACCTAGCTTGATCTCCCTCAGTAATTTCAGGACCTCCGGGACGGTGGTCAGGACTGCCGGCTCTTTAGAGTAGGCGACTAGGAGGTCGGCGGGGATTCCAAGAGCAGCGTATAGCTGCTTTTTTAGGAGCTCCAAATCTTCCTTGAACTTGGCCGTTTCCTCGGAAGAGAGCGGTTTTAGAGGAGGATGGCTCTCTTCGTATGGCGACTGTCCAGGAAGCCACGCAGGCGCCATGACGTACTTCAACGGTGTCACAGGAAGAGAACCGTAAAGCATCGCGTATGGATCGTATTTGACCTTATACGCAAGTGTTTCCGCTTCTATCTTGGAGAGGGTCGAGAAGTGCATGTCTTGCATCTTCTGCTGCGCCAGATCGATCTGTTGCTGAAAAACCTCGGCCTTCGTGTTTAGAAGGTCCGAGGCGCAGCCCCCGACATGCATTCGCAAAGTCTGCGCTGTCCGCACTGTGGCAATCCACACTTTCAGTTCGTAGATCTGATTGTGCAGTTTTGTGAGGGACTCTCCTGGCGGCTGTGGGATCGGGGCCGTGATCGGCGGCACTATGGAGAGGAAGACCTCTTGTGCTTTGGCGTGGTAGAAGGTCATTACCTCATCATCTGAGAGGTGCTGGACCAGGGGCAGCTTAGCCAGAGCCTTGATCTTCGTGGCCAGTGTTTTCTGCTCACTGGTCAACGAGCTTTCCCAGATCTTGGGCTTTATCGCCAAGTGAACGTATGTCGTTTTCTTCTTAAAGGAGAACTTGTAGATCGATGTGAGGAGCGGACCTCGTTCTGTAACGCCCTCTAGCTCTTTCTTGAAGACGATTTGAAGGTCTTTCCATACCTCTGTAATAGACTCAGGCGAGGAGGTTAGGAGTCCCTCTTCTATGTACGTGGAAAGACCGTTACACAGAACGACGACCTTGCTCGGGTACGACTCACTTTGGTAGATCTTGAACACTCGTTCGTTCATAGAGATTGGAGAGTGAGGGGTTTCGAAGGTCGAAGCGGAGGAGGCCGCAAAGAACTCTTGGTTCTTTTTGAGTAGCAGGGTGTTCTTCTGGAACTCTTTGACAGTTTTCTTGAGGAGGGAGAGGGCGTCTGCGTATGAGAGATCTTTTTCTTTCTTGAGGAGGGAGATGGCGCTGCCGGCCGGGGCGTCGAAATAAAGCATGAACGGCTCGGAGGGCACTGGGCTCCCTAGGGAGTCCGGCTCCCCCTCTTTCTTGGGAGTCGATACCATGCTCACCTTGTCGAGAAAGAGAGGGAGTCCGGGCTTTTGTTTCCCCACGAAAACCTCCTACTTCCAGTTTCGGAGCTTGAGCGTCGGCTCCTTGGCCTCAATCCTCACGGAGCCGTCACTGAGGGTCGTGCGTGTGAACTTGCTCCACCCTTCACTCTTGAGGACCTGTTCGGTGACGCGCAGCCCGTACTCTTGAGCCACGAGACCCTGCTTCTCCTTCGAGAAGTTGGCGCCCTTGTCGTGGTCGCTGATGTACGACTCGTACTTGCCCTCTTTCGTCCGTCGGAAACCGAGGTCGTTGGCCGCGCCCCCAACGTGCTTCCGACGGACGATGACCTCGCACGGAGGTGCGTAGTCCTGGCTCTTCTTGCCCACTTGGGAGCGGTCGTCCCCGTGCCAGCCGAAGAGGGGCGCTCCGTTCTCGTGAACCTCGACGTTCCCCTTGCCGAAGACCTTTTCCAGGGCAGCGACCAAGTTCTGCTCGTACTTCACGTCGAAATCGACTTCCATCGCGGCGTAGTGGCTCATGCGTTCTCCTGAAAGGACGGGTCAGCTCCTAGCGTCAGGAGCTGACCCATTGTATAGCGGATGTACGACACCTTACGATTCGACGACGCGGGTCCCCTTCTTGCCATCGTAGACATCGCCGAGGTTCGCCGGTCGGCAACGTCCCTCAGCCCACTTCTGGAGATCCTTGATCTCCCTCTCCATGAGCTTCTGAAGCGGCACCACATACGTCATGACTTCTTGCAGATCCATCATGTTGAGGTCTGCTCCGGCCTGGAAGGAGTCGAAGAGCGCGTCTCGGATGACGGCCTCGATCTCAGCGCCCGAGTAGCCTTCGGTCATCTCGGCAAGCTGCTTCACGTGGACCCGAGGAGGCTTCCCCTCGGCCCCTGAGAGCATGGCCTCTCTTCCGTAGCGCTTGATGTGGATGCGGAAGATCTCTTCGCGCTCTTCCCTGGAAGGGAGGTTGACGAAGAACATCTCATCGAAGCGGCCCTTCCGAAGAAGCTCGGGAGGGAGAACGGACACGTTGTTCGCAGTGGCGTAGATGAAGACCGGAGCGGTCTTCTCCTGCATCCAGGTGAGGAAGGTGCCAAGCACGCGAGCACCAACACCCGAGTCGAGCTGGCCGCCGCTGGAGCCTGCGAAGCCCTTCTCGATTTCATCCAACCAGCCGATGCAGGGAGAGACGGCTTCGAGGAAGCGGATGACCGCTCGGGCATTCGCCTCGGACTGGCCAACGATGCCGCCGAAGATGGAGCCCATGTCGACCCGGATGAGGGGTAGCCCGAACGCGGACGCGGTCACCTTAGCACCGAGCGACTTGCCCGTCCCAGGAGGCCCCAGCATGAGAACGCCCTTGGGGATGGGCAGTCCGAACTCCGCCGCCTTCTCGGGCTCCTGGAAGACCTTGGCGCGCTTCTGGAGCCAGTCCTTGAGGAGCTTCATGCCGCCGAGCTGTTCGAGGCCGATGCTGTGCTCGGGGTAGTAGGTGAGAAACCCACTCTTCTTCACCGTATCGCACTTCTCATCCTGCACGACCTTGGGGTCCCAGATGACGGGACCTTTCTTGCCGTTGTTGGGCCGGATGACCGAAAGGGCGATGGCATTCTCAGCTTCGGTGAGTGTGAGCCCCCGGGCGTTCTCGGCGAGCTGCTTGCGAGCTTCCGGGGTAGGCTCGGGGAAGTTCGTGGCGAAGGAGTCGACGATCGGGAACAACTCCTCCTTCGTCGGCAGCGGGACTTCGACGAGGGAGAACTCCTTCTCCAACTCAACCGGAAGCTTCAGGACGGGAGTGAGGACGATGATCTGTCGGCGCGTCCCCTTGAACAGCGGCAGGAGGTCGAGGAGCAGGGCCTGGATGGCGGGGGACTCCAGGAAGTGGTGGTAGTGTCGCAGCACTACGATCGCTCCCTGGGGAAGATCGTGGGCCTTCACCAGCGCTGTGTCAGGGCTTCCGGAGTCTGCGACCACCTTGGTGGTTATTTTTCCTTTCTTGGCTCCCGTCTTCTCCTCTTCCTTGAGGGTGAGTCCTTTCTCAAGCGTCCAGATGTAGACCTTGCGCTCCACCTTCTCCGGTCCCGAGGAGGTGGAATTCATCTTGTCTGCTGCCGCTTCGATACAAGCAGTAGCTCTGGCATCCTCCGGAGTCAGCATGTACAGGGCTGGATAGCCCGCCTTGACCTTCTCGATCAGAGTCCGAACCACATCCATGTCAGTTCTCCTTTGGTAGCAGTTCCCAGAAGTGAGCGACCTCTTCCCTCAACGCCTCTTCTCTGGTTGGGAAGAAAGCGGGAAGCCCTCCTCCGTTGTGGGTGACCTCGATGCTCCCATCTGCTGGAGAGCGTTGGAGGAAGCGGTAGAGCGGCTGCGCGGCAGACCGAACAGTCCAACCTGTGTACCGCTGCCCTGTGGAGGGGATGAGGTAGTCTTCCCATTCCACGTTGGAGGCTCGGCCCACTTTGAGCTCTCCTAGAGTCTTCAACGTCAGGGCCAGTACGTCGTCGTAGACGTAGGTCACTTTCCCTGTCGGAGAGATCTGGATCTGTTTCACGCAGCCTCCTGATTGGCCTTCAGCGCGGCCAGTTTCTTGAGATGGGATGGTTTCCAGATGAGAGGATCTTCCCATCCCGTGTAGTGCCCCTTGTACCCGACCTCGTAGATGTAGACGGCGTACTCGGAGTGGTCTTGGTTCTTGGAGTTGGGGTTGAACTTTGGCCTTCCCGCGATGTCCCTCTTGATGAGCAAGGAGCTACGTTCCTTGAAGCGCAACGCTCGTCCGATTCCCCCCAGGAACCCCTGTCGTAGAAGGAGTGCGATGTGGCATCCCGGCCGCGCGTTCTGAGAGATCACCTCGACGAACCTCTGGGGCAGCTCGTTGCTGTAGGGAGGGTTCCCCAACACCAACGTCTCTTCGCGCAACCATTCTTGTTTCAGGATTGGGGCGTATGCCAGGAAGTCGCTGCAAAAGTACTGCGCGGCCAGACTCTCAACTGGCGCCCTATACTTCTCGAAGATGTCGATCCCCATGTGGTAGGCATTCGTCCAGAGCTGCTTCGATGGTCGAATGAAGTTCCCCTCCCCACAGGCGGGTTCGATGAGGATCTTCTTCTGTGGAAACAGCTCGAAAAGGAACTTGGTGATTTCGTCCGCGAGCGGTTGCGGAGTCGGGTAGTCGTCCTGCGGAACAGCTCCCATGTCGTTCTCCTACCCGATTGTGTCGAAGAGCTTGCGCTCCTCTGGAACCGTCTCTCCCCAAAGATCAGCGACCATCATCGCCAAGTTCGCGATGTCGACCGCCGCGTTGGTCACGGAGATGGGGTCCTTGGTGAGCACAGCGGTGTTCAGCTTCTCCAGCTTGCTCTTGATCCAGTGGACGAGGTCCTGCCTCTCGGCCGGGATGAGGCCAAGGCTCTCATCCCCTCTCCACCCAGACTCTCCTCTGGAGGAGTCGTGGTGACGAAGCTTCTGCTCCATCAGCATCGCGAACCACATGAGGGCCGGACGGAGTTCCGGCCCCCACTGCTCCATCGGAAGAGGCTTGCTCTTCCACTCCTCGATGGCCGCCAACATCCTCTTCTTGGCCTCGCTGTCGAGCTGGATGGTCAAAGGGTGGTAGAGCGCGTCCGGTCTCTCTCCCTTGCGACGCTCGCACTCGTTGACGAACTCAGCGGCTTCTTCGTCCGTGTCGAAGTGGTGGACATCTGGGAGGTGGAAGAAGACGTTGCTGGGGTTGTCCTCCTCCCAAGCTCCGACGACCACCACGATCTTGCTGATCGGGAGAGCGATTCCGAACTCCGTGAAGGAGCCGGCGCATCGAGGATGGTTGAGGAAAACCAAGACATCGCAGGTCACGACGCCGTTGTAGTCCTCAACTGCGCGAGCCTGTAGGTACTGGCGCAAGGCGGCCCCCGTCAGATCGGTAGCCACCTTCTCCGTCCAGTCCTCGGTGACGACGTGCCCCATGCTCGTGAGAAGGGCGATGAGCTTCTTCACTGCTACCAGGTTCTCGACCTTCGAGGCCACGTAGAACTTCATCGGAGTTTCCTTTGCTGCTCCAGGAACTCGAACACCTTCTTGTTCCAGCGAGCATCGTTGAGAGCGTTGTGTTCGACCTGATCTTGTTCGGGGAATGCCCTCCTCGGGATCCCGATATGCTTGGCGTACTGCATCAAGTCCATGCAGTACATCGGGTATCCCTCTGGTAGGTCCATCATCGTGCCGAAAAGCTGGCAGAAGAGGACCCAGTCGTAGTCGGCGAAGTAGGCCCAAAACTCCGGCGCGTCCCAGAGACCCGACGGGAGACCGCCGTTTTTGTCATAACCTGGCTTCGGGGGAATGAATTTCTTGATCTCTTCTGCCATCTCAGCAGGAGTTCTCAGTACCGGCCCGATCCGTTCCAGCCAGGGAAAGACGTTCTTCTTCACCCAGTCGTTGGCCTTGGTGAAATCAGCCTCGCTGTTCTCGAAGTAGATCTCCGAACCGTTCTCGGCCACGATGCCAAGGCTGAGGAGTTGGAGCGGTTCTCGTCGCCCGTTCTCGATGAATTCTGTATCCAAGAAGTATTTCACGCCGTCAGACCTCCACAATCCTCTTATGCCCGGAAGGACCATCCATCTGTACGAGAGAGGGCTCCTTCGGGCCTTTTAGGTTCTTCTGCAACTCTGCGATCGGAGTGCCGAAGAGTTGAAGGTTCATCTTCACCCAGACCTTCTCTCCTCTGTGTAGATGAACTTCTCTGGACAGCTCGAAGAGGAACTGGTCCACGTTCGGCTCTACTAGAAGTCGGATGAGCGCCGGATCTACATCCCAAGCCTCTGTGGCCTGGAATACGACAGGACTATCCCAGGCACCGAGACTCTGTCGGTCGTACCCTCTCCCTTTGAGCTCCACTCCCTTCTTTGTGTGGAGAGACACCAGCACGTCCGTCGGGTCGTAGCGCAGGATTCGGGAGTCGGAGAGGTTGAAGGTCAGCCGCAACTTCTTAGCGAAGGGGTGTGGCTTGAACTCCTTGCAAGCACAATACAGATGCTCGCACTGCTTCCCCTTCTTGTGTCCTAATGACCAATCTCCTCCTGAATACGGATGTCCGCAGTCGTCACATACGTCCCACGTGTTGTCAGCTTCGTCGAACTTCTGACAGGCACATGCGCCGTGGTATTCCGAGAACTTGCAACTCCACTCGTAGGGGCCGCCTTCCCGTGGTTGGTGCCAGTGGGAGCCGTGCCCGCAAACACACCAATCACTCATGGCTAGAGCTCCACGATTCGTTTCGTTCCAGGCTTAACGACGGTCTTCTCCTTCTGCGCTTCTTCTTTGAGGAGGTCGTCCACGATGGTTGACTTCTCCCCCACAAGCTTCTGGTAGAAGTCTCCGACCTCCATTCCGGGCGGTGGGAGTTGGACGTAGTGGATCGGTTTCCCTTTCGCATGCGCCATCTCAACGCAGGAAGCGGTACCTCCCTTAGTACCGTTCCAGACGGCGACCACCTGCTGACAAGAGTCGACCATCCACTCGTTGCGCTTCTTCATCTTCCAAGGCGCAAAGCCTTCTTCACAGATGACGTATTTGGCGAAGGCTTTGGAGAGGAGCAGGTGGTACTTGATCTGAGATTTCGGAGGCCAGATCTTCTCCTGCCCGATGAATGGAATGGCCGCCACGAAGGGGATGCCCATGTTGAGACAGACTTCAGCGGCCCACTGGTCGACGCCCAAAGCCATGCCGCTGATGACGTAAGCTGGCTTGAGCTTCTCGAAGGCGTCGACCAGTCCCTTGATGACGAGGTCGTAGAGAGGGTTCGGGGTGTTGTATCCGCCGAGCTTGTCAGGACGGTGCCCTGTGACGGCCACGACGAACGCCGATTTGGCCTCGGTGGTCATACTGCCCTTTCGTGTAGAGACTCTGTTACGCCTGTTCCCCGACGGCCCACGCCGCTGCTGGGATCATCATGCCGTTTTGTACCGTCGCGAAGGGGACTCCGGCGACGAACAGCATATCGAAGCTCTCTGTGTAGTAGGTCCACACGAACGGCACTTTTGAGACGGCGAACGGAATGTCGCTCGGAGACATACTCTTCCTGCCGACGAAGGGAGCCCCGGCGCTTCGTGGGAAGAACTTCGTGAAGTGCCCGTCAATCGTCACACTACCCGACCCGGAGTATTCCTTGTAGAAGCTCTGCCACCACTCGGTATCGACATCTCCCGTAGAGGCGCGCACGAACTGCTCCAGCACCGGTAGAAGGTCCTCCACCCATTCCTGAAGCCCGTACTCGCCGAGATTACGAGTACGAACCAGAACGTCCATCCAGTCCTGCGTAGTGCCGAAGAGTGTGATCTCTGGGATGCCGCAGCAGGTCATGATTTCGTACTTGAAATACTTCTGCATGGCGTCCATGAGCACCACCTCAGACGCCGCCTTCTCGACCGGACCTGTGGTGGAGAAGTTGCAGACTACGAGGTCCCGAGCTTTTCCGATGTTCTCGGCGATCTGGTCGGAGAACTCGGAGAAGACGCCTTGCCAGTCGTTCTCAGCGCTCCCCTTCACGAAGTTGTCTCGACGAACCGTTAGCAGCTTCTGGCCGTCGAAGTCTACGAAGCGCTTTCGAAGCTCTTCCGCATTCTTCACCACGTGCTCTGCGAAAGTGCGGCTGATGGTGAGCCAGACATGGTCCGGTGTGAGGCCCAGAGGAATGTGCCAGTTGAAGGCCATGTCTATCGCTGACCAGAACCCGTTCAGCCCTTCTGGCAAGACCTTGGCGGGCCCACCCACCGCCTCGAAGCGCATACCGAGCTTCTTGGAGAAGTGACTGAACGCTTGGTCGAGGTCCGACACGTATTTCGAAGGAGAGAAGGGACCTTCCCGCTTCACATCGCTGACCTTGAATGTCGTCGTCATGGGTCTATCCTCTCAGAGTTTGGGGTTGATACATTCGTCAGGTTTCTTGTCTGTACGAGGGGAGTCGAGGCGTGGGTGGTCCAGAGCGTTCGTCTTGTCGCCGTCAGACTGGTAACGTCTTTCGGTGTACTTGATTTTCCAGACCTGGGGAAACTGTGAAGGGTGGGCGTTGGTCTTCATCTCCTCTGTCAACCCGGAGCCACAGTTGGCGATGTAGATGAGCTCGCCTTTGGAGTTGTACTGGTACAAGCACGCCGACTCCATCCCCTTGCCGCCGTACCGGCCCTTGGTCGAATACTCGCCGTACCCCTTCTCAGGGTCCCAGAAGACGACGAAGTCGTCCTCGTACTCCGGCTTCACCTTGGCGGCCACCTTGCCTGGCCTGTCGGGTTTGCCTTTGAAGTTCATCCCGCGATCGCCGAGAGGGGCGTCGGGGTCCACCATTACGAACCCTTCCCAACCCCACTGCTCTGCCAGCTTGCGGAAGTGGGCAGGGGTTTCGAAGCCTTCGTACTGCCCGGGTTTGACGATCTGGGGATGGATGATCGGAAACTTGTTTGCGAACTTGCTCGTGATGAGTTCGTACTGAGCACCTAGCGGGACGTCTGATACGAAGTTCTGACCGTCCCAGAACGCGACTCCCCACATGTAGAACCAAGCCCAACCGTTCTTTGCTTGATCCTCCAGCGCCCGGGGAGTGAGGGACTTGGTGTAGCTCTCGATGGTGTGGAGGTTGTCGCGGTTGTTCTTGTCGAAGGCGATGAGCTCTCCGAGGATGAGGCTTCTTGGAGGCATCTCCATCGCCTGGATGAGGTGAGGGAATCGGTCGTTCCAGGTGTAGTTCGTCCCGACTTCATCGTCTTGCTGTCGGAGCATCTTCCTGGACGTCAGGAAGACCTGTCCCTTCGAGTTGCTCCAGGCGCAAAACATGAGGCCGTTCATCTTGCGAACGTAGATGACCTTCTTCGCCTCAGCCTTCTTGAGAATGCCAGCGCCAGGAGAGTTGTCCGGTTTCCAGAAGCATAGGTTCAGAGGCGGATTGTCGAAGTCTACCTCAGCAACGTGCTGGTCGAGGAAGTTCCCTTGGGCGTCGATCTCTCGATACCCCTCCCAGTGCTTCTTCCGACACTTCTCCCGACCCAGGTAGAGGGCATAGTCCTCGGGACTCACCTCGTTCTTCTTCCCGATGTTGACGCCATTCGCGATCTCATTCGCGACCTGCATCGCGCCACCGAGTTGGCCCCAGACCGTGGTGATATTTCTCCCCTCCACCTGGACGCTCCAGACGCGAGGAGACGAGCTACGGGTCTGGATCTGTCGGAACTCGCGGGAAGGAATCCCTTTCCAGCCCGCGTTTCTCTCATCAAAGGTCATGAAGTCCTCGAAGCTGTAAACGGGTTGCTTGACAAACTCTTATGCCACAGCCGCGCATTCTCTTGACCATCGTTCTCGCACGTGAGAAAACCTGAGTCCATGAAGGGAGTTGTCCTGACACTGGCCGAGGAGTTCAAGAACCTCTCTCAAGAAGAGCTCACTGAGCTTTTCAAGAAGGAGGCCGAAGACTTCTCGAATTGGATGGCGCGGCTACCAGACTGGAAGTACCAGGGGCCGCTCACGAAACCCGAGACGGTGCTTCTCACCACCTACTTGATGCAGAAGTACGCCGGGAAGATCGACGGAGGGGCCTGATGGCTCGCGAGAAGGTAGTGAAGGTCCGCTGTGACCGGTGTAAGAGGACGGAGCTTGTGCCGGCGGCGTCAGAGAAAGTGGGAGCGGACTTCGAGGCTAGCTTCCAGGGTCAGCGTCTGGTATACGAGGACCTCTGTGGGAGATGCAGAGACGCGGTCAAGAACATCTGGGCGGAACTGAAGGAGTGGGATCGCGAGGTGAAGTACACCTTGATCAAGAACGCTCCCGCCAACTCTCAGGAAGCAGCCCCTCTTCAACCCGCACCGAACTACAGCCCTCCGCAGCCTCATGCTGCGGCGGCAGTCAAGCGGTAGAGCCCCAGGCCCCTCGTCCCCGGCCAAGAGGGCTTAACGAGAGAGCGCCAGTTGCAGGCTGGCGCTCTCTTACTATCTGCACTCCGCTGGTCGCTTACTCTTCATCGTTTAGGAGATGGCTCCCGATGATGATGCGCCAGTGCTCCCATGCGAAACGAGTGATGCCGATCGTGATGAGCAGGTTCGTCGTCAAGACGAAGCCGAGCTCTCCGAACCACCAGACTCTCCCGTAGTGGATCGAAGAAGACAGCCCTGCGAGAACTCCGAACAGCAGAGCCGCATTCGCCCATACGTAAAATCTCCAGAAACGAACTCGGATGAGTTCGTACAGGAACACCCAGAAGCTCATGATGTCTGTCCTCTCTTAGTATTACGCTGCTGCTCTCTGGTGTACTCCAGCTCGCTAATGCGCTCCCTCAAGCGCCAGTACTCTTCATACCACTGCGGATCAGAGCGTAGCAGCGTTCCTTCACATACGTGGACAGTACAAAGGGGGCGGGTATGGGGAGGTGCCAAGCACCCAGAGTCTCCCATGAGGGGAAGCTGCGGGTGAGACGTAGGCACCAACATCTCACCCCACGTCTTTGCTACCTCCATCGCCATACCGCAGTACTCCGGAGAACAGCAGGAAAGGGTAGGATGGCAATCGTTTGCGCAACGAGGTTTGGTGAGATCCGCCATTTCGCGGTAGAGCTGCTTGAGTTCTTCACTCATTGTTGCGCCATGCTTGTGGGAGAAAGCCTCCACGGGTGATCCATTCATCCAGAGCGGCGACCAACGAAGCGAGACGCTCTACGTCATCTTCGTCGACAGGCAGCTCCCGAGCCCTGCACCGCATGATGCGATCGGCGAGGATGCGCTGCTCTCTCAGGTTCTCGTTCGGATCCATCGGATCTCTCCTGGGTTAAAGAGAAAGGGCCCGAGGAGTTTCTCTCGGGCCCTTCTTGAAGCCGAATAGCAGTGACGAAGCGCTCCCGGCAGGACTCGAACCTGCGACATTTGGCTTAGAAGGCCAACGTTCTATCCAACTGAACTACGGGAGCGTCTGGCTTTACTTGATATGCACGCCGTCTGCTTTGACACAGGCATTCTCTAGCTCTTTGGCCAGAGGTAGAGCCGCCTCCAGTACCGCATACAGATCCGGACGCGCGTGTGGATCATCCTTGCGTTGTGGGTGCGTCAGGGACATTACGGAGAGACCAGACACTGTCTCTGTCGAGCCATCTGAGAAGTCGACTCGGTAGATGGCTCGGCAAGCAGCAGAGTGAGCTGGCCCGGTGAAGAGGTGGAGCCCTATCACTAGCCTACCGATTTCTCTCTTCTTGGTCTTCTTCATGTCGTCTCCTGAATGGCGGAGCACCCCGGGATCGAACCGGCACCCCTTGCGGAGTGACTCGTTTAGCAGGCGAGTGTCGGGGCCCTCCCGACCGTGTGCTCCTAGAAAGTGCTCTTGGGATCGAAACGGATCCAGACGGATGGGACGCCGGCGTCTTTGAGACGTCGCAGCATCTCGGCACCCCTCTCGTTGTAAGAGTGGATGATCACGTACCTGGGACGCTTGTAGGGATCCATGGCCACGATGTGGTCGACGACGTCCATCCCAGTGCCGACGAGCTTCTTCGTCTTGTAGGCGTCTTCCTGCGCTCCGCAGGTGCATGCGTAGACGTGCCCTTGAGAAACGAGGCAGGTGGGAGAGTGCTGCGCGCTCTCGTAAAGGCCCTCGGAGAGCTCCAAGTAATGCTCCTCGGCGAGGTCGTGGTCTAGCTGGGCTCGGTCAAAACGCGGCTGGTTGTCGAGCACGTCCTTCGCCTCTTTTGCCGTGAAGACGTACACGGTGTCCTGGCCGATGTGGGTTTTCGCGTAGGCTTCGTGGCGAATCTTCATGTCGTCGAGGAAGAGCACTCGCATGGCGTTTCCGTTCTTGGAAGCTGCTCCAGCCAATCGTCGAAGTCGTTCTGGAGCTTGTCGAGGTTGAACCAGTACTGGTCTGTCAGCATGAGAGCGTTGAAATAGCTTGAGTCAAACGACTTCATCACTCCCTTGGAGTTGGCGAACTCTTTCCACTTCGATGAGATCCAGAGCCCGTATTCCCAGTCTGGGGCGGTCGGCATCAGGCGTCGGAAGGACTTCCAACGTCGAGTCTTTTGACCCTCTTCCATCGTCGTCTCCTACGCGGTGTGGCCCCCAGGGTTCGCGTTGAACGAACCTGCTCGTTGCGCGTCGAGCATCCGACCACCAGGCCTGGGGAGGTTGGCGGAGCCATGAGGGATCGAACCTCCACCGCTTGCGCGATGACCAGCGTTCCAAGCTGGTGCCGGGACCCTCCCGGTCTGCTGGCTCCAAACGGAAAGCTAGGGAGTCGAACCCTCACAGCCGAAGCCATGCCCGGTTTTCGAGACCGGTGTCGGACCACTCCGACTACGCTTTCCATGAAAGTGCCTCAGATCACAGGCTGAGGCGCCCTGCTTCATCCCTGATTCCAAACACGGCGGGCTGGTTACCGCATCAGGGACGAATGTGGCGGAGAGAGGAGGGCCCGATCCCCAAGCCCCGGAGGGCTCCATCCCGCTTCAAACGGGCGGCTCGCCCATGCGAGCTTCACTCTCCATACGTCGTACTGGTCTGCCGTGGCCCTTGTTTAGAGCCCTATATGTTGGTGTCAGGGAGTGGCAGTTCGGGCAGAGCAAGAGGAGATTCTCTTCCTTGTTGTTCTGCCAATTCCCATCGATGTGTTCGACCTCCAACGGGATCTTCCCTGTGTGCGGGTTAGTCTCTCCCCATCCACATTTGCAGCACTTGCTGTTGTACTTCTCGAAGAGGTAGCGGCGGATGTGGCCGGAGATCTGGTTACACCCTTTGCTGCCGTCTACCTCTCCAGCTTTCCAGCTACGAATGTACTTTTCGTAGATGTCTTGCTGCTGCTTGGTGCTTCCGATGGATCTTGAGCAGACATCGCTACAGTACTGACGAGGGTACTTTCCGATAGCAAGGAAAGAAATCCCACAGTTTCCACACAGCCTCTGTATTACCTTCATCATGGCGATGCCGGCTGCCCAGCCGGTTCACTCTCCAAGACTCTACGAATCATCCTCTCCAGCATCTTCTCGTCCAGCTCCAACGTATCGAGGACTAGAGGGCACGCCTTGTGCCCGCAGGAGCACTGAATGGTGCTGAAGAGAGGGCTGGTCCTACCACACTGACAGCAGGTCAGAGTGGCAACCTTGTTGATGTATCGAGTACACATGGCTCAACCTCCAACTTTCTACGAACCACACGCTCGACGATGGTGGGGTCGAGGTTCTTGTAGCGCATGCACTGGCTTACGACGACAGAGACAGTACGCTTGCGCACCTTGGTGAGGATCTCATCGACGACTTGGCCGATGAGATCCTCGCTTTGGATGTTGAAGAGCCGTCTACGTACCATGATCTCTTCGATGTCATTCTTGGGCGGGCCGAACTCTTTGGCTAGCCGGTCGATCTCAGCATCGATGAGTTCTTGAATCATCCCTGCTCCAGCTCATCCTGCCAGTAGTGGTATGAGGCGAGCCACTGCTTCCAGGCGTCTGGGATGTTCCTGTCCACCGTGAACGTGAGGCGGAACGTGTTCGGCAGCTTCTTCGGTCTCACCGGAACCGAGAGCAGATGCATCTTGGCCTGCTGCGGAGTCCGCCCGCCCTTCCTCTGGTTACACGGAGTGCATGCGATGACCACGTTCTCCCACGTCGTTTGGCCACCCTGAGAGCGTGGAGTGACGTGGTCGTAGGTGGCCTCGGGACGAGGAACCCTCTTGTTGCAGTACTGACAGCGTCCACTGTCTCGGGCGTACACGTTCTCACGAGAGAACTTGATGGCCCTCTTCCTGCTGTGGACTGCTCGAAGAAATCGGATGACGGCGGGGATCTTGATCTCCAAGGTCACCGAACGAACAGAGCGGTTCTCGTACTCCTCAACGACCTCCACCTTGCCCTCGAAGAGCAAGGTGATGGCCCGTTGCCACGGAACATGGGCGACGGGCTCGTAAGCGTGCGATAGGACCAGTGTGTCCATGGGCGCGACGCCCTCCTTTCTTGGCTACGGTTGTACTACGAATGGTACCCGAGGAGAGATTCGAACTCTCAAGAGACACTGGGTTTGAGCCAGCCGCGTCTACCAGTTCCGCTACTCGGGCGTGTGTGGGTCGGCGCAGTCGTAGTGAACCTCGACTGCCACCGCAGTGTACGGCTTCTTCTCTCGTGCCTTCTGCTGCTCTTCTGGATCATCCCCAGGTCCGAGGGGGATCAGTGCTGTGTAGTCCCCAACCTTGAAAGGCACCTTGCAGGCCGGGCACGGTTCCCCGATCGAGGGATGTCCTGCTGCCTTGGGTCCGAACTTGCGTAGCATAGGCGTCTCTCGTTTCATGAACTGCGCCATGATCTCGGCCGTGGCGTTGTTGGCCAACCCCTCCGCTACCAGCTCTCGTTCCGTCATCTTCTTCGGAGTCGGCTTCTGAGGGACGCGAGATCCACCGGTCTTCTTCGGGCTGTTCTTCGTGACCTTCTTCCACTTCGCACGACTGCGAACCTGGGTGCGGCTCTCCCTCACGGTATCCTTCCACCTCTTGGTACGAGTGCTGTTCCGAGATTTGTTGGATCGGCTCATGGTTGTCTCCAGAGAAGATGTGGCCACAGAGGGAATCGAACCCTCACGCCTTTCGGCACTGGATCCTAAGTCCAGCGCGTCTACCAGTTCCGCCACGCGGCCAAAGTACTCGGGGAGGGATTCGAACCCTCACGATCTTTCGACCACTGGCACCTCAAGCCAGCGCGGCTACCATTACGCCACCCGAGCAAACTTCTACAGCCCTTCGATAGCGAGCTTCACGAACTCCGGAGTCGCGTGTTCCCAGTAACCAACCACTTCCAACCACTCCGGAAGGCACTCTGCCGCGACTTCGCCGTCTGGTTCTTGGACGCGAAGAGAAGGAGGTCCCATCTCGTTCTCGATGTAGGAGATGACCACTCCTTCTTTGCCTGGAGATGGAGTGCGAAGAGGACGCAGAGCTCGTACTCGACAGGAGGGAGGAAACTTGACCATGAGCTCACGGATAGCTTTCGGTCTAGCCCTGATCCAATCGATGCCTTCTTGTATCTCTTTTTCAGTCATAGCTTCTCCAAAAGAAGGATCCCTACTCACGACTTTTCGTGCGATGCCGAAACATCGACTACTCCGAAGTTTTCGGGACCCATGGTCCAGGAGAGATTCGAACTCTCACGGTGTTACCCACACGGTCCTGAGCCGTGCGCGTCTACCATTCCGCCACTGGACCTGTGCTCCTAAGCTTTGTAGAGGTGAGCATGGCCTCGACTCATGTCGAACTGGTTGTCGTTTCGGTCCATACGTTCCTGCCCAGCCTGCCCCCAGATGTCCCCCTCATCGTCGGAGATCCTCCCCCCCTTGTTCGAGAGGACCTTCCTGGTCTCATACTCAAAGCGGACATCCGTTGGATCATCGTCCTTTGCATAGTAGACGGTGAATACGTCTCCAGGCTTCAGGTCGAAGAATTCCTGGAGAGGTAGCTTCTCCCTCTCTCGTCTCGCCACGCTTCCTCCGTAAGTTTCTTCATCGAGGTGTGCTATTACGCCAAAGGATTCCTTCCGAACGCTTCTGAGACGTTCTTCGTGCCGAGTCTCTGACTTATCGGACTCCCCAATGGAGCCGACCCAGCCTCGTTCCCGACGGGCCCGTCAGGTCTTGAGGATCAGAGAAGCCGAGCCTTGCGCCAGAGGGCGCTCTCGGACACTTGAAAGAAATCGGGTCTAGCCCGACTTGCCCCGGTGCTCCCAGGATTCGTGTTTCGGTTGCCAGTGTCACAGCATTAGCGGTTCACGGGTTCCCAGTCTCTATGAGCCTTGATCCTGCCCGTCCGTCCCTGACTGGCCTTCTCCCCTTGCGACATTCTACAGGGTGCTTCGCAAGTAGCTTTCTCCCCAACGACTTCCTGCCTTTGTCCACTCTTTGAATGATGGCTGCTTTTAGGCCAACATCCCGCGATGAAGAGTCCGCGCCCAAGGAATCGAACCTTGCGACGCTTTCAGTCCGAGGACTGGGAATCGAACCCAGCGAGAGGCTGTGTGTGGGACAGCCGGGGTCACCAGCTCCACTCTCCTCGGGTAGTGAGCTCGGGATTTGAACCCGAATGATCTCGCTTATGGGGCGAGTGCCTTACCAATCGGCCAGCTCACTGTGTCACAGCTCCACGATCCGCTTGGTTTCTTCCTTCACAGGTAAGGGCGAGACCCCTCCCATGAGAGCGGTGATCTTGTCCGACAGAGTTCTGATGTCGGGGAGGCAGACGTCTTCGCTCTCCTTCGCCGCCATGTAGCCTTTCATGACTACGTACCCAAGAGCTACCAACTCTCCTGCTGTTAGATCCAGCTCCACTTTGTAGTCGGCCATGTACTTCTCCAAAAGTTGCGGGGGTGAGATTTGAACTCACGATGAGGCTTGCGCCTTTCGGGTTATGAGCCCGATGTCCTCGACCGCTAGACGACCCCGCGTCAACCATCATACCATCGGAATACGTCGAGAAATCTTCTTCAGCTCCTCGATCGTACAGTTGATACCTCTACGCTTGTACACCTTGTCGAAGAGATCTTCCTCGGCTCCCTCGGTGCGCTTGAGAGCTCTCCACTCATCTTCTGTAGCCTCGACGACCTTGCTGAGATTCTCATCTCCGTCTGTCATGGCCTTGAAGTAGACGAGAACTTTCTTTGGCATCTGAGTCTCCATATCAACTTGTGGGAGGGACCCTTGTGGCTTAGTCGGCAGGTCCTCCTCCAGTGTGCCCGCCTTAGTCCACAGGCACCGTGCTTGACGCTCTCGGCTGGATTCGAACCAGCAGTCTGCGGTTTAGGAAACCGCTGCCTTGTCCATTGGGCCACGAGAGCAAGTACCCCTGGCAGGACTTGAACCTGCGGCCTCTGGTTTCGGAAACCAGCGCTCTCATCCACTGAGCTACAGGGGTATGATTGGACTCCCCGGAGAGATTCGAACTCTCAGCCTCTTGATCCGTAGTCAAGTGCTCTGATCCGTTGAGCTACGGGGAGATGGCTCATTCAGCTTTTCTCGGAAGGCTCTCCACTCGTCCGGGTGTTCCCGAAAACGCTGGAGGTCCTTTGTGATGTCGATCCCGTGATGAACACTCGCGGCCTCAAGGAGCCTGAGCTGCTCTTCTTCCCACCATTCGAGCGGTCTTTCGGCCACAGTGCCCTCAGTCGCGAACAGGGAGACCTGCAAGGAAGCGTTCCACGTCCCTCTGGTAGATGACGGTGCCGTGGGCGACTCCATCACAAACCACTTGATACCTCTTCTCCGCGTGGTTGTACTCCTTGCCGTCACAGAGCATCACGGTCTGGTTCCGCATCCAGTCCCAGAACTCCTCCGTTCGGAGCCCCATGATTCCCACGATCTGCTTCTTCGTGAAGCCGCAGCTACACTCTGGTTTCGGAAGCAACATCCTCATCTCCTCTCAGAGCCTCCACTGGGAATCGAACCCAGACCTCATCCTTACCAAGGATGTGCTCTACCTTCGAGCTGTGGAGGCAGTGGTGGACCCAGCCGGACTTGAACCGGCAACCGTCGCCTTGCAAAGGCGCTGCTCTACCGTTGGAGCTATAGGCCCGTCCTACGTCACTTCTTCTTGCGCCTCTTCCTCTTGTGCCGTTCTTGAAACATGGCTAGGGAAGGGTCGACTTTAGTGAACATGTCATGCTTGCAGATGGCCAAGCAGAGCTGGTCTCCTTCGCGATCTTCGTTCTTGAGGTAGTCCATGAGGTAGAACCAGATCTTCCTCCTTCGCCCCCACTCTCGGTTCGAGTATTTGGCGCTCTTATCCGTCTGGTTCTGATAGTGGTACTCCTCCAGTCTCGGATCCTTCCGCATGAACGAAAGTACATTGTTGAATAGGCCGGATCCGGGGAATGGGATGATGTACCAGTGGCGCTTGTACTTTCTGAAGGAGATCGAGACGTCGAGGTCAAATTTATCCCTACGGGGAGAGATAGAGGCCTGCTTGTACTTCTCTCGCACCCAGCAAGCGCAGTCTACCGCTCCGACAGGCCTGTCAGGGATTTCACGACCTTGTGAATAAGCCTTGAGGATCTCCTCCCTCATCTTCTTGTTCGTCTCTGCGTCTTGCAACAGGGACGTATACACCGTGCGAAGGATCCTCCCGGCTCGTCTCTGAGCCTTGATCCGAACGTCGTGAACGAACTCCCAGAGATCTACTCCAGGCTTCAGCCTATAGGCTTCGTAGAGTTTGAAGCTCATGTTGTCTCCTTGTAGATGGACCCTACCGGGGTTGAACCGGTACCTCTGCCTTGCCGAGGCAGCATCCAGACCGCTAGACGAAGAGCCCACTGCTTCTAGTACAGATCAGACCACTTCACCTTTCGCGTCTTCAAGTACTGATCCGCGTAGCGGATGAGAGTGTCCTCGTCGTAGAAGCCGGTAGGGTAAAGATCCGCCAGCTTCTCCACGGTGACCTTCTGGCCTTCGTAGGCGTTGAGGCAATCGATCAGAAGAGCGACCACAGAGCCCGGTCGATCCGTCAGAGCGAGCACCGCCATCTTCGCCGGTCCAGAAAAACTGATCGGCAGGTTGTGGACCTCGATACGCTTGTTGAGGACCTGGACGAGGAACGCTTCCTCGGCTTCTGGCACATCTTCCTCGGCTACGGCCTCAGCCATAGACGCCACGACGAAAGTGTCCGTCTGCGTCCTGCTCATCCTCTGGTAGGTAGGAGCCAACCCAACCGCCCATGCTCTCTCATCCATGTTCGTCTCCTGATGCTTTGGGGAAATGGGTTCGCAGCGTGTCACCGTCGCAAGGCGATGACCCTCCATTCCCGGAGAGGCGGGTTATCGGCCCGCGTCACGGTTCAAAGAGGTGCTGCGAGTGCCCGAGGAAGGAATCGAACCTTCGACTTCTGCCATGTCAAGACAGCGTTCTGCCACTGAACTACTCGGGCGAAACACGGGACTACGTTCACTCTATCCCGCTTGCCTCTCTCCCTGAACGCTATGCCAGGTATGATCCTGGCGACCTAGAGAGGAATGGACCGACTGGGAATCGAACCCAGATCTGCGCCGTGCGAAAGCGCCGTTCTACCATTGTCACTATCAGCCCAGTGCCGCCTCTCGGGATCGAACCGAATTCTCCCGCTCTTCAGGCGGGCGCTCTGACCCTCAGAGCTAAAGCGGCGAAACAGCGTCTCTTCGGAGAGACGCTGTCGAGACCTGTACTACGACTTCTTCTGCGCTCCGTTGTTCGCGCCGGAGTTGACGATGTTGCGCATCTCGGCGAGAGCCTGCGTACCAGAGGCGGCGTTGAGGGCGTCGGAGGCGATCTTGGCGACCTTCTCCTGGGCCGAGTTGAGCTGCTGGGAAAGGTTGGCGATGGTGTCGTGAGCGTTCGCGAGCTGCGTCTTCAGGTTCTCCACCTGAGCGCCGAGGATGGTCTCCTTCGCGGAGAAGTCCTTGGTGAGGATCTCGACCTGGTGCTTGTGCTCGCGCGAGATGGAGTTCGAGACGATGGCGACCTCCTTCTTCACGGCCGAGTCGATCTCGGTAGGCAGACCGTCGATGCGAGCCTTCATCTGGGCGACGCTTTCCTCCTGCGCCTTCAGACGAGCCTCGCGCTCGGCCCAGCTCCGCTCCAGGTCGTTCTTCCGGATGAGCTCGATTCTCTTGTCGTCCTGGAGCTGCTGGTTGAACTTGTCGGTCAACCCCCGACGCTCCATGTCGCGGTGGTAGACGTAGTCGGACTGTTCACGCTGCCGGGCCGTCTGCTCCACCTCCACCCGGTCTTCCTCCTGGTTGGCGTAGATGGCTTTCTGCTTCTCCCAGTTCTCCTGGAAGGTGGAAACCCTCTCATCGAGCTCCTTCTTCTTGGCGTCGAAGTCGGCGACGAGCTGGGCCAGCGAGGCAGCGGCGACCTCCTTCCCGTAGATCGTTTCGAGATCCTTCTTGGCCTCCTCGATGGCCATGCGGATCTCGGCCAGCTCGGTGACCTGGGCGGCGATGGTAGCTTGCACGTCGGCGATGGCCTTGCCGACGGAGAGGCCAGTGTCCGTGAGCTTCTTCACCGCGCTCTCGACCGAGATGCCGGCGGTCTTCTCGCGAAGCTCAGCGATCTTGGCCTCCTGCGCGATCCGAGTGGGCTCCGGAAGAGGGTCAGAAGAGGCGTAGATCCGAACCTCATTCATCTCTTCGGTGAGCTCGACGCGGTTCCGGGATGGGGTCTTTCGCTTTGTGACCATGTCATGTCCTCGTATGAGTTAAAGGAAACAGCGGTTTGGGTAAAACCTCTGCATCCTTCTTATGACACGCGAGTCTGTCAGTTTACTTGTAGAGAGCGAGGGCTACGGGAATTGAACCCGTCGACATCCGATAGACAGTCGGACTGCACACCTTGTGCATTAGCCCCCAAACGACTAGCTAAAAAGAGGGGATGAAGATCATCCCCTCCTGAAATCAGGCCTCGGCGAGAGACTCGCCGTGGGCCACACCGTTGGACTTCGGCTTCTTCCGCTCTTCCACCGTCTTGCGATCGACGAGCTCGATGTGCTTCTTGAGGCTCTCGCTCGCGCTCAGCAGGTCCTCCTGGGTGATGCTGAGAGGCTCTCCAGGAGAGAGCCGCGTGATGGCGGAGAGCTTGGAGCGCTCCACGACCTCCGCGATGCTCGCCGGCCGCTGTCCGTCCAGGCTCTTGCCGACCTGGCTGAGATCCTCGGTCGCGGCGATGAAGCTCTTGCCGTAGACCCGCAGGAGCTGCTCGGCCGCCTTGGCGTCGGGCGGAGTCACCTCGATCAGAGCGTCGACGCGGCCGGGCCGGATCATGGCCTGGTTGATGCGCTCGACGTGGTTGGTGGTGAGGACCACCATGATCTCCTTGCCCTTGATCTCGATGCCGTCGATGGAGTTGAGCACCTCGTTCATCTCGTCGGTCCGCTCCGTCCCGGACATCACAGCATCGATGTCCTCGGCGAAGATGATGGCCGGAGTGTAGTGCTTGGCCATCCGGAGGCCGTGCGCGAGGTCACGGACGTTGTCCAGGTAGATGAACGTCCAGGGCTGGGGCTGCTGGGTGGCCTTCTGCGCCAGCACGTTGGCGGTGAGCGTCTTGCCGACGCCGTAGGTGCCAGCGAGCAGGGCCTTGCGGCCGATTCGGATGCCGAACTTCCGGCACATCTCCGTCTTCTCCACCGGGGTGAAGAGGCTGTCCTGCACCATCTTCTTCACCGAGGCGGGCAGGATGAGCTCGTCCGGGCTGATCGACGAGAGATCGAGGAAGGTCGGTGCCACGTCGTCCGGAGAGTACGTCTCCGGATCGAAGTCCTCGTCGAAGTGAAGGCGGATGGCCTTCCCCTTGTAGATGCTCTTCTCCTTGAGGTTCTTGCGGATGAGTGTGGCGATCTGGGTGACGACATCCCGATCCTTGGTCTTCACCTGGCCGGAGATGCAGAAGTGGAACCCGTCCTTGTTGGCGTGAGTCCCGACGCTGATGATGAGTTCTTCGTAGCCGGGGAGAGCGAACTCTCCCCACGGGACCTGGACCGTCTCGCCGGGCCCGATCTCGACTCCGATCATCGGAGGCGGCGACGAGCCGAAGAAGGACTGCCGCGCCAGGTGCTCGACGAATCCGAACTTCTCCTGCATCGCGTTGAAGAACGCGACAGCGCCATCGAACGGGAAGGTGTCGAAGGCCTCGTGGAAGGACACAACCTGCTCCGCCGCCTTGCTCATCTTCGTGAGCCAGGTGGCGACCTTGGGCAGGTCCTTCGCCTCGACACGCGCAGCGATCCCTTCCGCGATCTGACGATAGTTCTCGTCGATCTCGCGCTTCTGCGCGTCGGTCATCTCATCCCCCCGAGTCGCCACCACGTCCTGGATCTTCTTGATTACGTTATTAGCCATGTCCCTCTCGGTGAGTTGCTGGTAAGCAAAGGAAGAATTCCTTCGCATCCTCTTATCGCATCACTGAGAGAATATTTGCAGTGAGTTAAAAATGGGGAGACGTGCGAGATTTGAACTCGCGTTGCCGGTTCCACAGACCAGTGTCCTAACCCCTAGACGAACGTCTCCATAAACGCTCCCCAAATCCCCCGGCCAGGGGTCGAACCTGGTCCTGTCGCTTATCGAGCGACTGCTCTACCACTGAGCTACCGGGGGATATTCATCAGTACATGCCGCGGTCCTTCTCATCTTTCGCCAAAGATCGTCGCATCTGTCGATGGACTGGGCAGAGTACAAACCCAGTCACATCTCTCTGCTCTTTCACGGCACGATCCTTCTCCGTCCGACAAGCGCTACAGATAGTCTCGTGTGCGAAGAGTTTCGTCAGTTGCCTCTTGAAGAAGTCGACTTCGTCTTGCTTGACCAGATTCACTTCCCCTCCAACGAAGAACTTGTGCAGGACGGGTTGGCAGGTTGCGCCTGCTGCACCGTCTTGTGGGCTTGGAGTCAGTGTCCGCATCCGCACGCGCGTCGCCCGCGTGCGTAGCACCCACCACCGCTTGGCGACCTCGCACGCGGTGTCTGTTCCTACCAGAATGCTGCACAAGAGTCGGGGTGGCGAGATTCGAACTCGCGGCCTCTTGGTCCCGAACCAAGCGCTCCACCAGGTTGAGCTACACCCCGTTACGGTATTTCTCTACGCACTGCTTACAGGCATGAGACAGGTGTGGTTCGACGAGATCGACTCTGAGATCCCAAGACACCTCTCGACCGCAGAGAGCGAGGGTGTCTGCCCCTCCGCTTAGCTTGCGGCCCTTCTCGGTCAGCTTTCGAATGTGCCACGACGTCGTCGCTCCCGCCGTGATCGTCTCACAGAAAGAGAACATCTGGTCTGTCATGTGTCTCCTCAAAAAGGAAAGTCGGGATGACTGGATTCGAACCAGCGGCCTCATGCTCCCCGAGCATGCGCTCTCGTCCAAGCTGAGCTACATCCCGAAACTGCTAGGCGTCTTCTTGCAAGTAGGTGAGCTCGACCTCAGCCTCTTGGAACATCGTTTCTGTGACGGCGATGTCTTTGGCCCACCTCTCTTTTCTCTCTGGAGGAGTGGGGATCGTGACCACCCGAGTGATTCCTGCTTGGATGATCATGCCGGCGCACGTAGCGCACGGAACGAAGGTTGTGTAGAGCGTACACCCTCGAAGATCTTGTCGAGCTTCTAGAAGGGCGTTCCGTTCCGAGTGGCAGATCATCAGGTACTTCGTCGCTCGATCCTCGTACCGCTCCAGAGTGTCTCGCACTCCTCTTGGGAATCCGTTGTATCCCCAGGAGACGGGAGTGCGATCTGCTCTGATGATGACAGCGCCGACTCCCGTGCTTGGGTCTTTCGACGCAGATGCGATGTACCGCGCGAGCCCTATGAACCAGCGGTCCCACCACGTCTTCGTTCGTGTGATTTCCGGCATCGTCGTCTCCTTGTGAGGTGAGTCAGGGTGGCGGGATTTGAACCCGCGGCCTCCTGCGCCCAAGGCAGGCGCGCTACCAGTCTGCGCTACACCCTGATGAAATACCGCGTGCGAGACTTGAACTCGCTTTACCAGCTTGAAAGGCTAGCGTCCTATCCTCGTAGACGAACGCGGCACACTTCTACGACTGTCTCTCGAAGAAGTTCTTGGTCAGCTCCACAGAGAGCTGGTTGATCGCTGCAAGGTCCGGGTGTTCTGGAAGAGGGCTGTTGTCTGCCGCAGCCTTTGTCTCTTCGAACAGCTTGGCAGCGTAGCTCTGCACATCTGCCAGAGCCCAACGTCCGAGCTTGATGTCGACGAGCATCTCTCGATCATCCTCTCGGTAGACGCGAAGAGCGCCAGTACGTAGGAACTCGGCTCCCATGGTGAGCAGGCGGATGAGGTGTGCCGCGTTCTTGCAGTCGTACCCGTACTTGTCGACCAGCTTCTTCCTCTTCTCTCCCATGTAGCCTTTGTACGGACCGAGGTGCGTCATGCGGTGTAGCTGTCCGTTGGCGTATCCGACGAAGCTCTTGAAGGCTCTGTTCTTGGAGCGGAACAGGTCTCTGTGCTGGAGGAGAGTTCTGCCTTCTGGAGAGACGCGCAGGTAGTCTTCCTCGCGCAGCCACAGCAGGGAGATGACGTTGGGGTTCTGCTCGCAGAGGAGGCCGACGAACTTCCGGAAGGAGTAGAGCACCACGTCCCAGCAGTCCTTGATGGCGTCCTTCCCTTCCCAGAGCTTCAGACCGAAGTAGTAGTCGAGAGGAGGGATGCAGATCCCTATGATGTCTCTGTCATCTGTTCCGTGAGCGAGAGGCTGTCCGTCCTCAGATGTTGGAGGCACGTAGGTGCCGTGAGCCTCAGATCCTCTCTTGCCGATGAGAATGGCGTGCTGCAACAAGTCGAAAGGAACATCGGGCCAGAGTACGTCTTTCAAGTCGTAGCGATCCGTCATGCGGTCTCCTTGAGAAGTGACCCTGGGGGGAATTGAACCCACCGTTACCAGATTGAGAATCTGGCTTCCTACCACTAGAAGACAGGGCCATGCTGCTACTTCATCTCGACCTTGCCTTGAAAACAGGGCAACGAGATGTCGTGTACTCGGCACATCTCATCGAGGTCAGTGAGAGGCAACTTCTCATCGCCATCGGACAGGACATTGATGTAAGCCCCGAACTTGGAAGGAGCGATGAGTTGGGCGTGGTGATCGTCGTTGATAAGAAGGAAGGCAGTAGGTTCTTCTGACTTGAACCATTGTAGATGGACGGCCAGGTCTACTGCTTGTCCAAGAAGAGAGAGGCGGTACACCGTGACCATTTGAGACTCCTTTGTATGGAGAGTCGTTACTTTGGATGCCGTTCTCGGTGCTGCCTGTTGGATTCTACCTTCCAGGCCTTGCAGAGATCGCAACGGCATCCATAGCGGCCGTACATGCGAGAACTACCGTGTATCGCCGTCCGAGTCTCTTCTGATGTTTTCTCACGATGATGCTTGTGACAGAGGACCTGGCACTTCGCCAATTCAGCCTCACGTCTCTCCTTAGACCACGTCCAGATCTTGTGGCTCAGCTTCTTCGATGGATCCTTGTGATCGATTTCGAGGCGGTCTCGTGATCCGCACTTCGCGCAACATTTATCAGCGAGGTACTCTGCTCTGCGTTTTGCCTTCCAGTTACGCTGGTACTCTCGCTGCTGATTTACGTCAGCATACGGCATGATCCTCCTTGCAGAGACGTGCGCCCGAGGGTCGAACTCGGCCCACTCTAGGTTGCAGCTAGAGGCTGGCCCGGCCAGCGCGCACGACGAAAGAAGCTCCAGGGGAGGGACTCGAACCCTCAACCTCGCGGTTAACAGCCGCGCGCTGCTGCCAGTTGAGCTACCCTGGAATGAAACTGTTAGAGAATCGCCACGACGTTCTCGGAACTCACTTCTTCCTCTACTCCGTCGTCTCGACGAACTTGGAACCAGGTCTTCGTCGGGTTCTCGGGCTTGTCTCCGTAGACGTGAAGAATTGTGGCTTGAAACTCTTTCACCTCCATCGGGAACTTGAGCTGAACTCCGGCGAGAGAGAATCCGGATGTCTTGATATCGACCCTCCGAACAAGCACCTTCGCACCCTTAGACACCCAACGAGAGTCCATGCTGTCTCCGTGGTGGATCCGCTCGGACTTGAACCGAGGTCGGGTCAGTTATGAGCTGGCTGCTCTGACATTGAGCTACGGATCCGAAGGACGAGTGCAACGCGCTCTCGGTCGCGCGCACCCTCCACACGGAAACGGTGACCGAGAGCCTTCACCGTGTGGATGTTGGAGCCGACGGCGAGAATCGAACTCGCGACCTGTCGCTTACAAGGCGACTGCTCTGCCGTCTGAGCTACGTCGGCGTTTTCTTGGTCTTGCTCGTTGGTATGACTCGGCCACGCAGCTTTCGAAGAGCGCGACGTGCGGCGACGTATCGTGGTTCGTCGGTGACTGGGTCGCTGTACTCCTTCACGTATTCGATGAAGCTAGCGAATGCGTCGGCACATTCCTTGAGCTCGGCCTTCGTCATGATGCCTCCAAGATGGTTGGGGTACCAGGATTCGAACCTGGAACATCCGGTTCCAAAGACCGGCGTCCTGCCGTTGGACGATACCCCAGTGAAAGAAGAAGGGGTGGAAGGATTCGAACCTTCAACACCGGGCTCCAGAGGCCCGCGTTCTGCCGTTGAACTACACCCCTATGAAACTTTTGTCTGGCGGCTGATCAGTCTCTTAGAAGAGGGATCAGCGAGCACAGCGCCTCCAGTCGAGCCGAGCGGCTCAGTCGGTTAGGCTGACTGACTCTTTACCAGTCCGGGCCTCACGACCCGGTACTCTCCTACTGCTTCCTTGCTCGAACAGGAATCGAACCCGTATCCCCGGTTCATGGCCAGTGCTCTACCGTTAAGCTATCGAGCAAGCAGGAGGAGAAGACTGAAAGCGAGCGACCGGATTCGAACCGGTGTCTCTAGCTTGGAAGGCTAGGTCCTAGCCTCTCGGACACGCTCGCATCAAAACTTGGATTCCACTTGCGACGCCCCTCTTCGTCTTCGAGAAGCATCCCGACTGCGGTCATCTGATGGATGATCTCGTACAGACGGTAGCCGATAGGGTTGTTGGACCATAAGATCCATTTGAAGCCGTTCCAGGGGTCCTTCCCAGGTTCCGCACCGAACTCTGAGAACAGCCCAAGGACGACGCCTAGCTCATAAGCGGCTACGTCGAAGTCTTGCCAGTCTGTGAGTCTTTCCTTCAACGTCTTCATGAGCGCCCTCCCGTAGTGTTGGTGGAGCAGGTCACGCATCCCTGTCCCATGCTGAGCATCGCGACCAAGGACCAGCGAAGCCCCTGGTAGCTCAACTGTTGCGCCATCCATCGCTGGTATCGCCAAGCTCGTTTTCATCTTGGTCGTGGCGCCTGCTCTGGAGCGGTCCACGGGACTCGAACCCGCCGCCTTCGGCTTGGGAAGCCGACGCTCTACCAGATGAGCTAGGACCGCATGAACCTACAACTCGTACTTGACCACGGTCTGTACAGCTTTCGGAACCACGACCTTGGCTTCGAGGATGACGAGCCCAAGCTCTCGCAGGCACCCGTCTCGGCATGTTGGGAGATGGTCGAGGACGGTTGGAGCGTCGCCGTAGTAGAAGTCGTTGAGCCTCTTCAAGAGCTCTTCCTGCGTCACCTGTTCAACATGGACAGGTTCTCCATCGGTCTGGTGAAGCACGATGTATTTCACGATCAACCTTCTTTGCATGGAGGAGGGGACTGAAGGCCGAGAGGAAGAACTCCTTCCGATTCGATGACAACCGGAGCCACCCAGAACTCGGCCTCGTTCAGGGACAGAGTTCCGCACATCGGACACCAGTACCAGTACTCGGCAGCTCGTTCTATCTGCGGATCCTCACCCACTTCAGCGAGGAGGATGAAGGCATGGTTCATGGGCATCTTCTAGTCCTCGTCCAGGAAGAGTGCGTTGATGGTAGCCCCGAGTTTGCAGCATGCGTACTCAGACGGCCCGCCTCTGCTCTTAGGCCAGGCTTCCTCTTCCTCACGGTCGTAGTTCGTCAGCTTTCTTGCCTCCTTGATGACGAAGGCTTCGGCCTTTGCTGGCGTCGAAAAGAAGCTGTGCTTTCCTCCGTGGTACGTGACTCTCCAGATCTTCTTCCACTTCTTCACAGGCATCCTGTCTCCTCCAAAGAGTGGGAGTGGGGGGATTCGAACCCCCAACTTTCGGCTTAAGAGGCCGCTACTCTAGTCCGTTGAGTTACACTCCCAAGAAAGTGCCTCCGCTCGGATTCGAACCGAGAGCTCTCGGCTTAAAAGGCCGCTACTCTACCGTTGAGTTACGAAGGCATGAAGAGAGGGAGCAGAGCAGGAGACGAAATCGCTCCGTCCCTCTCAGTTGTCACTGCGATTCGGTTGTCAGAGACCAGCGCTACCGCCTCGACACGAGTTCGAGTACGGGTCCTGCAAGTGCCGCCGGAAGGAGTCGAACCTTCTTAGCCCGAAGGCATCTGATTTACAGTCAGCTCAGGGGCCGTCCCTGACGTCGTCGGCATGTACTGCTACTTCAAGCGGTCAGCGGGATTTGAACCCGCGTTTCGAACATGGCAAGCTCGCGTCCTTCCACTGGACGATGACCGCACTTCAGAGCTCCGAGTCGGAATCGAACCGACGACCTCCGGTTTACGAAACCGGCGCTGCTGCCTGCTGAGCTACCGGAGCATGGCAGGGGACCAGAGTGTTGAACTCTGCTACGCGGTTTTGGAGACCACGTTGATCCCGGATCGTCCCCTATCTCTTCTTCCAGCTCTGCGATGAGTCCGCTCCCGATGGCAGTTGGAGCACACTACATCACACTTCTCGATCTCCTCTTTGATGGTCTCCCAGGATGCTGAAACCTTACACAGTCGGTTCAGGTTGAAGCGCTTCTTCCCTCGAACATGGTCGAAGTCCATGATCCAGGGATTGAAGCTCTTTTTGCAGTCCTTGCACGGTCGCCGCTTCGCGTCCCAGATGAAGCGTCGCTGCTCTTCACGGCGTTCCTTCTTCTTCTCCAGAAGAGCTGCTCTGTTGTTGGTTTGGTACCGTCGCTGGTACTCTAGCTTCTTTTTCGGGTCTTGGTAAGGCACAGTAACCAAACCCTACCATGACCTCCGACCCTCGTCACCACAGATCCTCCTCAGAAACGAAGAGGGCCGAGGAGCTTTCGCTCGCCCGGCCCTCTGGAAGTTTACCCTCTGGGGGTGTCTCTTCTAGGGGCCGGGCCAGGTACCGATGGCAAATGCTGGGTTCTGGGCCGGGAGACGCTTGGAATCGCACTCTTGTAGCGAATACACGGCGGACGAGCTTGTCGGTTCGACCGACATGCTTTTCTGCCACCGCGTATGGGTCAAGAGCGTCATCACGGCCAAGATAGGAGAGTGCCTCTCATGCTGTCAAGTAGGTTTCTAGAAACCCGTACAGACGCACGCATGCGCTACTCCAAAAGAGAGAGGTCCGTCGATGCGACGGACCTCGGCTACTACGTCTTGCTCGGAGAGGCCACTTCTTCCGCGTCGAAGAGCTCTCTGACCGTCATGTTGAGGGCGAAGGCGGCTCCTCGGATGAACCCACGAGAGTCCATGGCGTCTGCCACGATGGATTCTGCGAGGTCTGCTGCTGCGTCATCGGCATCCTTCTCGATGAATTCGATGACCTCGTCTGCGTTCGGAGTTCGTCTAGCGTTAGGCCCCATGGTCAGCGCTTCCCGAACGATGACGTACTCTTCTTGCAGAGCCTTTTGTAGTGAGTCACTCATTGGGCTTTCTCCACCTCGACAGGGCTGCTTTCTTGGCGATCTCAGAGCGCCGTTCTGGGGTGAGCGCTGCCGCTCTCGCTAGCCCGCCGGAACGTGCCATGTCCTGTTCTTTCAGCTCAGCTAGACGATCGTCCCGATACTCCAGCTCAGACAAGTGCAGGATGGCCCAGTGACGCTCTCTCCGAGTCATCCTTCCTAGGACGCCGATGATGTCGCGCAGATGTAAGTTCCGCTCTCGGCGAGGGGCTCGTCGGGAAGCTGGAACCTTGGTGCGTCCTTTTCGATGAGCTTTCATTGATCTTCCCTTCAAACAACACCTCTTCCGGCACCACAACAGACGTAGGTCCCGGAGTCGGCAAGGGGCTCATCCGGTAGTCGGAACCTTCCGACATCCTTCTCGATGAGCTTCTGCTGATCCTCCTCGGTCAGAGGGTAGAACACTCTATCGACCTCGCTCCATCGAGAGGTCAGGTGCAGCTTTCCCCTGGAGTGAGCGGCTATGGAGCAGAGGAGCGTCGCCTGCTTCTTGAGCTTCGCAAGATCTCTCCCTTCCACGTTGGTGGTCAGGTGACCGGAGGCACGGATCTCACCCTTCAGCACTATGAGATGGATGGTGGTCTTCTCGATCTCTTGCCTGAGAAGTCGCTTGTTCCACTTCATGTTTTGCTCCCAGAAGCGGAAGAGACGAGAGCGCTCTCCTCGCTTCTCTCCAAACCATCGGCGGAATACCGATGGTCATCAGTGCGCCGTTCCATGGCGCATCTGGCTCTCGAATCGAAACGTGAGGAATTCCGCGCTCTTTTAAGCGCTCTTCCACCTCAAGCAGGTGTGTTTCGTCGCGCGCCGCAAGGGCGACAGCGTAGGTGCCTGACGGGAGGTTGCCGGGGCTGGATTCACCAGCGGCATGAATGAGCTGAGCACACAAGACGCCGAGGGGAAGATCCTGACGTCCGATGCAGTAGTGACGGGCGGGGCTAGCGGACTAGTGAGGAGGTCATATCCGTATCCTAACGTCTCTCGACGAGTTGTCCAGTGTTGAGTGCGACCTACTTCTCAGACTTCCCTGGAAGCAGTGGAGGCAGGTGCCCAGAAGCCGCCACCTTGTCGAGCTGAGGAATGATCATCTCGCCGATGGTCCTGCCGCTCTCGGTGACGATGTGAGCCATGAACTCTTCGTCGAAGCTAGAGATGTTGCTGTCTACGGCCTCCAGCTTCGCTTTGACGACCAAGAGAAGAGCTCTCCAGCGACGTCGGAGTTCCTGCTCCCTCTCCTTAGAGACCTGAGAGTCCGTTCTCTCAACGACCTTGAGACGAGTCCGTGTCTTGCGTTCGAAGGTCCGTAACTCCTCCGATTTCGGAAGCTCTACGATGAAGCGGATGCGTCGATCGCGCATCTGGAACTGAACTACGGCCTGTCCCTTCTTTTCGTCCCATCCAGAGACGAACTGCGAAGCCCCATAGTTCGAAAGGGTACGCTCGATCTCCATCTTCGATCGCTCAACCGGAACTGTCGTTTTTTGTGCGTAGGCCACAACTCCTCCATCACGTTTGGGAACTGTGAAGCTTCTTTTCCAGCTCCAGCACGATTTCCCGGACATCTGGTCCCAGGAAATCGTGCCATCTGGGCTCTGAGAGGAAGTCCGTGCTGGGTCGGTCGGCGATCCCCTCGGCCTCTTCCTGGCTCGGTCTCGGTAGGTGCGTCAGCTTGATGACGTGGATGGCCTCCTTCCTGAGAAGAGCCAAGACTGATTCGATGTCTTGTCTCACAAGGCGGCCGAGAGCCCTGCTGAGTTCCAAGAAGGCGGGGGTACTGGCCCACTTCTCTACTAGTGCCTGTGTTTTGAACATGTTCTCCCTCTAGCAAAACCCCGCACCGGGGATCGAACCCGGAACCTATTCGACGCTAGTAGCCGAGTGCTCTGCCAGTTGAGCTATGCGGGGGACTTCTACTACCACAGCTCAAGAGCTCCGAGTTAGAACTCTTGAAAGTGATCTCTTGTTGGCCCGTAAGAGGCCACGCAGCTCAGGATCTCTGAGTCGTAGAACTTCTTCACCAAGTTCTCGATACGAATACCAGATCTTCTGCCTCCACGGACGAGCTGGATCTGGTCGTTGTCGATCTGATCCATGCAGGTGATGGCCACGCTGGGGAGAGCTCTGATCTCTTTCGCTCGGCTGAGGTCAGTCCGGATCTCCTCAAGCAGGTGATCGTAGTCGAGCCATCCATACCGAAGCATGCCCTGGTGTGGGTTGGTGACGTTGGTCGGGTCCGTCACCTCGGGATACGGCAGCACGAAGATCTCGTGTGGAAGTGGTCCGGCCCCGTGACGAGTCATATACGTGCGGGTCACGTAGTAGACAGAGAGGGCGTCTTTGATCTCAGCCTGCTTCATGAGCGCCACGATGTTCGGAAGACCGGTCTTCGAATGGGTGACGTAGGGATAGTTCGAATGGCTCATGTCCAAACGAAGCCCCTGCGCGCCTTCGAAGACGATCCCTTCTTGAGCCCTCACGAACGTTCTGTCCCAGGTAGCTGGTCTAACTCTTCCGATCAGAACTCCTAGATCGTAGAGGAAGTGCTCCATCATCCCTTCACTGAGGCTCAGCGCGTGCTCTTGTTTGGAGAGCTCGACCCCCAAGTCATGGGCACGTACAGGGATGTACTCTTCTCGAATGGCTCGGAGGCGTTGCCGAATCCAATCAAGTCCCTTCATGAGATCTTCGAAGCGCAAGGCGTACCGCTCTTGCCGACTGCGGACCATCGTCTCGTTGATGCCTAGCCCGCAGCTCCCGCAACGTTTCGTCAAGCTCTCGAAGGCCTGATTTAGGAGCATGTCCCATGGGGTTGTTACGAGACAGTCCTTGTCTACGAAGATCTTCGGCTTGAGAGATAACTCCCCCAGTTCGAGCAGCTCGCTCACGAAGACGATGGGGTTGAGGATGAAGAACTTGCTCAGGAAGGTCGCCGCCCCCCTGAAAGAGCCGGAGCTGAAGTGATGAAACACGTGCCGGCGGCCTTCTGGAGTCACTACGGTGTGTCCTGCCTGCGCCCCGCCGTTGAAGCGGACTACTAGGTCCATCTCGTCGCTGCACAGGTAGTCGGTGACAAGGCCTTTGCCTTCGTCACCGTAGTTGGCCCCGATGACCGCCGTCACGTGTTTCATGTTTTCTCCTATAGGATGTCCCACTCACTGAGCTTCAGCTTCGGATTCACCGTCTGGCGCGTCTTGTCGATGACAAGCTGCACCAGGGCGATGACCGTGATGAAGCCAGCGAGGAAGTATGTCTCGCGCTTGCCTAACCAGAACCAGCAGGCAGCAAGCGCGAAGACGCGGATGAGTTGCTTCAGCACCACCATCCCGCGCACGATGACGGCGTAGAGCTGACGGACGATGTCCTTCTGCTCAAGGAGCTCGTATTCGAGCCGCCGTCGATCTTGCTCCAGCGTGTTCTCTGAACTCTCCAACATCAGAGTTCCACGACGCGCTTGATGGTCTTCAGAGCCTTGACGACCGCGGCCTTCGTGCCCTTGTCATCCCAGGACTTGGCCACGTCGGTAGGATCCATGCCGGCCGCGATCTGGATCGCAGACACGGCGACTTCGGCGAGTTTGGTGTGGTCGTGGAGCTGGATGACGTGATCTTCCCCGAGGAGGCTGTTCCAGGCCGTCACGGTCTCACTCGGGTTCGAGCGGGCGTAGTTGCCCTCCATCACCACGATGTGGAAGACGTGGTACCTCTTCCGGGCTGCCTCCAGAAGCTTCTTGGCGTTCGTACCGCCCTGGGGCTTGTAGCCCATCACCCTCTCGATCTCGGTAGGATCGAGGTGAGCGTCCGGCTTCTCGTCGCCGATGGTGAAGAGGAAGCCCTTCTGCTTCCTCTTCTCCCAACAGTCGATCTTGGTGTGGTTGGCAGCGAAGTACCACCCCATCGAGTAGCTCTCGCAGTCGTTGTTTCCTCCACCACCCTCCAGCCACAGCTCTCCGAGCTGTTCGGCGATGCGGATGTCGGATTCGAACTGCGAGACCTGGAAGTGTCCGCCGCAGGACTGGTCGTTGAGGCCCATGAACATGACCTGCGGGTCGGGCACGGGCTTGCGATCGTAGATCTCCTTCATGAGGATGGGGAGCGACTGCTGCGCCATGGCCTTGGCGATGAAGCCCATCGAGCCGGTGTTGTCGAGGCCGAAGATGATGGCATTCGACTCCGGATGCTCGGCCGAGTCGCACGACTCGCGGATCTTCGCCTTCTTCGGATCGAGTGCCTGCGCGATGTGGGAGTTGGTGAAGATCTCGTGAGCGCTTTTGTTGGTCACTGCGCCAGTGTGGTCGATGAAACCCTTCTTCGTGGCGTAGCTGGTGTAGTCCACCGCCTTGAATGATCCGCCGCCCATGTCGCCCTACTCCTTCTTCTCCGGCGCATCCGCCGGGGTCGGGGTGTTCTGCTGCTTCTCGGTGTCGACGGGGACGGAAACCTTCTCCGGCGCGACATCAGCGTACTTCTCCAACGACTCGGGAACCTGCCCCATTGTGCGTCTCCTCTCTAGTACTGCGTGGCACAGCTAGTTGATGAGGTTGGCGAGCCTTCCCGCGAGCTCTGTACCGTCGCGTGATGTAGAGACTTTGGGCTCTTTGAAGCCAACCACCTTCCCGGTATCACGCTCCGTCCGCTCGAACACCACGGTAGTCAAGCTCTGGAACCCCTTGGCTTGGACATTGAGCATGATGACCTCGACAGAGTTGGGATCCTCGGCGAGACTCTTGCTCTTTCTCTCCGTCGCATCGAGAAGGGCCCATCCCTCCGACACATGGATCAGGCCGTAAGCCTGTGTCTTCTTGACCATGTGTCGGATGTACTTCGCGATGATGTCTTGCGGAGAGACATCGAAGACGTTCTTGAATGTATCCAAGAGCTGTTTCGCCGTATCTTTGTCTGACACACCGAAGGCCTGGGAGATATTCACTCCCGTGGCGATGGCCTCTTTGGCGCCTTCTGACGACTGGGAGATCATATCCAGCAGCCCCCAATCGTTGGGGGAGAGATCCAAAACGACGACCCCAACCACCTGCTCCGCAGTCGAAGGATCGGCGCTCCGCGGGTAGATCTGCTCGATCCTAGTGGCTCCTTCGATGTTCGCATTCTTCTCGTCGCAGAAGAGGAAGCAGACACGCTGGAGGAAGCCGTCTTGTATCAGATTCTCTTTGGCCTTCTCCAGAATGATCTGCGCGAACTTCTGGATCTCCTCCAACACAGTCTTCGTCACTTCTTCGGTTTCGCTCATGTCGACCCCAGCTCTCTCCATCCTTTTGGGAGATCACAGTTGTTTGGTGCGTTGCTGAAAAGAGGCGCGATCTGTTTGTCGGTGTATCCGGCGAGCCCGCACCCGATACGTGTTACGGTGAATGCCAGGCCAGGGTTCTGCGTGGCGAACTCGACGAAGTCGTGAACGTACTTCGCGATGGCGTCGAGAGAGAGGGGGTGGAGGTGTCCGTCTTTGGTCGGAATGGCGTAGCTGTCCCCTTGCATTCCAACCCCGTGACCGAGGATCGCTCCATACTGCTGGCGGGCAGCCAGGGCGGCGCCTGCGCCATGCCGCCCTGCGAGGTTCGATCCGAAGACAAAGATGCGTTTCTCAGAGCCCACGGGGCTCCTCCTTTCATGCGCTTTGAGCTACGTGTGAGGGGCTAGTCGCCAGCGCTCAGAAGAGAACGCTCCAACACTCTGGTGCTTTGAGGTACAGCCCGTACTTGCTGTACATTTCCTTGTTGCGAAGGTCGTCGTCGATGAAGAGAAGAGATTCCCCACGTCCAGAGAATTGGACGATCTGCATCTCTTTGTACTGCACCGAGTGTCTTCGGTCGGCATCTCCTCGCATGAGGAGTCTTGGGAGTACGGTAGGCCCGTCTTCGTTCGAGAGATCGATGCTTCTGGTCAGAGGCATGTCGGGCCAGAGATGTCCCGTCAACCAACTCAGTGTCGAGGGTCTTGTTCTCTCCGGACGGCCGGTGAGAAAGAAGAGCGCCGCTTTGTTAGCCCTGTCGAGCTCGATGAGTCTCTGAATCCCAGGCCTGGCGGTCTCGATCGGACTGTCTGCGGCGAGCATGGTGGGGTGGTAGAAGGCGTCCCAGTCTGCGCTGTGCTTTGCGATACGAGTCCCATGGCACGCGGGACAGTTCGGGTTGGTTTCGAGAGGGCCGCATCGAGGGCAGGGTGGTTCTATGTACGGGGTTCGGTGGTCGTTGTTGGCGACGGAACTGTCGATGTCACAGAGCACTATCATCATCGGGAAGATCTCTGGGTGGGGTTTCAGGTTTTAGAGGAACCGGAGGAGGTCTTCTCCAGTAACCGGTCTTGGTTCTCGTCAAGTCTCGACACTTGCTTCGATGTTCGGAGACGAATGGGAGTTTGATGTGCGCGCCGCAAGCGCAAAGATAACAACAGGCTGGCCCGGTAATGTCGCAGGCTGGACGGCGCCCAGTATGACAGGAGCAGGCGCACCGAATCTCCATCTCTCGCTCATCCATGTGTGGACTCTCTTCCCACACTCCTGCTTACGACTTACAAGAGAGGCATGGCCAGTGAAAAGCGAAAGCAGAGCCTCTACTTTCCGCAAGAGATGCTGGATGAGATCATCCGTGAAGCCGGGCGACAGGATCGTTCTCTTTCCTGGGTCGTCCAGCAAGCCTGGAAGCTTGCTCGGGAGGATATTCGAAGACTACCCGGCATCAACGATCTGCTCTCTCCGCCGCCCTCAGAGAAGAAGTGACGTCGGAACAACGTACTGGCCAGACGTATGGAAGGTCTGGACCTTCTACCCAGCCTAGTCGCCCGTACCACTCCGGTCGTTTCCGGAGCAGGTTCGAGCGGTGGGAGGCGTGTAGCGCTTGGTCTCCGAGCCAGAACGGAACGTTGTAGACTTTCGGAGCCGGTTCCAGCAGGGTCCAGTTTCTGTAGATACCGCGATGGCCGCACTCCAGCATCATGGCCGCGCGATAGTTGAGTAAAGCCTCTACGTACCCTTTCCACATCAGAACTGCTGGGTGATGTTTCCAGGCGTTCGTCTCTCCTCTCAGCACTTTGTAGATGACGAGCGCTTCGTTCACTTGGTTCGGTAGCCGTTTGTCATCAAGCGCCCGAGCCGACTCTTCAAAGCTTGGATACGGTAAGAAGGTGTTCATAAGAAGAAGGACCGAGTAAACACTCCCGGTCCTTCTTCTTATGTCTTCATTTGTTAGCTAGTTGTTGCTGCGCTTCACGTGATCGGGCAGCCGTGCTTGCACTCGTCTTCTGCCTGACTCAGCTCTCTCGGACCAGTGTAGCTGTCGAACTCTTCCTTGCTGATGCGCTGGTACGGCGCATTCTTGCGAGACTTGTCCGGGAAGACCGTGGTGCCCTTGAGCCGGTAGAGTACTTTGGAGAGAGAAGTGACCATCTCGCTCTCGTTCGGCATCTTGGTCTCTGGGATGTTGATGGTGAAGCTGATGGCATTGTCGGCGTAGATGTCTTGCACCATCGCCTGAACTTCTAGGTAGTCGGTGAAGTCGATCTCGTCCTGGCCTTCCACGACGTCTTCGGGGTTGTAGCCCGAAGCACGCACCTTGGTGACGAGAGGATCCTCGCACCAGTACTCGACGATCCAGGTGTTGAGCGCGTCGGGATCCTGGTAGACCTTGTAGCCTTTTGCCCGGATGCCTTCGAGCTCCGGATCCGTGTCGGAGTACCGCACCAGCCTCTTGAAGTGCCGAGCGAAGAGAGGCTGGAGTCCTGACGAGACTCCGGGGAGGAGAGCCAGCGTTCCGGTAGGCGCCACAGTGGTGGTCTTCGCCGGACGCGGGATCCCGAGCTGCTGAGAGTACTTGGTCGCCTCCTCGTCGACTGCTTCGCGGAACCTGCGAAGCATGGTCTGGGTGTACTCATCCTTCCAGCACTCGCTGTACTTGATTCCTTGGAGGGCCAGCCATCCATGGAAGCCGAAGAAGCCGACGCCGATGCGACGGTTCTTGTCAGTGACGGCGCGCTGGCGAGGCTGCGGGATGTCTCCATAGGTGGCACGAATGAGCCACCTGGTCATGAGCCTGAATGCCTCGATGGCCTTCCTCGGTGAACGATGAGCGAAGTGCTGAAGGTTGATGTGGCCGAGGTTGCAGTTCTCCCACATATAGAGCCCGATCTCGCCGCAAGGATTCGGGCAGTACATCTCCTCCGGCTCCGGCTCGCCTTGCATGGAACGGCTCCGGTTCCAGATACCAGGCTCTCCGTTGGTTCTCTTTCCCTGGACGATGGCCTCCAGGACACGATGCGCCTTCGGATCATCGGCCTCGAAAGCGTGTATGAAGTCGTCGTCGATCTCGACCGAGAGGTTGGTGGTCCAGCTATCTCCATCGAGCTTCTTGTAGTCGATGAAGTCGAAGATGCCTGTGTCCTTCCAACTCTTCACCGACATCCGGCTGCTGCGACGCTTTCCTCCTGCGACCACACAGGCTGCGATGTGGTGGTCGATCTCCATCGCCATGTGCCAGGTGAGCCTCTTGCCTGCGATGTCCTTCATCAGCTTGGCGAGCTTGGACAGCATGAGGACGAGGGGTTCGGGGCCTGGCGAAACCCCTCCACCCGTCTTGAGCTTCGAGCCCTTCTTGCGCAGCCGAGAGACGTCGATGACGATGAGGCGCTTCGAAGTGTGTCCCCATGCGGCTTTGAGGACGTACTCGATCGAGGCGATCCAGCCTTCCCGAGAGTCTGGAATGAAGTAGTAGTCGGCGACGTCGAACTGCGTTTTCGATGTGAGGTACTTACGGAAGCGCTCGATGTCGGGATGCGATTCCTCACACATGATGTGGAGATCGACGTTCTGTCGGAACTCTGGAAGGGCGTCCAGGTAGCGGTCGGAGTAGTTTGCCCCGACTCCTCCTCCTTGCATGAGCTCGTCGAAGAGGAAGGTGAAATGGGCCCAGGGCTCTGCCGCGTCCCAGCCGGATCCGTGGCAGTTGAAGAGGAACTGGCGGCCCTTTACACCAGAGGCCGCCAGATGTCTTCCCGCAGGAAGTGCGTCGAAGGGATGTAGCAGGGCGATGAGCTTCTCGCGTTCGCCCTCTTCGATGTACTGCGCATCGACGAGATTCAGGTTGCCGTCCACGGTGCGGACAACCGTCTCGTGCCAAGTCTCCTTGCGACCAGAGTCATCGAGCTCGCGAGCGTAGGACCTCTTGAAGACTTGCTCTCCGATGGGGCCCCATGCGGGAGTCTTGCTGCTGAGCTCCTCTGGGTCGCGGACTTGCCCAACCGCTTCGGGTGACTGAAGCCCTGCTTGCACATCCATGGTTGGCTCCGAACACGAAAAAGCCCAAGGCAAAGGGCCTTGGGCCGTTGTTGGACTACGAGAAGAGGTTGAGGACGAAGAGGAACGAGCCCGCCTGAGCGGGATAGAGCAGTAGCACGGGGGCGTCCCCTTCTTTCGGTACGCACAGCCTTGCAGGAGCTGGGCGTGCGATCCTTCTACTACCGCCACGAGCAGGTGACAACAGGCGCGTCTTCTTGACTTTGAGCTAAGGTTAGGGAGAAGGGCCTGGCTACCGTCTCTGGGCACAGAAACCCAGAGCGGTAGCCAGCTTATGCCTGCCTCACTGAACCATTTTCTCTGCCGAGAGATTCGCGTTCTTCCGCGCCTCGTTCCTAACACTCTCGTCAGCCCACCTTCGACGACCGACTTCGAGGAGCCAGTGGCCGTCAACGCCGATGTTCATCTTCTCTTCGTTGGTCGCATTCCATGTCTTCACGTCGAGCCAGTTCCAAAGATCGACCCATTCGCTCGTTTTGAAGACGAAGTCTCCGATCGCCCAGTGAAAAGCTTCAGTGTGGGGGAGATCTTCTGGCGCGATGTGGAACTCTAGAAAGACTTCAACCGCCCCGTATCGCTCGCCTTCCCATCTCCTCCTGTCTCGGTTGATGTCGAGGTACTGTTCCCTCTCGATGTGGCCGAGTCTCTCCTTCTTCACCAAAACATCTACGGTATCGGCCCATCCTGCTACCACTCTCCCCATTCGTCTTGGAAGAGTGGCTTTGAGTAGGAGACGGACCGTCGCAAGAAGACCAAGCATCAGAACCTCCTAGTCTTCTTATCCCCTTAGAGCGTGTGAGCTTTCTCTTGGGTAGGACGACTTCAGATGCTACCCTACGGAGGCTCTCTATCCTCGTCCTCTGCGAGCCACATGACCTCCCAGGAAATCGCAGAACAGATAGCCCAACAGAACCAGTTCTTCATGGGCCAGTACGCCATGGCCTCGCAGATCGGTGCCCCGATGTCTTTTGGCGGGGGTGCGGGTCTGGGAGCCGGCGGCGGCACTCCTCTTCCTCAAGGAGCTGGTGGCGGCTTCAGCTACGGAGCGAACCCCTTCTACGGCTACGGCGCGGGGAACCGCATCGGCGGTGCCGCGATGGGGGCAGCTTCTGCCATCCCCACCATGGGCCTCACGGGGATGGAGCTCTTCTCGATGACGAAGGCTGGGGCGGGTATCGCTCCGCTCGTCAACCCCTTCGCCGCGTTCGGGGCGGCGCGTGCGGGAGGGCTTGGGATGGCGGGAGCGGCAGGCGTGGCCGGTCTCTCCATGCTTCCTGCCATGGCGCTTCAGCACGGGGTCTCGAACATCGTGGGCGGCGCTCAGCAGCAGTCGATGGTGAATACGGCCCTCGGTCAGTACAACCATATCAACCCACAATCCCGTACAGGTTTCGGTTTCACCCGAGACGACGCTTCTGCCATCGGTCAGCAGGTACGGCAACTCGCGATGATGCCCGAGCTCATGACGTCGATGCAGGAGCTCACCAAGATGATGCCGACGCTCAAAGCGTCTGGCGTGATGCAGGGAGTCCGAGACGCCTTCGAGTTCAACCGACGCTTCAAGGAAGCCATCACCACCATTCGAGACATCTCCAAAGTCATCGGCTCCACCATGGAAGAAGCGGGGGCTTTCTTCCAACACTCGGCGCGTGTCGGGTTCTTCGGACGCACGGACCAGCTTCGAAACGCCGTCCAGGCTCAAGTAGTTACGGGCACGACGGGAATGACTCAGCAGCAGTTCATGCAGCTTCAGCAGGGCATGGCTGACCTTGGCACTGCGACAGGCACTGGGCGCTCCACGATGGCGAGAGCAGCGGGGAACATCGCCTCCACCATCGGTCTGGCCCAACAGGGCGGCGTCATCAAACAGGGCCTCCTCGAAGACCTCACCGGCAAGACGGGAGGCGAAGCGGTTCAGGACGCCTCGATGCGGATGGCGAACTTGTCCGTCCGTCTCGCAGGATCTTCCGTGGGGCGGTACATGATCGCCGGGGCCATGGAGGTTGATGAAGGTGGGAAGGCTCGTCTGAATCAAGACGTCATGAAGAGATGGCAAGAAGGACTCATCTCTTCGGGCGAGCTTCGGCAGCGTGGTATGAAGACGATGTCTCAGGGAAAAAACGCCATCGCCTTTGAGGCCAGTCAGTCTCGTCTCGCAGGAGAGTTCACAGCGGCTGGAGGGGTTCAGGCAACCTACGGGCTGATGGACCAGCTTGTGGGTCAGTACGGCTCCCAGGCCCCTGAGCTACTCATGCAACGGTATGGAGCGTCGGAGCAGGAAGCCGAGCTCGCACGAAACCTCTACCAGTCCGGGACAGGTGGATCGAATGCGGCGCAGAACCTCGTCGCAAACATGCGGTCTCGTCAGTCGTCTATGCGTGAAAATGCGGATCCTCGGGCTGTGATGAAGAGGGTCGGGACGGCCATTGGGAACAAGATCTCTCAGCCCTTCCAGAAGTTCGGCGCAGAGTTGTGGGGAACGATCACCAAAGGCGTCGACAGCTTCATCGATGACATGGTCGGCAACTACGTGGTCGCTGCTTCAGAAGAATCTCAGAAGAAGTTCATTCAGGCGTTCGCCACCAAGGACAAGAAGGCGCTGGAAGATCTCTTCGGTGGAAACACTGGAGCCCGCCGCTCTTCGGGAAGCGGACCGGGTAGCACTCTAGGCGCTCTCATTCGCCTGACAGGCCCTATGGGCGCCTCGGCGATGGCAGCCGGTCCTACTACGATGGGGCAGGACTTTGGCTCTCTTGTCCGCGACGTTCGTGGATCCAGCCTTGGGGCATGGGTCAGTAGCATCGGCTCCACCGGTACAGGACGAACCCCGGAAAACGCTTTCAGCACGTACTCGAATTGGGTCGGAGCCAAGGGTCTCGACATCAACAAGGATTCGGATGTTGCGTCCTACAACAAGAGGCTGGGCGACATCGACTCCGGCGCCATGTTCAAGGGAATGAGCGACGATGAGAAAGCCGCTGCCCGCTACGCAGCGGAGGCTCATCGCGATCTCATGGGGAAAGATGAGTTCCGGAACGCGACGGAAGCCAAGAAGCTTGAGATGATTCAGCAACGGGTCGCGTCCAAGTCTATGGACGCATTCAACCCCTTCTCTGGAGAGGAACGGGGTCTACGCCGGGGTCTCGAAGCTCTAGAGAAGCGAACAGGGATGGGTGGCGTCACTGCCGCAGTCTTCGCCGCCCAAGCCACTGAGATCGACAGAAGCGCTCGCATCAGCGCCTCCGCTGCTTGGGGGCAAGGGTCGTACATCGACGTGGCCGCTGCCGCTCTCAACTACCGAGAAGCGGACTCTCAGCTTGTGAAGCATTTCGGCGCCAACATTGCTCAGACGCTGAAGTCTCGTCCAGCAGTTCGAGACGTGCTCGAAGCTTGGAACAGCGCCACGACGGACAAGAACGCCATCCACGATGCCATCATGAAAGGCGACGTCGCTCGGGTAGAGGAACTGACCAAGAAGCGACTGACGTCTTCTGAGTTGGAAGCAGCGGCACAGGCTTTGGAAGTGATGAAGAAGGATCCGTCGAAGGCCAAGGGAGTACTCGACGCCTTCAAGGAAGCTTCGAAGACCAAGGACACCGTCGCTTTTGCTGGAGCCATCGCAGATCAGGCGACTGCCGCAGGAGAGGCAGCCGAGTCTGCGGCTCGGTCCGGCAACTCCGCTTTTGCCGACAAGATGAAGGCAGTGAAGGAAGCCTACGATCGAGGGTCGAAGGCTCTTCTTCAGGGGTCGGTAGAGGATCGACAGAAGGCTTGGAGCGATATGCAGGAGTCGGCGAAGTCTGCTGCCGAGCTAATCATCAAGGCACCTGAAGGAGATCGGGAGCAGATGGTGCAGACTGCGTCTCCTGCGGTCCGAGCTGCCTACGAGGGTATGAAAGGCGCCCGAGAGATTTGGAAGCACCATGGTCGAGGCTCTATGGTCTCTGCGTCGAAGCTCGCGGAAGAGCTCCATATCGACGTCGCTGAGGTCAAGAAAGTCCTCAAGGGAGACCGTGGGCAGCTCACTGACCTCGCCATGAAGGAGCTGGAAGGTGTCACAGGGCGCCATCGCTCCGCACAGATTGTTGCTGGAGGCGCAGAGCAGCAACAGCAGAAAGACGCCCAGAATCAGATGGTAGTCACTCTCAAGGTCATCGCAGAAGCGGTCATCGCCGCCAACGCCGACAAGCTGGGTAAGGTCGGAGAGAAGGGGTCCAAGGCGACCGAGCTTCAACAGCAACTTTCTGGGAATGCGACTCCGGGGTACTAGACCATGCCTCTTCGCACAGACATCAGCACCAAGGCTGTTCTGAGTGGGCGGCCTTACACTATCTACCTCGTAGACAACCCCACCATCGAAGATGTCCTGGTAGTGGAGATGCGTCTCTACTCGGCTGAGGTGATGAACGGAGATACTCCGTCAAATCACCGAGTCTCTCGGGATGTTCGAGATCTTCTCATTCGCCTGGGGGTCGAGCGATGAGCTCCGTCACCGTCGCCATCATCCCGGATCGGCAATCCCAGCTCTTCTCGAACCTCTCGAACACGATCAAGAGCTCGGATCCGGCAGAAGTCCGCAGCGCGCTTCAGCGGGACGTTCGTCGTCCTACGCGCGGCATCGTTCTAAAGGACAATACCTACGCTACCCTGCGGGTCCTACTCTCCAACGGACTCGCTCTGCCGCTCGTCAACGCCGGTTCGCGTACCGGGGAGATGGACGGCAACATGATGAAGTCGAAGAGCTACTCGAACTTCCTCATCCAGCAAGTCCAAGAAGAGCGCGTCGAGAAGCAGCAGATCGTAGAGACCTTTGGCGAAGCGTTCATCTTCTTCTTCGGAGAACGTCCGCGTATTCTCGGGGTTCAGGGGATCCTCATCAACACCTTCGACTTCAACTGGGAAGCCGAATGGCTCTACAACTACGAGAACTACCTGCGTGGTTCGAAATGTGTCGAGAACGATGCTCGCGTCTACCTCACCTACGACGACACCATGGTGTCGGGCTACATCATGTCCACCTCGTCGGTGAAGAACTCACAGGAACGGAACCACGTCCCTTTCTCGTTCCAGATGTTCGTGACCGACTACACCAACCTTTCTCGTCTCGGGGATCCAAACGCCAACCCGAACGCATTCACGGATCTCGGGGAGACGGATACCAGCATTTACAGACCGCAACTTGTGCCCACCTTCTCAACTCCGGTCGGTCAGTCCCCGTCGCTCTTCGAGAGCATTGCGAATGATGCGGTGAGGACGATCCAAGATACGTGGTCCAAGATCACAGAGATCACCCAGAACTCCATTCTCTCTGCGAATGCTTGGCTCGGGGACCCTATCCGCGTCCCTGTAGGCTTTGCCGGAGCGCTGGCCTTCGATGACCCGAAGTTCGTTCCGGCAGATGTCGTGGGTGTGGAAGGCCCTATTCGATTCTCGACTTTCGGTCAGAACGACGACGAGTTCGTTGGAATCTCTCAACAGTACGGTTCCTCATCTCTTGAGCTCGGGGACACATTCACTGCGGCCTTCAACACCAAGTCCTCCTTCGACAGTCAGGATCAGATGTTCGAGACAGCTCGGGTGGAGTGGGCTAGGTACGGTCTAGTCGTTCCATCTTCGGAGATCACGAAGACGGTCGGCTTGCTTTCCCAGACAGGTATCGGTCTCCAGGTGCTGGGGGCCGCAAGAGGAGTTGTGGCAGGAAGTGGTGTCATGGCCAACACGGCGCTGGCCGCTGGTACTCCTGTGGTGGCAGGTTCCACAGCTCTTCTCAGCAACGCAGCGTTGGCCGACAGCGTCGTGCAGTCTACATCTCCTGAAACGGCGGCTGCCATCGACCGCGCGATCTCAGCCTCGGCCGACGGAACCTCCTCCGGTACGAATCAAACTCTCACTCAACCAGGGACCTCAAAGCCGCAGGTGATGGGAGTTCCTACCGCCGAATTCCAGGCCTTCGCTTCCAGCATTTCCACCGACGCGATGCAGCGGCGCTTGGAATCCCTGAAGCAATCCCAGTCTCAGTAGCGAGAGATCCATGTCGCTTGCGAAGCCTCTCCACCTCCGTCTCTTTCTCGAAGGTCAGGAAGTCCCGGTCATCTCGGCGCAGGTTCAGGCGACGATGTTCGCTCCTGTGTCCGCGGCCATCCAAGTCGTTCCGTTGGACGAAGTGATGGAGCTGAAACCTCGCACCATGGTGCATCTCTTCTTTCTTGAGGAGCCTCTGGTCAACTCCACCAAGGGAGAGATTGCGAGACAGAGCCTTTCAGGGCTGCGCGTCACGAACGATAAAGGAGTCGCGCAAGACAGCGGCCTCTCTGACCAGGTTTACAAGCTTCTCTTCTGTGGAGAGGTCGTCGGCTTCAGCTTTCAGAAGACTCCGATGAGTCGAGCCGTCATTCTTCAGTGCTTGGATCATTCGAGCTACTGGGATCTGTGCCAAGCGACGGTGATGGACTACGGGCCGGGCGGGAACGCTTTCGTTGCGAAGGGAGGCGTGTACGCTTCCAACACTGGCCTCTTTTCATCTGTCCCTACCCAGAGCCCCGCCGAGAAGCTCAGGTCTTGGATCCTTTCGAAGCCTCAGATGCCAGGCTCAACGGACGTTGGTGGTCTGGCAGGAGGCATCCTTCGTCTGATGGAAGTCATGGGAGGGCTGCGAGGGTACCAGCTCGGGGTGAACGATTTCTTCACCATCGCGGAGTTGAGGAACCATCTTCTGGCGCAGGTAGTGGCCGAGGACAACGACTCGACGGCTCAGAAGCTACTCAACCACCGTGTCTTCTTCGAGTGGCTGAACAACCAGATCTCTGTCGCCGGAGGGCAGATCACTCTTCGCGACATGTTCAAGTTGCTCTGTCAGTTCATCTACTACTCAGTAGCTCCGAACCCGGTGGCGAAGTATGACCCATCTGCCACCAAAGTCTCCGTCAAGGTTCCTGCCAGCAAGGGTAGCTTGTCCGCAAGCCGCTACTTCCCTGGCATCAGAGGGACACTCCAAGACGCCGCTGTCCTTCTAGACTCCCCCAGTTTGGAGAAGCCGACTCTGGCGAAGGTCTCGGCAGATTTGAAGACGAAGGTGCTGGCTGTCTTGCCCAAGGTCAAAGGACTGCCGAGCGATGTCGGAGTCAGAGCGAGCACCCTCAACTCGGTGATCGCGAAGTTGCTTCAAAGCTTCATGACTCTATCGGAGAAGGAAAGAGACGTGCAGCGTTCCACTGCGGCAAGCCTCACCGCAGACCTCATCTCCTCTCTCGACGCGGCGGGGGACAAGACGGTCACCACCTCCGAGGGAGCCAACTACGTTGGGAAGAGAGACGACCGGCTTCGATCTCAGATCTTTCGTCCGGACTGCTTCATGGGAGCTCCGCCGGTCTGCAACGTGATCTTCCCGGAACAGTACTCGCAACTCACATACGACCGTACCTTCATCAACGAAGTGACGCGCGTCGAGATCTCCGTCCACTCCCAGGTCGCCACCCCGAACCCGGGAGCAGCTCCAAACGATTCGGCCCTTCTCTCCGTCCACCTCTTGGAGCCAGACCTGCGTGACCTCTCCCTGGAGGTCGCAAAGCATATGGCAAACAAGTGGCGCATCCTCATGGATCACGAGCTCCACACGGGCATCGTGGCCCGAGAGGAATGGCTGCCTGATTCCTTTAGCTCTGGCTGGCTTCGGGGAACTTCTAATGATGCTCAGAAGAAGCTCAAGCAGGCCAAGCTCACCTGGAGCCAGCGCGTCGGGATGCATCACTTCTTCAAGTACCGCATGGGCGCTAGGACTCTGAACGTCGCTGGCCGCTTCATGCCTTATCTGGTGGTGGGGTTCCCTTCTGCGGTCATCCAGAAGCCGTTCTACGTCAACCTTCCCACAGCCACAGAGGAGGAGATCCTCGATCGCATTCGCCTCAGTCAGAACCCTGCGGGGGAGCTTGGAGCCCCTCCTCAGTTCCTCGGGATGATCGAGTCCCTCACTCACTCCGTCGGCCAAGACGGAGGACATACCACCGTGGCTCTGTCCCACTGCCGCTCTCACCTTGGAATCGATGACGAGTTCATCGGGAAGCTTCTCGATCGAACAGGGAACACCAAGACCAAGACGCAGGTGGTTCACTGGACTCTCAGCTACAAGGATGCGGTTCCGAATGAGAAGCTGCTCAGTTTCTTGAGAGACTGCACACCCCAAGGGCCGAATGATGCGGCGCTCACTGCTCTCGATATCCGCAAGCAGTCCAGCAACGCTGCCACCTACGACGTGAAGACCATCTCCAAGGGGGTAGAGACGACAACACAGAAGAGCGTTGCTGTGCAGTCTCTCGGAGAAGGGACTACCAAGTCTTCTTCCAACACCAGTTTCCTTGTGGACTCTGCCTCTCCTTTTGGAGCTGCGGGAGACACCATCAAGGTGCCAAGTCCTCCAGGTATCATCACCGTAGGCTCTACGGGTCTCAAGGGTGGGAAGGTGAAGCTTGTTCAGGCTCTCCCACCGTACAACGTGACTGAGGTGAATGGAGTCCGCTATTTCACCTCGATCATGATTCACGAGGAAGTCGCAGTCCCTTACAGCCAGAGTACAGACCCTCGCGTTCCTGTCGAGTACGTGGTCCGTCCCTCTTGGCTTTCTACTTCTTACGACAACGAGAACATCGGCCCGCGCATCTACCAGAAATTCTTCGGCTGCGCGTCTGTCGTCGACCAAATCATCACGCAAAGCGTTCCAGCAGAACTGAGGCAGGTCCCGACAAGTCTTCCAGAGGACGGACTGGATACTTCCTTCGACGAAGACGTCAAAGCCCTTCAAGCACGTATCAAGACCATCGATCAGAAGAGGTCTCTACTCTCCATTGAGACGGCGTTGAACTTCATTGCATACTTGTACGGTAAGGTGCGTTCCGAGCATCTCGACGTCGATGAGTTCATCGAGAGCTTCACCAGGCGCCCAGTCGCTTCAAAGAGGGAGCTCTTGGGATCGCACGACCTTGCTATCTCCGTCAGCGGCTCCAGCGTCAACGTGGTGTCCGGCACGCTCGGCTTCCACTCCCTCTCAGTTCATCCGGCAACGGTAAAGGCTGGGAATCTGACCGGCCTTATGGACAACCCTGTGATGCGCCTGGCTAGGATGGGAGGCGAGGCGAAACGGGCTGTGGCCGCCTCCTACGACGTGCGCGCCAAGAAGCTGGAGAAGGTCGAAGCGTACCTGGCCGCGCTGACGCGGGGGAACAGAGGCTACGTAGGGTAATTCTACCGTTTCCACGGTCGGATGTGGCGGTGTATCCTCGCCAGGACGAGGAGGTAGTCCATGGATCTCTCGGAGGTTACCCGCCGAGCATTTGAGGATGAGCTGGAGAAGATCGGTGGCGGTTTCAGCCGCGCCGGGATTCGTCCATTCAAGGCCGAGACTCTTGCAGGCAAGGCCGGGAAGTTCGTGAAGAAGAACTTCATGCTCAAGACCTCAGCGGGCTTTGCCCGTCGACACGTCTTCGCCGCTGCGGCGACAGGCGGTGCCGGTGCTCTATACGGCCAACGCAAGCTGAAGCAGATGGCCGAGGACTACCAGACAGGCAAGACCATCAGGATGCAGCAGATGGGGAGGTAGCCTGTGTTCTGGGAGGCCCTCAAAAATGGATTTGAGGACGAGCTCAAGAAGATCGGCGAGGTGAGTCTCGCCGGTCTCTCTGCTGAGACGATCCTTTCCTATCCGCACCCTCAACCGGTCCCGAGCGATGGGTACGAGAAGGCGAAGACCATTCTCGCCAAGGCTCAATCTCTCCCGCTCTCTGAGAAGACGGCGGGGCCGGACCCTTCCGTTCTTCCACGGCTCAGCGTTCTGGGACGTAGAAAGCGGAAGCAGGAGGCTCCTCCTTCCAGCAAGATCGACAAGACCAAAGAGGTCGGCGTCCACATGCTGGCGGGCGCCGGAGCAGCGAAGTTCATCCATGGCGCCGTAGAGGCGGGGGTCCAGTCTCGTCGCCCGATGCCCCAACGGTTCTACAAGCTCGATCCGAAGTGGCAGGTTGGCGCCGTGGCAGCGGGGGCAGGACTCGGCGCCGCGGAATGGGCTCGGAAGCGCCATGCCAAGAAGAAGTGGGAGAAGACCAAGGCGTCTGGAGCCACTCCCTTCAAGTTCCCCTCTACCGGCCGCGCTTCGGCGCAGTTCCTCGGCAAGAGTGGGCCCAGCATTTCGCAGCAGGTTCCACACATCGGCTTGCGTGGAACGCTGCCCAAGATCTAGGAGGCGTCCGTGAAGAAGATCAAGAGAGCCGGAGTGGCCAACCTCGGCGTCGAGGAGAAGGAGCGGCTGGAGTTGGAAGTGAAGACGCGCGCCAGGACTCGTGCGGAGGCCGAACTACTCTTCGACGAGGCGCATCGCGCTAGAGACGGAGAAGTGGCTCGGCTTCGTCAACTCTTCACGCAAGCTCCCGTTGCGGAGACCCCATCGCGCCTCGCGCCGCGAATCCCCCCTCCACCTCCTACAGACCTTGGATCACTCTACGGGATGGGCAAGTCCTCCTCCGTCACAGCCAACGTTGACGGATTCTTCGACAAGATCGCTGCCGCCAGTCTGACGGATGCTCAGGTGAGGTACCCCGAGCTCCTGAAGGTATCAGCCGCTCCAGGAGGTCGAGGGACCTTCGTTCTCCCGACCCTCTCCAAGCGTTCAACTACGCCAACGAGAGGAGCTTCTCCGGTGCAGTCTCCTCTCTCCGGCGGCGCTGCCTGATTCGATGGCAGAGAGCACTACCAGGAGCGAGGCCTTTGACTGGCTCTTCGCGAAGCTTGCAGCGGCGCGCTCCAAGGCGCAGCCGAAGGTCCCCATCTACACCCCTCCCAAGGTATCGCTTGCTCCGCCCACAGTAGAAAGCCCCGCCGAGAAGCAGAAGAACCGAGGTCTCCTTCGAGACAAGGAGGAGGCCATGTGGCACAAGTGGATGGATGGCGGACAGAGGTCTGAAGACTTCGAGGCTCTCAAGAAGAGCCACATGCCTATCATCAACAACTGGCTCTCTCGCTTCAAAGGGGCGGAGGTCAACCGCGTTACTCAGAAGGCTGAGCTTGTTCAACACTACCGGAAGGCGTTGGAGAAGTGGGATCCTAGCCACCCCTCTGGCGCGAGGCTCAACACCTGGGTCGAGAACAACCTTCGCGGTATCAAGCGCTTCGTGGTGTGGCACCAGAACCCAGCGCGCATCCATGAAGATCTTGCGAAGAAGATCACTCCTTACAACGCCGTCAAACACGAGCTCACAGAGAAGATGGGCTTCGAGCCATCTTCTCACCAGATCGCGGATGCGTCGAAAGGGAAGCTCTCCTTGAAGGATGTGCTTCAGGTAGAGAGCCAGGTTCGACGCAACTACGACATCACGGCTGGCGGCGAGAAGGTGGAAGGCGTAGGGCATCACGCCCACGATCCGTACCTCCAAGCGGCTCATGTAGTTTACCCAGAGCTGAAGCCGCACGAGCAGAAGGTTCACGAGCTCATGTTCCCGCGGACAGATCATGCTCCCGTCGTCAAAAGCGGAGCCATCGCCAAGAAGCTGCGCTGGGAAGTGTCCAAGGTTTCGAAGGCGAAGCGCGCCATCATGACGAAGATCCTCGAACGGGTGGGGGATTGATCCATGACCACTCGCCTCGCCCTTCTTCAAGACCTTCAGACCACTACGAAAGAGTACGTGGCCAAGGAACGTGCTCGACTGACCAACGAGGCCTCTGTCTTGACGGCTGTTCTCAACGGGCGAATGGGAGGGAAGGGGATTCAGGCTGTCAGCACCGCTGTGGTATCCGCGGTCGCGCAGAAAAGCCTTGCCTCGTATCTTGAGGGATCCTGAGTATGGAGGAATTCACTCATCTCGTTCTGAAAACTTACGGGATCGTCGGGCTCATCATTCTTGCGCCCTACATTGCGGTAGTCTTCCTATGGAAAGAGAACGTTCGGCTCAACAACTTGTCGCGGGAACGGGAGGAGAAATTCGTAACGCAACTAGACGAGATGGGGAAGCGAGTCACCTCCGCTCAAGAGAAGAGGGTGGAGGATTCCCAGGGAATTACTTCCAAGGTGATCGAGATGGTCACCGAGCACGTGGCTCAGGCCAAAGAGACGACTACTGCTCTGGATCGAGTCGGCGATATGGTCTCGATGCTCACAGCTCAAATCAACGGTATGCAGCCGGCGACTCCACATCGCCGCACGGGAGGGGGAGGTGGGTAATGGTCATCGCATTCTTTGTAAGGCTAGTGAGAGGTCGGAGTCGTAGTGTAACCAAGCTGGTTGATGAGAATCTGCGCGCAGTAGAGCGTGGGGACTTCTGCGCTCTTCAACCTCCCCAGCCAGGTCTCGGAGAGACGGTCGAGTCGTTGAGCATCACGGGGGTCTACAGCCGACTCGGAAAAGAGATTCAGAAAGCGACGGAAGAGAAGAAGCGTGTTCGCTCGGCAGCTCGCCGCCTTGCGGAGACCATCGGAGTCGTCCCTCCTCGTTCCCCTGCCCATGCGAAGTGCAAATAGAGGCCTTTGATGCCTTCTTTTCTCTCCATCCCCGCTTCGAACGTCCAGAGCCTACTGACCGCAGGCTATACGCACATCGAGGTGTGGCTTTCTGAGGATGATGGAGATACTTGGCGGGAGATCACTTCGAACGTTGCCGAGCATGCCGAGGTGCTCTCCACCACTGCCAGGAACTCCTTCGCTTTGGGAGGCCTGTCCCTCTACGTCAAGATGGACGGGGGAGGGGAGCAGGAGATCTTCTTCGACCCGATCCTCGCCTACTGGACGCCAGACCAGGCTGCGGCTCGAATCAACCAAGTCCTTCTAGGAGCCGCAGTCTCTCTCGATCAAACTGTCATTCTCTCTTCACCGGCTACGGGGAGAGCGGGCACTATCGAGATCGTTTCCAGTCCTGCCGGCTTTTTCACGAACGGCGCGGGGGCTGCTGGGGCCGATGCCCGTATCCCCTTGAGTGCGGACTCTGTCCTCTACCCGTACTACGATGTTGCCGCTGTTGCCTCCAACGCTCGATATCGCTGGCGCTTCTCCGCAGACGGGCTCTCTCCCTTCTCGAAGTTCTCCCCATGGGTCCCTCCGGCTGCTCCTGCTGCGGACCCTTCCAAGATCTCCATCGGCTACATGACCTTTCTAGGTCTTGATGGTTCTGCTGCAAAAGGTCGTCTGATCATCGCAGAAGATCATCCGGAGATGTTGGGAGGCGCCGCAGTCTACAGCTCGCAACCTTTGCTATACGAGGCTGACGAGACTGGTTTTGTGCAAGCACCTCTTTTGCGCGGCGCGCATGTTCGAGTCGGTATCGAGAGCTCGACCCTCATTCGATCCATCACTGTCCCGGACGCGGCCAGCTTCGACATCATGCAGGCTCTTTCCACGGCGACAGACATGTTCACAGTACAAACGGTTCCCCCGCTCTTGACGCGCAGGAGTCTCTAGATGGCGGTACCGGTCAACCTCTACGTAGCAGACTCCACCCCCTCTGCCTTGCCGGTTGCGGGGGTCGCGGTAGGGATCTACGACCCAACGAGCCTGGTTCAGGTGGCCTACGGGTTGTCCGATGCCGCAGGACGCACAGCTTTCCTGCTTCCTGGCCTTGCTGATGGCCAGTCCTATGAGGCGCGGTTCTTCAAGATCGGGTACCTATTCACGAACCCTCAACTCATCAAGGTCTACGAACCAACCAACGACGCTCTTCCGAATGGCTTCTACGCAACAGCAACTCAGCTCGGAGTCTTCGGCGCTCCTATCGATCCCCGAGTCTGTCGTTGTGTTGGAAGGTTCCTCAACTACCAGAACCAGCCCGTAGCAAACGCACTGGTTCGTCTCTCCTCAGACGCAGATCTTCGAAAGAAGACTCCGGAGATGGTAGACGGAAACGCCGTCACTCCGGCCAGTCTAGAGGCTCGTACAGATCCGAACGGGTTCGTGGTTCTCGATCTGCTTCGCACGGGAGAGTACTTCATCACATTCGCTGGCGAAGATGATGAGACTTGGAACTTCAAGGTCCCCGATCGCCCGACGGCGAACCTCTTCGACCTCATCCACCCCTACCCGATCAGTTTGGTATGGGGTGGTAGTGTTACGACCCTTTCGATGAAGCCCGGCGACATCACTCAAGTCGATGTCACTGTTCTCTTCAGCGACTACGTCAGCCGCTCCAAGCAGCTACATGACATCATCTGTTTCACATCATCCGATCAGACTCTTGCGGACGTTGCTTACCTCGGACATCTAGGGCAGCTCGGTATTACGGCCCGAGCCGAGGGAGTTGTGACGGTGACTGCGGGAGTCGCTCCTGGCCTCTATCCGCATCGAGTTCCCGACTACTCCATCTCTGCACCAGTACTTACGGTGACCATCGCCCCATGACTCAACAAGCTCTTGCCAAGATCATCCAGAAGCACATCCCGGCGGTGGTCTTTCGATGCACGAAGGGGCCGAATATCAGTTACGACTCTGCCCAGCGCGGGGTTGACCGGTATGTCGGCTACAGAGCGCTGTGGATGAAGGTCATCATCCGCGCGGCCTTTGATTGGGTCTCTTACCGAGACGCGATGAAACTGGAGTCCCGCAAGGAAGCTGAGAAGGCCTACAAGTGGCTCTTCCAGCCTTCTCAGCTCTTCAACTCCTTCGAAAACGTCTGTCACCTGGTGGATCTCCCTCCGGACAAGATCCGTCATTGGGTGCAGACTCTCACGAAGGAACATGTGGCGAAGATCGAACACCTAGAGCGAGAAGGTGGCGGAGTCCCCATTCTCGAAGCGGAGCGACGTCTTATCGAGAACATGGACGAGGACGAGGATGCCTGATGGCGGTGACTTCTCTAGATGACCATGTCTCCTCGCTACTTTCTAGAAGCGTTGCCGAGGGCAAGACTGGTGGAGTCACCAACTCCACCATAGAGGCCACGGCTGTCTTTGAGTCCGTCGCGCTCAACCTCCTTCTGAAACCTCGTAGCGCTCTCTACTTCGCGCTGCTGGCTAGAAATGGTCTTCAGAGATCGGTCCAGGACGAGATCTCCCTCTTGGAACAACTCAAGAAGGACATCCAAGATCTCGGCAACACATCCTTCAAGATTCAGGGAGCCGCGACTCTCCAACAGGCCCGCACCGCACTGCTTCAGTTGGAGAAGCTTCCACGGATGAGTTCGGAGGCGGTTCCCCTCCAGCTCTATTCGAAGTCGGTCGACTCGTTCCTCGAAGACGAGCTTTCAAGGAATGTCCGTCGCAAAGGATCCGACGAACTCGTTCGTCCTTCAGCGGAGGCACACCTCGACCTAGTAGCGGAGATGCAGGCTCTGAAGGAGCAACACGCGGACACCTTGGATCGGCTCTACAACCTTACCGTCGGGATCGACAACTTCCTCTCTGCCCCCTTCAACGCCCTCATAGGCACCTCCACCATTGCAAGAGCTCGTCTCGACCTCGAATCCATCATCAACCAGGTCGAGGCGGCCGGGGATCCGTCTCCGGCCAGAGACTACGCCATCCGTCTCATCGGGAGCAGGGAGACTATCAAAAGCATCGCCTCCCCTCCATCTCCCCTAGACACCCTCTTCCCGTTCGGCACGGCGGCTTCGAGTGCCGCGTCGCAGGTGCAGGTTACGAGTGCCCAAGGACCGTTCCTCCTAGGAGTGAGTCCTGTGTTTACCGTCACCGTGAATGGCAGGAGTGAGTCCTCTAGTTTCTTCGCAGAGAGTGCCGCCATCCTGGTCTCCTCCCCCATCACGTTTCCTCTCACGATCCCAGCCAGCTACGGCCTCTTCGTGTCCGTTGACGGAGTCCAGAAGCGAATCCCGATTTCTGGGACCTTCGCATCTGTGTCGGCACTCTGTTCAGCGGTGACCTCCCAAGCACTAGGATTCGTCACTGTCTCGCAGTTTGCCCATGACCCTTCGCGTTGGGTTCTCTACTTCTCGGGAGCTACGAAGGTTGCGGTCCTGTCTGTGTACTGGAGCACTGCTTCCGAGACGACGACAGAAGTTCCCTCCTACACCGCTCTCAGCGCGCACACTGGGCTCGGATTCGCAGTCGGGCAAGTAGGCCTTCGAACGCTCTCGGCTCAAGTCGTTGCTGATGCGGTGAATTCGCTCTTCACCCTTATATCAGCCACCGCCCTCCACAGTGGCCAAGTGCAAGTGGTCTCGCTGGAGTCAGCTCCCGGGACGACTCTCACTCTACTCACTCCGGCTTCGTTCGGGCTCACAGGAACCTTCGCAGCGATGTCTGATGTGGTCAGCCTTGTTGGAGTAACTGACCATCGAGAGATCGTTCAGGTGGGAGATCGTCTGGTGTTCGGGGAAACCTCGACGCACACCATCATCGACGTGAGACAAGAGAGCGTCACCATCGACGCCCTTCTACCGACTCGAACAGGCCCCGTCGCGGGAATCAGCTCTCTGACTCTGGCCTACGACAGCCTCATTTCGACCTTGAAGAACTTCGTTCGTCGTTGGGGAAGCCTCTCTTACGCCTCTGACCTCAACAAGTTGGATCGAACCATCGCCCCTCTAGAAGCTTCCTCGGCCCCAGGGCAGCGCAACACAGCCATTCGGGAGGCACAGAGTCTAGAGGATGAGCTTTCTTCTCTATTGAACCTGCTCTCAGACCCGTCGACAATGCTGCCAGATGGAGCAGCTCTGGAAGAACGACAGATCGTTGAGGGCATCTTGACAACCCTTCAGGAGAGACACTACGACCGGGCGGCCGATCTTCTCTTGAAGTGTGACGTCCAAGCCTTGCTTGGGATGGATGCTGATCAAGCCTCCTATGGCGGCAACTTCATGCGAGCAGCTTCCGGATTCGCTCAAGCGAATTTCCTCGACGAAGATACTTCTGACTCGGACGCCCCTTCTTCTATCTCTGCGGGGCATGCTTGATGGCTACTCCCTCTAGCATCCAAGAGCTTCTTCAGGCGAGCTACTCCTTCGTGCGAGGGGTCGAGGCAAATAGAGCCACTGCCGCGTTGACTCTCGATCACCTCATTCAGCAGCAGATCGACGCCATCCAAGGAGGCGCCTCAAGAGCTCTCCTTGGCGCCTCCGGAAACACCATCGACGTCCGCATGTCGAAGCTTTCCATGCTCGATACCATTTCTCAGGGAATCGATAGAGTCGTTCAGGCCGTGAGTGACGCAGGAAGCGACCCCACAAAACTTGAAGCACTTGGGCTCAACCCGGAGAAGGTCGGATGAGAGACTTTCGCGTTGTCCAAGCCAAGTCTCTCCTCAAGGTAGCCTCTGTGGCTCCTGTACGGAACTTTTCTCCTCCAGCGATCGTCATCCTCGGAGAAAGGCTCAACACCGCAGACGAGATCACGTACAACGGGTTGGGGGTCTCCGAGTTCATCATCACTTCTCCGACTCGAATCATTGCTCGCATTCCGGATTCTCAAGTCGGGCAAGCCTTGCGAGACCTACGGGTTCTGGCCCCCGTGTCCGTGTCAAAGCTCGATGCCATGATCTCGCTCGGCATCAACAGACCTGTCAGGACTGTGGAAGGAATCGATCGGTTGGTCCAAGAGTGGCTACTCATCTTCTTGACCAACCCAGGATCAGACATTTTCAACCAGACAGCGGGAGGCGGGGCGAGGTCTGTCATCGGGCAGCCCGCGTCTTCCAGTGAGAGCAATGCCGTGTCAGAGCTCTCTCTTGCTGTGGAGAAGACAAAACAGCAGCTCCTTCGTCAGCAAGCGAAGAACTCCAACATCCCCCCTGCGGAACGTCTTCTCTCCGCATCTCTCTCAGATGTGACATTTGATCAGCAGACCACCAGCCTTACCGCCGTCGTTGATCTCAAGAACGTGCTCGGTGGGTCTGCTTCCGTAACCGTTGGGTGACCTCATGGCCAGCGCCGACCTCCAGCAGTTTCTAGAAGACCGTCTCGTCGCGCTTGACCCGACCACGGACATATCTCCCGGGTCCGCAGCGCAGACGAAGTTCATCCATCCTGTCCTCTCCTACCTGGGCACGGATCCTTTCGAGACGGACATCGATACGTTCGTCACCGATCGTTTCGCTCAAGAGTTCCCTGACATCTACGCCAACGATCCAGGGGCGTTGAGGGACATCTTCATCAACCCTCTCCGCATCATTCTGGAGCCTTTCAAGCGAGAGGTGCAGACGATCAAGAAGAACCAGTCTCTCGTCGATCCTTCTGTCTTGTCGGATGAGGACGCGGATGCTCTCATCGCAAACTTCTTCGACTCTCGGGACCAGGGTGGCTACGCCGTTGGTGCCGTCCGGCTCTATTTCGCCAACCCTACCGATGTTCGGATCGACGTCGCGAATCGCGTTTACAGTGGTTCGAACCTGAATTTCTTCCCGACGAATCCAGTGGTCAGCTCTGCGGAGTCGATGGCGTTCAATCGGGACGGCTCGTTCTTTTACATGGACGTTCCCCTCCGTGCGGAGAACGCAGGCTCCTCCTACAACATCGGCATCGACGAGATCTCAGGCATCGAGGGGGTTCCGAACGTCATCAAGGTCTCCAACCTTCGGGCCTTCACAGGAGGAACCGACAGGCAAGACACGATCTCCTTCGCATCGGCTGCGGAAGAGTCCCTCACCGAGCGCTCCCTGGTGACTCGTCGCGGAGCGAGAGCTCGGCTCAATACGGTCTTCAAGGGAGCACTTCGCTCAGTTCAAGTGGTTGGAGCCAAGGATGCGGAGATGCAGCGGGACATCCTTGTTGCCGCGTCCCCAGGACATGCCTGGATCACTGGAGTAGTCGAGCTCTACAAGCAGGTGGCCTATGTCCGAGCTCGTACTATTGAGGGAGAAGAGAGCGCGATCCCTCAGACGGGGGATACCCTCTACTTCTACCTCCCCAAGGTTTCTGTTGGAGGGGGCGGGAGCAGTGTGTCACGCATGTTCGGAGCCGGAGAGACGGGCCAGTTTGATGGAGTCCCCCAAGCTCGCCGCTTCGTTCGCCTGAAGGTGGCAGAGCTTCTCTTCGGCCCCCGTGCGTCTACCGGAGAGTTCCAGACAGGGTACTTCGTTCGTTGGGAGGATCCGGACGCTGTCCTCTCTTTGACATTCGGAGTCACCAACGTTCAGTCCTTCTTGGACACTCTCCCCTTGTCCTTCGAAGGAGGCTTCACGAAGAAGGGGACAATTCACGTCACATCCATCCCAGATATCGGGGATGTGAGCCTCACCGTCGATAACCAGTCCGTTCACATCTTCGGCCGAAGCGACATCTATGTCCGACCGACCACACAAGACACCACCAAAGCCGTCGTCGATGGGGTCTACGATCTAGGGAAGCTGGGATCTACTACCCAGAACCCGCACTTCTTTCTAGAGCGCCTGGGCCTGCTAACCGTAAGCGGCTCCAACATCGTTCATGACCTATCCCCTGACTTCGCGTTCGAGGCCGCAGGAGTAGATCTCGGAGACGTTCTATCGATCGAAGAAGGATCTGATGCCGGTCTCTACGTCATCGGGGACATGGACGATTCTGGGAACCTCTATCTGAACCAGAAGCTCACGGCAGCGAGTCCGGTGAATGGCTTGCGGTACCGCGTCCTCAAGCAGATCCGCATCAACCCTTTCGAAGCCCGTATCGTCAGGTTCCCGTTCGGTGATGCAGAGCAACGAGATCTGCGCACTACCATCGGATCGAACCTCATCACCACTGCGCAGAACGATCTTCTCCAATTCGGAGCTCGTGTCGGTGACACTGTAAGGGTTCTCGAAGGTCTGGATGTAGGGGACTACACCATCCAGTCGTTTGATTCCAAGCTCGGCGGCCAGGGCATCTACCTCGATCGGAAGCTCACTGCGACGAGTTTCAACATTCCCTTCGAAGTCTTCACACCCCTGGAGTCCGTCATTCGGCCGCTGGTCCGCGTTCGGGAACTTCTGCTCCTGGATTCAGCGAAGCAGTCTACTGGCCTCACCATCCCCCCAGCCGATCCGGCAGCAGTGATTCCGACAGGACCCCTCACCTCCGCGAAGGTTCTGGGATCCAGCCAGCTTGCCTCCGGGTACGTCCTTCCTGACCTCTCTACCTTGCTCGACAGCTTTTCAAGCACGGCCGCAGACTCAGGCGATCGGCGCTACTCGATGGGTTTCGATTCTCCGGACGGGATCTACCTCCCGGTCATCTTTCCTGATGGCAGCCAGGCAGAGCTCGACTTCCGCTCAGACTCTCAAGGGAAGACCAGCTTCTTCATGGCTACCACGGAGAGTTTCGATGACGCTGTGAACACGCCACCCATCGATCCCAATCCTGGAGAGTGTTTCACGATCAAGAATGGGCCGAACAAGGGAAGCTACCTCATCAAGGCGGTCCACAAGTTCAAGTACTCCGTAGGAGGCAACGTCCCGCATCCGTCGCTACTAGGCGATTCCGCGCCCAAGACGTGTTACGTGTACTTCCTCCAGATCTACGGCACTTTCCCTGTCGATCCAACAAAGCGCCTCATCGAGTTCTTGATGGAGCACGGGGAGTCGATCGGTCTCACTTCTGGAGACGTCTCGCTCCCTATCCCGTTCCCGACCTTCTTCCAGAACTGGTACGCCTCCCTGGGAGAGAAGGTCTACAACGCTCTCGTCGATGGGGGGATCTCAGATCCTCCCTCTGGAGAGGAACTCCAAGGCGTCGTAGACGCAATGTCCGCGTGCTACTACGACTGGGGCCTGCCTGCCCGCGGCGTCCTTCGAACCTACTTCAGAGAGCCGACTCTATTCGAAGAGAAGACGGGAGACGCCGACCTGGTGACGACCAGGTCGTACAAGACTTCGACAGGCGATTTCGCGAAGTTCCGTCCAGATCCACTTCGCTACACTCAGTACGAGGTGGTCCCTCCTCGGCTTACCTCGGATGCAGATCCGACATCGTATCCGAGAGACTTGGATCCATCCGACCAAGCCAACCCGGTCTTTGCCGACTCGTCGCGCCTCTCCATCTTCTCTGCCGGAGTACGTCCTGGGGATGTCCTCTCCGTGCGTGAGGAGGTATTTCTCTACACCACAAGGCTTCAGCAGGCAGTGGTTCAGACGAGTGCGGGTTCTCAGCAGCTCACTGCTCCTGACTCGGCCGACACAGTCTTCACGGCATCCATGGTCGGAAACCTGCTCTTCATCGAAGAGGGCTCGGACCAAGGGGGTTACCACATCACTCGATACATCGACGGCAGGAACGTGCTCGTCGATCGAGTGCTGCAAGGATCAACCTCTCTCATCTCGAAGCAGGGGGCGGGGGGCGACTACTTCTATGATGCAGGAGGGATCTACGCAACGGGGGCCAACGTAGTGGTGGCCAGCTCGGGAGACCGTCCTTGGGACGACTCCGACGTCGGAAGCTACATCACCCTCTTCGGAATGGACTACCGTTGGATGGGGTCTTTCCCCATCCTCCAGGTGTACAACAAAGACATCAGTGGTTTCGGTACAGCCATCAAGGTGCAGACGCCGAGCCAGACTCAGTTCAATAATCCTTCGACGGAAGAAGGAACCGTCCGGTGGATCACCACTACGGCGCCCAGCACCGCTCCTTCCAACATCTCAAGAGACGTTCCCCCTCCCACCACAGCTCCGACAGGTACGGAGCTTGTGGGAGCAGTTCCGATTCGCATCTACGAAGCTGTCGCTACGGACTTCACGTTCCAGAGCATCTTGCATGACGCTTCGGTCTCGGGAGGAGCGATCGCGCCAACCGACACGCTTCGGCAAGGAGTGAGGCAGCCGTACCGAATCTACCGCCCCAACGTTCGACGCATCACCTCGACCGAGATGAGCCAGAACCGTGAGGGCTTTCTCTACTACTTTGACACGGAGATCGTCTCACTGGCTCCTTCCGAGCAGTCGAACTTGGCGCAGGATAGCTACCTCACTACAGACGAAGGGACGTACAACTCGATCGGCTACCGACACGCGGTGAAGGATCCGAACTTCACCTACTCGATGCTGGAGGACGGGTTCCTCGATCTGCCCATCAACATCTTGCCGGTCGGAAGTCCGGACTCCACAGACAGTTTGGTAAGGGTCGTGGGATCCCCTGTCCAGATCACCTACGAGCGATCCTCTTTGGTCGAGCTGGTACAAGACTTCATCGACTCTCTCGACGATCGAGTCCTCTCCGCAGGTCTCTTGTCCCGGCACTTCTTGCCGGCCTACGTCTCCTATGACGCTTCCTACACCGGAGGAGACAGCCCAGGGGCTATCGCTACGGATCTTCAGAGCTACATCGACCAGCTTCCTGTCGAGACTGCGGTGGACGTCTCTGAGATGGAGAAGATCATCGACAACCACAGCGGGAACCCTGATACCCCGACCAAGATCTCCTCTACGGTCTATGACTGGAACAGGCGGATGTGGGTCGAGTTCTCGGAGAATCAGCTCGGCGGGGCCGCTGCGACAGACACCAAGGTCCCCTACAACGGCTCTCCCCGAGTCACCTTCTTCTCTCCGGGACAGGACGTCTCGGGCCTGACAGACATCCCAACAGGGGAGCGTATCAACCTGACCCGTCGATGATCGACGCCAGGGTGATGAGGCCGGTCCTGGGGTCGAACTCCGTACCGCAGGTCACACAGCGCAGGATCTTGTTCGGCAAAGGCGAGTTGGGTACGAAAGGGCGATGGGTGTTCAAGGTCGGCGTCGGAGCCATGGCGCCGCACTTGGGACAGGAGGCAGTCCGGAAGAGCTCTTCTTCCTTCTCCATCAGAGGCGTCAAGACATCCGGGTAGAGCTTTTCCCCCTTCTCGTCTCGCGCGTCGAGAATCTCTCGGATTCTCTGCTGGTCCATCGCCTTGAGGCTGTGCATGGTGGGCCCCCTTCCGTATAATCGCGGCAACTCGGTGTCAGAGGACTCGCCTTGGCTCTTCGACTCGTAAACACCACTCCCGGAGACGTCAACAGCCCCCTTCTCCCGGGAACCCCGTTCCTTTTCAGCCTGAAGTCTGACACCGGCTACGTGCTTCTCCCGTCTCTCCAAGCCCGCCTCGCTTTCTCCAACATCGTACAGAAAACTGCTGGAGGAGTCGCGGTTCTTCCTGAAGAGGATACGGACCTCCTAAAAAGAGTCGCAGTGATGGTTCGAACGCCAGAGCGCCGAGAGCCTTCGACATCCGTCCTGCCTCGTTTTGCGGACGGCGCGGTTCTAGACATTGGTCCAGGGACCTCTTCCGGAGTCGATACAGGTGTCTACGAAATCCAGCTCCCCATAGATACCTACGGGTCTGTGCTGGCCTCTGTCTCTTTTCGAGTCCGGGCGTCTTGGTCGAAAGACTCTCGCTACGTCTGCGACCTCGACAACATCGCCCCCATCTACCTGGGGCTGGAGTACGGTGTTCGCAACACAGGCCTCTTCGTTTTCTTGAGGGATGATGGTGCCGGCGGCAGTCTTGTTCTAGGAGGCCCCCTCCTCGCATACAACCAAGCTCGGGGAGCCGAGACAGAGATCCCGGGAGTTGGGTGGACTACTCTCTCGGACGGGGACATCTACACCGTCTTCTTCTACATAGACGCGGGTACCCAGACTGCGCAGATCTGGGTTCAGAACCCCTCCGACTCGGCGCCGACGCCTATCGATCCTGCGCTCCCTCTCTCCATGTTGGGGGAATTTCGACCCGCAGATAGTTCCTTCTCTCAGAGGCGTTCCGGTCCGAGCCTGAGCGCGACCCTCTACTTTGGGAACATGGGAGGCGCCGAGGATCTGGTAGAGATCACGGACTGGGCGATCTACCCCTACGCGCCTCTTGGGATCATGAATGGAGAGGGGCAGCTCTCTCACTCCTACCGACGTCGCCCAGACCTTCCCTACTCCTTCTTTGCTACCGATCAACGCCTTCCAGTGGACCAAGGTCTCGGGAGGTGGCAGGTCTCTGGTACAGTTCTTCCCGAGATCAGCTTTTGGTACCAGCCTGGGAGGAAGACCGTTCCCCTCTACGCGACCATCCACAAAGAAGCTCTCCATGGAGAGGCTAGGATCTCTCGCCTAGAGCCACGGCTGACGACTAGGCAGGATGGGTTCTCTGTCGAAGCGTGGATGTCAGGGAAGCTGAATGCCCTCATCAACGCCGACACCGGGCTCGGGATCCGGGTATCCGACGGGGCTCAAGTGTTTCAGCTCATCGCTCTCGACACTGAGCTCCAACGCTCTCTCGGCATCGTCAAGAACACAGGGCTGGCGGGGGATGTGGCCCACGGCTATTACACCGCTAGCACAGACGATGTTATGTCGTGGGTGGATTACCGAACGTTGAAGCTAGTCCGTCTCACGGTGGACAGGAGGAGAGGAGAGCTGCGCCTCTTCGTCGAGGACATGGATACCCCGTTCTTGACTGTCCCTTTGGCCTCCGAGTTCCCTACCGACGTCCAGCAACAAGGACGGATCGATATCGGCCACCTCAGCAACGCTCCTACGCTAGGAGATGTCAACGTCGCCTCCATCAACTATTTGAATCACTACTTGGCCTGGGAGAAGGAAGACTCCCTCCCTTCAGCAGCCCCCGTCTCCTTCGAGCTTCTAGAAGAGGGCGGAGGTACGGCGGTGATGCAGGACAGCAAACTCGCCATCGAAAAGACGAGCTTTGGGCCGGGGGATGGGCGAGGCATCTCCTTCTACCGCCCGGGGGATTTCACTCTTCATCGAGGATTCCAGCTCGACTTCCGCGCCCGAGTGTCCTCCTACACTGACGCGAGCGGGGCCTCGAATGCCCCAAACCAGTGGACAGGGATCGGGGCTACGGTCTTCTTCGGAAGGCAAGAGAGTCCGTTGAACAACCCTTTCCGCATTCACATCGGCTTTTTCGACTGTGGGGTATATGGTCGAAAGATCGGCATCATCCCAGGGAATGGGGGGCTGGAGGATGAGATCATCCAGCAGACGGCTATCGGAAGATTGTACTCGACCGATGCGGACTGGATGCAGATGAAGAGCTACCGCTTGGTGTACCGTCCATACCACCGAATCGAAGTCTACGGTTCGAACTACATCATGGACACGCCTCTCATCTCGATCCCATGGGACCAGTTCACTCCTCATCCTGACGACACTGATGCAGAACCGGGCATCGCCTTTGGGAACTTCAACTCACACAACTACTGCATCTCCGAGTGGGAATACCTTCGCTGGGGTGTATCCTCCGGGTTCGACTTTGAGCTTTTGCAGGAGCCTCATGGGGATACCTATTTCACGGACGCTTTCGGAGGCCGGGCTCTAGCCATCATCACCGCAGACGAAGAAAGTGGTGGAGGCTCCGGCGGAGGCGTTAGCTGAGAGAACGCATGACCTCTTTCGTCCTAACCGGTTCAGTCGTCAGTCAGAAGCGGGTCCCCGTCGCTTCGTTCGTGACGAGCCAAGAGTTCGCAGTCTTGGGGTCGATCATCAGCCTCGATGGACGGCTGAGCTCGGATCCAGACAGCCACTCCCTCACTTACACCTTTGGCTTCGTCTCTGTTCCGATCGGCTCTCAAATCGCCTTGGAGGGCTTTCGCACCCTCGATGACCTCGGAGCCCAGGTCTCCTTTTCTCCTGATCTGGTAGGTCAGTACGTCGTCGGTCTCTTCGTCTCGAACGGTGTGTTCGAGAGCCCGATGTTGACGAAGACCATCGATGTTCGAGCTATCCTCGTGCCCCACGCACGAGGACTGGTTCCGGATGGCAAGTTCATCTGGAGCTACCTGCGGGACGTCTGGACTCAGGTGGATGGCCGAGACTTCTTTGAAACGCTCTGGTCGGCGCTCATCCAGATCTGTGGAGCGGATCTCTTGAAGCTCTACCAGAATGACTGGAACAAGAGCATCAGGGACATTCAAGACTTCTACCAGCGGCGCTGGTTGTCCTACGAACCTCAGTTCTCGTTGAGCGAGGACGATGTCAGCTTCTTCCTTGGCAATCACAGCGCTGGCAAGGGAGCTTCCACTGGCGCGCTCGGAGAGTCTGGGCTCGCTGTCATCGTCTCCAAGAATGAGCTCATCGTAACTCAAGGAGCTGTGCGTCCAGATCTGGCAGGCAAACCGTTCCAGATCCTTTACTCACGCAGCCCTGAGAACATCGGCACCTACGCCATCTCCAGTACCACTGCGAAGCAGAATGGGTTTCGTCTATCCACCAGCATTCCCAGGAACCCGACGAACCTTCAGGAAGGTGTTCCGTCCGACGTCATCATCGCCGGAGCAGTTTTCCTTTTCGATCCGCAGTCCACTACTTGGACCACCACAGACGAGCGGCATTACGACCTCGTGATGTCCGACATATACGGGTACCCTTTCTACAAGTCGACCCGTCCAAGCGGTCTCGACGACGTCAGGATCGGCGATGTCGTCGTCATCCCTTCTGGCGTCAATGCGGGGTACTACCGGATCGTAGATAAGAGCGGCGGATACATTATCGTCGACAGAAAGCCGCCGGCGGCCGGGACCGCAGACGGGGTGCCCGCCAAGGTGTACCGCCCCGTCGGCTTTGTCATTCCAGCAGTAGAGACCGGCTTCTCCGATACGATCACGGTTCCCCTCTCCGAAGCCTCGAACCTGTCCCAGATTGCGCCAGGCCGGGTGATCGTCGTGAACGGGAACGCTTACACGATCGCGCGCTCAGCAGTAGATACTACGCAACGAGTGCCTGTGGTGATGATCGCTGTGGAAGGTAAGACGGTCATCCCAGGACAGAAGGCCCTTGCTTGGAGAGTCCCACATACTCTCGTCTCTCAGACTCTTGACTTTGAGAGTATGGGTGTGCGCCCTGGAGACACTCTTCTTGTGTCTGTGGTGTCGGATCGAGGAACGTCGGCGGACATCCGTCTCCAAGTTGTAGGCGCTTCCAAGAACCGTCTTGGTTTCGTTCTTTCGACGGATGATCTGGCCGAAGGGGAGGTCCCTCCTCTACAGAATGAGCTCCTACTCACCTTGTCCTCGAAGCTTGGGACCTACCAAGCGGTAGAACTCCCAAACAACTCCCTTGCCTTCTCAGGGGATGCTCAGGCGATCGTGACGTACTTGGGATCGATCTTCTTCAAACGAGAGTTCTGGAATACCGAGCTCTCTTCGAAGACGGTCTTCTCTGCGGCGGGATGGGGCTTCTCGGTAGTTCCGAGAGCCATTATCCGGAACCGGCTGATCCCTATAGACGCCTCTGTCCGATCGATCCCAGCGCTTCAGGAGTACATTTCTCAGCCCACGATTCTGGAAGAGAACGGACAGCTCTACAAGATTCGAGGAGGCGCTCGCTTCTCTTTGGATCGACGGCCTGTCGTGGTGACCGAGCGCGCCCACTACGTGGTGGACGGGGATGTTGCGATCTCCGGAGAGCTCACCTTCCGCACCGGAACCGATGTTGTCGAGGCAGATGGTGGAGACTTCGTAGACCTCGGCATCTCTCCAGGAGACACCTTCCACATCGAGGCCCCTCTCCTTCTGTACGGAGACTACTCCGTAGTGCAGGTGCTCTCTCGACGGAAGCTGCGGTTGTCTCGTCCTGTGCCGCTTTACCCGCTCTCTGACTACGTGACAGGGGTGGTCGAGGTAAGGCGCGGCTTGTCTGGGAGATTCCTTCGCTTCATCCCCGGCCTCTTCTCTTCCAAGAATGCGGCCCCCAAACGCTTGTGGGCTGAGGTTTCCTTCTTCGACAACTCAGACAACATCGAACGCAACTTCGGCCTCTTGGTCGGTCTCACCAAACAAGAGCTGGAGAGTGTAACGACCCAGTCAAGCTATCGGCAAGCCGTTGCCGGGCTCATGTACGCCTACGTCAGTGGCTCCGCCATCAACAAGATCAGACTCGGAGTATCCCTCCTTCTCGGGCTACCTTTCACCGAGAAGCGGGGAGTCATCCGCTCCATCGAAAACGATTATCGGCTCGATGGGACAGGGAACCCGGTGTTGGGTCGAATCCTCATTGAGGACGTGGACGCTCAGAACGTCTCCCTAGGAGTCTTCCGGATCTACACCTTTCCCATCGACACCAGCTCCGAGCTGGCAGGCGTAGACACCAACCCGGCAACAAAGAAACCCTACCAAGTGGGGGATGTTGTTGAAGCGTTCGCGTCTCTTTCGAAGGGGGTCGAGATCGCGGACTTCAAGATCCCCTTCTCCGGAACACGCACTGCGGTTCAACTTCTCCAGCAGTACCATTCCGCGCGAGTTCGCATCAACGACAACATCTTCCAGCCGAATGAAGTGAGCCTGGTCTCCAGCTTCCTTCGGAAGATCACGCCTTCATACATCGCGCTCACCATCACCAACACTTCTGAGTTCACCGACCAAGTCCTCATCAGCGACAAGCTCGCGATGAGGATCCGAAACAGTCCCGGAGCAGGCCCGGTCCTTCTAGACACCGTGGGGGTGTCCCTGCCGTTCGGTCTCTCTTTCGATCAACGAACCTACAGTGGGTTCTTCTCTTTGTATTGGGACTTTGGGGCCCCTCTCTGGCTTCGCCGCGCCGGAAAGGACTTGGTGATCGATCCAGACGGGACGATCCGTGTACCGAGTGGTGGTCTTGTGAATCCGCGAGAGAACGAGTCCTTTGAAGCTCCTCTCTGCGTCCCGACTGATCTCCTCATCATCGATGGGGGTCTCAACGACGGGAGCTACGTCATCGGATCGCTTACCGATGACACCATCTCCGTCCTAAACCCTGATGATGGGTTGGTGATGGAGACAGGAAAGACAGGCGTGCATTTCGCCATCGCTCGCCCGATGACTCTGTCTATCCGAACTGGCGAGGTCTCTGCTGTAGTAGCTCAGAGCTATCATGACAGTGATACGAACCACGACTACTCTCTATCTCTGGTGACTGTCGAAGGAGGTCTGCGAAGAGATGGGGTAGGTGTCGGGGACTGGTTCTTGGCGTTCTTCAACAACAACGCTTCTCGGCATACGATTGTTGCCCTGAGCCAGACGGGGACCTCGTGGAACAAGCTTCTCGTCACTCCCCCCATTCCTGACGGAGTCTCTTACTACGGAGTCTGTAAACCGGCCCTCTTCCCGACGGATGGGATTTTTGTGACTGTCCTAATCAACGACGGGCACACCATCTCTGTCTCACAATTCGCGCGGGCCATCTCGGAAGTGGGTGACGAGCTTGAGCTCGATCTCCCCACTGGTGAGCAGCGCTTCACGATTCTCGATCCTGTGAATGGGTTTCAACTCTCTCCGCCGCCGCCAGAGGGGACTTTCGCAGCAACGCTCTTCAAGAAGAGACTTGGAGGATCCGTCCTTCTAGACCCTCCTGATGGAGTCATCAAGGACTCTGCCCGGCTGACCGTGATTCAACAGTCAGCCGAAGTGGGCGTCATCTCTGGAGACACCGTCACCTGGAGCTCGTTCAACCCGGCCATGTCCGGCTTCCGGCCGGGGGACTTCTTCAATGTCTTGACGAATGGGGCGAACAAGACTCAGGACGTAGGATATGGTCCTGGCTCCTACCCAATCGCTCAAGTCTCGGCTACAACTGTGAAACTGACGGTCGCCTTGACCAACGGCTCGACGCAGTGGTCGGTGACCCGGAGGCTCTGATGTTCTCTGATTTGGTGCATGTGAACGACTCTGGACGAATCACTCTCCGCGGGACGAAGGAGTTGGAGAGATCGTGGGGAGAGGATGCCAGCGTCGTTGAGGTAAAGGGATGGGTTCGTACCCTCTGCCGAGAGCGAGGGAAGATCGTCCCAGGCTCCTACCGTGAAGGAAAGAACATCTGGACCAACACTGGTCGAGAGTTCTTGGCGATGTTGATGACGTACACGGCGGGCGGGCAGACTCCCTACCGAGAAGATCGCATGGCCTACCTCGGGACGGGGATCGGTCTTCAGACAGAAGACTCAAGCGTCACGGCACTCGTTCACCCAGTACCCTTCGTGTCCGGACTCTTCCTGGCCCCGTTGGATCACAACGCTACGAGTTTCCCTCTCTCGCCAACCCGTACCACTGTTCGGTACGTTCGAGTTTTCTCTGAAGACCAGATCACCTTCGGAGAAGCGACCTCTGTGCTTGTGTCAGAGCTCGGTCTCTTCTCCGACGGAAACCCCGCCAACGGCTTTCAAGTCGGACCTCCTCCGACGGGACGACTGACGGACATCGACTCTGCGGTCTTGCAGGCACCTTGTGCATACAAGGGACTTGTCGAGCCAGTGGAGAAGACGAACGCGCTGGAGTTCCAGGTGGAATGGGAAATCCGCTTCTAAGGAGCGCGCATGCCGCAGATGACCTACTACCGCCGCCCACAGCTTGCAGGGAAAGCTCTTCGTAGACCGACTGCGGCTTTCGTTCGAGGCAACCTTCGGCGAAACGATATCGACGCTGACTCTGCCTACCCATACTTCCCCAACATCACCTCTGGGGACACTCTCATCGTCGCCAGTGACTCAGGAAGCGCCTCGGTACAAATCCCAAGCTCAGTTCAACATCTAGCTCGGGTGGACCTTGTGCTCTCGGCTTTGAGCACAGGACTTGATTCGATCAACGTCCAAGCGTTCGATGCCGGAGGCTGCGTCGGTCTGCGTACCAAGACTGGTGGCGGTACTGGCTGGGTGAAAGTGACGGGAGGGACCGCCGCCACCGCTCTCGGATTCGACCTTGGAACTCAGAACTTCTACTCAGTTGGTGGGGACCTGACGACCAGCCCTCTGGCCGACATCGAACAACCGTTCGGCACAGCGCTTCCGGCCGCAGGAGAGAATCTCACCAGCGATGCCTTCATCCGCGCTATGGGCCGGGTGATGTCGAACACAGACGTCCTTTTCGCCGAGCAGATGCGAAAGGAGGTCACGCTGGCAAATGTCGGTACGATCACCGCCAGCTCTCCGATCAGCGCCTTCGACTGCGGTTCTCAGAAGGTCTTCGTCGGCTTCTCTGATTCTTCGAAGGAGAACTTGGCGCACTTCTTCTTCCTCGTCGATCACGCGACGAAGCAGGTCTCCCAGAGCAGAGTCGTTGGCGTCCTAGACCAGGCGAACACGGACCTCGTTGGAGGCAATCAACAAGTTCTTGCCTCCACTGCCCTGACGGCTGTGCGGAACGGTCGAGTGGTAGAGCTCACTGCGAACCTCAACGCGGTCCAACCTGGGGACTTCGTCACCATCACGGGGGCCGAGAACATCACCCCGTGGTCGAACAACGGACTTCGCTGGATGGTCGAAGATGTGGTCGACGCAAGCCACCTGGCTCTGCGTCCGATGTCTCCTGTAGAGCTTGCCCTTGCTGGCGTCACCTTGGCGGATGAGCAGCCTGTGGTGGAGCTCAACTGGGTGCAGCAGAGCACGGAGTCTTGGGGCAGCATTTCCATTACCCGTGGTCCCTACGCAACGGGTGCTCAGCTCCAAATCACACCGCCTGTTCCCGTTGGAGCTCAGGTCGATGTCTGGGCGGCCGTCCCTGCCTCAAAGAGAGAGCGTACCATCCAAGCTCTCATCGATCAGGGCTACGGAGTCTTCGCTCCTTTCGCAGCAAACTTCGACACACAGCCGAACGCTGTTCTCTCCAGGCCTGTTCTCACTTCTGGCACATCTGCCCTCACCATCGGGGCCTTCATGGTTCGGTGGCATGGGCGGCCGGTGCGTGTGCCTTCACAGACCTTCTCGTACATCTCGACGGGGTCTGCGCAGAACTGGCTCTACTACTGGGATGAGAACGACTGTCAGATCAAGTCTGCCTCCGCAGCCTCTCCGACCTTCCTAGGTGTGGAGCCCAGAGACGGATCCACTTCGGAAGAGCAGAACGGTTTCACCCCTCTGACTGCCGGGAAAGGGAAGCTGCTTCTGAGCGTGACGGTAGGTAGTAACGGACACGTCACGACCTTCTCCTCGGCTTCTAGAGTGGACGCAAGCGATACGATCTCCATCACAGTCGGAGTCGGGTCGCAGTTCGTATCTCTGGAAAGCGCCTTCGAGTATCTCTACCGACTCTCGAAGGCGGGAGTTCCTTTCTACTGGGCTGAGATCATCGTCACGAGTCCTCTCACTGCGCCAACCGGTGGGTGGATCGTCCCCTGCACAGGAATCCAGCTCCGAGGGGCCAGTCCGGACATTCGTCTCACTCATGGAGCGTCTGGGCCTCTCTTCAACGTCACCTCTCCTGACTCGTTCCTGCTTGCAGACTTCGTGGTGGATCTCACGAAGACTCTCATCAACACCACTTCGGTGAGCATCTGGACGAGAGGGCTTCGTCACATTTCCAGTGGACAGCGCCGAACCCTGGACTCTCTCGACAACATCGACCTCGGGGCCAGCGCTCCAGCGGTCGACATCGGCAAGCTCGGAAACCCTACCAACGTCCGAGGACGTATGGTGATCGCGCAAGCTCTCGCCGTCGCTGGGGACATCGGCAGCGGGGGTAACCTCACTCTCCCGAACGCGGCCGTCAGTCAGGCAGGCGCAGCTACTGCCACTTCTCTCGACGTGACGTCAGGGGCAGACGGCTTCGTGAAGGCAGATCGGCTTGATGTCAACAGCGGCCAGGCGACCATCGCTACGACGGGTGCGGTCACCGGCAAGTCGCTCGACGTCACTTCTGGCGCCGATGGTTTCGTGAAGGCGGACCGTCTCGACATCAACGCTGGACAGGCCGCGATCGACACCTCCGGCAACATGACCGGCAACGCCGTCGATATCTCTGCTGGAGCTTCTGGGCAGTTCAAAGGCAAGAGCCTTGATGTCTCTACGGCAGGGACAGGCGTCATCAAGGGTAAGAGCTTGGATCTCGGGACTGCGGGCTCTGTTAGCTCAGCCGGCGCAGCATCTTTCTCTGGCGCCTGTTACGCGCTCGGTATCCTTGGTGGAAAATACCTAGGCTACGGAGTTCGTGCTTATGACGGGCCGGCTGGTAGCGACGGGGCCGCGATCTCAGTAGACGCAGATCACATCGGGCGTCTGTGGATACGGGATCTGCGAGCAGGGCAGGACAATTCCTGGCGGGCTCTCGAACCCAATGCTCTGAAGACGTTGGTTAGTGGGTACAGTGCAGACGCCTACCATCACCATGATCAGTACGTCGTACCCAGCTCCCTTGCGAGCCGTGGTGGTGGCGCCGTCGCTAGAGGCAGGACGGAGTCACACTACTTCGGCTTCGCAGAAACGTGGTTGTCCGGTCCAGTGAATGTGCCCAACCCTAACGGCGCTCACATGGCCTTCTTCTTCGTAGGCTCCATCTCCAACGGAGGAGACGGTCCTGGTACGTACAACATCACGCTGTCGGTCAGTAACGGAGCGACCGCGACCACTGGGAATCAAGTGTACAACGGGCACACAGAGTCCTGTATTGCCGGAGGAATGGTGGCCGTCCCTTACGGAAACTGGACCTACACTCTAGGTGTTTCGTCCGATAGAAACGGCACACTTCCTAACGGATTCACTGCCGCGGCGTGGATCGTTGACTAGGATCGAACATGGCAAAACTCACATACCTCAACGAGTCAGGAGTGATTCGTTCTGCGTCTTCTGACGACACAGCGGATCACAGTTTTTTGAATGATGGAGAACTAGTCGTAACTACGGAGGTGCCTCCCGACTTCTTTGAAGTCGGTCCTCAGTTCTACAAGGTCGAAGACGGAAAAGTTGTCGTCGCCGATCAAGCAGGGATCGCTGCGAGGAAGGCAAAGCTTGTCGATCGACAGCGTGTAGAAGACATGTGTGCGCAGATCCAAGGAATGACGGAAGACGCTTTTCTCTCCCTCTCTGACCAGCAGAGATGGCTTCTTCTCTTCAACGTGGTGAAGAACCTCGTCGAGAAAAATGCTTCCCGCAGCCCTGTTGTTGCGCTCCAATCAGTCAGCACATCCTGATTGGAGGAGCGCATGGCAGACTTCGTCAAGAGAATCACTGAAGGAAACCGCAAGCTTATCGCCTTCCTGGTAGCTTCCGGCCTGGCCTTCTGTGCTCTCTTCGTGGTTCGAAACTACCCAAACGCCGTCGGGCTGTACGGTGGCTTTGGGGGCCTCATCGTTTCGGCTTTGGGTATCATGACGATGGGCAACGCCTCAGAGCATAAGGCCAAGACACAGGCTCTGATCGCGCAGTCCGACGTCGTGAGAGAACCTCCCCTGGTCGAAGAGCTTTCTAGCGGTCGAGCGGGGTGAGTCATGCAGAGATCCTTGGTCCGCGTCCTGGTAGGTATCGGGATGCTGGTTATAGTCGTTTTCGTAGTCTGGGTTGCCTGGCAGAGAAACCAGTACGAGAAGAAGATCGCAGCGCTTCAAAACCAGGTCGCAACCCAGGCGACAACGATTGAGGTTCAAAAGGGAGTGTTCGAGAAGCAAGCGCAGGATGTGACGAAGCTTCAGAACCTCATCGATACCAGCACCACTCAAGGAAAGGCCTTGAGTGATCAGTTGTCGAAGACCGACTCTCAGGTCGCCAACCTCACGAACTTGGTGATTCAGCTCAAGGCACAAGTAGCGAAAGGCCAGGGAACGGTCGACCACCCACCGGAGACTCCTGGGGAGTCGAGAGTGTCTTTCGACCAAGCATTCGGGCTGTTCAAGGTCTCAGGGTTCACGCTGGCTCCAAGCGGGAAGTACGAGCTACACCTAGACCAGGCTTTGCCTCTCAAAATCGGAGTAGCCGTAGCACGAGACAGAGAGGGCGTATGGCACTCCTTCGCAACCTCGTCTGATGAAACCATGAAGATCGACCTCGGTATGACGGGAGTCGATACCAGCCTCTTCGCCCCAAGCTGGTACGAGAAGCTCAAGCTGCAAGGCGACTTGGGTGTTGGGGATGGAGTGTTGGTTGGGTTGGGGATGACATACAAGTTCGGTCACTTCGACGTCGGGCCGTCTCTGTGGGGAGCTGGGGGGAAGACGTTCTACGGGTTGGGGATGGCGTGGGCTCCATTCGAAAAGGATCGATGATGCCAGTGGATACCGAGATTCACCTTCGAGACGGCTTGTCTTTCCGAAGACAGGATGACGGTTCCGTTCTCATCCAGAAGATGGATGGGGAGAATGGGCCGATGATCTTTGAGGCCGTCATCGACAAGGAGAAGTGGTGCATGGTCATCGCGGCAGTGTCTGACGGAGGAGCAAGTCCTTCTCTAGTCGACACTGCTCGCATTCTGCATGGGTGGAAGGGAACGGCAAAGCCGTGACCTACGACCCCCAGGCACTTCTACGAGCTGCAAGGCTGCTGAAAGAGGCGAGACTTGTCACGCCTCTTCAGCCGCATCAAGAGCGCGTAGTGAAGAGGATCCAGAAGGCGGATCAGCCTGGGTTGGTAGTCGCGCATGGCCTCGGCTCCGGAAAGACCCTCACAGCCATCGCAGCCCAAGAAGCGTTGGGAGTTCCCTCGACGGTGGTGGTGCCCGCCGCTCTTCAAGCCAACTACAAGAAGGAGATCAAGAAACACACCCAAGGGAAGCGACAGGCTTCGAAGATCGTCTCGATGCAGAACGTCGCGAGGAAGGGAGAAGGTCCCTCGGCTCCCCTCATGGTGGTGGACGAGGCACATCGAGCCAGAGATACGGGATCCAAGACTTTCGAGACGCTTCGAAAGAACACCTCTCAGAAGCGTCTTCTCCTCACGGGCACTCCTTTCTACAACCGGCCCTCCGACATCGCCCCGCTCGTCAACATCGCGGCTGGTGGGAAGATCCTCCCAGAAGATCGGCAGGACTTCGAAGATCGGTACATCTACCACCTGCGCAAGAACCCAGGACTCATCGCCAAGCTTCGGGGAGTCAGTTCTGGCTCGGTTCCTATCGTCAACCCAGCTAGAAGGAAGGAGCTCCAGTCGACTCTCAACAAGTGGGTCGACTACTACGAAGGCTCGAAGGAGAACTTCCCGGAGGTGGAGACTCAGGAGATGAAGGTGCCGATGTCCCAGCGCCAGCTTGAGTTCTACGACACCTTGATGAAGAAGGCTCCGTTCTGGGTTCGGTACAAGGTGAAGAAGGGTCTGCCTCCAACGAAACAAGAGGCTGGCGACCTGAACGCCTTCCTAGGAGGAGTTCGACAGGTCTCGAACGCTACGGCTCCCTTTCAGACGGCTGGAGAGCCGGAAGCCCCAAAGATCCAGAAGGCCTTCGAGGAGCTGAAGAAGAACCTCGACAGCAACCCGCGCGCAAAGGCTGTCGTCTACTCGAACTACCTGCAAGCGGGACTCGATCCGTACAAGAAGAAGCTCACCGAGGCCGGGATTCCTTACGGGGAGTTCAGCGGCCAGATGAAGAAGAAGGAACGCAACGAGCTGGTGAAGGCGTACAACGAGAACAAGATCCGCGCCCTCTTGCTGTCCAGTGCAGGAGGAGAAGGCCTCGATCTGAAGGGAACGAGGCTCATGCAGGTCTTGGAGCCGCACTGGAATGATGAGAAGCTCCGCCAGGTCATTGGACGGGGCGTGAGGTACGGAAGCCACGCTGATCTACCTCCAGAGGAGCGGAAGGTCCTCGTTCAGCGCTTCCTAGCCACTAGACCTCGCACAGGGATGTTGGAGAGAATGGGTCTACGGTCCCAAGGACTTGGGGTTGACGAGTACCTGACCCGTCTCTCTAGAGACAAGGATCGTCTCAACACCCAGTTCCGGGAGCTCTTGCGGCAGGAAGATCGGGCGAAATGACAGAGCGCAAGCCAACGCTAGCGGTCTTCTGGGGAGACACTCGGGAGCTTCTCTCGGAGTTCGAGAAGAAGGGGCTCCTGCAAGACGCTACCCTTGAGTCGATCAGCCCGGATGAGGTTCTCGTGCGCGACGTCAAGTCGATGAGACCGATCGTGATCACCAGCACCGACGAGCCCAACCTATTCTGTACACTCTGCAAGGATGAGAAGATTCGAAGGCTCTACGGAAAGGCCTGCACCGACTTCGCCGTGTGTGGTCTCAAGAAGAAGGGTGATGAGAAGAACGGGGTGAGTAGAAAGGGTTCCTGATGGCCTGGTCGATTCGGATGATAGATCCGGCAAGTGGTGCGTCTCCTGAGATCGGAGACATGTGGCCGTGCGACTACTGGCCGAGCCGGTGGCTCTCCGCCTACTACGACATGACCTGGCGCGAGAAGCGTCTGCCGATGATGGTCTGGCTGCCTTGTGGCTCCTTCTGCATAGACACGTGCTTCATCAAGAACGGAGATCTGGATCCAGAGCGGGCGGGCTGGGTGGTGACAGGAGAACCTCCTCTCGTCACTTTGGTCCCGAGCATCAACATCGTGGGCCTTTACCACGGCTGGATCCACGACGGCATCATCTCGGACGACTGCGATGGTCGTCAGTTTCCGAACAATGGCTAAAAAAGAAGGCGACGACTTCGTCGCCTTCTATCAGCTCTTCTTCAGCGTGTAGTCTGGTTGGATCTTGAGATCCACTCGTTGGAAGATCTCAACTTCGTTCAGATCCGGCGCTCTGTTCTTCAGTACACATTCCAACTCTTCCTCATCCAAGGCGTCGTAGACTTCCTTCGGCGTTCGGGTACTTCGGTTGATTCGGATGAGGAACTTGGTCCTCTTGATGACCTGGAACTGCGCCAGCTTCTGCTTGGTCTCTTCGGAGAGGTGATCGCCGATGGAGGCTACTCCACTTCTCCCAACCTCTCGGTCGTACAGCACGCCGAGGACTGCGATGTCTCCGGGGAACTTGGTCTTGTTCGGCCCAACCGCCAGAAACATCTGCTCCCTTCCGGCAGAGAAGGGGACCATGGCGCGGTCGGGGTATCCCGGATGCTCTCTCGTTGTGTTGTTTTCCACTGCCTCCACGTAAAGACTGCGGATGATGTTTCGCACCGCTTCCGCGTTGAGCTTGGAAGCGCCGGGGACTCGCTCTTGATAGCGTTCCACGGCATGGTTCGTCACAGCGATCCTCATGAGATGTCCCTCGCTCCGACTGCGATGCTGTTCAACTTGGATAGCAGAACAGATCTTGGCGTCTCTGGGGAGAGGCGAACACCTAGGTAGTAGTCGAGGAAGGTGCGGAGGTCTGCATCGGGCATGGCCCTCACCTGCTCATCGGTGAGGCTCATGAATTGAGACGGTGGAACGGTGTTGGGGCGTCGAACGAGGAGCGGCTCGCCGTCTGCACGAGCCGCTCCTGTTGTAGAAGACGTCGACGCCCTTACCGAGGGACGTAGCGCTGCATGTAGGCGACGAAGCCATCGAACGTGCGCAGGTCGCCTCCGTTCTTCGCCACGTCGCTCATGATGCTGCTGTTGGAGAGGCAGAGGTACCAGAGCGTCGCTGTGTTGATGAGGAGGATGCTCTTCAGCTCATTGACCGCAGCGAGGGACTGCTTCGTACCCTCCTGAGCCGCATTCCCGACGGCGCCCACTGCCTGCCCGAGTGCGTCCAGTCGCTGGAGGATCATCCCCGTGTCGGCACCCGGAGGGGGGGCGACTTGCTGGGGCGGTGCGACCGGCGCCATGGGGGCCGACATGCTCATCGGCGCAGGGATGGCCGGCGGCAGACCTGGCGGCTGCATGCCTCCCCAGGGCGTCGCAGGAACTGCCTGGGGCGCGTACTGGTTTGGAGCCGGCTGCGCGTACTGCTGAGGCTGTCCTGGAGGTGCAGGAGGGGCTGCCGGCGGAGGTGCGGCAGCCGCAGCGGCAGCAGAGCCTCTCTTCTTCCGCCCCGTCGGGGTTGTCTGCGGCGCAGCGTCGGGAGAAACACCCTGAGCCACGGCCGCAGCTTGCGCCGGGCTGGCAACCGGAGGTGGTGCCCCTGGAGGGGCCATCGGCGCCATCCCGTAAGGGGCGGCCTGCGGAGGCGGGGGTGCCATCGGCGGAGCCATCGTCGGCATCATCATGCCGGGAGGAGCACCACCTGGCATCGGCATGGGCGGCGGAGCGCCAGGAGGCTGCATCATGTTGGGCTGAGGCATTCCGTTCGGGGGCATGTAGGGATTGGCCATCTGCTGAACTCCTTGCTGGGGCTGCTGGGTGGACTGCTCTGCTCCATCTGGGACGATGAAACCTTCGTCGAGTTCGAACTGGAGAACCTTCTCGATGGATACCTGACGCGAGTCGGTGTGCAGCGTCGCGTCCCAGTCCAAGATCGGTGTGCCGTCTTCGTATCGGTACTTCTTGTTCCCGATCAGACGGACATCCATGAAAGGCATGATCTCAAACTGCTTCTTCCTGTCCGAGTAGGTCGTCCCTGGGGTCGGGGCGTCGAGGCTCATTTCAATGGACTCCTCCTGGCTGTGCTTGTCGGTTCGATTCAAGAGCGCTCGGGCGGCGGTAACAGGGTCGTACTTCTCTACCATCGCGACGCGCGCCTGTATCACGGGAACTGCTGCTGCGACGAATGACGGGCAGACGTGCCCGCCAAGGAGCTTCGGAATGGTGAGCTGCGCACAGTATCCGATCTTCGCGCAGGTAAGACATTCCTGGTTGTAGGACTCATTCATGGCAGAGAAGCATCGACTCGTTGGGGATGAAGCAGTGCATGTGCTTCCCCTCTGTGCAGTGGAAGGTTCGGCACAAGCCTGTACATCCTGGGAGTTGTCCCTGGACCCGATCGAAGTTCGCCTGGACGAATGCTTCCAGCCTCGCTCTGGTCTGGTTGGTGGGAGAGAGATGTCTCTCCTCCACACGAGCTTCTCCTGAGACGATGGCGAGAAGCTCTTCCCTTGGGATGCCGTAACGCAAGACAGGAAGACCCTGCCTCCTCGCCAGCCACAAGAGCTCCGATTCGTTGCAGAGTGAGAGCTTCTCGTCGCCTTCAGTCATTAGCTCTCCTCTGTTCCACGTGGAACGTTCTCAAGCATCTCTGTTCTCTCCCTCGGTGATGTAGAAGTTCCGCTCACCTTCAGGACACTCTTCTCGGAGGAGGGCGAGACAGCGACGAGTGCTGGCAGGGCCGGTGCCGAACGATTCAGTCGTGTGACCGCAACGTCCGCAAGTGACTCTGACCCCTTCAACCATTTTCCCGCAGTCGTTTTCTAGCTCGACCTCCTCCACCTCGCAGCGAACCTGGCTCATCTCTCCGCTCCAGGATCGACTTCAGGCATATTCCCGCTGGTGCGGACGAGCTTGAAGAGCTCTAGTAGATTCGTTCCGCACCACGGGCAGAAGGTGAGAAGGAGGCCGCCGTCCTTCTCGGAGGTCTTGTGCATGACGCCTAGACGTCGACCCTTCCCGCTTTTGTGATGCGTTACGTAGAACAGGGCGAGGCCCTTGCCGTGGTTCGCTTCCGGGTTGAGACGCTCTTCGAGTCGAGTGCAGAAGACTCGTTTGGAGCACTTGAGGCGCAAGCGCTTTTTCATCACCTCTCCTGGGCTGTCCAGACGTCCGGCTCCAAGGTGTAGTCGTACTCTAGAAGTTCTTCGAGAGTCTCTCCTTCTCCCTCTGCGACCTTCTTGATCGCCTCTTCTCTTGAGTCGGCTTCGACTCTGACTGGTTGGATATGAACCTCCTTCACTCCGATGATGAAGGTCTTCAAGACTCCTCCTTCGTCAGTTTTCGATACCGCTCCAACCAACCTTCTCGCTGCTTGTCTGTGAGGAGGTCATCCAGTTCCTCACGGCTGGGACACTGCGAGCAGAACGGATGTGTCTTACCATAACACTCCGACAACCAGACTGGGACGTAGTAGTCCGGAGGCCCGGTCGAGGTTTCCCTGTTCCATCTAGGGCACAACACCCAATTCTCTTCCGTTTGAGTTCGGAAGATGAACTCGAAGTGATGGTGTTTACAGCTAAGACAAGCGTAGTAGGGAGTCGCGACACACGTCGCTCTAGGGACCTGCTGCATGACCATAGGGTCCGTCAGGTCTGGCTGGCAGATGACTACTTTCCCATTCCCCAACTCGCCGGTACGCCTCTGCCGTTCTCGCAATTCCTCGTCGGACATCAGACGCAGCGTGTCCGGATTGAGGTCTTTCAAATCGGTGGGCCTCCAACGCTCTCAACCCCAACGCTTTCGGGGGGTACTACGAAGTACTCGATGTCCACTCCTTGCTGTTGGGGATTGTGGATTTTCCTCTGAGAGCTCCAAAAGGTGAGGGAGTCGTCGAGGTCGAGGGCGTACTTGAAGCAATCCTCAACGAACTTGACTCGGTTCGAGAGGTCCGTCTTCGAGAACCGAAACTTGGCTCTCTGTGACTTGGGGTACTTCGGATCTCCCCAGGTCGTGAAGACATCCATGAAGAACGTCAGGTTGATGCCGTAGAGGAGGTTCGGGTTCCTCGTCTTGACGTCCTTCAACTCCTCGATGGTGGGCTTGTTCTTGCGCTTGACGGTCACCAACGCCTTGTCGTTCGGCTCTTCCATCTCAGAGATCTGGTGACCGTAGTTCTGCTGCATGTACTGACGAAACGCGCCTCGGTAGATCCGAGCCTCGTCTGTGAGGCGCGTCCCCAGGTAGTAGAGATGGTTGGTCGTCGGCGGGAGCTGGGGGTACCAGACTCGAAGGTAGATCCGTTTCCCGTTCTGGTCGTACTCCGTCATGCAGCCTCCGAGACCCCGAGCTCCCGAGCCAGATGGCGGACCTGCTCTCGGCTCTGCGCGGCTCTTGCACGAAGCTCTTTTGCTGCTTGCAGAAGAGCAGTCGGGTTATCTACACCCTCCGCCCTCTCTTCTTGGGTCTTGGCGAACGCTTCATCCTTGTTGGCCTCACCCCGTAGACGAGTGATTTCAGCGTCCACCAACTCCCGCCACTTGGGATCTCTTCGGCGCTCAATGCGCTTCAGGATGACGGGAGAGATGCCTCCTCGCTCGTGGTAGCAAGTGAGGTCGATGACCGGAATAGGGGATACGGCCTGGGCCTCCATCACCCTCCTCTCAATCTCCTGCTCGAAGGGCGCGGTGGGGCACCAGTCGAGCGTCCCATTGACGAGGATCTCGGCTCCCCACCCCGTCGGCAAGAAGTACAGGTTGGAGTAGGGAGTGCCGGGACTGGAAGAAGAGTCGAAGTACCATCCGATCGCCTGCGCCTGCTTCATGTACGCCAGGATCGGAGCTCGTCGGCGGATCTGAGGGGGAAAGAGACCTCGTGGATGGGTGTAGCTGATGTTCACGATGTTCGTCTTGGCTGCTTGAGCCTCCTGTATCCGGAGACCCAGCTCTTGGAGCCATGGAGCGATGTCGCAGTACTCCCAACCCTGCGGGCTAAAACAGGAAGCTCGTACCTCTCTCGCCTCTTGGACGGTCAGCATCTAAACGTTCCTCCTCAACGTACTTATGACGGCTTCTCACTCTTGATTGTGATCCCCATCGACTGCGGCCCCTGCTCGAACATCTGCTTGTAACAACTCGCACAGAGTCTGAGAGGCGCGGAGACGACACGGTCTCCTACTCGTCCAGATACTGTCGTGGAGACGGAAGCGTCGTTTGGACAACCATCTCCAGGCCGTTCACACTTCATGGCGTCTCCGGCGGAGACATCTGCTCTTCCGTCAGAGCTCTCGCATCCTTCCAGAGGTCGAGGAGTTCCTGCTTGTGAGGGCGCACCTTCGAGAGAGGGCAAGCGTGGTAGTCCTTGAGAGATTCGTCGCAGGACCCAGACCTATTCTCTCCGCACTTCGGCTGGATGAACGCGGCGAGCTCCGGAACTGCCTTCTTCACCTCGGCTCTCATGAGAGCCACCATCCTCCGAATCTCCCACTGAGCCCGCCAGCAGAGCCGCAGATCGGCGATGTGGAGCAGCTCGGCGAAGTTCACCATCACCTGGAAGTTCGTCGGCATAGCATTCGGCAAGATGAAGCGCGCGTCCTCGTTCGGGATCCCTGACTTGACGGCGATCGAATACAGTGACCCGATGTCACGCATCAGGGCCTCGTACCTCTCATTGAGGATGGGAAACTTCTCCCAGGACTTCGGCTTCACGAAGTCGAGCTGATCGCCCTTGTAGCGGACGTAGCGCTGCGACTGCTGCTCGAAGCTGATGCCGATCCGGTGTCGGACGAGCTGATGGGAGAGAGCTCGGGAGACGCCGCTGATCCCGAACCAGAAGACCACCTGCTCCAGAGGAGAGACGTGTCCGGTTTTGAGTCGCTCCTTCACGAAGTTGCTGATCTCCTCTGGCTTCTTGCGTCGCTCTTCCGTCACAGTAGGATCGAGCTGGAGGGCGCGTCCGGGCTCCGACTCGATCTCAGCCCACACCTCACGAGGAGTCTTCTGTGTGTAGCAGGTGCGGTACGCGCCATAGAGCTTGGTCAGCGGATCGCGGGCGTAATCGATCAGAACGACATCGAGCATTGTGTCTCCTTCAGAGCTCCACGATTCTCGTGAAGACTGTCTTGGGGGCTACCTTCTCTTGCTTCTCTGGAATCAGAACGGCAGGGGGAGGAAGTGGTTCGTCGATCTTGAGTTGTGTGAGGAGCCACTTTCCGTCTTCGTTCAGGCCTTGGAACTGGATCGTGAAAGTCGGGCTCGGTCCACTCGTTGCCGAGGTGATGTGAATTCCGATGAGTCTCGAAAGATGAGAGCCCTTGAAATAGAGAGCATGGAGCATGCTCTCTATGGATGCCTCGGCCGCGTTCATAGTGTCTTGGGTCAGAAGCGTACCGATGAACACCTCTTGGACGTTGGAGAGGATGTCTTCGAGGGCAGCTCTGATGACTCGTGGAGAGTCGTAGGGGTTGCGGTAGTACATCACCGATCCCGGTCGACGAGTAGAGCCTTCATCTCCTCCAGCTTCGCAGGGCTTGCAACCCCCTCATGGAGAGCTTCGTGGGCGGAGAAGTTGTGAAGCCCGTTCTTGTCGAGGAGGACATAGGCCGTCTCTGTCCCCTTTCGAAGCTGCACCAAGGCCTTCTTCTTTCCTTCGAGGATGACCTTTGGATGCACTACGACCATCGCCTTCCCGTAGTAGCGCTGCAACCAAGCTGGCTGGTCCATGGCTACTCCTTCTTCTCAGTGAGATTCGGATACTGCGAGTCCATGAAGTTCTGAGCCTCCCCTTCCGTCATGGGGCTCTTGAGGGGGAGGTTGGTGATGCGAGAGACGTGTCGCGTCTTCTCATCAACGTGGAGGATTTGAAGAGTGGTGTTGCCTCTCAGAAGTCTCCAAGCTTTCATTGTCTCCTCTTGATGAGCGGGATGAGATCTTGCTCGATGCGAGCGTACAGATCTTCGACCGTCCCGTCATTACGCAAGATGAGGTCGAACTCGTCGTTCTCGAAGCTCTTCTGTTCTTCTTCCGAGGCATGGAAGGCGATCCCACTTTCCGTTTCTCCATCGAACCCGGGACGAAGGATCCGCACGAGGATGCCGCCTGCCTTCTTCACCGCGTCGAACTCGTTACTGAATCGCAGATCCGAGAAGACGACCCCTTGAGCTTCTGGCCAGTCGTCGTCAGCTTCGCATGCGGTGAACAACCCCTGGCTAGGTACATAGCCGTGACGAGGGTTCGATAAGATCATCTTGGCTACCCGAATGCCGTAGTCGATCCAGACGTCGTTGTAGCAAGCGCGCCCCCACTCTGTTCCAAGAGTCTGGAGAGCGTAGCGGGCGGAGAGATGTTGATCCTCGTCCGGAGTCGGCACGTTCCCATACTCGTCCGCCAGCTCTTGCCAGAGTTTCTCTTTTCCTGCGTAGACAGTGTCTTCTAGGTTGAAAGAGCCGTCAGGCTGTCGAAACGCCCTCTTGTTCGACGAACCTATAGCACCCCGCTTCATGCGGATGTAGCGGGGATCCGGCTTCTCGCGATCCTTCCCCCAAAGCTGTGCGTCAGAGAAGTCGAAGATCTCCTTGAGAAAACGCTTCATGGGATCTGCCAACCCGATACGGACGAAACGGTGCTCCTTCTGAAGGTAGTCAGCGGTTGTGTCTTTCCCGGCCCTGGTCTGTCCCATGACTCCGACGATGATCGACACGACGACTCCTAGTCTCTGTGCAGGATGAGCGCGATGAGGATCGCGGTACCGCAGATCAGTTCGAGAGCTTGCTTAGCTTCATGTGGGTGAAGGTTCACCCAATCGAAGAGCGACACACTACCTCCGGAACGCGCTGGACATGACAGGCACGGAGCCGACACTGTCCCCTCGACGGTTGCGATCGATCTCTTGGCCTCGCTGGGTGATGCGCCGCGAGATGGTTTCCCAGTCGCGCTGGGCTGCGTTCACGAGCTGCTTCGTGTAGTCATGCACCGCCTGACAGAACAAAAACTCCCTCTGCGCCATGAGGACGCGAGGGTCGGTGTTCACGAAGTCGTCCTTGTCAGGATTCGAGAGCTTTCTGTGCTCCTCGGACGCTTTGAGGCCGAGACGGATCCGGCTTCGGATGAAGTCGAGTCTCGCCTCCGATTCATTGTGAGATTGCTTGGCGAGGGAGAGCTGCGTCTCGGCGTATGACGCCCAGGTAGCGACTTCGTTCAAGAGGACTCCGAGCTGTTCGTCGGAGAGCTGAACGACGTTGGGAGGGAGAGTTCCTTGGTAGGACTGCTGAGGCAGAGGAGGGAAGAAGAATCCCCTCTTCATCACCTCTTCCGTGGCGAGCTTGGTCACTGAGAGCATCGAAGATCCGCCCTCGATGCTCTCAGGCTGCACCAGCGTGAGGACTCCGTAGTTCGCTGCCATGGCCTATCCTTTCTGTGCTGGGTGCGCGAGCTTGTACGCTTCACACTGGTAGATGTAACCGCACTGCCCGCAGTGGTAGCCGGTGTTGCCATGAGGAGGAGTACCGCTCGCGACAGCATCTCGAACCGTGATCGCTCTCTTCTCCATCTCTTCCCAGATGTGCGGCATGAACGGCACGGGGAAGTCCTGGATGTTGGAGTTGTCCTTGTTGAGGTAGAGAAAGTCGACGATCGGTCGGTTCAGGCACTTCGAGTAGATCGTGGCTTGCTGGATGTGCTGCGGCTTCGGTTTTCCGTGCAGGTTGTCGAAGCCCTTGCTGTTGATGGTCTTGTACTCGTGAACGATCCCGACCTCGAAGATAGGCGCCCCTGGGATCTCGTCGATGACGAGGATGTTGTCCGCATCGGCGTGTCCTACAATCCCCAGCTCTTTCGCTACGGGGGTCTCCTCGATGGGAACCTCTGGGACGTAGGAAGAGCCCCAGACCCCGTGTGCTCCGAAGTGCTGGAGCATACCGTGGCACGCGGTCCCGATATCGAAGATGAGAAGCTCTCGCGCCTCGTGAGCGACTTCCTGCTCTACCCCGATGGCTTCGTAGTAGATCTTGAGCAGACAGACCGAGTGCAGAGCTGACGGGTGGATGCCTGCCTTGCGCGGTCTCTGATACACCCATCCGCGCTGCTCACAGCGCTTGCACGCATACCATCCTTCTGGCGGCGGATTGCTGTTCTTCTGCTGCTCATGGACAAGCCTCCAGGCCCAGAGGCGGTCTCGGATCTTGATGGCTCTGAGGATGGTGTCCTGCGTTGGCTTGTCTAGAGCCGACCACTGTTCGATGGTGTGAAGCTGGACGACTGGTCTCATTGGTTGGAAGCCTCTCGGAGCTCTTGAAACCGGCTCCAGAAGATGAGGGCGTAGCTTCTAGTAGGGGAGCGTTGGTAGTAGTCCTGGAAGTTGAGTCTACAAACCCACTCATACGCTACCGAGCTGACACCAGATAGGTGAGCCTGAAGCTCGTCCTTGTGGAGAGTCATCGAGCTTGCCCAGGTGTCCTTCTTTCCGTCGTACACAGCCTTGTCTGCGTCCCCACAAGCGGAGCGAAGTTCAAGGAACCATGCGTAGTCGAGGATGGCGAACTTCTGGCTGTAGCCAAGCTGTTCTACGAACTCGATCTGCATGACGCTGGCCTCTACTCCCCCCAACAAAGCTTCTTCCTGGATCTTGAGGAGGTCAGCGTGCTTCAAGACGTAGGAATCCTTCGTGGTGAACTTGGCCTCTACTCGTAGGTCGAGAGGCTTACGAACATCCCCCTTCGCGCGCCACGATGATCCGGAACCGGCCTGTACCTTTCCTCCGATGTCTTTCGCGATGCGCTTCTCTTGGAGCTTGCTGCGACGCTGCGCACGAGTCTTGGCCATACCTCTCCCAAGAAAAGAGGGCGCCCAACTCATCTGGGCGCCCTCCTTCAGTTCATCAGAAGTCCTGCGGCTTGAGCGTACTCCTCCCGTTCATCTTGCAGCGCTTCACAGCATCGTCGACGAGGAGGGAGACGCGGTGGTTCAGGGCATTCAGTGCTTCACCCGACAGCCTCATGGTGTCGGGCATCAACTCTCGAACGCGAGCCTCGATGACGGTTCGAGGGGCTTCGGTGGTCTCCGGTCCGTCGTCATTCGTCAGCTTTGCTGCGGTGCTCTCGCTCATACACTACTCCCAGTTGTGGTTGAGGTAGATGCTGTTCTTCTTGAACACTTCGGCACGGATGTAGTTCATGAGGGAGTCCGTGCTTCCCTCTGCTGCACACGTCGTTGCGTCCTCCACCAGTGCTGCGATGAAGGCTTCCTTCCCTTGCTTCTGAAGCAAGTTCTTGTTCGGATCCTCCGGGCTCGGCAGACAGAGCCAGGTTCCGTTGGGAATCACCACCTCGTTTCTGACGCCAGCTACGAGAGTGTCGAGGTAGAAGTCTCCGGCGCCCGTGCGAAAGTCGTAGATGTAGCTCCCTCTGCCGCCTTCGTGGATCCCGGCCTTCCCCTTCAGAATCTTCCAGTTCACCTCTTTGCCGGTTTGTACGAAACGCCCCTTGGTTCCGTCAGAGGTGTAGAGCTTGTCTTCGTACCCGATCTGCTTGCCGCTCGTAACGTAGAGATCGACGAACTTGGCATGCTCCAGAGCTTTCCCACCTGGAGATTTGAACTCGACACTGGGGTCGCCGATGGAGTCTCTGATCTGGTTGATTCCGATGATGCAGACATCTCTGGCCTTCCCAGTACCATCGTCCATCGTCAACATGGCTGAGAGATGCTTCAGGAACTGGGTGATGGGTTTAGCAGCCCCGCCGTACTGCTTGTCTCCTAGAGAATCGACCTCTGCCTCAGCGCCGGACATGATCGTGCCGAACGAATCGATGACGATGAGGTGGTAGACGTTGTCATGGACCGCTTGAAGAACTACATCGAACAAGCTCTCAGCCGAGTCGCCGTGAACTTCGTGGATGGTCCCGACCTCTCTCTTCAGATCGGTGATCTCTTCCTTGGAGAACTTCGGTAGACCCGAGTCCATCCGAGCTGCCTCCAAGGCTTCGATGTCCTCATCTCCTAGAGAGATGGCCACCCCAGCCAAACGAGCCTGTGTCCGATCAGCTCTCATCTCGGTCATGGCGAGAAGGGCGGTGAACTTCTCTCCCTTGTAGAACTGTTGCTGACGCATGACCTGCCAAAGCAGGTAGGTCTTGCCGGCATTCTTGGGACCGACGATTTGAGAAAGGCCACCGCAGGGGAATCCGCCTTTCAGTTCCACATCGATGGAGAGCAGTCCGGTGGGCATCCTCTTCGTCATGAAGGGGAGCACGTACTCAGATGCCTTCTTGAGCTGAGCGTGGCCCTTCATCTTCTTGTTCATCGTGTCCAAGAGAGCGGCTGCTCTCTCGAATCGGGAGGGAAGCTTGGACAAAACTTTCGCCTCCGCCTTCACCTTCTTGGGCGGCATGAAAGGCTCCTATCTAGTTGACTTCACTTCTTCTTTGGCTCGACCTTGGGACGCTTCTCAAACGGCTCGGTCCCGTGGTCCGGACAGTGTTTGTTCTCGTCGAGACCGGTCCCGCAGCTTGGGCAACCATCGCTCGCCGTCTTTTCATTCGTCTCTTCGTTGAGAACAACGCCGTACTTCTCCATGTCTCGACTCCTTCTCGTGCGGGCATGTTCCACAGAGTCCTCTGGCGAAGTTACAGTTCATGCAGAGGACTCTGTAGCCTTTTGGATAGCAGTTCTGTTTCAACCAGTTGTAGATATCATTTCCCACGGCCTTACGATGACTGAACCCGTTGTTCTTGATGTGATCAATAGTCAAGAACTCGAAATGCGTCTCTCCACAACACACACAGACTGCTCCTCCATAAGCAACGAAGGCGGCTTTCTTCAGCGTGATGCCACGAGCCTTTGCGTAGGCTAGTTGCTGAGTGCGGTGCTTCACGTACCAGGCACGTGTGCCTTTCTTGCATCTACTACAACGCATACTACCTGGTGCTCTTTTTCTCCCGCACCTCTTGCATAGACCTTTCCGCGCCCATTCGATCTGCCACTTGCTTGAGTATCCCACGTCTTGTTTCCTTGAAGCGGACGATTCGTCGCCCTGTAGCGCTTCTTCGTCCTCCGAACATGGGGCCAGGCCTGGGGAAGATCGTGTAGAAGGCCCCGAAGCCGTGAAGTCTAACACCATCCCCTGACGCTAGAGCCTTCCTTGTGAGCGCGATGAAGGAGCGGAGAGTCCGCGCCACCGTTGTTTTTGGTAGCCCGGACTCTTCCGCCACTGTCGCGACGAGCTCAGCGAAGGTCACAACCCAGACTCGTCCTCGACCTGGGCTTGGAGAAGGGGAGCGAGGATGGGAGGCTCGTAGTCTGGACCCTTGAGGATCTTTCCTCCGGCATCCTTCCCGCCTCCGGTCTTCGTCATGTTGGAGCGATGGATCTCACGGAAAATCGGATCGAGGTCGATCCCATGAGACACCGCTGCTCCTTCGATGACGTACTTCAGGTCTCCGAGGGCGTCGGCGATGCCAACGAGGTCTCCTGCTGCAAGAGCGTACTCGTACTCTGTCAGCTCTTCCTTGATGAGGCGGACTCGAAGCTCATGGTACTTCGTCCCGAACTCTGACAACGTCGTCGGCTTCGGGCTGATGAGTCCGTTGAACTTCTGATGAAACTCCAGCACCATCTGTTGTTCGTTGGTCATGGTGTACGTGTATCCGTTTACGTTGGCGTGATGCGGCAAGAATCACCGCGGCTTTTCTGCGCTCTACTTCAACAGCTCCACGCTTCACAGCGAGTTTGCGTTTCGCTGGTGTGATGTCGTAGTGAAGGCTTCCCATCGAGCTTGTCTTAGCCCATGCCCGTAGGAGGCCGATGTTCTCTGCGAAGAGGTGGAGCTCTTCTTCTGGTCCATCGGTAAACATGTGGCACCAGAGATTCCCGTTTCGAGCTCCCACTCTTTTGGTGTGAGGATCCTTCGACATCGCCGTGAAGAGGGTGTCTACGTATACGGCCATAACTCCTCCAGCCATCCTGCGATCACATCTCCGTGACAAGGTGCTGGGTGACAGAAACACCCAAGCCTCTTGCCCTTCAACTCCAGGACTCGTTGGCGGAAGGAAGGGTCCTTCTCTACGCGATCCAAGAAATACCTCCGGAACGCTTCGATATTCTGAGAGCGCGTTCCGGAGGAATACGGATTGCCGAAGTAGCCGCTTTCTCCATTCCCTGGCCGTCCGATGTAGACATCGTAGGGCTCCTGACGGAGATTCACGACTCTGGTTACTTGGCAGTCGCCCATGAGTAACCGTCTCCAACTTCGGCCGGTAGGGGGACGAGCAGCGGCTGGCCGAACGGGTTCTCCATGATCTCCTTGAGCCTCTTCTTGCAGCCTTCCACGACCTCGGGAATGTCTGGTACTTCGAAGACGAGTTCGTCGTGGACCTGGAGCTCCATCGTGGCCCCGTACTCCCTCATGATTGGGTCGTGCTCAGCTCGCAGCATGGAAGCTTTGGCCACGTCCGCAGCCGAACCTTGAACGATGGCGTTCACCAAGGTGCGCTCGATCTGGGATGCGTCCTTCTTGGTCATGTTGGCGACGTCACCGGAACGGCGGAACCGGCCAGTGATGGTCTGGACGTAGCCCTTCGTGCGGATCTGCTTCTTCATGCCCTCGATGAAGTCTCGGACTCGGGGGAAGACGCCGAACCACTTCTCGATGAGCTGCCAGCCTTCGGCCTCGGAGTAGATCTTGCCCTTGCTGATCTTGGTGAGGCCCATAGCAAGGCGAGGACCGCCGATACCGTAGATGATGCCGAAGCCAGTGGCCTTGGCAGCCTGCCGCATGAGGAGCAGCTCTTCTTCCCGCTCCGTGAGGTCGCGCCCTAGCTTCCCCTTCTTATGAAGCTTCTCCGCCTTCACAGCGGCGATGACTTCGTCGTAGGGAATGCCGTGCATCTCGGAGACAGTGAAGCAGTGAAGATCGATGCCATCAACGATGGCCTTGATCATCTTCTCGTCTTGGCTGAAGTGCGCCATGAGACGCATTTCAAGCTGGGCGTAGTCGGCTACGATGAGCCTCTTGCCCGCTCCGGCGATGAAAGCGTCACGGATCCTGAACTGATCTTCTCCAGGACGGGGAATGTTCTGGAGGTTGGGGTCTGACGAGCTGAGGCGTCCAGACTGGGCCCCGGTCTGGTTCAGGGAGGTGTGGACTCTGTACTTGGAGTCGAGCAGCTCCATGATGCCTTCGACGTAGGTGCCGTGGATTTTCGCGATGCCCCGATACTCCAGAAGCAGCTTTGCCCACTCATCACCTTTGCCGGCCCACTCGTCCATGACTTCTACGTCAGTAGATGGCTGGATGTTTCCAGAAACCCCGCCCTTCGTGTACTTGAAGGGCTCCTTCTTCAGGAAGTCGTAGAAGAACCACCGCATGGCATGCGTCGACTGAAGACTGAGAAGCTGCCCTGCTGCCTTGGCGAACTCCTTCTCGATCTCCTCCATCCGCTTCTCCATGGGCCCCTTCAGCGCCCACAGATAGCCCGCATCAACCTGGAAGCCTCGACGCTCAATCTTCCAGAGAACCTTGGTGAAGGGGACCTCGACGTCGTAGAAGAACTGCTTCAACGTCATCCCCGGGTACATCTTGATCTCTTCGAGCTGTTGATCGAAGTAGGCGCGCAGCGTTGTAGAGTTGTATGCGTCCATGGCCGCGTAGTCTGTCGCGGCGGCGCGTCTCACAGGATCAGCGAGAGCTTCGTTGATGAGGTCGGCGTAGGTCTTCTTCGGCATCCCTTTCTTCACGATCGGAATCTTGCCGAAGATCTGTTCGAAGGTGGGGGGTTCCCGGTTGAAGTGATCTCGGATGCACTCCTTGAGACCGTGACGCCCTTGGTTGTTCTCGTTGAAGAGAAAAGACTGCACCACTGTGTCTCGCCACTCTCCGGCCTTGGAGATGTCCGCTCCCGTGTTGGCGAACATGTGGGCGTCGAACTTCGCGTTGGTGAGGTCGAAGTTGATTTCCGGGTTCTCTAGGATGGGCTCCCTGTAGAGTGGGATGAACTTGGCTGGAAGGCAGATCCGGTTGGCACCGTCTGAGAGAGACCAGATGATGACAACGTCTTTGAACTTGGTAATGCCGCTGGTCTCAGAGTCGAGGCCGAGACCGTTGTTCGCCTTGGAGCTCACAAGGAAGTGGTTCATCCACTGCCTTGCCTCATGCTCCGTCTCTACGAAGTAGGCAGGGGGCAGGGATAGGTCGAAGACTGGCATGACTCTCCTGATAGAGAAGGACCCCCTCCCGTCTCCGAGAAGGGGTCCCGTTTACGTCGTGCTTATTTTCCGAAGTTCGGCTTCGGCGGCGCCACGAATGGAGCCGGTCCCGGGCCTCCCGGAGTAGAGGCGTAGGGTATGAACTGCTGCTGCGCAGGAGGAGCGGTCGGCGGAGCGAACCCACCGGGCTGCGGTACGTAGGACTGACCGTAGGACGGCGGCATCGCCTGCTGAGGTCCCTGTGCCTGGACGTATTGCGCGTACTGCGCAGGCACCTGCACCTGTAGTCTCTCGGCCTGCTTGGCGAGAGGTTGAGCCTTGAACAGCTCAGCGAAGTCGTAAGGCTTGCTGAGCTCGTCGATCCGCTCCGTCAGAGGCTTTCCGATGAGAGCCTTGATCTCAGGCGAGAGGGACGCTTCGAACTCCTGGATCGACGTGAACTGAGTCAACACCAGGTGGCTCTGCGTTCCTTCTCCCTGCCGCATCCCGTGAAGCACACCATCGAAGATGCCGCGCACCACGGCCTGTCCTCCGTTGGTGTTCGTCGGGCCGCAGATGTCGCAGGAGTTGACTTCCTTCAAGAAGACCTGCTTCTGGCAGACGTGGCAGGGGTACTTCTTGAAAGCCAGCTCCTCCAGCGTCTTGAGATCGCGAGAGTCCGTCTCTGCGTTGATGAGCATCGTGTTGCAGGTCGGGCAGATGTACCCATCAACGTTGAGCTGATTGTTGCACGAACCGATCGGAACGTACTGCCCAGTGCTCGGATCCTTGAGGTAGTTGCCAGTAGAGTCCTTCGCCCACTTGGTGCCTCCGCAGTGCATCCCGATCTGCTTGTCCCACTCGCTGAGATCTCCGAGGTGGCCTTTGCCGATCTCCAGGTACCTACGACTGCCGAACACCCAGGATAGGTGCTGCGGCTGGTAGGCAGGGAATGTCTCTCCCTGCTTGAGGACGACCTGCTGCCCTGCCATGTACTTGCAGAAGTTGCAGGTCTTGGGGTCGGTGTGTTCCGTCTCGTTGTAGACGAGGTTCGCGCCCTCCTTCTTCGACTTCATCCAGTCGTTCGTCTTCTCGTCCCACACCGAGTGGCGGTGGTAGAGCCCGAGATGTATGACGCCGATCGCCACCTGGTCAGAGAGGCTGAATGCCTTGTCTCCGCTGTCCATGTATGCGCAGCCGACGCAGGGCTGCGGGTTGTAGTCGTCCCATCCCTTGGAGCAGGAACCGGAGAGTGGGTATGCCCGGTTCGGAATCTTCCTCTTGTGCTGCCGGAACTTGTAGTAGGGGAGGAGCACCGGATTCGGCTGCCCGCCCGGACCAACCTCGACCTGCTCCGGATCCGGGTGCGGGTCCGGATAGTCTCCTTCGATGAGGACGAATGGGGCCGACTGGCTCTGAGGAAGCCTCCAACGCTCACGCCAGTTGCCGAAGCCCTTGCCACCGCCTGCTCTCTTGGAGTCCGACTTCGTGTTCCTGCGGAATTCGTTGATCGCCATGTGTCACCTATGCTTGCTCATGTAGACGTGGAAGTCGAGGCTGTTAGCCACCATCTGGTGAATACCTTGCGCCTCATAGTCGTCTGGTTGTGAATCGCCTCTGTCATCGCCGGAGATGGACATCTTCACATCTTCCTCCGGGTACTGCACTACCTTGAGACGTCCATGAAGCGGACGCCACAAGAGCTTGCCGATCCTCTTCGTTGCTTCTCTACCGGCGTAGTCGTTGTCGAAGAAGAGATACACCATACCGCCGAGACGGTGGAGCATTCGCTGCTGCGTCTCGGAGATGTAGGATCCCATCAGTGCCACCGTGTTCAGGAAACCGCTCTGGATGGTCCAGAGACAGGCTTTGTATCCTTCAACCAAGATGACCGTATCATCTTGCCCTGACACAGCTTCCATGACCCTTGGGTAGACACGGTTGTAGTTCCAGATGAAGTCATGGTTTTCGCATCGGTAGCCAGGAAACTGTTCATCAAACCAAGGCCCGAAGTCGCCCGATACCCACTTGTTCGTCTTCTGCTCTTGATGCCCTCCTTCGTAGACCAAGTACTTGGGTTCTTGTTGTGGGAGCGTCTTGCCTCCGATGATGCCCGCCAACGTGCCGTACATGTCCCGCAGCGGGTAGGTGATGCGGTTCTGTATTCGGTCGAAGCCGATCTCGTAGTCGCGAAGAAGCTCCATCGAGAGGCCGTGCTCCACAAGCAGCGTAGGGCACCACTCGTAGACGCCGAGAAGACTTTCAGGAAGAGGGAACTTCGCCTTGAACGGATCAGCGTTGACGAAGAAGTGAGTCTTCTCGAACTCCAGCTTTGCTCGGTTGGAGTCGAGCTCTGCTTGGATGGAATGCAGCTCTGCGTCGATGTTGCTTCGAGGTAGACCTAGGAGTCGGAGGAGATACCTGATGTCTCCGGCGGTGTGACAAGTGAAGCAGTGAAAGAGCCCTAGCTCTACATTCACGCTAAACGAAGGGCGACGTTCTTGTCCCTCTTTGTGAAAGGGACACTTCAGTAGAACGTTGCCGCCAGCGCCCGGCCGGATAGATCCCGGCAAGTATCGCTGGAGCAACGAGAGGACTTGTTCTCGCATCCAGATCTCGGTCGATCATGTTCCCACTTTGGTTACCGGATCGATCTGCGTCTTTCGGAAGGTCGATCCCATAGGCTTCGCTGGCTTCTTCTCTCCGTATGCCGGCTCCTCCTCCTCTTCATCTGCCTCAACTATGGGGCGGATGTAGCTGAAGTCTGTAGCAGGAACCCCGTTGATGACGATTCCGTCGAGGAGACCTTCTCGGAGGTTGGGGGCGTAGATGTGGATCTCGGACTTCTTGAGCCCCGTTGCCTCATCTCGCTTCATGACGTGCTTCACCTTGAACGTGGCATCAGCGTCCTGGTTGAACGCATCGGTGTAGGCCATGTCCGTGTCGCCATCTCCTCGAATCTGTTCCGACTTCTTGTTGGCCTGTGTGATAGCGACGATCGGGATGTTCATGGTGAGGGCCATCTGGCGAATATCTTGGGAGATGTGGAGGATGTTCTTCCAGTCGGCGTTACGCTGGTTGGAACGATCGTCTCGCATCAGGTAGACGCCATCGACGAATACGATGTCAGGCTTGATCTCGGCGATCTTTGAGTTCAACCAAGTGACACCGCCGCCATTCGGACTGCGATCTGCTGTGATGACGAAGCACGGTTGGTGCCCATGCTTTCCCGCCGAGACTTCATCGTTGAGCAGGCTCTGGAGGATGAACTGGGCGTACTGTAGAAGGCTTGGCTCCAGCATACCGTTGATGAAGGCCTTGTAGCTGACCCCGCACATCGCAGCCGCGACACGTTGTGCAACCTGAAGTTGCGGCATCTCTCTGGTGTAGTAGAGCACTCGCCGTCGAGACTTCATGTAAGCGTGAACGGCCATGTAGATAGCTGTCCACGTCTTCATCGACTTGGGTCGTCCGTAGACGATGACGTAGTTGCCGTTCTGAAGTCCCTGTGTCTCTTGATTCAAGAGATCCCATGGGTAGGGGATCCCAATCACTCCCCCAGCCGTAGCGACGGAAGAGTAGCGCTCCATCAGGATCTGGTAAGCCGCTGACATGGAGAGGTCGTTTCCGACTTGCTCCATCGAAGCCATTGCTTGTACCGCCTGCCGCGCTTTCGAGAAGGCCTCTTTTGGATCCTTCTCCGCCGCGAACTGAAGCGTCTGCGCGAGGGAGAGAAGATCCAGCTTCAGCTTCGTGTCTCGCAGGGCTTGGCAGAGAATCGCTGCCGAGTCTGGGGCGTACACTGGGTTGAAGCTCGGGTAGTACTGCCGAACCATGTCGATCGAGGGGACGAGCCCAGCGGTCTCAGGGTGGTGGTATGTCCAACGAAGATATTCGTAGACCATTCGAACTTCTGGAGCGGTGAAGAAGCTCGCTGTGATCTGGTTCTTCTCCAGCGTTTGGAAGTCATGGTCTTCGATGACCCTTGAAATGAGCGCGTATTCGATGTGCGCCGACACGGGATCCCTCCAGGTAGAAGGCTAAAACGAGAGCGGCGGAAGGTGGTCTTACTACCCTCCGCCGCTCGGCTTATGACGGTGACTGAGACGAGCTTGCCCACCACGCCACGAAGGCTCTCACGATGATGGAGCCTTCGTGGCGTGGTCAAGGTCAAAGACCTGGAACACTATCTATGGGGGGATCCCCCTCAGTCTCTCCACCAGGACTTGTGACTCCTTCGAAGATGTCGGAAGCGATGTCTTGCTCGATGGACTCAACTAGAGCGTTCAACCGCTTGAGCGTTTCCGGACTCCAGCCAGCGGAGCGACTGGACTGTCCGTAACGACGTTGGTCCTTCGAACCTGCATAGCCGAAGGTGGCCTGGAGATGAAGGTCCGGGACGGAGAGAAGCTCGACTGTGATCTGCCCGAGGAAGATGGAATCGAACCTCGGCCTTCCGTTGACGGTTTTCATTTCTTGACCTTGCTCATGGCTTGAAGGACGGAGGTCCTTCTTGCTTCTTGGTGAAGAACATCTGCTGGAACTCTTTGTCCATCGCCTCGAAGTGTTGCTTGGCGTAGGCACGAGTCCAGATCGAGAGGGTGTTCACGACGTTGTTGATGGTGGTGTCGTCCTGGTTGCAGGAGAGGGAAATGGTGACAGAACCGTTGGCTCCATTTCCGTAATCCTTCATCCCGAAGTCGGCTGTGACTGAGATTCTGGCCTGTCCGTCTCCGAGAACTTGCGTCGCGTAGTTCTGTACTTCCATGGGAACTTCTCCTTCATACCGATCGGTTGTGGTCTTCCCCTTGTTCACGTATTCCCGGGTGATGAAGTACTTGGGGAGACGGTTTTGAAGCTCCGAACCCATGGCTTCACTTCTTGCCCTTCTTGTTGGTATCGACTTCCCCCAGCATCGCCAGAGGCTTCGGACCAGTTACGGCCGGGGTCCCTTCCTTCTCTTCGTAGGCGTTCTGGAGGACCTCTTCCAGATTCTGTTCACGGAGCCAGTTCTTCACCGTCTCGTAAGCGATCTTCCACTCCTGCTGGATCGCGGCCTCTTCTGCCCCAGAGTTCTTGTTGATCTGCTTGAGATCGAGGACGCGCTCGTATAGCCCGAGCTTCTGGAGCTCGCCGAAGAGGGTTTCCGGAGTGAAACCGCGGAAGGTCTTGGACGAGACTTCGAAGGGGCCGTATCGCTGCACCGACGCCTTCCCGTCCGGACCACGCTGCACATTCTCCCCGGCCATGACGAGAGAGCGCATCGCAGCACTCACCTCTTGAAGTTTGGCGTTCCTCTTCTCGATGAGGAGGTTGAGGAAGGCTCTGGCGGCGTTGAACTTGGCCACCAGCTTGTCCATGAACTCCTTGAGAGACCCGCTGCCTCCGTCCGTCGGCATCGCGTCGTAGAGGATCTTGCCAGTGTTGAACTTCTCGATGATCTCCTGGCACTGCTTGTCGAGATCGAGGAACTCGTCGACAAGGATCTGGTGCTGCGGCCGGGAGACTTCGGCCGTCGTCTGCTCGTTCATGGGTGTTTCCTTTCTAGGGGTAGTCCAACCGTTTGGGGATCGGCGTGCCGAGATGCTGGAACTTCATCCCATCGACGTAGCGCATCGCCTGGAGATAATCGTGAACTGTCTGCATGAAACTGCCCTTCTTGTTCTTCCAGTCTGCCTGGCGCAGTAGGTAAGAAGGGTGAAGCGTAGCCATCACAGGCTTGCGATACGGCATCACATGGCCAGGGATTTCGACATCGAAGATCTCGCCGTGCTTCCTCGTGATCTCGATCTGCCGATGGACTAAGACTTCGACGGCAGACTTCCCGCTGGCGATGATGAACCAGGGGTCGATGATGTCGATGATGTTGAGAAGCCTCTCCCAGCAGGCTTTTACTTCTGGATGGGTAGGGGTCCGGTTGTCTGGGGGTCGACAAGCCACCGCATTGGTGATGAAGAACTCGTGGCGGCGCCACTCCAAAACCTTCTCGTGGAAGTGGTCGATATTCTCCTTGGTATGGCGGATGCTGCTGTACCATCGGTAGAGTTCTTGGATACCAGGGTCGTCTGACACTGATGCGAGGATCTGGTTCAGCAGCCTCCCGGCGGGTCCAACGAAAGGCACCCCGCTGATGTCCTCTTCGGCCCCAGGAGCCTCGCCGATAATCAGAATCTTGGCTTCAGGATTCCCATCCCCAAAGACGATGTCTGGGAAAGGAGAGCCGTCATCTCCTCGACGAAAGGTGTGCAGGATACAGCGCTGACATCCGTACCAGTGCTGCTCCCAGAGCTGCTTCAACTGCTCCATCTTCGTTCCTGTGAACGAGTGGAGCTTGGCTTCTACGGGCTGCTCCTTCTTCGGCTTCTTCTCTGCCATCAGCCTCTCCCGACTTTTGGCAGCTCCCGCAGAGCCTCCGGCCCAGCGATCTGGATGCCCGCAGCTTGTGCTCTGGCCAAGCGCCTGCCCTCCAAGAAGTTGAAGTAGGCGCCGCAGTAGTTGATCTGACTCTGGTAGTTCAACCAATCCAGGAAGAAGAAGGTCTTGGGAACGACCTCGATGTACCCTTCATCGAGCAGATCGTAGTCAGAGAAGACGGTTTGGATTGCCAGGGCTCCCGTCGATTGCTGCGACAGAACGCGCCGAATGATGAGCTTCGGGTTCTTGAGACAGACGTGGATCTCTTGCCTCGTACCCATGAATGGTCCGTGGCCCCCGTTGGCGTCTAGGAAGTGTTCGTGATCCCCCACTTCCCCGATGAGCATTTCTTGATCCATGACTCTGAGCACAGCAAGAGCGTCAGGATCTACCCCCTCCTTCTTCAACTTCTCATGGAGCTCTAGGGTCAACTTCTCAAGCTGCAAGTCCTGGTCGTTCGGGGAGTTCTGCGAAGGCTGCATCGTAGACATTCCTGATCTCTGGAGGGAGTTGGGTTGGGAACTTCTGAGGTGGGTTCGTCTCCATCTCGAATTCCCAAAGACGGAGATTGGCCCTCAGCTTGTGGCACAGACTGCGAAGCGGTGGTGTGTTGTGGTCCTCAAAGACTACCATCACGGGAGTCATCTTGCCGGCGAAGGTGCGAAGAATGCGACCCATCGACTGCTGAAGAGCGATGCGAGAGCGGAAAGGGGTGAGCCAGAAAAGTGTATCAAGCCTAGAATCATCCGCCCCTTCGCTCCCTAGCTTGGCGATGGCAAATACGATCTGGTTGGAACGGAGGATGTGGAGACGCTCTTCCTTCGGAGTTGCTCCGACGATGAGACCGGAGTTCGGGAAGATGGCGTGGAAGAGCTTGAGCTGGTCCAAGGAGTGGGAGAGGCAGAGGATCTTTCGACCACCCTTCAACGCTTCTTGGATAGCGTAGTACCTGTAACAGTTCCCTACGAAGTCTCGCCCGATGATGGTTCGGAGAAGCGAGATGTTGACGACGTCGTTCTTCCGGCACTTCTCAAAATCGACGGCGGCCGGTGTTCTCCAGAAGTAGATTCGAGGTACAAGGTCCTGCCTCAAGTCGGAGTAGAAGGGCTCGCCCAAGTGGTAACGATAGATGGGATCGAGGCCGTCTTCTCTCTCGACAGAAGCTGTGAGCCCGATACGGTCTCCGTAGAAGGGCTCCGCGCAGAGGGAGAAGACAGGCGCCCCTAGTCGATGGACTTCGTCGTAGATGACGAGTCCGAAGTACCTGAAGAACTCTTCAGGAATCTTCCCGTCTCGAATCTTGAGCGCCAGGGTGGTGATGAGGGCGACGACGACGTCACACCCCTCCCACTCGAAGCTCTTTCCTTGAAGGAGACCGAGTTTCTTCTTGAACCGAAGGCCTACAGGAGTAGAAGCACTACCTTCGATCGCCTCCATCCACTGAGACAAGATGCCACCATCCGGAACGATGATGAGCGTCGGGACTTTCTTCTGGGCGATCTTCTTGAGAGCGAGCTTCGTCTTACCCTTACCACACCCTAAGTTTAGGATGCCATTGTCGTGAGCAGCCAGGGCCGCCCACGCTTTCTCTTGATCCTCGTCTCTCGGAACAACACAGTCTTCGAACTCGACGTTTCGAAACGTCGGTCGGAGATCGATGAATGGGAACTTGTAGTGAGGGTACTGCGAGGGAGGAAGGAATTCCCGAGGGCATACGATGTGGAACTGACTCTCAGTCCACAACCTCAGAAGATCCTGTCCTCCCTCCCCATCTACCAGAAACTCCAGGGCATGTCTGACCTGAGCTTCTCGAATGCCTGCCTTGGGGAGCCAGAGCCTGTTCGATACGTAGGCTTTACCTGGCTCTTTCGGAACGAACTCGTATGTCACGGTTTCCTCTCGCCCAAGCCAGATGACTACCACAACGTCACCCTTGCGGGGTGACGTCGATGATCGGATCCGCTGGTCTTGGAGGCGGAGGCAGAAATGCTTGTCGTGTTGCCAGCATGAACTGCTGGAGGAGCGCTTCCATCAAGACCAGCGCCGTGTTCTTCAGGACCCGGACTCCGAACGTCTCTCCGGGATTCTGCGGCCTCCACATAGGAGGGACGGTTGCCAGAGCTTGAAACATCGGATCTGGCGCATACCCGTAGAAGCCGAATGGGGAGTACGGAAGACCGCTCGGCATCTGGTGCGTCCCCGGGTACTGCTGTGTTGGGTGGTACTGCTGCGTCGGGGGGTAGGGCACCGGAAGTTGCATTACCGATTGTTGTGTCTGAACTGGGATCCGCATGGGTAGTGGGGCAGCAGGTGGTACCCATGCCGGCGCCGCTGTTGGTCTCCACGGTGTAGGAGCGAAGTTCGCCGGTACAGGGGCGGCGACTGGGCTTGTATTGTAGAACGGCTGTGGTGTCGCCACTGGCGCAGGAGCTAGTGGAGCAAACGGTGGTGAGAAACTCATCCTGATGACCTCTTGCCTGCACGGATGCTGAAACGAACACGCCTGGCAACGAGAGGACTCGTTGTCGTACATCCTTCCATTCCCGTAACACGGCGGTTGGCTCGCCGAGTTGCCCGGGTAATACATGAGACACTCTCCTTCAGAGCTAAGACTTCAGCTCATTCTTCTTATGTCGAGGTTTGAAACCTCCTTGCTGTCTTCATCGTTGCCACTCGTTGCGCTCCTGCCCTACACTCGCAAAAAGGCGAAGGGTCTCTCACCATTAGGGAGCAGAAGAGATGAAGATCGCAGGCCTGGTTCTCGACTTCTACGACGACAGAACAGGAGAGATTCTCAAGACCGCTTGTCCGGATCCCGAGAACCTCCCTGAAGCGGTCTCCGAGGCGCATCTTCTTTCTCCGGAAGAGCGAGATGTCCTGAGAGACGAAGCCTTCGCACTCGTTCTTCACAGCGACGATCAACACCTTCGGAAGTTCGCCTGTGTCGATGCAGGAAACACCGTCCTCTCGACACTGTACTTTCTGGAGACCATGGATCAGCTCCCCGCTTCTGCTGTGAAGGTCGCCGCGCAGAACCTCGCTGCCTTCAACGAAGAGTTCGGGCTTCCTGTCCCAGAGAAGCTGAAGCAGGCGTTCGCCCCTGAGCCCCAGACCGCTTCCAAAGGCTACGTTCGTCGCGAACAGTCCAAGGGTGGGAGGGTCCTGAACCGACTCTCTGACATCATGCAGCACTCGAAGGTCTCCGCTGCCTCCTCGAAAGGTGCAGGCGCCTTGTCCAGGACAAGGGACTCCCGCAACCAGCCGTTCGTCGGCGACGAAGCAGACTGGGCGCAGCGAACAAACCTGATCTCGGTCCGAGGAGGAGCGGACTCTGGCCGCGTCATCCCAACGGCCAACCAGATGAAGACCGCTGGAGCCAAGCCTCCAGACGGAGGCGTCATCCTCACGGACGACAGCCGAGCCATTCCTCCTGAAAAAGTGAAACCCTTCAAAAAGGTCGCCAACCAGGTCGACGTCGCCACCGAGTATGCTCGACCAGTGGTGAAGGTCAAGAAGGCCTCGTATACCGCTCTGAACGGCCAATACGCCCTCGACAGCTACTCCGACGTGCAGAGGGCGATTCAGTTCTTCGAAGAGAACTGGCCTACTCTGCCTCCTCAAGATCGCCACGAGTTCGCCAAGACGGCCAGCGTGAGAGCAGACGCTCTCGGCGTCACCGTCCCAGACACGATGGCTCGGTACGGCTCTACCGAGTACGCACCTGATGTCGAGGCCCATCTCGCCAATCGTCGAACCATGGCTCCTGATTTCAAGGCCGTCTGGGACGACCTCCAAGAGAAGAGAGCCATGATGGAGCCAGAGACGTTCGCCCAGCTTCTGCGCGAGGCGGATGAGCTCTGTGGGCTCAATTACGAGTGGGGTGGTGTTGTGTGCGACCCCTACTTCGCCACTTTCGGCAAGAACGAAGAGTCGGAGAAGACGGCGGCGTCAAGCGACACTCCGTGCTTTGAGCTTCCAGACGGCACTTCCGTCACCTATCGGCAGCTCCATACCATTCCTCGGGAAGAGATCGAGAGGAACTTCCAGCCGGACTTCGCGGAAGCCTTCTCCATCGACCCCGTCACCATTTTCAATTCCATGCCAGCCGACACGAAACAGGTGATCGCGAGGATGGCGAAGAATTCATGAACTCCCAGACCCTCAGCGGCTTCTTCGATGAACTCCAGAAGATCGCCTTCACGGGCGCTCTCCTCAAAAGTCCCATCGCGAAGCAGCTCGTAACGGAGCACCAGAACCTCCGCGCGGCCAAGGGGATCGTCATCCCTCCCCGGAAGTCTTCTTCCCTTCTCTCTGCATCGCGCGCCTCGCGTCCGTCCCCTCCAGTCAAGAAGCTGTCGCCAGAGTCGTCCATGCTCGCGAAACTACAGGCGAATATGCGCAAGCCGTCGGGCGCCAAGGCCGCGGCCGACGCGGATCGCGTGGCAGCAGCAGGAAGAGGGTACGGGAGAGCCATTACCAGCGTAGAGTAGGAGACGTCATGCACTTGACCACCGTTCACGCCTTCGCCGACGAGTTCCAGAAGATCGCCGGCCTCTCCGGCTTCCTTGCTCAGCACGGAGGTCATCTAGCTCACGGCGCGGAGCTTGGGGGCCTCGGCGTTCTCGCCGTTCCAAGCGCCGCCAAGCTCCGCAAGAACAACCCGGCCTCGGACGAAGAGAAGAGGCACGCGAAGTACGAACTGGCAGGCCTTGGTGTTCTCGGCGTTCCCTCGGCTGCCCACCTTGCGCACTCTGCCTTCAAGAAGATGAAGAAGGCGGGGCTGCCTTTCGGGCCTAGCGGAGTAGCGCGGGCAGGGAGGGCGGCGGTCGGGAGCATGAAGGCTGACGCTCTGGGGCACGCCTTCCAAGCTGCTCAGAAGAAGGTTCTACCGCACCCGCCTGTCCGTCTTCACCAAGATCCGCAACGGGCCGCGATGCTCTCTTCCTTCACTCCGAAGTCGAACACAGTGCCCAAGAGGTCGATCGAGCTGCCGAAGGCAACGGAGCCCTTCATCATCGAGCGCTGATGCCGACTCCTGAAGACACCCTTTTCGAGAAGCTTCGTTCCTTGGACGAGGTCAAGCCGACCGCTCCGACCGAGGGTAGTCCGGAGGAGCGCGTCGTGGCTCCGACTCAAGACTATTCTCAACCGGTCACGCTTCGGAACCTGTTCATCCGTCCCAACACCCACCCCGTCGTCCTCGACTTCTCTCTCCTACGAGCCTTCGGGTCTGACTGGTATCGGTGGGAGCCTGAGACGGTTCGCGAAGAGATCTCTCAAGAGTTCTCTACCGGCGTCTCGGAGATCTGTTGGCAGAAGATCCGCGCACTCCAAGCTCTGCACTCCTCCACCGGTCCATGGACCCGCTGGCAGATCTTCGAGAAGGTGGCGCATGCCTTGAACGGCAACCATCTTCCGAACTTCCGCATCATGCAGATGCTCTCTCTGGAAGAGCTGTACGGGGCAGTCGATGCCCTAGACTTCCTTCGTCGTGAGAAGTTCAGCGACGAGGTTCGTCTCTACATGGCAGCAACTGTGCTGGAAGAGAACGTCTTTTACGTGCCGCCTCCTCTGGACTTCATGCAGCTCGAACTCTCCCAGCCCCACTACCGCTGCCAGGATTGTGGCAACGAAGAGTCTGCTCTCTTCCATGACGGATTCTGCTCGAACTGCACGGATCGCCTACATCCGTTGCAAGGCCTCTCTCTTCAGCCAAGACAAGAGCTGGTGAATGCTGGTAAGGGGAAGAACCTCGATCTCATCGTCAAGTTCGACCCGACTCCCATCGTCAAGCGCTGGAAGGAAGTAGAGAAGCTCCCCTTCGTCGAGTTCCATCCCGACGAAGAGAGTATGGAAGACATGCAGGTCTCCAAGCTACTTCTGGCGCGCGACTACATGAACATTCGCCGCAAGCAGCTTGCCGAACAGCTCACGACTCTGAAGAGTTGGCTGGGGGCCACGTGATCAGAGACTCCCTCCCTGCGTTCCTTGATGAGCTAGAGAAGATTTCCGGCATCTCCAAGAAGATGCTTCAGATACGAGGGACGAACCTGTCCCGGGACGCGCAGACGTACCTGCACAACCGTGTCAACGCACATGCTGTAGGGCGCAAGGCTGCGAAGAGCGTCACTCCAAAGCTTTCGAAGAGATTGGAGCTTCGGTCTTGGGGGAAGGCCAACAAGAAGAAGGCGCGGGAAGGCCTGAAGAAGATCTCTTTTTTGCGCGATGTAGGCGGCTACATCGGCAACGTGGCCCAGCGAGGAGCTCAAGGGGCTGCCAGTTATGGAGCCACCGCTGCTGGTCAGATGGGACAAGCCGCCGCCGCTTTCCTTACCCCTCAAAAGAGCTTCCAGCAAGGGATGCAGGCCACTTTCCGTCCAGGAGGGAAGCCTCTGGGTTTTGGGTGGAAAGCACTTATGGGCTACGGTCTAGCGACCGGGGCTCGTGATGTGATGAAGAGCCAAGATCCTTCGGGGCAAGGGCATAGCCGACTTCGCAGAGCGGCCAAGCTTGTAGGGGATCAGGCTGGTGGCATCATCGGAGCCCCGTTCGGCTTCGCCGGAGGTGTCTCAGCTTCTCTGATCGGAGGGAAGCTCGGGGACCTTGCCGGAGCAGCAGCAGATCGCATGAGGGGACGTAAAACGATTCCTGCTGTTCCGCTCCAGGGCCAGAGGTAACACACAATGAGCTACGACAACCTGTCCCTCGGTTACGGAGGCGCTTCCCGGTTCTCGGGACAGCGCGGACGTACCGCTGACGGAACGAACCGCAGTGGTGTTCGCTACCCGTCTCCCTTCTTCGACATCGCGCACACATATCTGCCGCCTTCGATGAAGGCGCTGCTCAGGTGGTGCCGCTACTACTATCTCGTCAACCCACTCATCAACGTGGTCATCCACAAGATGAGTGAGTACCCCGTCACCGAGATCGTCATCGACGAGAAGGATCAGCGGATCCGTGAGAAGTGGGAGATCCTGCTTGGTCAGCATCTTCGGTACCGAGCATTCCAGATCGAGGTTGGGCTCGACTACTACACCTACGGCATTTGCGCCGTCACCATCCACTTCCCCTTCACCAAGTACCTCATCTGCAAGAGCTGCAAGCATAAGGAGAAGGCCTCCAAGATCCACTACAAGTGGCGTAACTTGGAGTACATCATCTCTTGTGACAAGTGCGGGAGGGAGGGTCCTGCTGCTGTCTTGGACTGGTACGACCGAGATTTGCGGCGCATCCGCCTGATGCGGTGGAATCCGGAGTACATCAACATCGACCCGGGCTTCGGTGGCGCAGACCCCATCTACACCTTCGAACTCCCCCTTCAGCTCAAGAACGATCTTATCCTGGGGAAGAAGAACGTTCTCGACACCGTCCCTGACATCTTCGTCGAGGCTCTGCGGCGCAACAAGTACATCCGCTTCACCGACGACAACATCTTCGTCTTCAAGCGCCCCATCATCTCCCAGAAGGACAACGGCTGGGGCATGCCTCTCATCCTGCCGGTCCTGAAGGACACCTTCTACCTCCAGATCCTTCGCAAGGCTCAGGAGTCGATCGCTCAGGAGCACATCGTCCCGCTGCGCATCCTCTTCCCCCAGGCAGGCTCAAACACCAGCGATCCGTACACCACTCTCGACCTGAACTCTTGGCGCCAGCGTATCGAGGCAGAGATCGCCAAGTGGAAGTACGACAACAACTACCTCCCCATCCTTCCTGTGCCGATCGGGAACGAGTCCATTGGAGGGGACGGGAAGGCCCTCGGTCTCTACCAAGAGATGGACGTCTGGTCGAAACAGATCGTGGCCGGCATGGGCGTTCCTCAAGAGTTCGTCTACGGCGGCCTCACCTACTCGGGGTCGAACGTTTCGATGCGAATGCTGGAGAACATGTTCATCGGGTACCGTCAGGACCACGAGAACATGCTCAACAACTTCGTCATCCGTCGAATCGCCAACTTCATGCAGTGGCCCATTGTCCGGGCTCACATGAAGCGCTTCAAGATGGCTGACGATCTCCAGCGCTCCAACTTCATGTTCACCCTCAACCAGGCGGACAAGCTCTCAGACCAGACGCTTCTATCCGAGGTCGACCAGGACATCGCCGTGGAGGAAGAGCGGAAGGCTCTGGAGCTGGACCACAAACTCGACGTCATGCGGAAGCAGCAGCTCGCCCAAGCCGGTATCCAGGGCGAGATGATGATGGTCCAGACCCGGTATCAGGCAAAGGCGCAGCAGGAGCTCATGGAGGCGACGGGGGGAGCGGGTGGCCAGCAAGGGGCAGGCGCTGGAGCGGGTGCCGACGCTCAGGCAGGTGCCGGCGGCCCGGCAGGCGCGCAGGGAGAGGGACAAGACCCATCCCAGGCTGGAGGCATGCCTGGGATGCCGGGCATGGGAGGTCAGCAGTCTGGGCAGGAAGGGGAGATGGTCCCAGGTCCCCAAGCCGCTCCAGGAATGCCAGAAGGGTCGACGGTCTCTCCAGACAACGCGCAGCAAGCGCCGACGGATGGGGTTCCTGTCTCCGCGTCCAGCCCGCTCCAGCTTGGTCAGAAGGGTGGCGGCTACAACCTTCTCTATCTGGCAAAGAGAGCAGCGAACCAGATCAAGAAGGTCGGAGACGAGCAAGGCGAGAGCGCGATGATGATGGAGATCAACAAGGTGCGGATGTCGAATCCGCAGCTCGGGAATTTGGTACTCCAAATCATCAACCAGAACAGAGGACCCAGCCCTCTCGACGCCAAGACTCCGCAACCGACGCAGCGCCCAACTCGCCGGGCATCCTCGACGGGCGTCTAGACAGGCTAAAAAGAAGCCGACGAACTTCGTCGGCTTCTCCTCGCCACATCTACGTGTCTGGAAACACTCCTGCGGCTCGAAGGTTCGACAGCCTCTCGGCTGCTTGATTGAGAAGCTCATGGATGTACCAGAGCTCGTTCGTTACAGCCGTGTCCGGCTGCCCGTTCCGAACCCGGTCGAAGAGGAACTTCTGAACCCCTACGGCGTTCTCGATCATATCCTCTTGGTCGAGGATGTCTGAACGAGTCACTGGTTCCTTGAGCAAGGACGCATCAACTTCTCGAAGACGTTCCCTACAATGGGTGCATCCCTCCGCTCCGCAGAAGGGACAATCACTCTGCGCATCTTCCTCGTCCTTTCCGCAGGGCTCTTTGGTGATCTGATCGTGGGCGTACTCTGCGGAGCACGCGGAGTGGACCGCTACACTTTCCTCGAAGTCGACACAAGCCACTGGAACAAGCTGCCCTGTGGCTAGGTCCACTCCTAGCAGGTACTCGCATACCATGGTGTAGCGCTGCCCCACCGTGATCGGAGTACCGCAGTTCGAGCATTCAAGGAACGGAGCTTGTTGCTCGGTGTAGGGCCCGAGAGATGGGGTTCCTTGTTGAGGTGTTGGATTGTAGAAGTTGGTCATGGTTCTCTCGGCTCACCCCATTTCACACCGATCAGTTCTGGGCAGCGTTTGAGAAGACAGCCGTAGTGAGCCTCTTTGTTAGAAGCTCCGTCCTCCAAGACAACAGGGACGGATACTGCCTGCCCATGCGCGTCGATGATGTTGACGAAGGCCTGAGTGCGCGCCCACCACTGCCCCTTGAGGATCGGCCCTCCGCAAAGGGCGCAAGACACCTAGCCCACCAGCTCGTCGATCATCTTCCAGATGGCGTCCTTGATGCGCTCCACCTCGCGGCAAGGGATGCCCAGCTTCCGAGCGATGTCGCCAGAGGGGTACGTCCCCGAGAGCATCGCTTGAAGCACCTTCTGCTGCGTCGTGTCCTTGATCTTGGCCTGCACCATCTTCATGGCTTCGGACCAAGCAACCTTCTTCGTAGTCGACTGCGTGCTCCTTGCGAGAACCGCTTCACTCATGGCCGTTTCCTCAGTACGAGTTGTAGAAGACTGCTCTCCCATCCACAGTTGCGTGTACAACCTTCGAGCCCTGGCATGTCTGGATCGTAATCAGGATCGTCGGGAGTGAGACCTGCACGTCGCCCGGCTTGATAAAAGCCCTGCACAGACCGGGTCACTCCGTTCTGCCGATCGAGGGGGAGGGTCTCTCTTAGACACTGATCACACTCCCAACCGAACTCCCATCCTTGCGCCTGAAGAGCTGCGAGCCACTCCTGGAGGAAGAGACAACTTCCGCAGTCGAAGGCTCGGGTACAGCACCCACGGACCCAATCGTCCTCGTCCTCTCGGTTGAAGTCCGGCAAGCCTGTCGCCGTGAACTTCCCTCCATTCTTCCCGAAGAGGATCTTGCAAAATGGCGGACGATCCATGGTGCCCTCAGTAGCCCCATCCCTGCTGCACTTGGACTTCCTGCAAAGCCTGCGTGAACCGCATCACGAAGTAGCTGAGCATTCCAACCACGAACGCTCCTATGAAGATTCCTGCCATACCTCTTCCTCCCTCTCGTCGGTCCCTTCGTCTACGTCATCGCTGCCCTCTTCGTCTCCATACAGCGAGCTCAGGACTTCTTCTTCGAACTCGGTAGAGTTAGGCTTGGTGCTCATCACCACTCTCTGGTCGGAGTAAAAGCAAGAGATGCCTACCAGTTCTCCTGCAACTTCTTATGCCTTGGATCTTCGAGCCTTTTCGTTGCCATGCTGTGGGCCGTGCTTGTATCCTCGCATCGAGTCGATACGGCCCGAAGACCTCTAGACGCGCAGAGAGAGGGCTGACAGATATAGCACCCAGCGCGAGGTGCAACTGGAGCACCCGTGGCCGGTGAGCCTAAGACCGCCGACAAGATGACGACCCTCACCAATGGCGTCATCCAGCAGATTTCCAGCATCTTCCCCATCCAGACGAGTCAGAGAACTCTGTCGCTCAAGAGAATCTGGGCGGAAGATACTCTCGATCCGAACGATGTCGCTTCGCAGCTCCAAGCCAAGCACAACGAACAGACTTGGGGTGTGCCGATCCGGGCGGAGATGGAGCTGATCGACAACATCACGGGCAAGCCCATCTCCAAGTCGACCATCCAACTCGCTCGGGTCCCCAAGCTCACCTCTCGCTACTCGTTCATCGTGGACGGGGGTGAGTATCAAGTCGACCACCTTCTTCGCCTCAAGTCCGGCATCTACACGCGCGTGAAGCGCAACGGAGACCTGGTTTCTGAATTCAACTTGCGCAAGGGCGGGTCGAAGAACTTCGACCTACTCCTCGATCGCAAGAAGAGTCTCATCAACTTCAAGACCAAGTCGGGGGATGCGAAGATCCCAGCATACCCCCTTCTCAAGGTGATGGGAGTAGACGATGCCGAGATGGAGAAGTCCTGGGGCAAAGCCGTCTTCGAAGCCAACAAGGTCGCTCAGCCAGAGGCAGAGGAACGAGCTCTTCGGAAGTTCTGGGAGAAGACCGCCCCGCCAGACATCGGGCGAGCTCCGTCCATGGAAGAGATGCGGGAGCACATCTTCCGCTACTTCGACGATACGCAGCTCTTCCCAGATACCACCAAAGCCACACTCGGGCACCCGTTCGAGAAGGTGACCGGAGGAGCTCTTCTCGCTGCATCGAACAAGCTGCTCAAGTTGGAGCGGCGCGAGGTAGAGCCTGATGATCGTGACAGCCTGATCTTCAAGGAAGTCGTTCACGTCGAGGACTTCATTCCAGAGAAGCTCGACAAGAACAACTTCAAGAAGAGAGTGAAGAACAAGGTCCTGCTCTCCATCGGACGAAAGAACGTCATCTCCGAGATCATGCAGGGCGGAGATCTCTTCAACCGTCCCATCAAGGAATTCTTCACCCAAGGCGGCAACGTCTCCGAACGCAGTGAGCAGACGAACCCAGTACAGATGCTCTCAGGGAACTTCAAGACTACCGTCATCGCCAAGGACTACGGTGGTATCAAGGACCCCGAGAAGGTCGGTGAGGAGATGCAGGGGGTGAACCCTTCTCACTTCGCCTTCCTCGATCCGATGCATACCCCAGAGTCTGAGCGTACAGGCATCACGCTCCACCTCGGTTCTGGTGTTCGCAAGGAGGGTCGGAGCCTCAGCACCACCGTCGTGGATCTCAAGACCGGGAAGCTCAAGGATGTCACTGTTCCCGAGTTCCACACGGCCATGGTGGTGCTGCCTGATCAGGTGAAGAAGGTCGACGGCAAGTACGTTCCCATCGCCAGAGAAGTGAAGGTGAAGTTGCCTGGTGGGGACATCAGTCGGCGCCCCTACCATGAGGCAGACTTCCTCATGCCAACGGCGAAGGCGATGTTCAGCTACACATCGAACCTCATCCCCTTCCTTCCTTGCGACCAAGGCAACCGCGCTTCGATGGCCGACAAGCAGATGGAACAGGCCATCTCGCTGAAGAACCGTGAAGCCCCTCTCGTGCAGAGCCTGGTGCGGTCGGACAACCCAACCCACTCCTTCGAGAAGCTCATCGGCACGAGTTTCGCGGCCCACAGAGCTCCTGTGGATGGCAAGGTGACGAAGATCACTGCGGACGGGGTCCACGTCCACGACGGCAAGACTGAGCACAAGGTTCAGCTCTACAACCATTTCCCGCTGAATGATCCGACTACCATGCTGCACTCCCAGCCGGTGGTGAAGGTCGGGGACCAGGTGAAGGCTGGGCAGGTGGTGGCCGACTCGAACTTCACTCGAAACGGCACTCTGGCCCTAGGGACGAACCTCCACGTCGGCTACATTCCCTACAAAGGGTACAACTTCGAAGACGGTATCGTCATCTCTGAGTCGGCTTCTCAGAAGCTCACCAGCGAGCATTTGCACAAGCTGAAGATGGATGTGGCGCCGGAAGAGGACGTTACTTCAAAGAAGAAGTGGATGTCCTACGCCTCACACAAGGCGACGAGCCACTCGAAAGATAAGCTCTCCATGTTGGATGACGATGGCGTCATCAAGGAGGGCTCTAGGGTAACGAACGGGCAGGTTCTCGCTACGTGTCTGACTCCCAACAAGGTGAAGAGTCAGATCATGGTCGAGAGATTCGGCAACAAGGCTATCAAGCCATGGAAGGACAAGTCTCTCACCTGGGACAGTGACTACCCGGGCATCGTCACGCGAGTTGTGAAGAGTCCGAACGGCAAGAGCGTGAAGGTCTTCGTGAAGACCGAGGAAGCTGCTGAGATCGGCGACAAGCTCTCCGGACGCCACGGCAACAAGGGCATCATCACCAAGATCCTTCCGGACCACGAGATGCCCTTCGTGAAGAAGCCGGATGGGACAGACCGTCCTCTTGATGTGCTCCTGAACCCATCAGGCGTGCCTACTCGTATGAACATCGGGCAGGTCTTGGAGACTGCTGCCGGTAAAGTGGCAGAGAAGACCGGCTCCCCCTTCTTCGTGAACAACTTCGCTGGATCAGGACACGACTATCGCAAGCAGGTGGTGGACGAGCTTGCGAAGCATGGCTTGTCTGACGAAGAGGAAGTCTTCGACCCATCTGATCGTCGACGCCCTCTGGGCAAGATCCTCGTCGGCCCTCAACACCTTCTCAAGCTGAAGCACCAGGTCGAGAAGAAGCTGGTAGTGCGCGGAGGAGGTTCGGACCTCTCCGATCGCCCGTACAAATACGATCAGGACATGCAGCCAGTGAAGGGCGGGGCTTCTGGTGGCCAGGGTTTCGGCTCCCTTGAGCTCTACTCTCTCCTCGGACACAACGCGCGTCACAACCTTCGGGAGATGACGACCTACAAAGCAGACATGCAGGGCGTCGACTTCTGGCGGATGATTCAAGAAGGACGAGAGCCGCCTCCTCCGAAGATCCCCTTCGCATACACCAAATTCGAAGGACTGCTTCGCGGCCTCGGCGTTGATGTTCGCAAGGAAGGCACCTCGATGCGGCTGGTGCCTATGACGGATCGCGAGGTCCTGAAGATCGCTGACAACGGTAAGAACGAGATCCGCAAACCTCTGCTCTTCACCTCCAAGGGTTTCAAGCCTGAGAAGGGCGGTCTGTTCGATCCTGCTATCGTCGGGTCCCGCGGCGAGAAGTGGAGCTACATCAAGCTCCATGAGCCGGTGCCGAATCCGCTCTTTGTCGGAGACAAGCAGAACAAGGGCCCCATCCCGTCTCTTCTCTCCCTCAAGCATGGCGACATCTCCGTCCAGGAAGTGGACAAGATCATGTCAGGGCAGAGCACCCTCGACGGGAAGGTGGGGGGTCGAGCCATCGCAGACGCTCTGAAGAGCGTCAACGTCGAAGAGGAGATCAAGAAGCTGCGGGAGGAGCTTCCTACGAAGAGAGGCTCGAAGCGCGACCAGAGCAACCGCACGCTCAAGTACCTTCTGGCACTGAAGGACCTCGACATGAAGCCGCACGAGGCCTACGTGCTTCAAAACATCCCGGTCCTGCCGGCTGCTTTCCGTCCAGTGACTCCCACGGCACGCGGTGATGTGGCGAAGAGCTCTCTCAACGACCTCTACAAGACCGTGGGTCTTGTGAATGAGAAGATGAAGGTCATGCCTGCGGAGAAGTATGGGCATGAGATGGTCCACGAGCTCCGCGGCGAGCTCTGGAACAGCATGAAGGCTCTACAGGCTGTCGGAGACTACACACCCATCTACGACAAGGAGAGCTTCGACAACCGAGAGCTGAAGGGTATTGTGGACCTCATCGGTGGAGATCAGCCGAAGGAGGGGTACTTCCAAGAGAAGCTCGTCAAGCGGAAGCAGGACCTGTCAATTCGGTCCACCATCGTCCCTGAACCTTCCCTTCACATCGACGAGATCGGGCTTCCCCGTGTGGCCGCGATGGAGCTCTACAAGCCCTTCGTCGTGGCGCATATGCACTCGCGCTACGGATACACGCCTTCTCAAGCTATGTCCGAGATGAAGGCACAGTCGGATCATGCCAAGAAGGCTCTCGACGAGGTGATGAAGGATCGACCCCTTCTTCTCAAAAGAGATCCGGCTCTGCACAAGTTCTCGGTTCAAGCGTTCCGCCCCAAGACGGTGGAAGGCAAGGCCATCAAGATCCACCCGCTGGTCTGTGGCGGCTTCAACGCCGACTTCGACGGCGATACGATGGCGGGCACCGTCCCTATTTCCCAAGAAGCGGTGGAAGAGGCGAAGAAGATGTTCCCTTCACGGAACCTCTTCTCTCCCACGACCTACGGCGCGATGCACATCCCTTCCCAGGAGTTCCTGCTCGGCCTTCACCTCATCTCCAAATGGGGTAAGGATTCCGGCAAGACCGTGAAGACCGTCGATGAGCTCTCAGACCTGGTCGACAAAGGACTCCTGACTCACACAGATGTAGTCCGAGTCGAACAAGTCGGGAACCGGCCTACTACGCTTGGCCGTCTACGGATCGAATCCCGCCTTCCTCGGGATTTCGCGATGCGGGGGCAAGTGCTTTACGACCCCGAGTTCGAGATCTCCAAGAAGCCAATGGGCTCCATTGTCACCGAGCTCGCCAAGAAGCATCCTGGAGAGTTCGACAAGGTGGTGAACAACCTGAAGGATCTGGGTACTGAGCAGTCCTTCAAGCACGGGTTCTCTCTCAGTCTGAAGGACTTTGCTCCTCTGCCTGAGCGCGACCAGATCGTAGCGGAGGCGCAGCATCAAGCAGCAAAGATCGACCCGTCTCTTCATTCATGGGAGAGGGAGGCGAAGCTGGTGGAGATCTTCTCCAAGGCAACGGAGAAGCTCGACGCCGCAGCGAGAGTGCGGCTGCCAAAAGAAGGTAGCCACCTCGGCGCCATGGTCTACTCCGGTGCGCGTGGAAAACCAGAGCAGCTTCGACAGATGATCGCAGCCCCGATGCTTGTGCAGGATTCTACGGGCCGCGTGGTTCCCTTCCCCATCACCAGGTCCTACGGAGAGGGGCTCGACGTCGGAGACTACTGGCTCGCCCAGCACGGCGCCCGCAAGGGAACTCTCCAGCGCGCCAGCGGTACGAGAGAGCCTGGCGCGATGACGAAGGACATCATCAACTCCACAATCTCGACGCTCATCACGAGCGAGGACTGTGGAACGCAGCACGGCATCCTGATGCCTCTCGACCCCAAGGATCCCTACCATCTCGACGTCTACGATCGGTTCTTGGCCAAGGACCACGGGCCTTTCAAGGCGGGGGAACAGGTCACTCCTGCTCTCGTAGATCGCCTGCGTCAGGTTCTTGGGAAGGACGCCAAGATCCAAGTCCGCTCCCCTCTCAAGTGCCAGCACGGAGAAGGTGTCTGCTCTAAGTGTTTCGGCCTCAATGAGAATGGGAAGCTCCATCCGGTGGGGACCAACATCGGCGTCCTCGCTGGACAAGCTTTGGGCGAGCCCGCGACTCAGCTCGCCATGGATGCCTTCCACACCGGAGGTATCGCGTCGGGCCGTGGAGGTGGTTCCGTCTCCAGGATTCAACGACTGAAGGACCTACTCAAGATGCCGAAGATCTTGAAGGGGTCAGCCATTCTTGCCAAGACCACAGGAACCGTCACAGGCATCAAGCCAGACCCCGGTCTTGGTGGCCACGTCGTTACCATCAACGGGATCGACCACCACATTCGAGAAGGAGAAATCAACCCTGCTCTTGTGGTTGGAGCGGAGGTGCGTCGAGGCGAGAGCTTGTCTCATGAGATGGCTCCGATTCACCCGAAGGAGCTCCTCCACATCACCAAGGACATGCATGGGGTGCAGCGCCACCTGGTCGACGAGCTCTACAGGAAGCTCTACAAGGACGAAAACGTCCGGCCACGTAACATCGAGCTCGTGGTTCGAAGCCTCACCAACTACACTCGGATCAAGGACCCTGGCAGCTCTCAGTGGGATCCAGGAGACGTAGTTCCGCACTCCTTGGTGGAGGAGTTCAACCGCAACAACAAAGGCAAGACGCACGAGCAGCCAATCACACACGAGCCCATGCTTCCTGGCTCTGGAAACATCCCCAACCAGTCTACCGACTGGATGGCTCGCCTCAACTACCAGCGCCTCAAGCAGACCCTTCAGCGAGGGGCCAGTCAGGCGTGGAAGAGCGACATCCACGGCGCTCACCCCATTCCTGGAATCGCCTACGGCAAGGAGTTCGGGGCTCCTCCGAAGGAAGTCACTCGCAAGAAGCCGTTCGCCTACTAAATGGCCATAGCCGCCTCTCAGATCCGAACCGTTCCGGCCTACGTCGAGTCTGGTCAGATCATCGACGTCGATGTCGAGGCCTACTCGGTCTCCGCTGTCACGCAGTTCACCAAGAAACCACTGTCCGGCCTTGGGTTCGCGACACCCTACCAGCACCACGCAAACGGCGAAGGCATCTACTTCATGCCGGAGGTAGGGAGTCTGTGTTGGATCTGCTTCCCCTCTGACGGCTCCAAGCCGTTCGTCTTGGCTTGGGCTCCTGCCCGAGACGAGAACGACTCTCTGCGCTCCAAGAAGATGGGTCTCAATCCAGGAGACATCTACCTAGGGACGAGAGATGAGAACTTCCTCATCTTGCGCCGGGGTGGGGTCGTGCAGATCGGAGGAGGTCCTCTTTCTCAGAGGATGTTCATCCCAATCAACAATGCCATCAGAGACTTCTGCGAGAACTACACTCTGAATACGTTGGGTGGGGATTTGGATTGGAGCATTCAGCGCTCTGAGAACACGACGGACGGAGCTCGCCCAGCAACGCTGAAACTGCGCGCGAAGCAGTTTGCAGACGACCCTGACTACGTCGCAGTTCTTGAAATCGGTTCCCACTCAGACAGCTCCCAGAATATCCTGTCTCTCGTCATCAACGCCTCGGGGAAGACAGGGGCGGCGACGAAGATCAGCTTGGAGTTTCAGAAGGATGGCTCGGTATCCTGGTCTTGCGAAGGGAATGTAGACTGGAGCGTGAGAGGGAACTTCTCTCTCGCGGCTCAAGGGAATGTTTCAGTCTCCTCTTCTCTCGCAGCCAGCATTCAAGGAAGGACAGTTGACGTCCAGGCAGATGCAGCGGCGAGCGTCAAAGCAGGAACGACCCTTTCCCTCCTCGCAGGAGGCCAGGTGACTGCTGGCCCTATGCTTGTGGTAGGGGAGGGGACGTTCCCTGTTCTTCTGGCGGATCCTGCCTTCCTTACTTGGTTGCTCACGCACGTACACCCAGTCATCGGGCCTGGATCACCGACCGGACCCCCGGCTCCGCCTTCCAACAACCTTCCGGTGTCGACGACTCTCTTCGGATCGTAGGAGAAGAAGATGCGCTCCCTCTACAAGGACAACCTCCCAAAGCAGGACCAGCTTCAGAAGACGTCTGCATACGCCGGCCGTCTCTCGGAGAAGCCGGAGAACTGGCCACAGGAGCTGACGAGCGATCTCTACAAGCAGCTTCCCTACCTCTCCGACTACGACGTCAACGTCAACTTGGATCGAGTCGACCCGGAACGCGGCTACGCCTTCGGGTACGCCGACATCCACAACAAGACGGAGCGCCCCGACGCTGAGCATGACGAGGCCGGGCTGCCTCACATTCGGGTCCCCCTTGTGGTGCAGGAGCGGTCGGTCCGTCCCTTCAGCACCTTCCTCGACGGCGAGCGAGTCCTTCCGCTCAACGAAGAGCGGGTGAGGGAGCAGCTCTTCAACCCCAGCACCTTCGACCTCTCTGTCTCGCCGCCCCAGGATCCGTCCTTGGTCGAGCCTCTCATGCCGCCGCACCGTTCCGGCATCGGCATGGGTGGCGACTACAAGACCGCATCGGTGCAGAAGGAGTCGATGCCTTTCGCCTACGCTGCCAAGACCGCGATCAAGAACCTGGGATCGAAAGACCCCTCGCGAGTGGCGCGGGCCAAGGCGATCGGCTTCAAGATGGTCAATAAGGGCCCCCAAGGGCTCGCGGCTGCGAAGATGGTCTTGTCGAGCGCGTCTCCAGAAGAGCAGCTTTTCGCGACGCTCCAGAAGACGACCAAGGAGAAGGTCTCCTTCAAGCACATCTCCAAGGAGCAGTGGAACGCGATCTACGACTCTCTCGACATCCAGAAGATGGTGCAGGAGTACGGTGGCCGCGATCACCCGGCAGTTCAGAACCGGGTCTACGAGATGGCCACCAAGATCTACGGCTACCACCCAAAGCCGGAGCCGCCGCCTCCTGGCAAGATCGAGGAGTACAAGAGAAAGCTCGTCGAGAAGCAGCAGAAGACGCAGCAGAAGCAGTTCGATAAGGGCCAGAAGATGATGTCGGAGGGGACGAAGATGCTGGGCGGAGGTCAGCAGAAGAAGGCCTCTGTCTCCCTTCTTCGCGCCATCGCTCCGACCATCCGCGAGAAGGATGCGGAAGCCTTCGTGCAGAAGGTGGCCTCTGATGCGACGCTGCGCGCCGGGCTTCAGAGAGCAGGGGTGACCGACCTCCTCGTCGAAGTTTTCGACAAGACGAAGAGGGCCTCAGTAGAGGAGCGGTTGCTCGCCATCGCGGAGAGCATCGATCCGACGGTCATCACCTTCCAGAAGCTTCCCGGTGGCAACTTCCTCGTGAAGAGCGCCAACGTAAACGCTTTCGCTCCAGGCCAGGAGGCACAAGGGCAGGTGGTTCCTCAAGAAGAGGCGGCAGAGGCCATCGGTCCCGATCAGGCGCAGGCGATGCAGCCTGGTCAGACGCTCTCCGCAGTGGCCGATCCGATCCCGGAAGAGGTTCTCTCTCCCGAGGAGCCGAATGCTGACGCCATTCAAGAGTTCGGGGAGTATCTGGTTCAGGACAAGATGGGGAACCAGATACTGGGATGGGTCTTCCCTACCACACTGGCCTGGGATGGGAGCTTCTCTGAAACGCCAGTGGCTCTCTTCACAAACGGCTCAGCCTTCTCTGTCCAGGACGCCGTTGTCGGAGAACTCGTCGGCAAGAGCATGACGCTCCCAGTCTCCGCCCCTCGCGGTGAGGGAGTCTTCTACGAAGTCACGAGAGATGGTGCCCGTGCGACTGCTCCTGTGACAGTGCGAGGAGGCATGACAGGTCCCGATGGCGGGGAAATGTACACCTGCGTCGACTTCATGGGGAATCAGGTCACGGTGCATCTCTCCCCAGAGCTCGTGCAGCCTCAACAGATCGCTGATGGCGAATTCGCCGTACCGGCCTCCTGGAAGTTCATGGCCTTGAATGGCCAGACTCAGCTCCTCGGAAGTGCGGAGGAGATGAACAAGACGAGTGCGGCTCGGGCAGCGGCCCACTCCGTCGACCTCTTCTGGAACGGCTCGTTCAACCTCGAAGGAGGCTGTGGGCTGGCGAAGATCGCGGCCAAGTACCGCTACGACCTCGACCCCGTCTCTGCGGAGTTCATGCTCGGTCTGCTCGGCGTCGATGGCTCTTCCATCAAGGAGAAGCTCTCTGTCGCTCGTCGGAATGGTGTGGTGAAGCTTTCCAACCTGAAGGACATCACCACACTGGCGGAGCTCTACGAAGAAAAGAAGAAGACCGCATCCGCCTTCGCTTCGCTGATCCCGAACCTTCGTCGCGATCTCATCAAGGAGGCCGCGACGCTTCAGGATGAATCAACGGTCGACAAGGTGCTCGCTCTGAACTTCGTCAACCCCGAGAACCTCTCGACCTTCATCGACTTCATTCCCAGCCTGGAGCAGACAAGCGAGCAACTCGCCGAGATGCTTCTCTCGGGATACGTCGGAGAGAGGGCGGTGCCTGAAGAGGCAGTGGAGAGGACGATGAAGAACATGGAAGAGGTCATCCAATCCCTCCGCGCCGTTCAGCACGCTGAGGCCTGATCGTGAGACATCCTGCTGAGTACTTCATCAAGTTCCTCATCATCCGGCACCCTGACTGGGATCAGGCGGCCATCGAGAAGCATCTCCAGGACTGGGGCTGCCTTCTTCCTCCAAGCTACGAGAAGAACTACTTCGTCTTCTTGAAGGCGAGCCTTCCGCCGGCGCCAGAGGACTTCGATCCCCTCGACACCACGCATCGACCGTCGATGCGTTACTTGCGGAACCTCGGTATCTACGAGATCTTCCGCAACTCTCCTGAGATGCAGGAGGCGTGGAACATCCTCTCCATGCCTGACCAACGGCTGGTGGTAGAGCAGATGATCCTCTCCCGCCTCGACATCAAGGTGACCTGCCAGCGCATCAACAAGCAGTACACCTGGTTCCTTTCCGAAGAGGGCGTGAAGACCTTCCGCCACTACTTTTGGAATCCCCAGCTACTCACCTTCGACGACTGGGGACGCTTCCTCTTCGGGCGAGCCGCGCTCTATGAGCGTTACATGTCTCTTCTGCAAGGCGATGCCCGCCTTGCTCTCTACCACCTTCGCATCGCGCAAGCTGTTGAGTCTAAGGTGATGATCCAACGCGCACAGGAGATCGCTCACTACACCCTAGAAGAAGTGAACCTCAAGCCTGGTACCGGCGCTGACAAGGTGAAGGCCATCGCCGTGCTTGCGAAGGCCGTCGTCGAGTGTCACGAGGCTCTCTCCACCAGCGACATGGCCCTCAAGGACGTGCTCAAGAACTTCGAGCGTTTCCGGATGGAACACCCGCAGAAGCCACCACCGGACATCAACACTCTCGCTCCGCTCGGCAACTTCTCCGGAGGCATGCAGGATGAGCAGGAGAAGGACGGGCTCAAGAACTGATCTATGAACTCCCGAACCTACCTTGCGATGGTGAAGTCAAAGGAAGCCTCGATCGCCCGAGGAACCTTCCATTCCAGAGACCTCTCTACGATGGAGAAGCAAGCCATGTGGAATGGCTTCTTCGATGAGCTCGGGAAGATCCAGTTCGAGAAGCAAGCCAGGGCGGAGACACGGACGTTCTTCAAGAAACTGTCCGCTGTGAAGATGCCGAAGATCCCAGCCTGGGTGGGGCCGACGTCGGCGCATGCGGTCGTAGGCGCCATCCCAGGAGCGGTGGGAGGCGCCATGGCCGCCAAGCCTGATGAGCGGAAGAAGGGCGCCAAGCGGGGAGCGTTGTTCGGCGCGCTCGTAGGAGCTTCGGGCGGCCACATGATGCGCCGAGTTGGGAGAGACTCCTCGACTCTTCAAGAAGCGGCGCGTCATCACAAGTTCAACGACGCCGCCGAAGTCTTGAAGCAGCCCAAGGCGACGAAGCAGAAGGTCTGGCAGAAAGCCGACGAGCTGAAACGCCAGAGACCTATCTACGAAACCAAGTCGGTTGAGAAGACCTCGGCAAAGAACGACGACTGGGAGCGTCCCAGTGACTCCCTCTGGCACAAGCACAGGAAGAAGATTGTCGCCGGAGGACTGGCGCTCGCTACAGCGGCTGGGGTAGGGAAGAAGCTGTCTCAGCATCCTCACATGCAGGCCCGGCAGCGCGTGAAAGAAGTGGAGAAGTTCTACAAGAGCCAGGGCGGTTTCAAAGGGAAGGGGCCAGTGAAAGACGTGTGGGTAGGCCATCCTTCCAGCCAAGACGCTCCGAGGTACGCAGCAACCCACGCCGAGGCGAAGGTTCGTGGAAAGAAGTACATCGAGGTCGACAAGAAGGGGTACCACCCAAAGGATGACGGGGGTTTCTCATGAGCTGGGTTGAGCAGGAACTTCAATCGAGGAAGCAGCTTGCACTCTCTCCGGAGCGCATCTCCGTTCTCGACCAGGCGAAGGGCGAAGGGTTTCCCGTCATCACCAAGGAGACATCCTTCGGAAACAAGCAAGTAGAGCCCATTCAGTTCCGGGAGATCCGTAGCCCCGGACACTTCGAGGCGGAGTTCGCGAAGCGGAGTGGGGACATCATCTTCCACTTCTGGCCCTGGGGTCTTCATGCAGCAGACAGCGCAGGCGTACCGCGCCCCGCCTTCCCCAAAGGCTTCAAGGATGAGCTCCAGAAGGCCATGACGGACGTCTTTGGAGGCGAAGGGCTCGATGTCGAGGATGATCGGGACATGGGAGCCTACTTCGTCAAAGTCGCAGGCTTCGGTGGGAAGCAGTTCTGGTCTGACTTGGCTATCAGAGCCGCCACTGCTCTCCACAAGAGTCTCGGCGGAGAATGACTTCCTTCGCTGAAGAGTTGCTGGCCATCGTCAAGATGGGAGCTCTCCGTCCCCAGGCTACGCAGGGGAAGAAGAGAGGGATTCCTCCTTCCAAGGACGATCTCTCTCCTAGGGACAGGGCGTTCTCCCCTGAAGGAATGTGGCCCAGCGGGGGCACAGAGAACACCGCCTTCGTCACCCGAACTGGATTCTGAGCTAAAAAGAGAAGGCCGGACTCTCTGTCCGGCCTTCTCTCTACCCAAGCGCTGTCGGCGTTTGGTTCACAAGACCACCCAACACCTGTTCGATGGTTCGGGAGAGTTCCTGAACCTGTCGATGGAGAATGTCGACCACGAACCACTTTCGAAGGGTGAGTGCGTCGAAGCTGTTGAAACAGCGCTCGCAGAAGGTCGACGGAACCTTCATCCGGGCGAGGACCTCTTGTGGGAAGTGGAAGGGGACATCACAGCAGTGGCACTTCACCAGCACGAGCATGATCAGAGCTCCACGACGCGCTTCAGGTTGGGTACCACCACCCCTTCGTCAGGTCTTTCGTCGAGGTTCGTGAGCCCGAAACGATCCACCCCAGCCTCTTCCTTGGACTCGTACAAGCATCCCCACTTCCTATCGAACCTGCTGGACATCTTCCGATGCGCCTCGTCAAAGGTCTCAGCCTCTACCACGACGTATTTGCCTCGCAACGGTTTCCCTGTCTTGGGGTCCTCATGGGCGAAACCGAATGTGCCGATGAATTTCACTAGGTCTCCTTCTTGTAGATCTTCACTTTCCCCATGAGGTTCTTGCAGTAGCTCTTCCGGTGTTGATAGCCGTCATGCTCGGGCCCGAAGAGAAGGCCGTGGTTCTGGATGGCGGCGAAGTGGTCGGGGGTTCCGTAGCCCTTGTTCTCTGCCCAGTTGTAGTCAGGGAAGCCGAGCTTCTTCAGCCGCGCTGCGCGTTCGACCATCACCCGATCTCGCACCACCTTGGCGATGATGGAGGCGATGGATACCTCCTTGAACTTGAAGTCTGCCTTGGGGACCACTTCCTGTTTCCCTGCCCAGCCCTTCACCCGGTTCGTCCACTCAGAGCCATCCACGATGAGAAGGTCTGGTGCGTGGTGCAGCTCTGCGAGCGCTCGGTTGTAGCTCTCCTGAAGCGCGAACTTCGGGCCCATCTTGTCGATCTCCCAGGGCTCCACCGCACCCAGTCCTACGTCTGTGACGGCCGCACAGAGTTGAAGAAAGAAGCTCTCTCGTCGTAAAGGACTGAGCTTCTTCGAATCCGTGACCCCCTTCGGCAGAAGCAGGAGGTCCTTCTTCGTCATCACCGCCACAACGGAAACGATGGGACCAGCGAGACTTCCCCAACCAACCTCATCGAGCCCGCCTGTGAGAAGTTCTGCCATAGCTCCTCACCACGAGACCGTCAGGGAAAGGTCATCCTTTAGAAATCCGCAGGAGACCTGGAGGCCTTTCGCTCTGAGATCGGCCACGATGGCATCCTTGTGCAAGCAAAGAGCTGGAGAGATGTCGAAGTCGGCCCTGGAATGTCCTTCTCTAGCCTCTTCTCTTGCTCTAGCGAGGATGCGTCCACTTTCTGCGTTGATCGCTTTGATGCGAGCGAGCTTTTCCGCCTCCACCTTGTGCCGATTCGCAGCGGTAATCTTTTTCAGCTCTTCGGCGATAGCAGCGTGACGAGCAGACTTTTTCTTGAAGAACCAGAACATGAAAAATCCTCCTTCACTTCTTATCACTTCGGGTACTCGTTCTTTGGATGCCCGAGTCGCTCACGAATGTGGATGTCTACGGAGAAGCCTCGGATGCGGACTTCTCTTGTAGTGGTGATGATTTCTTGAACGAAGTCCACTCGCCCATCTGGAGTTGTCTTGTTTGCAGCCGCCCATTTCTGTAGCAGATTCCATACCATGACTGCATTCTTCATGGAGATGGACTCTGGCCACCGGACGCGAACCGTGTACACTAACGGATTTACAGTGGAGTAGACTTCTGCCACGATGCCTTGGTCGAGTGCAGCTCCAGTCGAGATCGAGAACGAGTTGAGCCAGGCAAGACCTGGGGGCGCCATGATGAGGACTCCTGTCGGATGCTGACCCTTCCATATGATGAGTACCTACGCCTAGACTCGGACGTCGTCATCTCCGAGAGCGGGTATCCTGAGCTCCGCGAAGAGTGGGACTACCGCTCCGAGGTCGAAGAAGGGTTCCTGGACGAGAGCGAGCTTCAGCAGAGACAAGCTCAACTCATCGGAGTGCCTCCTTCTCAGTTTGTCGAGTTCGCCATCCGGGTTCCGAACAAGGAGCTTCAGAAACACGTCCCTTTCAGCTTCGACGGAAGACGGTACCTCCGTCTTCCTTACGACACGCCAGCACGTCGCACTCTCTACAAATGCGGGCGCCAGGTCGAGAAGTCGACGCTGCTCGGGAACAAGTGTCTCGCCTACTGCTGCATCGTCAACGCCTTCAACGTTCTCTACGTCTCTCCGACGAACCAGCAGACGAAGAAGTTCTCGGCGGACCGTCTCAAGGAGCCCATCGAGACGTCGGAGATCTTGAAGGCCTGGACTACCTCAAAGCTCTCCGACAACGTCTTTGAGAAGCAGTTCATCAACCGTTCGAAGATCACGCTTCGATACGCCTACCACAACGCCGACCGTACCAGAGGCATCCCGGCTGATCTCATCCTGGTAGACGAGATCCAGGATGTCATCACCGACAACATCCCCGTCATCGAAGAGTGCGCGTCCCACTCGCACTACAAGCTCTTCCTCTACTCCGGCACGCCGAAGAGCACTGACAACACCATCGAGCACTACTGGCAGAACTTCTCAACGCAGAATGAGTGGGTGGTGCCCTGCGATCGGCACGGCACTCCCAACAACCCGTCGAGCTGGTTCTGGAACATCCTCACTGAGGACAACATCGACCCTGGGCAGGATGGTCCGATTTGTTCCAAGTGCAAACAGCGTATCGATCCCATGCACCCGATGGCGCAGTGGGCTTCGATGAATGAGGGCGTGAAGCAGAAGTTGAAGGAGTTCTACGAGGGGTATCGGATCCCGCAGCTCATGGTGCCCTGGATCCCTTGGTCTGAGATCCTAGACAAGTACGTCAAGTTCCCGCGCGCCACTTTCTACAACGAGGTATTGGGGCTTTCTTACGACTCTGGTTCGCGTCCCCTCACGCGCAAGAACATCATCGACAACTGCGTCCCTGGTCAGTACATGGACCAGGATGGTCTTCATGCCATCAAAGCAGCTCTCGGAGACATCTCTCCGGTCTACGCGGGAATCGACTGGGGTACTGGCGAAGGTTCGTACTCCGTCATCGCGCTAGGCGCCTACATTCATGGTTTCTTCAACATCTTCTACATCCACCGCTTTGAGGGCCCAGAGGTAGAACCTTCGGCCCAGATCGACCTCATCAGCAAGCTCATCAAGTACTGGAACGTGCAGCTCGTCGGAGTTGACTACGGTGGTGGCCACTACCCGAACGATCAGCTCGCCCGCACCTTCGGCTCTCGCAGAATCGTGAAGTACCAGTACTCCCAGCCCAGCCAGAAGGTGCGTTGGGAAGATGGTTTGCGTCGCTACCTCGTCCATCGCACAGAGGTGATGAGCGACATCTTCAGCGCCATCAAGCGTCTAGACGTCTTCCGCTTCCCGGACTTTGCTCAGTTCGAAGATCCGTTCGCGAAGGACATGCTGAACATCTTCAGCGAGTACAACGAGACGCAGCGTCAGGTGCAGTACAAGCACGCGCCGGACATGACGGACGACTCGTTCCACGCCATCCTCTTCTGCTTCCTCGCCTCGATGATTCGGAATCCACGCCATGACGTGCTGAACCCGACGCAGAAGACCAACTACGCAGCGCCGGAAGATACCTAAAAGGGAAGAAGGTCGGGTGTGGAAGCCCGACCTTCTGCTTCCTTCCCGCCTCTCTCAAATCGAAGGAGCCTATTTTTGGTAGGCGTTCGGCGCGAGCCGAAGACTGCATATTCGAGAGAGTCCCTAACCTCAGCGGCTGGCGGCGAGAGGTGGTGCCAGCTTCAGCACCTTGCCTCCGGACTTCATGGAGGATCGACGTCGCGAGATCTTGACGCCGACATACGCCCCGACGCCGGCCACCACAGCTACTCCAACCACGGTGAGGATCTCTCCCCGAGTGGGCATCTTCTGAAAGAAGCCGACCTTGGGAGGCTGCTCCCCGATGAGTTCAGCGATGCGCGCCGCCTGCGCGCTGTCGCCTCTTCTTGCCGCCTCGAAGGCGATCAGACGGACTTCTTCGTCCGTCAGACTGATCTTTCGATGGGGTCGGGATTTCCCGTCACTCCCGACTGGAGGGCTGGAAGGGTCTGCTTGATCGACGGCAACTCCTGAAACGGTATTCATGGTTGAGATAGACCTCCAAGGAATAGGAGGCGAATAATTCCGCCTCTTCTTCTTATCCCTTCAGAGCTCAACCTTTTGCAGTCAGCCTCTTCTCCAGCGTGGCTTTGACACCGTCCATCTTTGCGACAGCCGTCTCTGTCGTCTTGCCGCCTCCTGCCTCTATGTAGACGAGAGCAGCTTGTCGGATATGCTGCAACCCTTGCGTCAGATGAGAGTGCAGGGCTTGCAGAGAGAGGGAGGTCTTGAACCGGGGATCGAAGCTCACTTGCTTCATCTGAGCAACACAGAGCTGGTAGAACGGGAGCCACCCGTCCGAGGCTTCGAGAGCTGCGTCCAGAGTCTCAAAGAAGACTTCGTCGGCACGGTCGAAGAGATCAGCCCAGGACACAAGCTCTTCCTCCCCCCACTGCCCGGCGTCTAGAGCTCGTCTTGCGTGCTCAGATAGGAGGATGGCCTCTTGCTTGGTTGGACGAAGAGGAGAACCTCCTACCCCAAGGCCCCTCTTCACGACTACCATGTCGGCTTCTAGGCGCTGCACCCGGGCCCAGAGCTGGAAGAAGGTCTTCCGACTCATCGGAGGAAACCCGACCCCTAGGTCTGTCTGAAGCTGCTCAACGTCTTCGAGCGGGATGCAAACTTTGTTCTTTCCTTGCCTCTCTCGACGCAGGAGCCCCCTCCGCAGGTAGTTGAGAACAGATCTCTTCGTCACCCGGAGCTTCGCCGCTGCCTGGTCGATGGTGAGGAATTCGCTTCCCATTTCAGCCACCTCCCTTCTACTCTGAACCCAGCTTCTCCCAGGGACGGGAGTCTACCACCCATGCCAGCAGATCTCGCACAGTTCTTGAGCTCCGGAAAAGGACAGGCGGCCTCCGCCGAGAAGTTGGAGTTGCTTGGGAAGGAGGCGGCTGATCGCCTTCTGACTTCAGGCATCCCTCTTCAGGACAGCGTGATGAAGATCGCGTCCGAGAGCCCTGACCTCAACTCCGAACAGATTCGCCGTGTGGTGGAGTTCGCCAACACGAGCGCCTACCTCGGCTTCCATGACAAGGCGAAGAGCGCGGGGGCCGGACACAGCTACCCCCAATTCGACCTCGCAGACGCCGACCAAGTGCTGGACGCCCTCGGTTCGGCAACGTCCCTGCGACTCTCGCGGTCCATCGAGGATCCGTCTTACTGCCGAGAGGTTCCGAGGCAAAAGATTTCCAACGCCAAGCTCGAAGACGAGCTGGAGCGGATGTTCCTCGGGGATCCCTCTACACGGGAGAAGACGGCCAGCCTCGACTTCTCCTACGAGACCGGTGTCCACGAGATCATCTCCAAGAAGGAAGATCTGGTTTCCCTCAAGGACAACCTCACCGACTCTGCTCAGAAGCTCGACCTGCTCTTGAAGCAGGCGGAGGCGGAGTACTACGACGCCGTGAAGAGCCACATGCTCGACGGAGGCTCCTTCGCGGACGTGGCACGTGGCGCCAGTGAGGTCCTTGAAGGAGAGGATCTGAAAGAAGCTCTGGTGCCGGTCATGTCACGCCTGTTCCAGGAGAAGGTGGCGGCGCCTGACGAGGTCTACTGCCAACTCTCTGACCTGGAGAAGGTGGCTCATCGGATCGTCGACCAGGACCACCCCTTCGTGAAGACGTTCGGCGCAGTGGTCTCCTTCCAACACGAGTGCGAGAAGGTTGCCACAGCCATCCTCACGGTCGAAGACCAGCTTCAGGCGGTGAAGCAGGTGATCAAGGAGGATCTCCTTGCCGCTGCTCGATGAACTTCGGAAGCACTCTTCTACGACGCGCGCCTTGACTCGGCTGGTGGAGAAGCGATCAGGGGTTGTCGGCGCCGCGGGAAGAGCTGCTGTGGGGGTCGCCAAGAGAGTGGGCGCCACGGCACTCGCACACCCTCTCCCAACAGCCGTCGGGGTTTTGGGGACGGCCGCAGCCATCGGCCAGGCCAAGAGAACGATGTCGGGATTCAACCCGGCCGTTCATCGTGCCCAACTGGGGATCGAACAATGAACGTCCAGGAGATGATGAAGATCGCTGCACAAGCTGCTCCGGAAGTCGTCGAGAAGACGGCTTTCGAGCTGAAGCTCCTGGAACGGGTGGCTCCGGAGTTCGTTCCGGACGTCCAGGAAGGCTTTCGCAAGATCACAGAGACGGTGACGGAAAGATCCAAGACGGCTGCCGTCAACCCTGGGGTTCTCGACACGTCCAGTCGCGTCGCTCGACTCGGTTCCTGGGGGAAGCGTCTCGGGGCAGACTCTGCCAGCAGTGTGGCCAGCGGAGTTCTAGGAGGCCTCGGGATGGCAGTCGCTGCCGACCTCTACAACGTGGTTCGGAAGAACCTCCGCTCAGGGACTCACTGGAAGAACATGCTGGCGGCCAACCCAGAGCTGCGCGAGAAGGATCTGGACGTCGTTCGTCAGCACTACAAGTCCCTTCGTGACGTGGCCCCCGCTCTTGCGGCCAACCCGATGGCGGCTGGGGCAGCCGTCTCTCAGCTTCTGGATACGGCTCCGATGTCCTACCACCGGATCCTTACCGAGATGGCAGAGAGCCAGAAGAAGATGGTCGATGCGCAGTACCGACTCTCCGGCGGCGGCCCCAAGAAGTAAGAAGGGCGTGACGTGAAAGAGAAGCAGGTACTCTTCTTCGGTCGCACGGACGCCGGCATCTACGCCCAGGCACTCTTCGGCAGTGCCGGTTGTTTCGAGAAGACTGCCGGCGCAGATCCGTTCTCCGATTGGGAGACTGGGGAAGAGCTGCGCAAGTACATCCAGACCATCACGTCGGACGATCGGAAGAGGCACCTCTACGTCCTAGTGAACGCCCTTGGTGCTGGGGAGTATTTCGGTTCAAACATCAACGCCGACTACTTTCCTTGGGAGTCTTTGGCTCACAAAGGAACGGATTACGGCTACCAGACGTTCCTCAACGCTCACGCTTTCCAGCACCACGCCAACAAGGACCCGGCTCGTGCTTTCGGGAATCCAGTTCTCTCCGTCCTGAATCACAGGATGCGTAGAGTCGAGCTCGTCATCAAGCTCGATCGAGAAGCCGCAGAACGCCAAGGTGCGGGAAGCATTCTGGCGCGTATCGAGTCCGGGGACTTCCCTGACGTGAGCATGGGGTGTCGGGTTCCTTGGGACGAGTGCTCCGTCCGAGAGTGTTTGCATCGTTCCAAGACGCGAGACGACTACTGCAAGCACATGCGTCCTCCGGAAGAACTCCGAGGGATCTACGGGCCAAATCGGATTCTCCCAGACGGCCAGAAGATCTTCGTCAAGAACATCTTCCCTCGCTTCTTTGACATCAGCTTCGTCTTCATCGGTGCCGACAAGACGGCCAAGGTGATGGCGAAGCTGGCGCAGAAGGGCGCGCAACTCTGCCTCGGCAATGTTTGCGCGGTACCCACCGTGGTGGAGTCCTCTCTCTTCGACTCTCGCGGTGTGCCCCTGTCTTCTGACGGGCTGTCCAAAGCCGCTTCGTGCTCAGGGGCTTCTGGTCTACGAGGACCTTGTGGGCGTCTCTGCTCTTCATGCGCAGAGCAGGTCACTTGTCATACCGAGAAGCTCGCTTCGGCCTTTGGAGTGAAAGAAGCAAGACAGAAGCTCTCCGAGATTGTGAAGCAGGTTCCCTCCAGCTCCTTTGGCATGAAGACCTTGCCAGCCATGGAGAAGCAGGAACCGGACATCTCTCCCAAGGATCTCGACTTCCTGGCGCAGAAGCGACTGCAAGACGTCTTGGGGACAATCTCTCGTACTGGTATGGTCCTGAAGCCCCACGAGTATCAGCATGTGGTGCTCCGCAGAATGGGCGAAGACGATCTCCTCAACCAGCTCACTCGGGAGCGGAAGGTTTTCCGACAGGTCCCCGACTTCGACTTCGGAGGTATGGGGAGTCGGGACTCTGATGAGCCGCTGGATGCTATCTTCGTCGCTCTCAAGAAGTACATCAAGGAACGTACCGCCCTTGGGACTCCTTTTCAGCTCCGGGTCATGATTGCTGGAAGAGGGGCGAAAAACGTCCTTCCCACCAGAGCGCCTATCGAGCATCCTTTGCTGGACAAGGTTAGCGCCGCGTACAACGGATATCGGCGCTCCTTCTTGAAGAAGATTTCGCAGGTAGTGGATGCAGTAGAGAGTGACCCGAAGTTGAGAGAAGCGGTTCTTGGAGAAGGCCTCAGCACCATGTTCCTGAAGAAAGCCAACGCCGAGATCCTCACTCCCGACTCGATGCGGTATCTATTGGGCGCTCATCTTCAAGATCGAAGCCTGTTGTGCAGTGACGCGGTCGCTGGTGCGGCCGTTTTCGAACATGCGGATCTCTTTCGGGAGACCACACACGCGGCCTAGAGGCCAAAGCCTCGAAGACGGCCCTCACCTTGAAAGCTGAAGGAGAAGAAGACATGCCGATGGACGAGAGACTCGCCGAGATCTACCACACCAACCAGGACGAGGGTGACGTCGAGAAGCTGGCCCAGGCCGAGCTCGCAGAGAAGCTGGCTGCTGACGGCGAGATCGATCCGGCCGCGATGTCCGACGAAGAGGCCGAAGAGCTCGCGAAGCAGGTTCTGGCTGACGAGGACGGCGATGACCAGGCCGCCGTCGAAGAGCCCGAGGAAGAGGAGCCTGCCAAGGCCGCTCAGGGCGAAGAAGAGGAAGAGGGGCAGGAGAAGGTCTCCGAGGCGAAGGAGAAGCTCGCCGAGGCCGACTACCTGGGCCGCGTGATGGCCCATGCCTACGCTCAGGAGCTCCGGAACATCGGTGCTGCGGAGCAAGAGAAGACCGCTGGCCGGTTCGAGGCCATCAAGGGCGGGGCGAAGGAAGTGGGCGGCAAGGTCGGCGCGCACCTCAAGGCGCATGGCAAGAAGTACTCGGCCGGTGCTGCCGGCGCCGCTGGCTTCGCTGCTGGCCGCATGAGCAAGAAGAAGCAGTCGTCCGCGGAAGAGCCGTCAGCCAGCGCACTCGATGTCCTCGCCGAGCGTCGGGCTCTGGAGATCCTGAAGGCGAACGGGATCGATCCGACCGCCGACCAGAAGGAGCCGGAGCAGGAGAAGGTCAGCGCCAGCGACGAGCAGCGCGCGAAGCTGGAGGCTGCGGTCGAGCAGCGAGCCACCGAGATGCTGGAGACGGCCGGCTACCAGTTCAAGGACGAGCAGACTGAGGAGAGCAAGTAGCTCTCCTTCCCCGGGCGCTCAGGGAGGACCTCCCATTCCTTTCTGCCCCCCTCTCTGAGCGCTCACTTCAAGGAACACGATGCCGCAGTGGATTCACAACCGCGCTGAGCACATCATGGCCAAGAACCCGGCCATGAATAAGAGCACTGCGTTCGCCATTGCGACTCAACAGTCTCACGCTACAGGACACACTCCGTCCGGCTACGGCACTGTGGAAGGACGGAAAGCTGCGAAGAAGAAGTACGACGAGCCGAAGTCCACCTATGAGCAGAAGGCGGACCCCGGCCACATGACCAAGTCGAGCGCAATCGACTTGGTCATGTGGAAAGGGTTCGAAGACGAGCTCTTGAAGATCGCAGCCGGAGCCGGTCCCATGCAACCCGCTACGATCTCCACCGTTACAAAGGCGCTCCCAAGGCTGAGCCCCTCGATGAAGCAAGCGTCGTACTCGAAGCCCCGTATGGACATGCCGGCGGTGAAGATGTCGCCACAGAACTCGCTACCCCCTCCCCTCGCGACAGCCGCGGGGGCCATCTAGATGGAGACGGAGATGAAGAACAAGCTCGCCGGTGTGGCCCTGCCTCTCCAGGACGTGGTCGCTCAGACCATCGAGGCGGCTCGTGAGAAGATGAAGCTCGCGGCTGCGGAGAAGGAAGAGAAGAAGGGCGATGACAAGGAGAAGGTGAAGAAGCTCGTGGCCTACGAGAAGAAGGAGCACGGCGGCCACATCCCCTCGGCCAAGGAAGAAGAGGAAGAGAAGGAGAAGTGCTCTTCGGTCATCGATCCTGCCGATCCGGAAGAGGTCGAGAAGCTCGCTGCCGCACTCGACTACGCCTCCGAGAAGCTCGCGGACTCGGTCGAGCTGGGCAAAGAGGTTCATCAGGGCGGGGAAGTGCTCCAGACAGGACGGCCGGTCGGAGGCACTCAGCCCTACAAGAAGGACAAGTCCAAGTCCCACAACATCCCCATGCAGACCGGCTCCGAGAAACCCTCGGACGCAAAGGGTGCGCCCGCCAACGCTGTCGCCACCGACGAGAAGAGCCCGGCCTACCTGCATCAGAAGCAGCCGGCGGACATCCTCCGGAAGAAGGCAGGCGTCGACCTCCTGAAGGAGGAGGTCGAGAAGATGGCCGGCGGCTTCGGGAAGGATGAGAAGGGCAAGAAGGACGAGAAGAAGGAAGAGAAGGACAACAAGGAGAAGAAGTCCTCGTCCGAAGCTGCCGAGTACATCCTCGCGAAGATCTCTGAGGCTGCGCATCTGGGTGGCGAGCACAAGCAGGGTGGAGAGACTCTTTCCAGCACCGCTCCAGTGCCGTCGAACCCGGGACGACAGCTCATCAGCTCCAACGCCGCGCCCAAGGCCGCCACCAAGCGGGAAGCCAAGGCGCCTCGGAAGAAGGAGCTGGCCGAAGTCCTCACCGAGCCGGCCATGTCCGCGGCTCACGATTCGAAGGTGCAGGAGAACCTGCGTAGCGCCTCGAAGGGAGGCGTGAAGATCGCAGCAGCAGTGGCAAAGGCGTTCCTCGCGAAGATTGCCGAGGAGGGCTGCACGTGCAGCGATGCCGGTACGTGCCGGCACTGCAAGATGACAGCAGCAATGAAGAAGAAGCAGTCCACCGTCGCAGACAAGACCACGGTGTAAGGAGAGAGACGATGCCCGCCGAGCAGATCAGCAACATCGAAGTCGCCAACCTCACCAAGGTGGCGAGTGCGGCACTCCGCGATCTCTCGAAAGAGAACGTGTCTCTCCGGAGCGAGGTCGACTCCCTCAAGGAGAAGGTCGCGTCTTTCGAGAAGAAGACGCGAGCGGAAAAGCTCGCACAGGTCATGGAGGAGAAGGGAATCAACTCCGAGATGTCCTACATCCAGAAGGTCTCCGACATCCTGGAGCGCCCGAACCTGGATGTGGTCGAGGAGGCCCTGAGCCTCACCGCCCCGCAGACGAAGCTTGCTTCGCTGCACGAGAACGATGTCGAGGTCGAGAGCAGCGGCGATGCAGCAGCAGATCGCGCCACACAGCAGTTCGCCGCCAACCTCGCCTCACTGGGATGAGCAGCAAGTAGCACTTCACACAACCCTTCAAGGAGAGAGACGCAATGCCAGCACCGAACTTCACCCTGATCACTGAGCTCCAGGTCACCCTCCGCAGGGACTTCCCCCTCGCGGTTCCGGGCATCCTCAACCCTCTCGACTCGCAGCCTCTCGTCGAAGGAGAATGGCTGGAGCTCAACTCCGACTACGCTCTGGTTCGTGGCTCGACCAGCCCGGCAACCACGCTGGCCATGTTCCCGATCCACACCGAGCGCGGCCGGTACGACACCCAGGCCATCCAGAAGGCCACCGTCCTCTTCGCCGGCCCCTACGAGGCGGAGACTCTCGTCCACGGTGATCTCACCGGTCTCGGCATCGGCGACTCCCTGGAGGTCACCAACATCACCGACGCTGGCGGCATCACTCGGCGCGGCCTCATCAAGGCCGTCTCGGGCAAGGCGGTGGTGGGCTTCGTCACGAAGCTTCCGGGTACGACAGCGACGGGAGTCGGGATGCTCCGGTTCCTCCACCTGTCGAACTTCATCCTGCCGTAACGGGTGAAGAGACCTTCAACTCTTTCGACAAAACAGGAGACCAGAATGATTCCCCAGAAAGCCCTCAACGACCTCTTCTTCGAGAAGGTCGCCACGCAAGAGGCCAAGGACAAGATCGCCGAGTTCGGCGGGAACTACATCCGAGACCGTCTGCGTGAAGTGTCGTTCCACAAGAAGGTGATCCCACCTCAGCCGGTGCAGCGGTCTGAGTGCCAGCGCTCGGTCAACCACGACACGCTCGTGAAGATCGTGGACATCGAGCCCAACTCGCGCGCCATGGCGATGACCTTCCGTGGTCAGCCCACGGCTCGGCTCATTCGGGCGCCCCGCTACGAGATCCCCTTCTTCACGATCTCCAGCGAGAAGTTCGAGAAGTACGAGCAGGAGCTTCTGGCCTACGAGATGCCCATCACCAAGATCATCGAAGAGAACACGGTGAAGGACATCCAGGCCGTCGAGGATAGGACCTTCCTGCTCTTCACCGAGGCCGCTGTCCAGGCCTTCCAGGCGCAGGCGCAGACCCTTGGTGCCGCGATCAAGTTCAGCGCCACCAACGTCAACGCCAGCGCGGTGATCAGCTCTTCGATCGTGAAGGGTGAAGGCGCTCTCCAGGCCTCGCTGAACAACGGCGCGGACGACTTCTCGATCTACCCGGTCCTCAAGACCGACTTCATCAAGCTGAAGAAGCTGCTCCACCGCCGGCACCTCCGTGCGGAGCGGATGCTCATGACCGAGCCCGACTTCGACGAGGTGAGCTCCTGGACCATCCAGGACGTCGGCATGACGATCGCCGGAGAGACCTCGACCGAGGGCTGGAAGAGCGACAACATCACCGGCCTGAAGTACATCCGGACGATCAAGACGGAGATCCTGCGCGAGGGCAACATCTACTGCTTCACCGCGCCGGGGTTCCTGGGCCGCAGCTACGTCCTCAACCAGGTCAAGTTCTACATCGACAAGATCGCGAACCTGATCACCTGGCAGAGCTGGGAGGACATCGGCATCGGAATCGGCAACGTGGCCGCCATCGTGAAGCTGGAGCTCTACTCCGCTTCGGTGACCCCGGGCCTGACCGACACTGGCTACGGCGCCGAGATCCCGGTGGACGAGAGCGACCCGCTCTTCGCCCCGGTGAACAACAAGGTCGACCAGGGCCTGAAGTACCCGAACGTCAGCCAGTTCTAAGCTGGCCCAGCGGGGACCTGCGGACGGCCTGGTCTTCTTTGACCAGGCCGTTCTTCTTTCAGGTTGTCTTTTCCCACCAAGGCCGGAACGCGCTACTCTCACAATCGCGCAGTCTGTACCCTAACCATCTGGAGGTTGCTTCATGTCCCCGAATCTCAAGAAGCTCATCGCCGCAGCCGTGTCTGCGGTTGTGGTCTACCTCGTCCTCACCTTCGTCCCGATGTTGCTCACGCTCATCCTCTCCTCCACCATCGTGAAGGCCGCCCTCGCGTTGGCCGTGGGAGTGGCGGTCTACTTCTTCGTCGCCGCCTGGGAGATCGACAAGGTCCTCAAGGGCGTCCAGAAGACCGCGACGGAAGTCCAGCAGAAGGTGTGAGAGGACGATGATGCACTTCGAGATCCGGAGAGGGTTCCACGACAAGCGTCCCCTGACTGCTGCTCAAAGGCAGTCAGGGCAGTTCGCGGAAGAGCCCCTGGTCCTAGGGAAGGTCCTTCGTCGAGGGCTGGGAGCACGCAAACTCACCGAGGACGAGTTCGCTCGTCATCGGTCGACGCTTCTCAAACTCCTCCGCTCGGAGTCCATCGAGCTCTACGTCATCGGCGAAGAGGGAGAGATAACGAAGCTCAGCCACATGATGGCGCGACGCTTCGTCACCAGCAAGGAGGCATCCGTTTTGAAGCCCGGGGACGAGCCGCCGAAGAGCCCTGCAAGCTCTCCTGGCTCGCAAGAGGAGTCGGAGGCTCTGCCTCCCTCCTCGGCGGCGGAAGAACCGCCGTCAGACTTCGAATCGCGGGAGGATTCATGAAGGTCTTCAACCTCACGGACAGCGTCCTCGACTTCCACAAGAAGCTCATCCCTTCGAACGGGGGAGTGATCGAAGTCCCGGAGCTCGACAAGTTCATCCCAAAAGCAGACCAGCGGCTCGCAGACAAGAAGGTCCTGGCTTTTGGGAGGCTCCCAGATTGGTGGAACCTCGAACACCGAGTTCTTGCGCCTCCACGTACCTACCAAGCTCAGCCGGTGGACTTCGTCACGTTCTCCACAAGCGACGAGGGTCCTGTCGAGAAGAAGAATCAGCAGCCCAAGCGCAAGTAGGAGTCGCTGATGGACGACTATGAGAAGCTCCCAAGCGGTGCGGGGTACATGGGTGCCGGTGACAGGCTTCCCACTCCTTCTCTCACGCCCATCGAGAAAGCACAGGTTCCAGATGCGGAGTTGGAGCTCAACAACTTCGTGAACCAGGTTCGTCTCTTCACCCGCGACTACGCAGAGCTGAACCGGCTCATCGCGGGTGAAGAGAGCTCGAACCGACAGATCGTCTGGGCCATCCTCGATGCTCTCGATGACTGGAACACCACTCCTCCTTTCACGAGACACACCATCGGGAACTTCCCATCGCGCCATCTTCTAGTGCGGGCCACAGTCATCTGCCTGCTCGAATCAGTAGGTCTGCTTCAGACACGCAACCATCTTCAGTTCTCGGATGGAGGGATTCAGGTCGGCATCAACGACAAGACTCCCTTCATCCAGAGCTGGATCCAGCTCTTTCGAAACACCTACGAGGAGAAGAAGCAGCGCCTCAAGGTGGCCTACAACATCGAGAGTGCTTGGGGAGGCGGCATCCATTCTGAGTACCGCTTCGTGAACAACTTCTACGGTGAATGGTGATGCAGACTCAACTGGTCGACGGTCTGTTCGATGAACTGGAGAAGATCGCTAAGACCTTCACCCCAGTCTCTCGTCTCAAGGTCCGCGCCATGAAGGCAGGCAAGAAGGCTCTGGAGAAGGCTCCCAAGTCGGCCCTCTTTGGAGCCGCAGGTGCTGGCGCAAGCCTCAGCAGCTCTGTGAAGAAAGAGAAGCACGAGCGCCTTTCTGACGAGCGTGCCCGGCTCACGCCTGAAGAGTCGAAGAAGCTCCGGAACAAGCGGATCGAGAAGGAATACCTACCCTCCCTACTCCAGGCCGCCACAGTGGGATCCGTCGTCCCCAGCAGCACGAGAATGCTCAAGAAGACCATCTCACGAGAGATGGAGAAGGCGACCAGGCCTGCTGCCCGCGCGGCAGGGGAAGAGTTTGGGAAGGGTGTCTTCACCGGACCAGCCAGGGCCGTCAAGAACGTCTTCCGAAGGAGGAAGCATGTATAAGACCCAGTACTTCCGGACCATGACGGAAGCTGTCACGTTTCTCAACGCGCACTCCGTCGTCTTCGTCTCTCTCGTCTTCGACACCAGCAGCAGCAAGTTCACTCTTCTCTACAAGGAGTAGAGCCATGAAGAAGCTCTTCATCTCGATCGCTGCGATCTTCCTCCTTGCCTTCGTCGGAGGCTCTCCCGATGACTTTGGGAAGAGAGACTGGACCAGCATAGACACCGCGCTCACAGGCACTGCTCCCACGAGCGTTACCAGTGCTACTGCCGGGCTGGATGCGGCAAACCTCCTCTCGTTCTTCATTATCGTGACTTCTGACACCGGTCAGACTCTATCTGGTGCAGGACAGATCGATATCTACTTCTACGACTCCAGCTTGAAGTGGTTCCAAGGCTCTCAATCCTTCTCCATCCCATCCCGCTGTGCCGGAAAAACCATCTGCGTCTCTGACAGCTACAGCGTTCCTCCAAGAGGTCGCGTGATGGGAGTGTCTAACGGGATCACCGTCAGCAGCGGGGGAGTGACGGTTCGGCTCCTTGGTACATACTCCAGGCAGTCTACTTCCCAGTAGGAGAAGGCGCATGCGTAAGACTCTGCTCCTGACTGCCCTGATCCCTCTCTTTACGCAGGCTCAGGTGTACTCTCCCTCGGCGATCAGCCCTTCCGGAGAGTCTTCGGTAGTCATCTCCGCCCCTGACTTTCGACCGACTCAACGTAATGTGTACGTCTATGTTGATCCGACGAACGGCCTGGACAGCAACCCAGGGACTCAAGGTTCTCCTGTACAAACTTTGAGTGCTGCGGCAGCTCTACTTCCTGTAACCTACACAGGTAAGTGTCGTATCATGCTGGCCGCTGGTTCCTACGCCGTGACCGCGCTTACGATGCGCGCCGGGACTTCAGTCGGAACAAAGGCAGGAGCCTGCGTCCTTGTTGGACCTGCCCTGACTGACTCTGGTTTGGGGACGAGGACAGTGTCCTCCGTCGGCGCCACCACGACCAACTACGTATACCAGATCACGGACTCTACCCTCACACCTACGGTTGATCAGTACGTTGGCTACTATCTGCGTATGACGACCGGCACAGCAGCCGGGTACACAAGACTGGTGCGTGGCAACACGGTCGGAGGTCAGTTTGAGTGGCTGACTCCTGATGGAGGGGCCTCCAAAAGACCGGCTGTAGGGGATCACTTCGTACTAGAGAAGCCCTCCGCTACGATTACGATCTCGTCGAGTCTCATTCTGACAGGGCTTTCTTGGGCCTCGTATGGCGTGAAGTTCGTCATGTCTGGTGGCTACATGAATGTAGCCACCAGCACCGTGATGTACTCCTTGCTGTCGGAATGGGATCTCACGACCAACGGAACACTGATGTTTAGTTCGTACTCCCAATTCAACGCTGGTGTGCAGGCGCTACTGGTTGATGATGATCTGTTTGTAAATGCCGCTGTAAGTGGATCTGGTGTATACATCCACTCCTCGGCAAACAGGCCCTGGGGAGTGGAAACGGCCGGTCCCGGCGTCATGATTTCTGGGTATTTCCTCTTCCGCGGACCAGGAGGTCTCGGTCTTCGTCTTCTAGGTCCAGGAGCTTTCGTTTCTATGTACGCTGTCGATGCCAAAGGTTGCTATATCGACATCGGTCCGACTTCTGACTTTAGACATGTAGGGGTAAGCGGCCTCAAGGGTCGTATCTACTCCTCTTCGACCTTTGGGCTAAGAATCCAGCTTGGATCCGTTTGCGAGAAAATGATGGATTTGGATCTCAGTAACAACGCAGGCCACGGGATCGATCTCGAAGACAGGTCCGTTTTGTCTGATCAAGGCGGTATCGTTGGTACAGGAAATGGTGGGGCTGGGATCGCAGTCCTTCGTGGTTCTGGTATCTCGAAATCTGTTGCCAACACGACCACCGTCACAGGGGCTACCGGAGAGATCCTGGTAGGCACAACCGTCGGCACTCACGCAAACGTGTGGAACGGCACCCCGATCACAGACGCCGTTGGAGGCTTTGCTACCAAATGATCTCATCCAAGAGACTCCTGTTTCTAGGGTCGCTGCTTCCTAGCCTGGTGCTAGCACAGGTCATCAAAAGCAGCGCGGTGGATCAGTCCGGTAACTCTCTCGTCCCGCTCCTAGCTCCCGACTTCAAGGTCTACCAAGGAGACGTTGGCGTCTACGCCGATCCCGTCAACGGGAATGACTCTTGGCCTGGAACCCAAACCCTACCGAAGAGGACCTTCCAGGCAGCGATCGAGGCTGTACCGAACTTCTGGACAGGGAAGTGTCGTGTCAACCTGACAGCAGGTACGTTCTCCATCACCGGATCGTATACGGTTCGTTTCGGAACCCCTCTGG